CAGTTACGGCTACGAGTTTCCATGTATGCACGAAGCAGACCATGAAGCTCAGCACCCGCTGGCAGTGCGCTGAACGCAGACGGTGTTGACAAGTTTACGCAATAAGGACGCTGTGATACGTAAGGTTGCTCTGAAACGTAACGGAAGTTATTTGGTGCGAAACCATATTGACCACCGGCAGCCGCATTGATGACTGGTGTGTTACCAATGTCGAATGCACGTTTGAATTCAGAGTTACCCGGCATCAAGGTCAGGTTATCGCGATGCGGAAAGTTAGTGCTCATTTCTTATTCCTTATCACGCTGCTTGAGTGGTTGCCAGGCTATCTTCGTTGTAAGCTTCCAGCACGGAATCCAGCATGTAGTAACCTTTACCGAACCACAGTTTGGTCGTTGCGTACATTTTGGATTTAGAAGTTGGTGAATCTTCAAGGAACGAAGTCACAACTTCCCAGTTGGAAATCACAGAGCCGAAACGATCGCGGATCAATGTTTCAGCATTGTCTTTAACCGTAGACAGATAACCTTCTTTGCCCAGCTGGGTATCACCAGAAACCTGGATCCACTGATCTGCCAGAATCTTCTCAACGCAGACGCATTTCCACACGTTGGTCAGATCTTTCAGTACGCTGTTGATGTTGTCATAAACAGTTGGCAGAGCTGGACGGCAGAACTGAGATTCGTTGATCGGAGTAACAGTGATGTTACCGTTGATCAGGTTGTTGGCAGCAGGATTGTCTGCCTCGAACTGCACAAACGGATCATGCGCAATACGCAGGATACGGTTACCTTCATGATCAGGCATCTGAGCCTTGAACATGCGACCGTCTTCACCACCGCCAGCCAGCGCGAACGCATACATCAGATCGATGTTCAGGCTGAAGCGACCCCAGGTTGGCTCATCAATGTAACGAGCGTTCCACAGGTTGATCGCTGCACGACAGGCGTGAGACTGATAGATCTCTGACTCTGGAATCATGCTAATACGAGTATTCAGCATAACTGCAGTAGAGTAGATCTCGTCCTGGGTCTTATCAACCAGCCACTCGGTCGCACACGGAACAACAATGAAGTCTTTACGGACAGACATCATGTTGATCAGCAGGTTCTTGATAGACTGTTTGTAACCCACGTCCCAGAAGAAAGAGACACGGTTGCGAATAACATCTTTGATATCCAGAGATGCTTTATATTCGGTCAACCACGCTTCGATCAGCATCTGGTTCATTTCCCAGCACTGGGCTTGAGAGATGATGGCATCAGGATCAGTATTGTCAACAACCCAAGCGCCGTACTTATTGGCATTCCAGGTTGTTGGCGCTGCTGGGTACTTACCGTCATTATCTGCGAACGGATTGATGCCGCCGTTAGATTGCAGGTAGTGGTTCAGACTGATGCGCGTACCGGTCAGGGTGTTAGTCTGGGTAGTCAGAGCAATGTTACCACCGAACACAATGTGTTTGTACGGTACACCGTTATGGTTAACCAAATCCCACATGTTCATGATCGCATATTTCGGCAGACGCTTAGAGGAAACTACTGGAGCTACCTCAACACCGGCACCGTACTCTGCATCATACAGTTCTTTGGCCACTGCGTTTACGTTATTCGCATAAACGTAGCTTTCACTGAACGGGGAATCAACCGTTTCAACCTGACGGTTAACGTTGTTACCGGTGTAAGAATCCACCGCAGCTTTCAAGCTGTAACGAACGTTTTCACTGGAGACGACATCAAACATAGTGAATGTGGTATCCGGTGTGCCGTTGATGGTTGCAGCAGGAACACGCAGACCCGCATCGGTAACAGTACCGATATTCAGGATGAATGGATACGCACCATTGGCTTCGATGAACTCAGTCACCGCATTCCAGTCAGTCAGGGTTTTGTGACCGAAAGCAGCATAGCTACTATTATAGTAGTCACCGATTCCGGAGACCAGTTCTTTCAGCGGCCAGAATTTACCTACTGTCCCTTCAGGGATACCCGGAGTGGTTGCATCAGACGTTACCTCGAAAGGTTTCTTATCGCCCACATCACCGGTACTTTTCAGAACTGCCGGACAAACCCACTTACCAGTAATGGTTGGAGTTTCAGTGTTGACAATCGGATCACCGGCATCGTTAAACACATAATCGCCCGTTAACGGATCACGATTGTAGTTAGCAACTTCACCGCTGAAGATTACAACACCGGCAATGATGCGTGATTTCACACTGTTATTTACCAGACGTTTAAAGCCAAACGAAGCTTGTGCTGCGTCGCCTAATTTGGAGATTGCAAAAGTCACCGGGTTATAATACAGCCCGAATGCGTCAGTGACATCCCCGAACTTCTCGGAGAAAGATGCCATTGACACCGTACCGTGCTTGGTAGCGCCTTTAGGCGTTACGGCCGCAAAGTCCGGAAAGTGAGCAGGTGAAGAAACAACGGGGACCGTACTTGAAAAAGTCTCTCGACTTACAATACCGTTATTGACGACTTTACCTGGTATCACTTTGGAAAAAGTATCCATAGTACTACCTCATTAATTTTTTTGATCAAAAAAATCAATCGTATGACCCAAAAATCGGGCATGACAGTTAACGTTAACACGCATAACATTATTTCAGGACTAGAGACATGATTGTAAATGGTTATGATACTACCGTGGGTAGTAAATTCAGAATCAAGGATAAAGTGGCTGAAACAATAAAGCTACTCCAAAGTACCCAACGGCTCGATCAAATCGACAATCGTGGTGTCTTTGGCGTTGATCATAAAAATGATTTTGGATTGCCTAAATTCGTCTTTCCAATTTCAGTTTATAATTACAAACGAGAACCAGTAACAGTACTTGATCAGCGTACCTACTTTAATTCAGCAGGTAAAAACATCAACGTTCCTGAGTACAACGTTATGTTGCTCGCCTCTATATTACAGCAGGACTTGCAACGTGGAAATACCAGCCTGATTAAAACGGTGCGTCCACATACCTTAAAAGCATTTGCTAATGCCTTTGGGAACGCGCTTGCCCGTACTGTCACACTGGACATCATTCAGAAGATGACACTGCGCATCATTCTGGGACATTATTATGTCTGCCAGTTTGAAGACCCAAATGTTGACTATACCTTTATTAGTCAGAATGCGATTAATCGCGCCCTGCGTATTCCACAGACTCAAGTCTTAGACGTGATTCAGGAATTGGGGTATCTGGGCAACCTGGAAGACTTACTGAATGCGATCAAAACTAACCCCGCACTATTCAGTCTGTCTCGCTTAGACCTGGGTGGCTTAATTGCAGCAGGCTCATCTATCTTCTTCACCACCTCTGGCTTCCGCATGTTAATGGGTGGAGCATTAGAAATGCCGTCCCTGTTCACAGCAATTTGCTACGGTGCAGCAACAGAAAAGATTTATCAAAATACAGGTGTTGGTCAAGAACTCAATGTCAAGAATGACAGTTCAGTATCGAACTTTATTCAGACCGTGGGTTTCTATTATAACGCCCGTTAAGTTCGTATTTATCTTGGGGTAATGAAATGTCTACTGCTTATCAACAAACTTACACCCAGGAAAATAACCCACTTGTAGACTATGCTGTTCACAATATGTGGGGGAACCCTGAACTTCCCTCGCAATACCAGATAAAACTGGCACGTGTCTCTGGCTTACAAGGCTTCGTTAACGATTTCGTTTATATGGGTAAACGTCGGTATCTGCCGACGACCTATAACTTCTATCATGTCTTTACCATGGGTGGACTTGATACCGGATTCTGGAATTTCGGAAATCGTGGAAAGAGCTGGTATCCTGTCGATACCTGGGTTACTGCTTCAGCGTTCGCTAAAAACCGTGCGGTCTCTATTGACGTGTATAAAGCAGACGGTACGATGTTCCCTCGTGAAGGGACATTGATCATGCCGTGCTTTGATGGTGTAACGTTGGTGGCAATTCCTGTTAACAAGAATTTCCCAATGCCGTTGGACAAGAGCTTGTATATCCATTGTTACTCGACGGATATTAATGTGCGTAACTTGTCCGCGGACAACGTCCTGAAAAACAGTTTTGGTTATGTCGGGAGTCTCTACTCCAAGACGGATGACCTCACACGTGTTAAAGTTAACTACAATGCGTGGAAAGCTTATGACATGGGTCTGGTACAATTCTACCAGAACGGTAAAGTAGTCCCTATTGAAACGGCTGTAGTAAAAGTAGGGGATTTAATCGAGGCGACGTATGATCCTTCTGTCGGGATGATCCTGAGCTACGACTACACCACCATGCCAGATTACTTATCCATCTTGGATAATAAAAGAAAAGTTATTCTTTTCCCTGGTTTTATGGATCTTCCTCGTTACTATCATTATTACGCGGATTGTCGTTTCTATATTACCAACAAACGTAACGGACAGAGTTACTACTTCAACCGTAACTCCATTGATGCAGTGCGTCAGTTAACACATCAAGACTACGGCATGGCAGCAGACTACATCGAGTTCCTGGGCGCACGTCTGATTAAAGAGGACACCACGGGTAAATCCAAAATGTCCGATATGCAGATTACTGTGGCGTATCATCAGACACGTTGGAAAATCGAAGTTGGTCCAACTGCAAGTCGTATTAATGACCTCTATCTGTTAGAAGAACCGGGTCTGATTCTGGGTGCCATGACAGGCTCCAACTCAAACGTGAATGAGTGGAAGGCGTCGACCCTTGAGAATGCACCGACTAACTTTGTGTTAAACGGTATCATTCAGTCGCTGACTACCGATACAGTACGACAAGGGTTGGGTTATCACGGTTGCAGTGTGGCAATGTCCAACACACCGCTGTACATGCCTTATGTCACGCCGGACGATCCAGACTTCGATGACTTCTACCCGACTGCGCCATTTACGTCTGGATTGGGGTATGAAATCCCACCTACCTTTATTGAGAGTTCCACTGCTTACGAGTACAACAAAGATGGGCTGTTGATTCGTAAAGTAAATGTAACTAATCAACAATGGTACATGCCGCAAGAAGATGCGTTCTATGTGGAGTGGGCATTGGGTAAAGCGTCCACCTGGATCGACTACATCATCAGCAAAACTGATGTGAAGTTACGTACAGGTTATGGCTTCCGTGTCTATAAAGCACAGTGGGCGATTGATCCTGATTACGACCCAACTGATATCACAAAGAACGAAATCAAAGTGTCTACCGATGGCACGAACCCTTACGGTGAAAATGGACGAGAACTGAAAGTCTATCGGGCTGATGAGAACACCAACACTGATGGTAATGATTTACCACCGGGTGGCTGGCCTGTGGGCGACTGGATTGATATCACCGGAGACGATACTCAATATGAGATTGTAAACGGTTATGTGGTCTGGAAGTTTGATACCGTGAACTGGGTAGGGATGGTAGTGTTTGACACCGCACATCTTTATAACGAGTTCAACCTGACTCACATTGATAACTCCCTGAGCTTTGGTATTACGTTCAAGTGGAGTATCGGCGGTATTCAGTTGCCTATCGAACCGGGTCAAATTGATATCTGGATGAACAAACATCCACTGATTGAAAACGTGGATTACATCATGGACTTCCCGAATGTTTACATCATTAACAAGATGTGGCTACAGGAAGGTTCACAGTTTATTCAGTATCGTGGTACCGGGTTGTCGAAGAACGGACTGGTACACACCAGTGAGTTGGGTATTGTGGCAGATGGGGTCATTGGGTACAACGGTCGTTACAATCTTCGTATTGACCGCCCAACCAAGACCATCATCAATGGTCGTCTGTATTTAACCCAGACTGTTGACCAGGCGGAAGATATCCACCACGGTGACAACATGAAGAGTTTAAATGGCATGCCCTACGAGGTGAAGCACATTTACTCTGCCAACAAGTATGTGGACAAGTACGACACATACTGGGGTTATGACGACGCCCAGAAATTGGATCAAACTGTCGGTGATTACTTAACAGCCAATGTGAAATATAAGTCAGTAGAACCACTGAATGTGATTTATATGGCCGGTGACAAATATACTTTGTTTAGTCCGTTCCTGAGCATGGTGGTGAATGAATTGATCTTAGGGTTCATGGACGCACCGAAACCATCTGGTAAAGCGGTACCTTATCCACCGCAAACTGTGGATGAAGTGATTAAAGAGTACGAGTGGATGTTGAAGTACGACCCCATTATCCTTGGGTTTGATCTTCAGTACTTTACGGTCCATCCGTACAGTAACCTCACTCGCCCTACAGTTACGCCGGATCAGCTTACCTTTATTAAGATGGTGAACGAACTCTACCTTAAAGGTAAGGTAGCCATCGAAGGACACTTTGAGGTGAAGAATGAGCAGTAACTTATTTAGCGGTAGCGCAACATCTACTGCGAAAACAACTGGGGTGGTTCCTGGAAATGAACCTGCCCTTCGTAATGAAGGTGATATCAAACGCATTTGGTATCTCAGCCAGATCTATGACCCGGACATCCATCCGGTTTCGGATATGGCGAAATACATCATCCCATTGGAAGGTGAGTTGGTTGTAGATGTCGATGACAATCGTTTTCTGATTGTCAAACATGTTGATAAATACAACACCTGGAAAAGTACATTTGAGAACTACTTCCTCTTACCTGAGAAAGATGTTTCAGATTACGATCTTTTCCCTCAGCACGAATACGGTTTCCTGCAAGGTGAGCTGGCATTAGCCATTGACTTCTCTACTCGTCCTGCGGTGGCTCGTGTGGATGCTAATGCGGTGGCGCCGAATGCTGCGTATGCGATGTTGTATAAAGGGGCGATCATCAGTGAGAAAGGCGAGATCATTTCTGCGACCTACGCCAACATGGATCTGGTGAATAATCAGATTGGTGTTTCTCCTGTGGTTTACGATAACCTAGAAAACAATGTGGTTATGGGGTGTAACTCGTTCAGTGTAACTCAGAACGAAGCTGCTCTTCCAAACGGTACTCGCTGTACACTGGTTTATTACGATCAGGCTGGTCGCCCTATTCCGCCAACCTATCCGGTCGTAGTTCAACACTGTGCGTATCTGCGTGATCATCAGTTGGATAAGAAGTACATCACTTCTATTGAACTGTTGGCTCCGTGGTTTACAAACAGTACCAAACCGAACACCTTGTTTATTCCGGTGAACTTACCACTGAGTGCTGTTGAGTTCCGTGCATTGGTTCACTACAGTGACGGCACCACTTCTGAACAACCGGTTAACTCCTTCAACGGTGATAACGGATTCCGTCTGGATGGTATCAATCAGTACAAACCAACGACACCGGGACAAATCTCCGATGCAGTTGTGTTGACGTACTTCTTCAGTGAAAGCGAGCAAGCATCCATTGCTCAACCGGGCGCACCACGTCACATGTCTAATCTGTATGAGATTGTGGCAACACCGGCACAGGGTGCGTACAGTCCGCGTATCTATACCTATCCTTATTGGGATAGTGCGGCAGGTTATAAACTGAAACATTGGTTAACTGACCTGGATCGCAAGTACTGTCGTGACGTGACTGACAAAGTTACCTTGAATGAAACCTCGCCGGTCTTCCAGGGTCAACTGTTCGGTCAGGAACAACCAATGGTGTTCAACTTAAATATGCGGGATGTTTCTGCTATTTATGAACCGTGGGCATTCATTCAGTACAGCACGATCACGTTATTCAACCCACCAAGTGCACCGGGTCGTAAGTGGAATATTCGCCATGACTACAACGCACCGGGCTTCCCGAACATGGTAGTCGAGTTCTGGCAGCAAGTGGGTGGTGGTAACCCAGGTCGCTTTGCAACCGTCACCACAATCGACGAGTTCTTGGATGCAGGTTATTGGGCGTTTGCACCGATGTACGATGTTCGTACTGAAGTTAAAGCACCGACACCTACGCACTTTGACCTGGTTCGTGAAGACGGTACCTTTACCAGTGGTATTCCAGTAGCGGCATTCAATCAGCTACCGATCTCCAGTATTGCACTGAGTACCGGCACCACACTTTATATCCGTTGGGTATTACGTGAGTCCGATGGTAATGAATTGCAACTGGGTGTTTCTGCAGCTATCTGTAATGAAATCACGGCACCAACAACGTAATCTCATGGTTCCTACTCTTCCGCAAGGGAGAGTAGGAATATGTTTGTTTCTATTTAAACTAAGACCTATATTATCTACTTGTTAACCAACGCTTAATTTAAATAGGATTTATTATGATCATCAGCGAATCAAACTTCACATTAATTGCTAAGAAGTTTTCAGATATTATTGACAAAGCCAATATCAACGCTTTACCTCGCTACATCTCTATTTGGCCAGAATATCGTGTTTATGCGATTCGTACTATCATTGGCGAAAATGTAAGCTACGGGATCGTTATTAATGGAAAAGAGATAACGTCAATTAATGTTAATATTGAGAAAGATGGTCACAGTGTGTCTACACTAACTATCGACAATATTGTTTACCTGTTAACGGTTCACACACAACAGTATGTCAAAGATGAAGTAGAACGGGTAGTGAGATCGATTGTACAAACAGTTAATGATTTTCAATTCGTCAGTTCTTTGCTCCCAGGTAGCTTAAATGCGCATGTCTACACAATACCAACCGGATCAGGTGAAATGCGGTTTATTGATGTTTACCAAAACGACAAGCCAATTTACTCATCCCTTCATTCATCTGGATACGAGGAGCAGTTAATCGCCGCACTCACAGATACTCTTATCTTTACCCATCAAACAAACGGTCTGGTAATCAGCATCTCATAATAGACTGAACCTCTACCCACATGGGTAGAGGTTCCTCATCTATCTTATTTTTTTTATCGGTAACGGACTGATCCATTAAAGCGAGTGCGTTTAGCCACTGCACGTTTATTACGTTCAGCTTTCGCCTCTTCCAGAATGTTATCGATGGTGATGGTCTTTTTCATCTCTTTAGGAATAAACTCAGAGAGCTTGCGAACCTCCATCTCAATACGCTCTGCAATGATGTTATTGGTGGTTTGCATCAACTCCTTGGTCAGGTCATTAATCCGTGATTTGATCTTGATAAACATTTCCAGTTGGTTCTTAGTGTATTGCGGTGCATCACCGTTGTTCTTCAAGGTTATAATCTGTGTCATGACCATTCCCTGAGGAATACCATAATACGTTTTGTTATAACCGAGTTTAATAAACCAGTAAGACAACAACCACGCCACCACCAAGTCATCGTGGGTTTTGTTTCCGTGATCGATACGACCTTCTTTGTTGATCTCCAAACCAATCAGTTCATCAACCAACAGTTTAAAGCGAATGCCGGCACCAGTTAACGAGACAGCCTCGTGAATAAACCCATACATCTCACGGCGAGTCTGTGGTCCAGTGTAGAAACCAAAGAAACGTTTGAAGCGCAAGTAGAACTCTTTACTGCGATGTTTAAAGTGAATCTCACTCACATCTTTGTATTCGTTCTTGTATTTCACCGGGTCTTGAATGATGTCATTAAAGATGCGTCTGAATGGATCAATGTTATAAGCCGGAAGAGTTAACAAGAGACGCTCGATCATGTGAGCGGCACGGTTACGTTCAATCAACAGAAGACTGTTGGGGATACGGATCAGAAGTTCTTTTAATACCTCTGTCACGTCATCGGCAAACGCCAATGGGTATCGACCTGTCCCGACATTCTCACCTGTCTTAGCTCGCCTTATAACCAATGTCATTGCATCTCGGTTGTTCGCATCCGAGGTATCCATTCCCATAAAGAAATATTCATCAGGGTCGTTGATAAACACTTCCAATTCATCTTTGGTTATAAACCAGTCGATGAACAACCCTGTGTCATTGACTTCTTCATTCCAGACCGGATCTTGTTTGGCTTCGTTCAACTTCTCACGCGTGAAGTCATCGAAGAGTTTACTCTCGCCCTCTTCCGTCCACATCATCAACAAGTCAATCTTAGCTTTAGACCAAGACAGACCCAGCTTATCCATTGTCTCTTTTACCCAAGCGTGACCCAAGCCAAGCTGAAGGTGTGTAAACATCATACCCAGTTTCGGGAAGGTGACGTTACTGATAGGAGACGCTTTGATCAGACGTTTGACCAGATGGGTTTCAGAGAAGCTGTCAAAGAACGCTTCACGCCACTCAGTTGAGTCCATGAAGTCCTGGTGCATGAAACGACCTTCCTCTTTTAATACTGAGTTAGGTGTCGTTGCTTTGGCAGTGAAGTACGGGATGCCCTTCTCACGGGCTTCCTTCTGAGCAGTCAGGGTCGCAGGACCCGAGCCATTGATAATATTCTCAATGTACTTAGTCCAGGCCGGTTCGTCATACAGCAGTGATTCAAAGGTTGAACCACGCGATACGTTCTCAGCACCGTCGGCACCACCGGAGGGAACACGCACTTCAAAGGTGTTCTTGAACTCGACCCCGAATGCTTCATAGGACAGCATGTTACCAGCATCTTTGTCTTTGTAAGTGACATTGATAAGGTAATCGGGTAAACCTGCCCTGATCTTCTTGATGGCTTCCACGAACTGCATTCGGTTTGATGCGGCCAAGGTAATTAACCCGGTTCGATAACCACGACCCACAAAGTACTGCATGATAAAGGCCAGTACCTGCATTCCCACCGTTTTACCAGACTGACGTGGCATTAGAATGGTCGTTGGGATATGACAAAGGCATGCCCAGATAAATGACAGGACAGCACGGTTACCACGGAAACGCCGCCCACCAATCATGACCACTTCACGAATGATGTACCAAATGTTTTCATTACATTCGTTATGGATCATTGCGCGGGTGACATCATCGAGGTTAGGATCCCAGGGATCCACATCTTGCAGCATAGGGTTGTTTAGCTGCAACATGAAATAGTAGTTCTTAATCCCCATACTGCGGAACAATTCTGCAGTACGTTTAAATGATTTATTTGACGTGTTGAAATGGATACCAGCATTGTACCGTTGGAAGTCTTTCAGGAACCGGACGGTCTTTAATGTCCAGAGCGTGTCTTCCTCAAAGTGGGCTAGGATACGAGTATCTTCGTCTGCCAACTGCGTACGTTTGTTTTTGTCATCCATTAAGTAGTCGGGGAGCTGGGACCATTTTAACCCAAGATGCTCCAGAACCTTTTTGGCTCTTTCCAATTGACTCATAAGACATTCACCTTCGTTGGTGCGAACATAAGCTTAGAGCGCTGTACAGCGCGTTACAAAGGATAGTTTAGTTGCATTCTAACTGAGTCTTATATTATTTAAGTGTATAACTCAACTAAATAATTCAAGAGGCTTCACATGTATATTGTTCAAAAGCACCCGACTGGACAAGAACGTTTAGAAATCGCGGTAGTGGTGGAAGGTAGTCATGGAACTCTCTCATATGGTTGGCATGATAATGTAAATAAAATTATCATCTTAGCCGATCAGCATGTTCCCAACCAACGACCATACTCTAAAGCTATGTTTGAACTGGCCATGAAAGAGGCACAAGAACTTTGCGATCAATTAAACAAAGAAAATTCAAAGTCAGATACCTTGTTGAAAAACATGAGTGTTATTTCAGGTAATCGATACGCCACCAGAAAAGGTGAGTTCAGCAGTATTCTTAATACTATTACTTCAGGTGGATATGATCCAGAAGAAATGACTGGGGCGTTATATCTTTGTTGGTATAAAGAATTTGAAGAAATGTATAAGTTTCCTGAGCAGTATCGGAAAGTGGTCGCAACGATCCACGTTGATCTCACTGAAACGATAATTGAATTTCGCAGTGACGCGGACAACATTAAAGGGTTGTATATTTCTTCGATACAAGCCGGTTACAGCGATAATCTTTATCCTATCGAAGTTATGATGATGCTGGAAGAAAAAGCAGATCATCATTGCCGTATTCTGAAAAACACAAGTAGTCGTATTATCGATTTTAAAACTAATTAATAATTTAAGGTATTTAAATGAAAGCTCATTTTGAAAACTCAGTTCGTAAATTAACCGGTAAACAAGATTTCACTTTGTCCGATCGTGACTTTGAAATCTTCCTTCAGAAAACTAAAGGTATCGTATTTGAAGCTGGTACCTTTGAACAAGCTGTTGCCTTTGTTGCAGTTGCTGTTTATGATAAGGCCGAGTTTATTTGTCAGCGTGCGCGTCGCGACATCGATCTTCCCGCAATTGCTGAAGCCTTTGTATACGGATACCACAACATGAATGACGACGTTTCAATTACTTCGTTGATTCGTGCTCGTCTTGAACCAATGGGCTTCTTGGCCACTGCGGTTACCATGTCAGAAGAATACGATACCATAATGAACATGATCTTCCCTAAAGAAGTTGATCAGGCCGTTGCTGAAGCTGAATACGCAACCTTCCATTAATCGTAATTTTAACTTTAGAGAAAAGAAATATGAAACTTATTGAATTTCGTTTAGAAACTAAAGACAACACCACTGTGTACGAATCTGCTGAACAGCATGTTAAAGAATCATCCTGCATAGCGATTGTTCCTCGTGCAGAAATCATCGAAAAAGATTTCGTTGCTGCGATCTTCATCAAGTACGAAAAGAACGGTGAGAAACTAAACATCATAATTATGTCCTATGACGCTGAGTCACTAATGACCTGGTTGAAAGAACACCATCCTGATGTTTATGAACTGGTTCCATCATTTCGTATGGATAAATTTGTATTTCTCGCTAACAAGATGGTGTCCGGATCATACCTAACTTATCGGGCATTACCTACCGAGTGTCCATTAGAATATGAATTCGGAATCGATCCAGAAGCGGACGATTTTGTTCCTGAGAAAGAAACGGTAGAAGAGTCAATAAAGGAAATAGTTGAGAAAGGTTTTTATACCTCTCTTCGAATCTATCCCGACACTCCGGTTGGGAATTGTGTCTTTTACGGTACCGACTTCCAGTCCTTATTAGATCACGTTATTACAGACTAATTAAAGATTACCTCTACTCTCCTAGCGGAGAGTAGAGGATCTTAATCAATTATTTTTTTTTATTCTGGAAGCAGTGACGGATCAATGATAGCAATGATCTCATCGACCGTTGTTTCTGGCGTAATGAAATGCACCTGGACATCTGGATTGGTGAACGTGATCAATTCAATTGCGGCGAGATAGTCTTCTTTGAGTTTCATCCAATTATCCGGATCCATCAAAGCTTTTTCTTTCTCGTCAGCAACGCGACCTGAACTGGCCAGACGACTGAGGTAAGTATCGTGATCAATATCCAAGAAGAATAAATGATCAGGATAAATATCGTGCATCTGATCTTCCAGCACTTTGGACATGAAGTTGAGGATATTCATTGGTGAGTTATACACACCTTCTCCAACCTGATACACCATTGTACTGACCACAGATCGATCACCAATTACACCAGTGTGACGATTAGGGGTAATCACATCACGGAAAGCTTCCAATCGGTTTGCGGCTAACAGGAAGACTTCGGTTTCTTTATTAAACGTGTTGTTGATGATTGCTTTCTTTACTGCCTTTCCATTTTCAGATTCAGTGAAAGGTTCAGCAACCAAGCGATAACCCAGACGCTCTGCAACCTTTTTAGTTAAGGTTGATTTACCGCCAAGATCAGGTCCTTCAAATACGGCGTATTTCATGTTAGGTCATTGACTCCATAACAAGCGTACGGAGGACGATATAAAGCATCAGGCTGGTACGTAGAGACGTGATCTTAATCTCCGTCTTAATACCGGTCATGACTTTAATGAGCTCGTCACCGTTCGTTCTAAGCTTCAGGAGAAGGGCATTGGAAGATTTGTTTGACGTATAGGCACCGCGCAGTTTAAAGAACACGTTCTTCAAGTCCTGGTGTCGGATCGAATTCGTGGAAAGGTATTCAAACAGATGCGTCGTTACGTCGTCAACAAACTCCCGATATTTCTCCCCTTTAGCGTGGGCATACTGACTTGGGAAGTCTCGGATAATCATCTCGAGTTTATCTTCGTCAGTACGGGGAATTGCTTTAGCAGCATAAGTTACTAGTTCCTGTTTATAAAAACTATTGGTCGCCATTAAGGTATTGGAGATATAGTTCTTATAGCGGGTTTCACGCTTCTGAATGTCTTTAATATTCAGCTCGCCTTCCATGACTGCTAAACCAGAATCTGTTTCCACCAGGTCAGCCGAATCTTTGATCTCATACAGCACTTTGGTATAGTCGTTGACCACACCTTTCAGACGAGACTCCATATCGTTGACCATGTAGACAATCTTCTTGTCATTGTCCATCTTCGCAAAGGCATCAAAGTGAATACCGGTACGAGGATCAATGACAAACTCACCACGCGCTTTAAACAGATCGGTCCATGAACCGTACTTCTTGATATCAAACTTCAAGGAGAGCTTGTTATAGGCAGTTATAGCGACACTGGGTTTAACCAGGTAACCAAAGTAGTGGTTCATGATAGATGTCATGATACGGTAATGGAATAACATCACCAGGTTAATCAAGGCATCTTCTTTCACGTTCTTTGGCAGGTCAGAAATATAAACCCGATGCATCAAATAAATGATGGACAAGTTAAAGGCTTCAGATGACACTTTAAAGTCTTTGTTAATCCATTTGGTTTTGATCAGTTCGTCACGTAAACGTACCTCGTCAACATCGATGATGTCACGGAAGAAAGTTACACGGTCAGAGGTCTTGAACAAAACACGATGGGTACCGAGGTAAGGTGAACCAAAGAACTCGGTGTGGTCATTGTCTTTGGTTGCAAAACCATAAACAAAGCGGCGCAATGTAGATACCCAACGCTGGTTAATCACGAGATCATCAACCAGACCATCGAAGATGTCTTTAACCGCATCGTCACGGCTGTAATTAAAGTTAGGAGTTAATGCTTCCATTCCTGAGATGTATTCAAGATTGGATTCAAAGGACTCCATGCCGCCGTATTGGTTAAACCCTAAGACAGGACCAAAAAGTGTGTGGGGATCATTTCTGGTTTCCATCCCTGCTAAAAGCTCGCGCAGCTCGGTATCAGAAAGTTGATGCTCTTCTTGGTCAATCAGGTTTAACCCCGTATAGATGTTACGGGTCAGTAAGCTTGGTTCTTTTGGAAATGCTGACATTATCGTTTCCTTGGAACAATCATTTTAAGTTGGTCGGTTTTACCTTTGGCATCAGCATAAGCCATGTACTTCTTCATCTTGTCGTTGTAGAACTCTTTGAACTGCTGAGCAGCATCGGAGTATCCCTGAATGTCATCTTGGACATCATCTACAGTTACACCAAAACGAGAGACTGCTTCTTGCATCCCGCGACGGCAAGTTTTATAGATGTAAGCTTTGGTACCGAGTTCAACTAACTCAGCAAACTTATCAAACATCTTAACAGGTACGCCGTTAAAGCTCTCGTCATAGGAGAGAACCACTTTGGCGATCATGTTAAACATTGCCGAACCCGCATCACGAATCAGGAAAGAGTTGGGTCCAACAATAGTAAAGCTGTTGAAAGAACGAGTAACGTTACTGTCTGTTAATCCAGTCATCAATCGGCTCAGCGAGTTATTGATTGCCCCGCCACCACAAGTTGCAGCACTGCCAAAATTATAACCGTTAGCAACCGCTCGATTGATATTGCCTGGGTAGACTTCGATTACCTCGATGATACGACGACCACCGGTCATGAAGTCGGGTACTGAAACCCAAATAACACCGCCTGCTAAATTCTCAATCTGTGCACCGGACAAATCAATGATCTCAGTTTGACCACCGGCTACCTGAAGTAACGGCGCAACCATCTTGGCGATGACTTTTTCACGGATACCCTGCTCTACAGAGAAGGAGTCATTGGGATTTCCCCAGATGCCACCGTACCCGTTATTGGGATTGTGAAAGGCCAACTTCAACAGATATTCCGAGATATCGGTTGGACCGTTCATTACATAGTCGATAGCAAAATCGACAGGGCTACTCAAACTCATATGTTACCTCTATTTCGAAATAGTCTTATTAACTATAATAAGATGTTTCATATATCATCCATCCTAGGACATATATGGAACGAGCTCATATGATCAAATGAAAAGCCAAACATAAACCCCTACCCCCGTGAGGAGGTAGGGGCGTACGATATTGTTATCCGGTAAACACTCTAAAGATCACTGTTCGTGACTACTACGGGAGCAACCCCGATTCTTCACTACAGTGAACTAAAGGCTGTCTACACCTCTTGGTTTTGACAACTTCTCCTCTGGCAAAAGGAGCGGACTGTTTGCTAACCCTAAGATCCCATTTGCCAATGGTCCTTTGCAGGTAGCGCTGCTGTTCCTCTAGAATCGTAGACTGAGGATGCTCTTCACAGTTAAGGCGGAGCGATTCATGACGGATCTGTCTGGAGTTGGAGTCCCCTTTGACAGAACCCGTTTCGTCTCATTGTTTTTTACATCGCGGACTCATCAGATGGTTACGATGCCCCCACCACAGGGTTTGTCTACTCCATATCACGGAGAGTAGATAAGGTTGAGGATCTTGATATCACCCAGGAAGACTACCCAGTCTCCTGCTACAGCCGCCTTGAATGCAACGCAATGTGCTCAGCGGTTACCCTACGGTTTTCGTTCAAGATCCTCAAGAGGTTGTACCAATGGTTGAAACACTGTGAGCGCTATCCGTCAGGTATAATTAAAGCTCTACTTGGATATCAGCCACTGGTACAAAGGGATAACGACGGATAACCATCGTTAAGGAATGGGCACAACGTTCCCGTTTCTAAAGCTATTATCTCCGAAGAGGGGTCCCTGAGAGTGTTTCGGGTTCATCTCTTATTTCTTCGGCGCGGACGCCAAAGTGTATTGAGCTTATACGAAGGGACCGTTTACTTTAGACGCGTTGCTATGACACAGTAGTTTTCAAACTATTGCATCGCCCACCAAGAGCTACTTAGTTTTTACTGGACTTAAGCCAGCTTTCACTCTTGGATTTAGTCCAGCAGTGCAACCTGCTGGTTTGCCCTCGTTATGTACCCACACCTGGATAACGAGGGTCTTACAGTCGAATATAACGGGGTAATGAAACCATGCTATTCCTCAGAACAGCAAACAGTTACACTCGATTGAATTACATAATATACTTATGTAAGTTTAAACCCTTGCGTGTTAGGGTCGACACCAACCGGAACTTTGATGAACTGGTAATCTGGGTCGTTGTAGAACCGGTCATATTCGAATTGGCTGGAAAGTTTGAAAGTTAAAGACGTACCTTTTATATAACGGCTCCAAAGTACGCTTTTACCAACCTCCATGGTAAGGGAAATCTGTTTCTCCACTTCTTCTGGATTCATTCCTTGGGGAGAAACTAAATATTTATACTCCAGACGTCGATAGTGAATCTCGTCCATATAACTACTGAGAGTTTCGCGTTCCCAGTTTCCCTCTTCTTTATCATACTTGATCCAAATTTGGATATCGTCAAAGTCTGAAGGTCTGTTAATCACCTCCATCGTTTTACCGGAATCCGTTAAATAAGCACCCTGGTGCTTGCTTATTTGAATAGGTTCAGCTTTAGCAAAGCTATTCTGGATAATAACTGCAATTATAGAGGGATCAGTTATCGACGGGATTTGGGTGTTACTGGGAGAAAATTCACCGGTGATCGGAGAACGGTACTCGACAATGGCTAGGCCATCTAGCTCAATGTACTGAGTACTGATTGAATAATTGTTTTTGTCGAATGTAATTAATTTAAGTTGCATATTTTTATCTCGCAGTTAGTAGTAGTGGTTGGAGATCAAAATAGAAATAGGATATCGCTACCCTACACGTTTAACTTGTACCCGTCTTTAACTTTGGTCATACTAAATGTATTACCATCGCCGTCGAGGTACAGATGCTTCTCGGCATTCTGATTTTGGCGACGAATCTTTTCTTTCAAAGAGGTCTTTTTCTTTTTCATAGTCAAAATTTATCGCCTTATTAAAATTAGATTTTACAACCTTCGCAATCTGCATCATCATCGATAGCAGCTGCTTCTTTGTTAGCTTCAGCCTGGCGCTCTTGGTTACGAGCTTCAGCTTCATCCAGACCGTCAAGGTTCAGATCGTCTAAATCAAAATCCACAGGTTATTCCTTCTCAATTTGAACAGGGGTGGTATGTTTCTGAACCAGGGGAACCAGGTCAGTGTAACCACCAATAGCAACACCGTCCACTAAGATCTGTGGAACAGTACCAACAGGTTTACCCACGATCTGCTCGAGATCTTGTTTGGTCATGCCTGTCTTAACGAAATCGATATATTCGTGATCGATCTCTTTGGCTTCGCAAAGCTCTTTAGCACGGGTACAGAAAGCACAGCCTTCTTTACCGTAAATCACTACTTTCATTCTTGTTCCTTTAATTCCGTCATACAAGTTCCAGTACGAGCATCGATCTTACCTTCGGGCAGATCAATTGCTTTTACTAATTTGCTCACATCTTCTTTAAGAACAGATCCATAAGCACCAGAATCCGTGGTAAAGAAAATACGGTCAGAAGTTACTTTGTGAATTTTCATTAATCCACCCATTCACCTGCCGCGCCTTCTTGGTAGAACCAAGCATCGGCTGAAACAGAGTAAACCATATCTTTATAAAACCAGTTATGAAGCTTCTTTAATAAAGACATAAATTATCTCCGGACAAACAAAAAGAAAAGGGATCAACTGACCCCTTCTCTCTTCGTTAATAAAGGGTTACACACCACACCTACCGACAGATGGGAAGTGGATCCCAGGTATGGTCGCCTAAGCGCCCCTGGCCTGTTGCACCCCGGCACAACCGCATGGCGTGTAATTTGACTCTTTTAGCAAGTTCAAGTCTTGCTAAAAGCTAAACTTTAGGGATTACTCCCCGCTTTTTACATCCGGAGCGATACGCTTCCAAATCGAAGATCCCGTTCTTCATATGTCTCATTAGAGTTTTCATAGGAAGTCCTGTTTCTTTCTGAGCTGTTCTGGATGTCGGATAAATCGTATCTCCAACTGTCCAACCTAATGCCCTTCTCATCTTAACATGAGATTCCCTGTGAACTGACTCAGAATCTTTCCAGTTATCTTTATGTGTTCCCAGTCTTAAATGACCTGGATTACAGCACAATCTGTTATCGCAAGAATGTCTCACTACATGGCCTTCTGGAATAACGCCAAAGATGATTGTGGCAACATACCGATGTGTGGTCCAATGCACCCCATCTATCGTTATCTGACCATAGCCTTCCCTGGTGCTTTTATTCCAGTTCCAACAGTTAGTTTCTGGATCACGGGTTATCTTATCCTTAAGAACCATTAAATCATTTAAATCCATCAGATACCTCGTTCTACCGACTGAACTATGGAAGCTTGGTGGGAGTCACTAACTCCCAGGTCAGACAAAGTCCAACTGTACTCGGTTTGATTACCTCACGGCAACCCGCTTCTGACATCACGTGACTATGTCACTATCCCTCAGACCTGGCCTACGATGGCTCCTTTGGCGCACCCAACCCGAAACGCTCGCTCAAAGACTTATATTAATAAATCTTTATGCAAGAGTCTTTGCCCCTCATTGTGATTCCGCACAATGTTTAACCGGCTGGCTGCCGGGGTCATTTGTCTCATCTAGAGTTACTTGGAAGCTATTACAACCAAGACATATCATAGGGATGTCGCATCCCTACTCCCTTCGCACGCCTAGCCCTCGACCACCGAGACGGAATCGGTACCGCCCTTCTTAAAATTCTATCGTAATAAAACTTTAAGAAGAGAAGGTAGAAAAACCTGGGCACGAGACCCAGGTAACTAACTATTAAACTGTTTTGTTCTGATCATCAGCAACAGGAACCGTCGGTGCAGAAGAGACCACAGTTTGTGGACCTGCAGGTGAAACGGTCAAGATAGGATCACTTCCTATTACCACAGGTTTTGGAACTGGGGTCTGTGCTTCTTCTTTTTCAAGATGAAGTTTCACCAGTTCTTCTTTGGTGAAGTTCTCAACCTGTTGAACAACAGCATCGATATTTGCAACATGGGTCAAGCCGTGTTCTTTCAGTTCTGTTAAATCAGCCAGGACTTTTGCTTTGAACGTTTCCCATAACCCATCGCCAACATCCTTGAGTTTCTCTTGGACATCGGCAGGAAGAAGTTTGGTTTTAAGTTCATTCACCTGCGCTTGCAGCTGACTTTGGACGGAGTCCACATAAGCCTGCAGTTTTGGATCGGTGCCGATATTACCCTCTTTCTTCTTAGAGAAGAAATGGTAAAGTGCAACACCAATAAGTACACCTACAACCAGCACAACTAACAGCATCCCAATAGAATCCATTTTACTTACCTTTATATTTTTATCGACTGAGACAGTTCAGTCAAAAGATAAATAAGATGAACTCTTAATAATATTGCCGCCTTTGATATTCAAATCAGTAATTCCCGATTGCTCGGGTATTACAGGCGGCCATTACTCTTATCCAGCATTATACTCGGATAAGATTATACCCTCAGGGACAAGAGCGCTTATAGCGACCGTGCTTACGTTGAGGAATTCATCCGAAGATGATTGATCTCCCTCAGCGAATAAAGCCAACGCTAACTCACGTGATCTTTCCTCTGTTGGCGCTGCTACCACTGTAGCAAAATAGTTATCGTAATGCCGACATTTATCGGTACGTTCAATAAGATAAAGTTTCATCTATTTAATCTCGATTAGATACAGTTGGTGTACTTTCAGAAGCTGTGAAAGGACTGTTCTCATTTCGACATAAAACTTATCTATTGATTGATCAACCTAATTGTGGTCCTGTCGATCTGGATCTTTTCCCGTTGACTGGAACATGTAGAGTCGGGAGAGATACCGGATGCACTCAGCTAAGGTGCTACACTCTCCGGCTGGAATTCTTTTACAGAGTATAAACTCTGCATTATTAAATTACTTCGTACCAATCTTTGCCTTGAAGGTCAGAGATTGATGGAACCCAGGTGTCTACCGAGCCACGATCTTTGTTAACGATAACAAGGAACGGGTTAAGGTATGCGTTATCGCCGTTACCCAGATCTACCTGATTAGTTGGAATACTACCATGTACCTGAACATGCAGGTTCTTTCCGTTCCAACCCACGCGTGCGTACTTTTTGAGCTTCTTGCTTTCTAATGTAGAAAACATTGCTTCGTTAGCAACACCGTAAGTTACCAGAACTGGACTAGCTGATTCTACTTGTGGCATATTAATCCTTAAAAAGAAAAAGAGCCCTATAAGCACACAGCAACATATAGGGCTGAAGAACTTGATAGAGTGGCACTTCCATCAAGCAAGCGATACCAGCTAGGCGTTCGCTTTCTATAGACACTCGCAAATGCATATAGAAAGAGGGGGATGTCGATCCCCCTTGCCAAACGTTCAGGCTAAGCAACAAGAGCAGAAATAACAGCGCGTCATTTCTCTATATCAACTTACAGCAAAAAAAAAATTAATATAGAGAAACACACGATAAAAGCCCAGAGGAAGGAGGAAAAGGAAGACCGAGCCTCTGGGCTTTGTTTATCATGACCTTACTACACAGCAGAATGAAAGTATGCCCCCACACTTTCTTTCAATACACTCAGCGAATATATTCAAAGAAAGGGAGAGAACGGTAGCACTCTCCCTTGGCATAAATAGTAATTGGACGAACAAGGCTGTTACCTCGAAGCACGATGGCGGTCATACTTCGTTATGGGCTCTCTGGCAATAGATTAAGACTCCCATAAAAAAGTAGAGAACATGTCAGGTGTTTCTTACATAAAATAAATACTTGTCATAATTATTTAAGCAGATATTATTATAGGGCTATTACTAACCTTAGTTATTAACCTTAGGAATGATTATGAACTTTGAAAACGTACGTACCCAATTTACCGATCTGCTGAACGAACATTTTACTGTACAACAGATCAAAGTCTACCAAGTTGATCCATCCGCTCTCAAACCCATTGAATTAACGTCAGTGCCAATGGTGGGAATTGAGTTCATTATCAATCACTCCATGCATCTCCATATCTTCGGCGTTGAGCGGGATGGTGAAATTAAATTCACTCGCCCTAAAGAAGGGATCCGTAAGTTCATTCTCCAGGAAGTCCGCAATCACGACTTCGTCTTCAGGATGAACGACAAAATTAATACTCGCTTTAATTTGTTTGCCCGTATCATTGATACCTGGTTGACTTATGAAGCATCCGAGTATATTAAGAAGACGGTTTCGTTCTGGCGATCAGAAAGTAAAAATAATCTGGAGTATTGTCTGGGTTATAAAGTATTGTACCCTCATCGTTTTACCAAAACCTTTGACGCGCAGTTTGAGGTTCATATCAACAAGGGCGGAACATACCACATTTTCGAAGGCATGGTCATCAATGGTGCTCTGAGTGAGATCAGAGATGAGAACCTTCAGGTAGTGAGTCCGGAGAAACTTTTTGAGGTTTAAGTGAAGATCGTTTATTTCATCATCGCATTATTTACAACGGGCTGGCTGATTGCCGGCCTGTGTCGTTTTTCTTGGCATCGTGCCACACATCCATACAGAAGGAAATTATTTATGACTCGTAAAGCTAAATTCGCAGGCTCTAAATCACGCAGTAAAGAAATCGTTCACTTAGATTACCTGCGGGTTTATCATGAAGTGCTGAAGTACGAAGATGTGCTGGACATTGACCTGGATACAATTTTTAACGCGGTCATGGCTAACCTGCAGCGTAAGCTTGCAAAGGACAAACTGTGCGAAGTCCCCGATCCAACGGATATTGAGATCATCATCAAAGAAGTCATGGATAAGTTGATCAACTCAGCTTCTAAATAACTCAATTTAATTTTAGTCTACTCAAGTAATTTCTATATTGTGATCCCATACTGCATTTGTAGTGTGAGGACGAATACAACAAATATGGACATTACACACCTTTGATACACACTTAAACTCTGAGGATATAGTTAATGTTTGACTATAAGAATGTAGCCGTCGTTTATCTCCGGATGTTCCTAAGCATCTTGTCCGCCAACATTACTGCGGTCAACAAGCGTCTGGAAAAACTGGTACTGGAACCAACTGGGGTCAGCTATCCAATGAAGTCCCTTTTCTCTGCTGATGGTGTCACTGCCTCCATTATGCTGCGAGAAGGTCTGTATTACCTGGTCATCTGTATCGCAGGTGTGGTCGATCATAAAGAGATCAAGCTGGGTAAAACACCCACAATCAGCAAATCGATATTGAATCAGTTGGAAGTTTGGTTCCATAAGGAATTCCGTCCGTCCTACAACGATTCGATCAATATCATCATTGCCAGTATCAAGCGGGTAAACATCAAACCGTTTATCACCGACATTGGCTGGCTGAAGCGTTTGACCTTTAAGCAGAATGTGAAAGATATCTCTTATGGGACTTTCTACCTCGATCAGCTTTTACAAACGCGGGTAACCGTACAACGTGGACTGACTAACAGGCTGCATGTGTTTGTGGATATCCACACTGGCAACATCAAAGGTAGTCTCACGGAGTACATCCCGGTTCATGCTGGGATCATGCGTAGCTACTACGCAAACCAAGCAACCGACCCAGTCAACAAGTGGCTGCGTGAAGCTCTGCTTGAGCACGTTGATGTAAACTTAAAGTAAACGTGGTGGGTAGAGGGCGTTCCCTCTACCTGTTACCCCTTTGCCGTTTCGTTTAAAAAGAGAATAAGAAAATGCCTAATTATCAATTGCTGGGATGGATCCTACTGATCATTGTGATCGCAGTCGCCGTAGGTGCCATCTGGTTGACTTGTGTGATTATCGGTGAGTCGTACGACCTGAAGAAATCAATCAAGGATGTTCAGTGCGCGTACGGAAACATTGAGATCGAGATCAACAAATGTCTGAAAGTGCATAACGCCTTGCATTATTCAGAACTGCTTAAGATCGTTAAGAAAGTGGGCGATATGGTTCCGGGTGTAGATATCGTTCTGGATCGCGAATTTGAGAGTAACCGTGTTCATATCCTGGTTGAAGCCGATGGAGTAAAGTCTAAACTTAGCTTCGTAGGGACCATTGTTGAGTACGGGATTCCCAGGTTAAACGAAACGGCTTAAGTAAATTCTTAAATCCCTTTTATATACTATGCATTATAATTCTCTTTTCTTTCCTATTATCTCTTCTCAGTGTCTCTTGAAAAAGATGACATTAAGGGGGGATAATAGGGGGGATCTCCCTTGACGTTGACGTTGGGAGAATCCCACTACTTATGTAATATAAGTAATTCAGATATAGTAATTAAAGAGAATATACAAAAGGATAAAAGGGAATTAGGGAAAATAAAAAATCCTGAAATTAAATATATGAACCTTGGTTACCCTAACAGGTAGCTGAGGCTATTCTGGAGTGTTATTATTTTTAGGATTTTAAATGAACGTTAAAGAGGAACTTCAAAAGTCAGTCGATATCTATGCGGCTAAATTAAAAAAGAAGATTGAGAAAGATATTGAGTCGATGTCTTCGAGTTTGCAACAGCAGTTCCCTATGTCTGAGCCTGAACTCCGAAAGTGTTTATTGGAGACATTCGTTGATAAGTTTACAACGGACATAGATCAGTGTGATACACAGTCCTTGTTACACTTTGTTATTAAGTTCTCTGAGGTCCTGAATCTGTTGAAGGGACACAAGCTCAAAGATTTTACGCCGCTTACGGTAAATGGGTATGTCTTTACCCCGAACGGTGGGATCCCGTCATCCATTGATGTGGATCATGTCAACAGCAAAAGCCCGTTGGGCAAGATTGTTATTCAGATTGATATGATCACAGTTAGAACAAGTGCGCCTGAGATTCAATACCATATCGGCAGTGATTTTATTAAAGACGATATCGTGATGAGTGTGCTGGGTAATTTCATTACCAAACTCAACACACGGGGTCACACCACCACTTAAGGATTTCTGTTATGGCCAAGTACGTTAAGTTATCCGTTATCGATGATGAGCTTATTACTGAGCTGAAGCCCATCCTTGACGTTAGTGAGTACGAGTACGCTGCCAATGAGATTTATCGGGATCCTCGCATTGGTGAGATGTGTGATGCACTGATGGAGATTCTGGATGTTGATTACGACGAAGAAGAAAACTTCCACGTACTGAGTCCAGAGTTGATTGATCGGATTGTTGCAGGTTTGGAAGAACGTCAGGGAGAATGGGGTGAAGGGATACAGTTTAAATCAGGTCGTCTGATTGAGGCATTGAAAGAGCAGCGTGATACGTTTGCTTTTGAAGCAGGTCAGACATTGGTCATTAGCTGGGCCGATTAAATATAAACCACTACTAAGATGATCTGGCTTCGGCTGGGTCATCTTGCTAACCTAACCTTAGAGAGAGAATTACTCATGCTTAATAAAGACGTTGCACTTAAATTTCTTGAAACAGTAACCTATGATGAAATGATGGGTTATGATGCCGTGTTAGTATCTCAAAATGAACAAAGTCAGAATGCTAATCCGGCGTGGGCCGATACACGTAAGTTTCTTTTAGATACAGGAACTGATATGTACGGTTGGGATGATGAGAGAGAATTGTTCCTAGCAAGATTGTCTAACTTCCACAATGCAGAAGTTGCTTGTGAAGATTGGCGTTTTAACTATTTCTGGGCAATAACCAAAAATCTTCCAGAATCAACATTAGAAGAACAGTTTCCCACTCTGAAGAAGTTAGGTGACGAGCTGACCAAGTTAAAAGGTAACGCGTTGATCTATAAGAACCGAATGCTGGAAATCTTGATGGTTCAAGATTCTATCACGTTCTTGTATCCCCTCATCCATCTGGAAGATAGTTCCATCGAGCTACCGGAAATTGAATGGATGGGTAAGACCGTTGCTTGGCAAAATTCGTCATCGAGAACAGTTCGTTTTATTAAAGAGACAATTGAATGTCATCTCGGTAACATTATGACATATTCTCCTACTCCCGATCTGCAAGAAAAATTTAGTATAGGTCCGTGTGGTCAAGTGGGAATTGTGACAGGTAAGATCATGAAACAGACTCGCGTCATGGGTATGCACGGAGTTATTGATTTAACCAATAATAAATTATCCGCTGTCTAACTATAGAGAGTATCATGCAAACTAAGCAAGCGCGTATCAATGCAGCATTCGCAGAAATCATCCGTCGTATTTGCGTGCGGAACCTTATAAAACCTAACGACTTTATCAGTGAGATTGACCAACCCGTCGAAGTTGCCACCAAACTCTATTATGGTCAACATGAGTGGCTGGGTTTTGTAACCTTCCGTCAGTTAGACCGGATTTTCAAATCGACTCCAGGTCAGATGGAACAAGTCTATCGTAACGTTGTGGAGAAATATTAATAATGACCCTAGTAACGCGTAAGAAACTACGTAACGAGTTAAAAGAATTAATGACCCCAGTGATCAAGCATCTCTACAAGTTGGTAGGAGAAGGCAAAACCGAGGATAAGGTAGAGTTTGAACATCGAGATACCAAAGTGGTTGCCCACTTCGTCAGTGAGGATGGTAATCTGGTAGTTTATGTGGTCGACTGGTATGGGTCAACGGTTGCATTTAAAATCGGACCTCAACAACTGGCCGATACAACCGCTATGGGTGAGAAATGGATTGTTGATAAATTCGCCGAACGTAATACCCATCTCATCAGTCGTGTCTATAACACACTCACCACTATTCATTGAGGTTTTTATGAATTGGTTAAAGAGGATGCTCTCCAAGAAATACCGCAAAGAACTACGTGCTCGTAAACAAGCCCAAATTCAACTTGAATTCGAACAGATCTTTGTTGAAATAGAAAAGATGTTCCCAGAACAACATAACGCACATACTTATGTTGATGGGTGTATCGGTGAATACGGAATCGATGGCTCATGGTTGCATGATGGATTTTATTTCGACATCTTTAAAAAGGACAAACGTCTTGGCCGGATTTATCTGTCAAAGACACTGTTCGACCAAGATGGGTATGTTACCTGGCATTGCTTCAAAGGTAACGAACAAGTTTATCTGGAACACAAAGGTGTTCTAAGCAGAGAGTACTTTGCTCTATCACTCAACATGATTGTTCCTGGCATGATTCAAGCTTGGAGTGAAAGCAGTAAACAATTTATGCTGATCAATATCACCTATACCGACCTGAGTAAGGCTATTGATCTACCTATCAGCAAAGAGGATTAACCCAATGGAGATCGGTAAACTTCTTAAAGAGAAACACGGGTTCGATAAACCCGAAGTGCTTATCTCATTTAAGTGTAAATATAATTACAGTGGTCGGTTTATCTCTGCGTTATTGAATGATGAATTCCCAGAACTCTTGGAATGTCACATTGATGACATCTCCGAGTTTACCGGGGTTAGTGTTGAAGAACTACTTAAACTTCAAACACCTAAGCCAGCCCATGGGATGGGTCACCCTCACGCACCACTAGGTAGACCCTGGATAAATAATCCTATCATCGCAACGATCAATATCAAGGATTTAGAATGTCAGATAAAGAAATGAAAAATTTGTATCAGCGCGTTCGTGAAATGACCAAAGATCTCAACATTACGATCATCACTCCGAAAGCTCCACCAATGACCGGTCGACCTCCCGTATCTCAGGAAGGTCCAATCTTTATCGACTATCTCTCTACTCTGGTACATTAATCATGCAAACCAAAACTATATCTTTAACGATTAATCCAATCATCGAGCACCATCTCAAACAGAGTCCGATTGCTCAGGGGATCATTGGTATTCAGTTGCCGGGGATGGCTTCTGTGACCTCCATTAACTCAGTCGTTAGCGAACTGTTCTACCAGAGCGATATCCAGGTCGTTATCATCCCGCCGCCGTTGGTAGATGTCTTTAGTTCATATATCGACAAAGATGTTAAGTCTATTGGTGGTCGAGTACAACGTGATCGGTTAGACGGTATTCGCTATAACCGTGTTTACATCGCACTGTACTGGGATGACCTGGGTTCTTTGAATGCCCACCATCACGATATCTTCTTCAACTTTGAAGAACATAAAGTATTAGGTGGTTATCGAGTTACTATTTCCGATAACCGGGATGTTGGTGTAGACCAGGTATTTGGTACTGAAACCACAGTGAGTGGTGACAAGTTGGTTATTGCTAGCCAAATGAAAACTACAGTTGATGCACTTGCTTCTCAATCTCAAGAGAATTCAGCCGATGTATTATTTTCTCATAAATCATTGATGCTGAGAAAGCCAAGTGATTGGTGGATTGAGTTCCCTGAAAATACCGATCAAAAGCTCATAACGGTAAACGTTTTGAAGTACATTCAGGATAATGAGGCAATGTTCGCTCGCGTCATTCGTCAAGTCAAAGATCGTATTGTTGATGGAACATTCGGCATGGGAATTATTCTTGATTTCCCAGAATACCCTAATGTCAAAGCAACCATGGAAGACGGGGCACGTGGTAAGTTTGTTGTTATAAAGGTGGGAATGGTTGGGTTTTACTTCTCTACGGAACGCACTATGTTTCTCGATTGGCATACACTTATGATCGACCAACTTGATGAATTAGCGGGTGAATAATGAAAGGATCTTTAAATATTCAAGTTGATTACGACACCACCCGTACTCCATCGGGCGATTACCGTTCTGACTTTGTTACTAAAGTCAAGGGAGATCCTATTTTAGACCAACTCAGTCTTGCTGAAAGACAAACATTCGATACTGGAATCGCTCAAAATGTCAATGAAATGTTGGCCGGCGTGCATCGGATCTTAATCCCAAAAGAAGGATGGTTATTCGAAGATGTGGCCAAGATTCTCTTCTGGTTTAAACAAGGTAGTTATCGTCTTTATCTTCAACAGTATCCAGACTGGCGAGAGAGAATTGTCTCTCTAACCAGTATTGAGTATATTTGGAGAAATATTGAATCTGCTGTCTCTGAGACAATGGGTGATGATTTTGCCAAGCTTCTGAAATTTCCAGATGCCAAGATAAAAGTCATCGGTGAACGATACCTGAAAAAGATAGTAACCGCTCAGTTCAACAAAGATATGGATCTTATTTGTAGTGGAGAGGAAACTGACACCGTGGATAAACTCATTGTTTTCATGAGAAAACAAATGGAGATTAAGCCTGGTACTGTTCACCACGGATATAATATAAACATCGTTGTTGAGTTACTAAAAGAAACTTACGCTGTTACTGAAGATGAACTTATCTTCTTGTTTGGGTGTAATGGTAAACGTAGCTTGTCCCGTTATTTTGAAGAGATAAGATATGTACAGGAAGGTCAGATCAAGTTTATTGCCAAACGCGCAGAAATTAATCCTGACGTTTTCTTGTCCCAGGTAATTGCAACGGCTAAGGTGTTGGACGCCAAAGATCATGAAAGAGATCAACAGCAGTAACATCGATGAGTTCCTCTATGAAGTTGGAGGAACTCGCATCATTAATCCTAACTGGTTTAAAAGAAAGTGGTGGGATGTCAAGATTGCTCACCGTCAGCGGCAACAAAAGAAGTTCACCAAGTATTTGAGAAAGTTTCTTATCGGGGATATCCAAGAACTTCGGTATCTCAAGAAAACCAACTTTACGCGTCTGCGGTATCTCGATGAAAACGGGATACTCAAAAGTGCGATGTTTAGAATCAAATACAACTACGGTAGTGTTACCATTAAACCTTACCTGGGTGGTGTTCCTCTTGATGCCAGTAAACCAAAAGGTCCCATGAAGTTTAAAGAGATAGAGTGTTATGCTATCCAATATAAGAAGTTGGGACTTCAACGTGTTCCGATCTGGAACGTTCCTTTCCGATCATTATTGTAGAGGTCAAAAATGCAGCGCATCAAAGATAACCTACCTGAAGAAGGTAATGAACGAATTACCGAACAAGAACTGCGGAAATATTTAGAGCCACTGGTTAGAAATCTCAAGAACATCCATGACCCTAATAATTTTCATCCGGCCATGCGCTTTCGTGACGGCCCTAAAATGATCATTCAGGTTTATGATGATCAAGACAAAGTGGTCATCCATTTTTCCTATCTGGAAAACTTCAACGTCATATATCCCTTTCCTTTCAACGGCAAGAAGCTATCTGACATCACTGCTGAAGATGTCGGGGAATGCCTTACCGATGAAGCAGTAGAAGATATGGCCAGTATTGTTTTTCAGGAATTTAACAGCATTTAATCTTCCTGTCCTCTACTACCCAACTGGGTAGTAGAGGTTTATTGCCTTTTAATTTTTTTCATTTGCATATCTTTTTAGTCCGACATTATTACTATGTATAAACTCAAACCTTTTCAACCCAAGGAACTCGCACCATGACCGTTATCACTAAACTGATTGTTGAACAAGCTGCTCGCTCTATTGCCAGTTTCCTGACTACCGTCACACCGGAAACTAAAAAGGGCAACCATCCTATTCTGCTGACTGGCGGCGTAGATGTAGAAGTGGAACTGAAAGCCGGACTTGAAGATAAATTGGTTATTATTGCAAGAGTTGCTAATTGCATTGTTTACCGTGATAAACTCACCAAAACAAGTCTTTATAGTTTTGTGCACGATAATGAATTTCTGCACGAAGACTTAGTACATCGCATTGTGGAATCTTTATATGATAACGCATTAATCGGCGACTTCTCTCTGATGAAACTAATCAGTGCAGTGAGTAATCGGCATGTACAAGAAGTCAAATTGCAGTTACCGGGTGGATATACTGTTGACTTGAAAGCTGACGACATCACTCTCTTTGATCATCGTGGTAATCAAGTGAAGTTACTTGATATCAGAAACAATGACTTCCCAGTGTCTCCAGCGCTGTGTATTCCTAAGACCATTACTACAGATATGGTTGATGCTGATTTTAAACCGTTTGTTATTTAAGGATTTGTTATGCTACTGAATAGTGAGTTAGTGGAAAAAATTGAAGTTCTTTTGAAAGCTTCTTTGAGTAATATCGATAATGGTCGGCACGTACTCGAACACGATTTGGGTGATGAACTCATCATCATCTTTGTTCGAGACACTTTCGTTTCACATTGGCTTTTCAACGATTTCTATTTCGAAGGTAGTCTTGGATCAATCTCTGAATCCCGATCTCAGACTCGCCGAGATATCGCTAATCTACTGATTAGACTCAGTATTGAGAAAGCGGATGAAGTTGATAACATTCAGGACATGTTCAACGGTATAACCACTAACATCGCTTATGACTCCGTTATTGGCTTAACTGTGAAGTTTCATTGCGATGTGGATTCTCGTCGTTTAATGATCTCACAAACTGCTAATCCAAATAACAGTCTCTATGCACTGGAAGAAGCTGTGAATCAAGATATGTCCATTAATCCTCAGGTGATGACCTCTTCTTCTGATTTACAGCACCGTACGCTGGAATTGTTTTCTGACTATCTCATGGCCGACTTGATCACCCATGACGTTGCTATTTAATTAACCCTCTTTTAACTTTAGTAAGGATCCATCATGAAAAAGACTTTTACCCTGGAACTGATTAAAGAAATCGTTGAAACCACCAAAACCATCATTTCTACTTTAGGTGATGATGGAGAGGGCTCTATCATTGTTGATGGTGTAGAGCTGAAGGTATCCGTCAAATCAAAAGTTGACTTGGCTTCCTATTATGCCACACCACGCAAAACTGCCACCATTACTTATGGTAAAATGGTTCTAGGTACTGGTCTTGATGCCGGATCAATTAGCAACAGTGATTCATTCAACATGCTTTATGTCACATTGGCTGGTACACTGGGTCCTAATCAGGAAAGAATCGATATGAACGATCTGACAAAGATGGTCCAGTACGATATCGCAAACCGTTCACTGACGAATCCTTTCGCCATGTCAGAACGTCGTTCATCTTTGGGGTTCTCTGTAACTCTTCCTGGTGACGTTCGTTTTGCTCGATCTGAATCGAACATCAGTATCACTAAAGGGGAAGAACTGGTCTATTCATTATTTAGTACCAATTCTAACGTTCTTAACCAGCAAGTCAGCTTAGCGGCTAACTTAGCGTTAGGTATTGCTGGTAGTATTGAATATCCTCCTCGTACAGTGGATGTCTCTATTGAATCGGCTATCCTTAACGGCATTCTCTATGTCAAAGATGGGGATAAAGTTGCTTACTACTTTGATGATACTCGAACTCATTCTTATATGAAAAGACAGTCGCCTGGATTTGGTCAATTTGGGGTATTCGACCCTACCGGGATGCGTCCTCAAATCAATGGTCCGTATGACACTGGACTTCAAGGCTATTAATGGCGGTTCCGAAAAAGCTCCGCTCAAGGGTGGAGCAGTTCGTTACTATTGTATTGACCAAGGTTGTGAAGGGTGAAGAAGAGCGAAGCTTCTTTAAGCGAGGCAAACTCGATGACAACTACACAATCACGTTATACAGTAATGGACTGCTGCCACTCTATAACGACAGTCGAATAGAGGTACTGGGATCCATCAATGATAAGGTAATCCCCATCTCTATTCTTTCCTGTGCTTCTTTATCAAGCCAAACGTTAGATAAGGGTTTGGTCAACGAAATAACAGAAGCCTTCATGAAACTTCGCATTAAGGAAATCAAATGAGTCAAACGCATTATACGAGACGTCAGGCAATGATACTTCAAGTTGAAATCTCTGACATGATCAAAGATGTTATTCGTGATGGCCTGAACAAAGGCAGCGGTGTCATGGGTAACAGCAAAAGGTATACACTGGTTACCGATAATAAAACCGGTGAGTCTGTTGATTTCGAGTTCTTATTCAAAAAGAACCCACTCGACGAACTTGCTGGCGCAAATGCACTTCGCGGTATTCGCGACATGGAAGCTTACCGCAAACGTCCTTTTGCCACAGCAACCACATTCCTACATGGTCGTCCTTACGCGATTACTTTCCAGGAAGAAGACTTTGATCGCGATATCGAAGAGACGATGCAGATGCCTGTCGTTGAAATGGTTGGTGCTCATTTTCTGGAACATATCGTTGGCGGAATGGCGTCAAGTTGGTATCATCATGGTCTGCGTGACCGCATCTCGTTGTGGAATCACGAAAGCAACTTTGAAGCGATCAAAGATCATTTCAATGGCATGATCTATGCAACATGGGATGAAACCGGTTACGGGGTAGACGTGTTGGTTCCTGATGATTTCAATCACGGTGAGCTTCACGTTGTAAAACGCAATGTGAGCTTCAATGCAATGCCACAACGTCCAGATCCCAACAACAAGAACGTTGATATCTGTCAGCGTTATATCGATCTGGGCATCATTTCACTCATCGCTCTCGGCTATATCGAGAAAGACTTTAGTTGGACTCTGAACTAATGCAAAAAGCTTACCTGCACTCAAGCGTCACCAATGAGTCGATCACTCATTTGATCGAGAACGCCATTACTGAATTAGCCAACAAAGACCTGATCGTTTTAGGCGAAAGCACTGCCACCAAAACACCAAAAGCAGATGTTCTGGTGGGAACCAAAATCTGGGGTTTCAATCGCGATCGTTCCAAGATCATCCTGGAAGTCAAGATCAATGATGTCTCCGTTAATCGGGTGATTGTTGATAAACGTGGGGCGTCGTATTCTATCAATACCAATCCCCGATTCATTGCTGACTACAAACGTAAGGTCGGTGTTCATTCATGATTAAAAAGCTGAGATCAGCCCGCCATTCCGAAAAACTAAGAAGGGGGCGGCATGTTGTCGCTCCCGTGTTTCGGAATATTTATTATGGCTCGTACTCGTGCTTACCGTCGTTATAAACTCGCACTGAAGAAAAAGAACTGTACCCGGTATTATTCGGCAGGTTATACCCTGATTGGGAGAGAAGTGGGAACCCAAACCGATAAACGCGTTATCGGCAAAGTTGCTACTACCCCTAAGCGTTGTGATGGGTGGTGTTGTAATAAGCCCCGTAAGAATCACGGTGAGCTCTTTTCTGATGTGCGTAACAAACAACGTTATGCTGACCAAGAGTAGATGAGGTTATTATGCAGAGACTGCAATTTGCTATTGAGAAAGGCGTATTGGTAGTTCACGATTCAGAGAACGGTGGGTCTCTGCATATCTCATTCAAACCTTTTGGTAAGCCGGAGATCAGCCCGGCCTATGAAGCTTGGAATGACCTGGAAACCGCAGTTAATTCCGGTGAACTCGATTTGCGTTTGTTTGGGTATAACACTATACTTGAACAAAAGGGATTTTTACTGAAGGGAAAGGTGGCGTTAAGTTCTTGCCATTTGTATGACCCCCAGATTGAAAATGGAAATCTACATCTCCTGTCATTGAAGCCGAGATGTAACATCCGTAATTCTACCCTGGCATTTATGGGTATCACGCAGTTTGGTATGGTATCGTTCGATGAATGCAATTACGATACTTTACCAAAAAGGGTTTCTTATAACCACATGTCCTATTATCGTAACCAACCTGTATAGAGGTAGTCATGCTTAACTTGCAACAACGTCTTACCCTTCTGTTACCTGAACTGAATACCACCGATGTGGCTGAACTTGTAGCGGCCCCTTTTGGCACCGTGCGTAATGCAGTGAGTAACCAACTGCGTACCCTGATCGGTGAAAGCTCGGCATTGGGTCTGGAAGGTCTGGAAGACGGCAAGATCAAACTGAGTTCACTGCATAAAGAACTCAAGATCAGTCAGACACTGGATCTGCTTCAGATCAACAAACCGATTGTGGTTCGCCTGACGCTGATTCCGATCGGTGACGATATGTATAGCCTACGTATGGGATTGTGGCTTACTGATCCACAATCAAGTTATGTGGTTGAACATCATGTCGTCGACTTTACCGTCGAGTCAGTACAAGAGCAACGTATCCACAAACGTGTAGAGCGCATGCTGTCTGAACTGCATCGCTTTGCCGCACCTGTTATCGCAGGTTAATTTGTAACAAACCCTGAACTGTAACCCTCCGTCACTGGAGGGTTACTTTTATCTACTTACTTTAGAGAATATCACCATGACAGCTACCTATGCTACCAAACTTGAAAACAATCAACTGATCATTGAACGCAATGATGGACTTGCAACACTTCGCATTATTCATCGTCCATCTCAGGCATATATCGATAATCTCGATGACAGCACTCTAAATCCCCTGGTCGAACTCGCCAATGATATCCAGGCTAGCATCGATAACAGCCGTCTCACTCTTACACTTATCGGTACGGATAATGTCATCACATTTGCCGATAACGATGCCCCTATTTTAGAAGGCGGGGTCCATCTCAAAAATGTTCAGCTGAATAACCCGTATTTGAAAAATTGCAAGTTGGTTGATGTTGACCTTCAGCACACCAAAAACCTGACCATGCACTTTTGCAAAGTTGATGGACTTTTTATGGAAACAGAAGAACGCATCCATATGGTCTGTTGTTACATTAATGACAAGCATGGGTTGGAAAATACCAAGTCCCCGCTTCAGTTCTTAATGAATAAGCACGTCGGTCAATAAACTAATTCATAGGGAGTCATTGACTCCCTTACTTTTTATGTCGGAGAAATGTATTATGGTAGATGTAACTTTAATTCAGCGCTATGTTGTTTCACGTATTGTTAAAATTGGTTTGAGAGAAGGTTGTGAGTTTCCCAACTATGGTGGTAAATCAGGCGGGTTGTCTGACCGTATTATGAATACCTTCAATATTCCAGAATCCGGTCATCTTCAGCAGTGCACTGACAGCAAAACTGGAATTCATGAATTTGAAAAAGTTCGTGACCTGATTGCTTCTTTTATTGAAGCTAAGAAGTTCGAAGATATCATTGATCTGTATAAAGAACTCTTTAACCGAGATCCTAAACAGGAATATTCGCTTATGGATTGGCCAGCTATTATCGATGGTCTCCTGACCAAAGCAGGTTACTTTATCGACCTAACTCTGCGGATTGAATCGAAAGGTCTTCATGTCGGATACAAAAGTGTGGAGAACGCGTTTAAAGCAGCTTGTGAAAACTGTGAAAAAGCAAGCACTGCTAAAGATCTGACCCACTACGAGAAGTACGTCGATAAGCTCGGTCGTATCCTCGATCAGTATCCATACCTTCAGGTGGCATTTGTAAAACAAATGTTTGGCGAAGAATATTTTAAACAGTTAGTGTATGTTAAGGATATCGATCAAGCTCGTTTTAATCAGGTTAAGGCAACCATCAAAGAACGCTTCATGGAACATACCCAAAAAGAAGTCACAACAATAATGTTAGAGAAAATGAAATCGAAGCATCCTCCCGCAGAACCATATGTCCAATTTATGGGAACTAATCACTTGACTGGTCCATTATTCAAATGGGACGATTCTTTATCTCGCTTTGCCAACGAAGCTCGGTTGATTCTAAAACTGATCAACGAAATTCGTGCCGGTGACGTAGATAAGATTGGTACTCTGAAATCAGTGATTCATCGTTCCCCGCATCAACGACGCCTGTGCCGAGAAATCATCATCGATGCAGAATACTTCCCTGTATTCAATGACTTCGATCGTCGTAAGCGTGGTATGATTCTGGACGAGATGTTTGATAAAATCGCTAACCCTGTAAAAACTGAAGTTAAGAAAGAAGAAGATCCAATGCCTTCGTTCCCACAATACCCAAATTTAACCGAAGAGGAAGAACCGGTGAAAGATTCACTCTACATGCAATTGATCAAAGCCGCGCACCCAGAAGCCTATGAAACAATTAAAGTTTCGGGCGACGAGTCAGAAGAAAACATCAATGCTATTCTTTCTCATCATGTTAAAGGGTTGGGTCTCACAGATCTACCGAAACCTTCCTTCAGATACGAACTGCCTGAAGACAAAAGAACTGGGGTGATCATCAAGGGTAATCCTGAAGATCCAATGGTTCAGGAATTGGCGGCGATGTTCAAGGTCGATCTCGGCAAAGTCAAGCCGGTTGAATCACCGGAACAAGAACCTTCTATTAAGGAGATATTGAGTAATACTCAATCTATCTCTAATTTTACTCAGCTCGTAAAAATGTTGGAGATTCCGCCAACCTTTAAATCTCGTTTAAACGAAAACCTCGGGCAGCGTAAAACAGGTATGGATCACTTTAACAAAATTGAAGAACTCGCCAGACAACTGGATGGTACATTCAAAGGTCTAACTGGCGTTGATCCGGCAACACTGAATGGTGAATGTAAAAATCCAGAGTGTCCGGTACACGGAAAGAAAATCAGTGAATATCAAAAACGCCTGCTTGATCTCGTCGTGGGTATTGAGTTAACTGAGAAAGGAAGTAATGTATTTATTAATCCTGGGTTAGGTAAAGCCCGTTCTCAAGAATCCAATAAACTTACCGAGCTGTTTAAGTTTATTGCCACTCACGGCACACCGCATAGTACTCCTGAACCAAAACCAACAGTTTCAGAAATCGAAACGACCACTCATGCTGTTATTAACCAGAGTTTCATCATTCACGATGTGAAAGGTGAATTCTTCTGTGAATATAAGATGACGTGGAGTCCTGGTCTCACCCGTTTTATGTTCAGTCATGATTTACCCGATGCACCCGGTGGGCGTCAGTTTCATCATATTCGCGATCTCACTAAGCGGTTGACTCAGGATGAAGCTTTCAAAGAGTTTCAATCTCTGCGTCGTGTTGTAATCGCTAATGGAGCACACAACCCAAAACAAAATCCACACACTGGTTACTAATCTATTCCCCTACTACCCAATTGGGTAGTAGGGGTTTATTCTTCTATTTATTTTTGCTTCCTTTATCGTATGTGTAACACATAGTTGCACATTCACCTGCAAACTTAGAATGGGAGAATAGAATGTCAAGTAACGAACTAACTCTGATACCGTCATACGCCGCGTTAAAGGCGACCAAACCCACAGAACAGGGGCAACGCGTTCTGCTGACAGGGTGGAATGAAGGTACGAATATCGGTGGTGGTTATTTCATCGGTTACTTGGTCAATCGGAATGTAACACAGAAATACAGCGATGGTGGGATTATCGCTCACGGTAAAGATTATTACTGGGAACGTGTTGTCAGCGATCCATCCAAACTGACTGTGCTTGAGTTTGGTGCAATTCCTGATGGTAAGACAGATATGGCTGATGCAGCACTGGCCATGCATAAGTGGGCCTTTGCCAATTACCCAGGTCTGGGTATTCAGCTTCCTGCTGGGCGACTGTTTTTGTCCAAGCTCGGCATGTTAAGTGAGTCCAGCTATTTCCGTATCTCTGGACCCCCTGTTAACTTTGGTTATTTCGCCAACACTTTCATCGTCACCGACACCGGTCCGACCAATGAAAAAGGCGAGCCTGTTGAAGAGTTTTTGATTGATGTTAAACACCGTTGGGTAGAAATCAGTAACATCATGTTTGAAGGTACCAGTACTGTTGATAAACCCAACAAGAAAGGGATCTTCCGTAACAATGTTATTGGTGGACAATACTTCAACGCCCGTTGCGTCAAGTTCAACAAGATCGGTGGAACTTGTATTAGCTTGATTGATACACTTGATAGCAAGATTGATCAGTTCTATACCAGCCAGTGTACTGGTGATGTAATTGTGGGTGGGTGGTCAGACCGTGAGAAAGGTGGTTGGAATCACTCCACCGCATTAGAACTGACTAACTTCAATATCCAGAATAACCATAATGGTAAAGTCTTTAATCTCCAACGTTGCACCCAAGCACTGATTCGTAATGGTTGGATTGAACACAGCGATGATCCAGGTACATTAAGCGGTGGCCACTGGACCATTGAAAACCTCAGCATGGAAGATTGTAAAACCACGCTGAAAGTGTCTTGTGCCCAGTTAACCGAGATCAACAAAAACCATCAGGGTAATTTTTCAGGTATCGATTACACTCGCGACGACTCCGATCAGTGGTTGAGCGAATGGGAACGTGGTCGTGTGGATATCAACCCGTATGGAATATTTGTTGAGCGGTCATTAGAACCCGGTACACTGATGTCCCGTAACAAAATCAGTAACTCATCTAATGTTGCTAACTGGTTCCAGCTGGGTACTTTCTACTTATCTGAAGAAAGTGACACCGTTGACATCAATATGATCGCTTGCGGAAACATGCTTTCCAAAGGTGCCGTACTTGAAGATATCGATGGTGTACGACAAGGCGGTGGTAACACCCTGATTCGTTTCCAGACCTATCAGAACGGTGGCATGGGTGGAACATTCCAACCCGTGGGTTCAAGTCCCGTCTCGGCGGTGAAGTTTGCTAAAGTCGGTGGTGGCAAGTTCGTCATATATGTGCAAGTTAAGCCATATACCAAAAACGTTATCCCAATGATCACCGCAACTTCAAAAACCCGTTATGAGGCAGGGGTCTCCTACTACTTTACACCGGACATTAAGAAAGTATCACTTGATGATCTGAATGCCGTAGCAGGAATCACCGATATCCTGGAACAGTGGTCAATCGGCTGTTCTGCTGGTATTGGGGCAACCAATGACGGTGACCTGATCTTGAAGGGCAAGATTGAGAAAGACCATCTTGTTGTTAAGATCAATATGGGTACCGCGGCTAAGCCGAATATCCAGAGACGTTATCTGCAGTTGAAGACCGAACCTAAATAAACATTGCACAGAGAACAGGGGTAACACCCTGTTCTCGATTATGCCGCGCTAAAATAATTTCAAACAAATATTATCATCGTGTACACTAATGTAGAAAGGTTTTTTATAACATGGATAACCGACGGGCAATAACCAAGGTAACAATTTATGCAGTGATCGCGGATATATTAAAATGTATTCAAACTGGCGGTGAACACAAAATCCAGTTTCATCGTAAATTTGAAAGAAAGGATATGAAACATTTCTTTATTATCGTAGATGAATTATTGGATCTTCGAAATACTGGAAATGTATTGCGTCATTTCCAAATCGCTGCTTTTGGTAATCCAGATCGTTATCCCATTGACGTCCTCGAAGTGGTTTATCGACGTGGTGATGAGAGACGTCGTGGCGGAGCATTCATCAGAATTCGTGGCGGAGAGATTCCTCTTTTTATGAATCCGGATGTGTTAGTGTTGGATGACCTGGCTGTCAATGCGTTAATAGATATGATTGTTGATTCCAATGAACAGCTTATTAAACTGATCGAGGAATCAGGAGGAAACCATGCAACTAAAAGAACTCGTAAGTGAAATACTTATTGATGCTGCTTTTGGGCGCACCCCTAAGCCTTATCGAAATGTCTATTTCATCAAGGTCTTGAACCCAGGCGATCAGAAAAGTATCTTTGTCAGTTTTCGTTATAAGTCAACTAAGAACGAAGTCTTCATTTGCTTTGTTGAGATTGATCTGGAGAAAACTGAAAGAAATGTGCAATACGGAATTAGTTTCCTGATTCCCAAGCTGCGTGAATCCACAACCTTCTTTAAGAAGAGTGAATTCGTTTCTTATAAAGGTATTCTTGAGATCCTGAAACTAAAGGTTATTCCAACCTTTATTGATAAACTTCAAAAAGTCGAGGACATGTATGTCGACCACTAGTGCTGTACAGAAATACGCCGAAATGAAACTGCGCGAGATTTGTCAGAGCTGTCAGGGTAAACCTATCCCTAACTGGTTCAATATCGAAGACATGCAAGGTTTCAGTTTTCGTATCACTGAGGGCGATCTAAACCTGGTCTTTGCGCTTGTTGTCTATCCTATCGATGAAGAGGGTCCTGGCCACTTCCTGATTAAACTTCAGGGCACCTTCTGTAGCAAGCCCGTGTTGAAACACGGGTTTGAATTCCAACCAGCACCCTTGGGTATCGGTCTGCAATTGGATCAAGCAATCTATGCCGAAACCGAACAAGAGTTGATGGACGGATGTTTACAATGGCTGTTTGACGAAACTGACAATATCATGTGTCAGATACTCGAATAAGCTCTGTAATCAATTTTAAGCGCTTTATTTAAGTAATACTGATCGTTGCATCATGTAGACGATTAAATCGCATAAAGAAGGATTTGGAGCTTTATGCAACCTGACGAAGTAACTTTAACCTATAAAGGAAAGTAAATGAAAGATTTTAACATCTATGCAGTAGGCGGTACCGGGATCAACGTTGCTAATCGTTTCCTGAAAGACAACCGTAATGGTCGCGATATCGATACCATCGTTGGCTTTGATACCTCCAGTGCTAACCCGGTCACTGACGGTGCGTTCAATGTAGAGCGTGTTCCAGGTGCAGAAGGTTCAGGTGGTAACAAACAGGCTCATCTTGAAAAGTATCCTGACTTCACCAAGCAGATGCTGGCCAAATATGCGCCGAACAAACTCAACATCGTAGTGTTCTCAACCAGCGGCGGCACCGGTGCGGCTCTGGGTCCATTCATTGTCCGCTATTTACTGGAGCGCAAAATTCCAGTACTGGCGATTGTGATTGGTGATCGCTCAAGTTTCAAAGAGCATGAAAACACCATCGGTACACTGGGGTCTCTGTACAACCAGACCAAGTTCGGTCACTCTGTTCTGTTTACCTACCTGGAAAACAAACCGACCATTACTCAGGGCGAAATCAATGCGCAGGCCGCTGCCCGTATCGATAACGCAATCATGATGTTCAGTCTGGAAAATGAACGTATCGACTATGCCGACGTGTTTAACTTCTTCTTCTACACGTCTATCGTAGACGCAGATCCAGTTCTGACTCAGCTGACATTCCTGACCGAAGATGGCCTCAGTAAATATGAAAGCAAACCTGTGGCGGCGCTGAGCCTGTATGCGGATGCAGACCAGATCAAATCTCCATTCGAAGATCTGTTGTATCGCAAAGCGGGTATCTATGGTCAGACCTATCATGGTATTCATCAAACCACGCACGCAGTGCTGGATCACGGTGATACCCTGGAAAGCCTGAAAGAAATGATCAATGCCAAGTCAGTGAAAGCTGATCAGTTGGCTGGTCAATTCCGCAATAAAGGTGGTCTGAACTTTGGCGGCGACGCAAACGACGACGGCATGATGTAATAAAGGAGGCCCTGGGAATTCCCAGGGCTTTTGCCCCCATGAAAATTTTGTTTAGATTGACTCATCAACGTACCGCGCTAAATGTGATATCTGAAAATGACATCGGGTTGGCACATTCTATCTTGGCCAAGGTTTGTCAAGATAATGGGTTCCCCGTAGAAGCTGGATATTACGATCCCAATTTGTCTTTCGAACACTCTTATGTGTATGAAAGTATTAAGAATTATGCCGAGGAATGTCTCCTTGGTGTACATGTTACTGACTGTGCTGTTTTGGCAAGTCTGGGTAATCTTGTATTTCAACTCACTATACACTGAGCAACAATATGTACAACATTGATAGCCGCACCCTTAAAACAAATATAGGGATATTCCTTTATCAGTCAGCGGAAGACAATAATCAAACGGTTCAGGAATACGTCGCGTATTACTACCCTCTGGTGTTAGACATTATTGTCAGGGCACTGAACAACAAACATCAAACTTCTGAAGAAGCTATCGGGGAGGAGTTACGCAGTAAGTATTCTGACGACACTTCACTTCAGTTGTTCTATTCGACCATCTACGAAGAAGTGCGCGAGATCAAGAAGCAATTCTATCTTGCTGGGTTTGATAACCGAATGAAATACAAATTGGTAGAGCGGGCTCTCCCGCGCAGTACCATTAAGTTTCATGCGATCAGCATGGACCTGGAAGCAACAGTGGAATCATTCCTGTCTACCCCTGAAACGGATAATGAAGATGTCAGCGACGCCGTTATTGACTACCCAAGCATCGACCAACTTGAATCCATGTTCGATAAACGGTAGAATCGAATTCACATCGTTCGATTCCATTATTGATGAAGAGTTAGAAAAGAAGTTGCTCTTTGCCCATCAGTTTATCACCAGTGCTAATCGTCCGGCTGTGATCTGGGGGTTGCGTGAATGGGTTATTAAAGCTTCTGGGTATTTTGATGTAATCGGGTATATGCGTTGTCCGGAGTTGACTTACTGGTTTGAACACGAAGCCATAATTGAAGAGTTTGATGAACTGCTTCTGTTATTCCGTGACTACGTGGTCAATCAAAAGGGTATTGACCCCGAGCGTAAATATCGGTTGGTTCGTTGGCGGGATAACTTGAACTTTATCTTGGTGGAGATCCATCCTGGGGAATCTGAAGAATTCACTGATCTCGGATACGACCCACGTCAACGTTTTGTTAGTGAGCTCTGGCCAGAGTTACAAAAAGAGTTTGTTAAGTTTCAAGATCAATTAGAAGAGAAATTTGGACATCGTGTCGATATCAAGTCTCTTTTCGACCAGACATGCTGGGATGGCAACAACCTACTGTGGAAGGCGATGCATTTAGAAATCACTGAGGAGTAAGAATGAAGTTGCATACTTGCAACATCTTTCCGATACTTCAGATTGCTAAGCGCTATGGATTAGATACTGAGAAACTCTTTACTGTTATTTTGGATTTCCTCTCGCATCGTCGGGAGGAAATCCTTAACGCACAGCTGTCCAGATGGTTCAGTCCATTTGATGTCAGTATTAAAAGAGAACTCAGACCTACTTTATATGAGCTCATAAGTGAACTGAACTATACGGATAATGTGGAAGATTTCTATATTAAGAACAACCGTTTCTATATTAAGGACCATACCAATGAACATGCTGACCGGGATGAGTGAATCTCATCAACCCCCTGCAAACTTTACCCACACACTGATTCACCCTGGGTTACCCTTTACCACGTTGTTGAACTGCGTCATCATGTTGCTGGAAGCGTACAACGTTCAGCATAACGGTACTCGTGACTTGACTGCTGAAATGACGATGGAGACCGGGAACAAGAATATGGATGATCGCTTTACCGCCGACTACCTGAGTTTCAAGATGTTTCTGGACGGCCTTAACCGAGACTACCAAGAAATTATCTGTCAGCTACAAGGAACAGGTACAGGTCTCTACATGACCTTTCAATGCAGGTAACATATGTACATAAAGGCAAACCACTTCGACTACGATAAGCTGTTAGGAGGTATCGTAGAACACCTTGATTTAAAAGATGAACCGCTGACGACTGAACTTGTTAATGTCGTTCTCAAGACCTTCGAGAACAACTATAAAGTAACTCGCCAGAAGCAAGAGCTGGAAGATTGGCAAGAGAAGATCGTTGTCTCTTTTTTAAGTAGCGTCCAATCAATGGTAAAATATACCGAGTTTATCGCGATTGAGGGCGAGGAAGAGTTTCTCGAAGAAGACAACTATCATCAAGTATTAGGTCGAGTCCTGGATGACCTTTCTGATCTCTTCGAAGGAGACGGCGAAGATAAACTCTGGATGTACGTCGAGAGTTTTTGGGATAACGTTTGTTATAACATGAATCCTCAAATTGAATACATCTCTACTCCAGAGTACAATCACCACTTTAAACTTCCCAACGAAGCTGTTCTCACACCTGGACAGCTGGCCAATTTTTTACGGGAATGGGTGGAGAGTTATCTGTCGTCTTTCCTTACGGGTGTAGATGAGTTCTTATTTGATAACATCAATAACCAAATTCTTCCACAGGAATTCATGCAGGATATTAATATCTTGGATATTCCAGGATCAAAAGCAAAGCACGGGGATACTTTGATAACCTTCCCACTTATTTTGCTTGAGGTCCATAACCGATGACAGATATCACCCTTATCAAGAAAGATGACATCATCAATTTTGATATGATTACACAGGGTATCTACGGGGATCAATATAAGGCAGCGGTGGTTAACAGTATTGCACCTTACGGTGTGGCTCGGTTAATCGACCCGTCTATTGATGTTAAACACGCTAACTTTTATCCGTTCTTTAAAGACAGCGTTGATAATGTCAATGATCCCTCCGTCTATAACTACTTTATCTTGCAGTTAGATCCAACCAAATCTGATTACCTCGTGATTGGATTCCCCTGGATCAATGTGGATTCATTAACCACATTAACGACTCGCACTGCAACTGTCATTATCCAGACATTCCAAGAATGGCAGAAAGCGCCATTGATTGATTGCCTGAACAGCTTGAATGTGAAATACACAATTAAGATCGATGACAATAAATAATTATCCTATTACTGGGCCTACCATACGGTAGGTCTGGTAATATGTTTACCTAATTATTTTTTTTTTCTCTTAATGAGGGAACCAAGATGTCTGGAGTGGGACCATTTCTCTCAGAGGAATACAGCAGCGACCGCAATATACTGAAACATGCGATTAGTCAACACGCAACGTTTCTTGCGAAAGTACGCGGTGAAGATGAATCTGAGATCAGAGCGAATCTGATAAAATATTTTAAAGAGAAGAAAGACGAGTTTCGTTCTCGCCGTGCCAAAGTCATTATTAAAAACAAACTTGGTGACCGTGAGTTACACGTTATTCCTTTCTCCTCTGTATTGAAACATGTTCAGCAGAACAACTATCATTTCTCCCCTTCTATGGTTGCGTACACCAACTCAGAAGAAGAAGAGTGTGTGAACTCAATCGGTACACGTCTCTTTATCGACAACCGAAACTATTATAAAGGACTTCGTAAGAAGGCACACAAAGCCGGTGACGATGAACTCTATGATAAGTACCACGAATTACAGAACGCCTTTAAGATCTTTAACAACGCACAGTCTGGTGCCATGTCATCAGAAGGTACGCCGATCAATAACAAGACCGGTCATACTTCACTGACGTCTACCTGTCGTTGTCTAACGTCCACAGCAAACTTAATTAACGAACAGTTCATTGCCGGTAACCGTTTCTATAACACCCCTGAGAATACGTTACAGTCGATCATGGCACGTATCCAGGTTACTGACATGAAGAAGCTGGAAGACGTTATGGAGAAATACAAACTCCATTACCCAACCATCGATGATGTCATGGAACGTGTGATTTACTGTTCTTCTCGTTATTGGGATTCGTTCCAGTACATGGAAGTCATCAAGAACTTCCTGAAAGAATTACAACCTCTGCATTTGGCCTCTATTCTTTATACCCTGGACTTGGTTTCTTTGTTTAACCACAACAAAGAAGTGATCTCCGGTTTCTTCGATGAGTTTGCAGCATTGAACCCACCGGAAGAAGGGAAAGAGATCAAGGACTATGTCGCTCCGGATAACGATGACAAATATGTCTTGGCAGTGTCTAAGCTTCCACGTAATACCCCGATGCTGGAGATTGTCGCATTAAACCATCACCACGATCACGTTGAGAAGAAATACTCAGACTTGATGAATGTGTTCTTCAAATCAGTTATCCCGCCATCGGGTCTGTTTGACGTAACTTCTTCTATCCGTGACTGTGTGTTGACTTCTGATACCGACTCCTCAATCTACACCGTGGATGAAATGATCGAGTCGTACACCAATGACCGTGAGAAAGGTATTCGTTTGAATGCGGTATTGACTTACTTCATTCGCATGATCTCGGTTGACCAACATCAACAGTTGTCGGCTAACCTTAACGTGAGTAAGCGTAACCTGCGCATGTTGGGGATGAAGAACGAATACTACTTTGGTGCTTATGTGACCACCCTGATGTCCAAACACTATTATGCCAGTCAGCAAATGGTGGAGGGGGTGATGAACGAGAAACCCGAAATGGAGATCAAAGGGGTGCATCTGAAGTCATCGAAGATTGCCAAGAACATCAAAGACTTTGCACAGAAGTTAATGGTGGATACATTGGAGGCGATTGAGCACAAGAAGAAACTGGATGCCCCGGTAATCTTGAAAGAGATTGGGGATCTGGAGCGCACTATCGTTAACGACATCAACAGTGGCGATTGGAAGTGGTTGTCCCGTCAGGGTGTGAAAGGTAAAGCCGCATACAGTAATCCATCAGGTTCAGTGTACTTCTATCATGAACTGTGGGAAAACGTGTTTGCTGATAAATACGGTCCGGCTCCAGAGCTTCCTTATGTGGGTGTCAAAATGTCGGTTGATCTGGGAACGAAGTCCAAACTGAAAGAGTGGTTTGAGTCTATCCAGGATCCGGATATCAAAGCCAAGCTTGAGGAACACTTCACTTTAGCAGGTCGTGATAAACTCGGCAACATTGTCATCCCAATGGAACGTCTGCAATACATCCAGGGTATCCCGGATGAGATCAAGAAGGCGGTGGATTATCGCACGGTGATTAAACAGAACCTGAAATGTGTTTATGAAGTCTTAAACTCAACCGGTCTGTATTTCATGAACGACTCCATTACCCGTCTGGTTAGTGACGAACATTAATAGTATCGAGTGAGGGCGGGAGTACCGCCCATGACTCTTCCGTAGTGATAAACCCAATAAGCGAGGAGCTTATAATGAAAGAAAAAACAGGTTTTGTAGATAACCCACTTATTTGGAAGCCGCCAGTTGCACTGGCCTCCATCAATATCGACCCTACTCGGTATTCCCATCTGTTGATTTATGAGAAATACTGTCAAGTTGTTGTGGGACATGCAACATCACCATCTCTGAATAAATCGGATGCTGAAACGGTGTTGAGTGAATTGAAAGTACTTATTCGCGCCTGCGGAACAACAAAGAGCAAATTGTCGGCTATTAAGTATACTCCTTCCACAATTAGAATCGGTTCATGTCTCTTATTAGGAAAGGAATGCTATAACGGTTTAATCAGATCTCTCGAATTGTATATTGCTGACGGTCCTTATCATAAAGATAAGCCTTACATTGTTAAAAATGCCGTCGGTGAACAAATGGTCTCCAAAGAAAAAGTGGGGTCTATTAATCTATTCTCATGGTGGGATTTTAAAAGACATAGTTTTGGGGAGTTATCATACCAACTCACCATTGTCGGTCCCTACGAGATGTTCTCATTCGGATTTGTTGATAAATCATTCATTGATAAGTTATCCGAAGCTATCAAATGTTTGATTGAGACTGACACCAGAGAAGTAAAAATAGATACTAGTTGGGAATGGTTTGGTGAACTTAACCTGCGCGTATTCAAACAGTCAATTTGTGATAAGCCGGCAGTATGCATCTCCACTGATGGTATTATGGGTAACCAGCGATCCTTAATCTTCATCAGTAAAGAGTCCGGTGTTCAATTCTTAAAGTTTCTGGATAAAGCAAAGCAGATGGTTAATAAATAATCAATTTTATGTAAAACAATTTACAGAACTCTATCCGGATATCCGGATAGAGTTCACCTTCTATTATGGTTTTATATCTTTGACTTGTGTCCAGATATCGGTGAAGTGTTTCTTCCACATCGGCATAGGGATTTGATTAATTTGACTTTGCAGTTGAACTTTGGTGTAATACAAATTTAACTGAGCTTTTATCTGACCGTCTACAGAACCCAGAAGGTTGTTATAGCGGATATATTTCTCAACCAATCCCAACGACGCCAAACTCCAAACCCAATTCATCTGAACGAAGTACAGACTTTTGTAGGCTTCTGGATAGACCATCTTATTCAGTCGTACATTCGAATTGGTTCGTTTATTAACCTGAACAAACTCAGTGAAAGACTGCATGATGTTGCCCAGCATCCAACGGTTCTTATACTCAGTGTATTCGGTTAACTGAGTATAGTAGTTCTCTAAGTTCCAATTCCCCTTAGAGATATCAATATCCGTTGTTTGTCCATTGAGGTAGTTAAAGTTCACCAACTCGTTATGATAGAGATAACAATTCATCAACGGAAAGTTGGCGATATATCCATGTGGAGAATTACCCCACTCTACACCGCGCTGTAACCAACGGTAGAAGCCGATGATTAACGCATAGACATCGACATTGACAATGGTAAAAATATCAGCAGGGGCTTTCAGAGAGCGTGTGTCGATGAGATCCATAATGTCCCAACGCTGAATAGTATCAGTGGTGTAGATTGGGTACATCGGAACCAGCTCATCTAAATCGATACTGAAATAGTCATTTATTTGTGCAGGACTTGGATTACCAAAAGGAATCACCAGCAGGGTATTGTGGTTACTCTCTGGATAGATTGACCCGATATGGTTTTCACCTTTACTGTATAAAGAAGTGAAATCGGTCAAGCTTGCTATTTGCTGAGCACGGGAATGAATCTGATTAATTAAATAGTCGCGATCCCATTCTACGTTCACCGAGAATGACTGTAAGAACTGCACCAATGGATTCTGGTTAGGAACCGTGCGATTTCCTAGATTGATATAATTAAAGAAGCGATCTTCGTTTCTCGACATTATCCGTTCTAGGTTTACCAGTCCACCATACGGCTTAACCGCATAGTTCAACCCATTAGGTTGAAGTTTGAAATAGGACATTCAAATAAACCTCATTAAGTGCTCCGTAAATAATTACGTAACATTTGTATTATATGTAAACTAATTCTTAAGGCTTGTCCTTAAGGATACACGGGAGTCGTACGTTTATTTTTAAGTATACATACGATTTACTGTGAGAAAAAGATGTTCCTATAATTTTTGAAGTCTATATTATTATAGTGCATAGAAGACTAGATGTCATTTCATCTGATCCCCACCATGTAAATTAACGTTAATCTATATCACTGATTTTAAATAAGGAATTTGTATAATGGCTCTTGATAACCACGCTTCTGAAAACAACAACAAACCTTCTAACAACGCAGGTAACACTAACATGTCAAGCAACAACCCGCTGCTCGCTCTGCTGGGTCAGCAGAACCTGATCTCTTCGACTCACAACATCGCCGAAGTGCAAGAAGTTGTGAAGCGTATCGAAAAGACCATCGAAGCGCTGAACCAGAACACCGCAACTGAAGCGCAGAAACTGTCACTGCCGAAGAAAGTTCAGAACATCACTTCTGACATCTCTCCAAGCCTGCCAGGCATCTGTCTGCATACCGTTATCGGTAGCGTGGTTTACGTTCAGCCAGTTCTGTTCTACAAAGCCGGTATCACCGAAGTGACCGAATCTGTCTACCTGGCCAACGAACCAGCGGCGCGTGCGATCGCTAAACCAGCGTCCAACTTCATGGATGGTCAGCTGCTGGAGAAAGTGAAAGCTCAGTACAGCTTCATCGAAGGCAAACAGTACACCAAAGTGATCGTTCTGGCACCAGTTGTTCGCAACCTGGAACCGTTCATCAAAAACCAGATCAGCACCGAAGACATGATCGGTCAGGTAACCAACAGCATCCTGAAAGAGTGGTCAACCTCTCTGTTCAACATCGCCTCTCTGGAAGCGACCGTTGCAGGTGTGTCATTCCCTAACCCGTTCAAAGACGGTCAGCTGTTCGGTAAAGATGATACTGCAGTAGCGCGTATCGAGCCGGTTCACAAAGTCATCATCGACGGCGTACCTACTCCGTACAACCTGTCTGCCAAGATCTCTACCACCAACAAAAACAACACCCAGAACGCAAACAGCTCACAGAGCCGTTCTGTTGCAACTTCCTACATGACTGTTTCTCTGGAAGCAATGTCAATGAGTCAGTTCCAGGGCGCTCGTCAGCGTGCACCGGGTGCAGTAGTTGGTCCACTGGTTCCAGTAATCTCTACTGGTCTGACTGTTCCAGGCGAAACCCTGAACAACAACAGCTCTCTGCTGACTGCTCTGTTGGGTCTGTACGCATCTATCGGTGCGAACAACATCAACTACTTCTCAGAAGCGCTGCGCAGCAAAGAAGTCGGTCACCGTGGTAATATCGGTAACTTCAACTTCTACCTGTCTCAGATCATGCAGTCTATCGGCGGTGCATTCGGTACTCCACAGTACATCACCGACAAAAACATCACCAACGCGCAGGTCATCAATCAGTGGCTGGGTACTTACGTATCTCCAAACGCTGTGTATGTCCTGGATCTGTCAACCTTCACCCACGATGTAGCGAACACCGATTTCTGGTGGAACCTGGTCGGTAAGCCTTCTGGCTCTACTTATCATCGTACCCTGCTGACCCTGCTCGATGCGCTGTCCAAAAACAAGTTCAGCGAAATTGCACAGGCGAATGCTAACAAAGGTGCTGCACGTAACCCACGCACTGATTGGGCGCCGGGCGATTCAATCCTGAAAGCAACCAACATCATCATGCCAAGTGGTATTGCACAAGGTAAAGATGGTAAGTGGTTCGATCTGGCCGAAGTCGACGGTATGTTCCTGCGTCAAGACGCGTACTACGGCAACAACGAAAATGCTATCAGCGAATACCAGGGTCTGATCAACGGTACCATCGCAGGTGAAAACCTGAAGGTTCGTCAGTTCAACATCTACACTCGCCTGACTCAGCTGTTCGGTGGTAACGTCATCCTCGATGGCTGGAACCGTCGTTTCATCTGGGAAAACAGCTTCTTCGCGACCTTCGCGCAGGCTATGGCTCAGGCCGGTACTCTGACTCTGTCCGGTTCAAGCACCGCGACCATGTGGCAGATGAACACCGGTAACGATTACCTGAACTACGCTATCACTACCCAACTGTCACAGGCTGTACAGGCTGCCGGTATGGGTTGGAATGGCGCGTACTCCCAGTATTAATTGATACTGACCGGTAACGGTAATTAACAACCATGACAAGGACATCGGGCTAACCCCTGATGTCCTTGTTTTACTCATAGGGTTTATTTTTTATGTCGACAACGGTAGCGGACATTCTAAATAACTACGCGGACAATAACATGGTTCCGAGTGCGTTATTTAATGACATTATTAAAGCAAGTGGGGTAACACCACGTCAGGATGATCCTCGCTTCTATACACCCTTGTATCCTGATTTCGAAGATTTCAATGTTAAACACGATCTGAGTATCAGACCACCTGTTTATCTGAATGACTTCGACTTCAACATTGAAGAAGACCGTGAAGCTATCATTGAACTGTTGCGTACAGAGTTTGAAGGAAATAACTTCGACACTGTCGCATCTTGTCAATGTAAGAAGTATCGTAGCAACATGTATGAAGACATGAAGTTTGTCTGTGACAACTGTGGGCATGAAGTTGTTAAACCTCTGTCTCAGCAGATTGAAACGATTGTCTGGTTAAAGAAACCGGCTTATGTGTCTGGCTTTATCAGTCCAGCCATGTGGGCAATCTTCTTCAGTAAACTGAACACCAAGTCCCCGAAAGTCAACTTAGTGGAATATTGGATTAATCCAACCATCCGCGATGACAAGAAATTCCGGGATCCAAATAACAACGCATTTAAAATTGCGGCAAAGATCGAGAGCTTCCGCGCGGCATTGGATATCGAGTTTGGCTATAATAGCTTTATCGATAACCTTGACCTTATTGTAATGTCAGCGATTGAACACGATATCAGCAAAGTACTCGATCTGAACGAAAAGGATCGTGAAGACTTTGCAGCGTTTTGGCAAGAGTTCAAAACCAAAGCGGTGTTTAATTATCTTCCATTACCTAACAAAATTACCACGGTGGTTGAATCTGATCAGCGTGACCGTTATGTCAATAAAGAACAAACGGATCTGGACAAGATCTATTTCACATTAGCGGATACTTATCCGATTGATGATGTGCGAGCAGAAGAGAACGAAGACCTCATGGGTAAAAACATGAAGGCTTTGGTTGATGCTCTGATGGAAGTACAGAAGAACATTCTGTTTGGTAAGAAAGGAATGATTCGATATCATGCGGGGGCAGGTAAGCTTCCTATGACCGGTCGTTCTATCATTACCGGTGAATCGGGCGTGTGTCGTTCTGATACCATTGTACTTCCGTGGCTGTATGGTTTGACTTGTCTGGATAAACATCTGACCGGTTGGTTATATCGTAAAGGGTATACACCGTTACAGGTAAAACGCATTATCCGTACGGCGAACAACTATCGTCATCCATTGATTGAAGAGTTCTATACATGGATTGAAGATAACAAACTGGCAATGGCGACAGCGGGTCGAAATCCGTCGATTCAGTATCTGTCTGCCCGTGCGTTCTTTGTTAAATTCTCCCGTGACCTGGATGACAAGTCTATCCGTATTCCAATCACCACTGTTAAGGAATATGGTGCCGACTTTGATGGCGATGCGATGTATGTGATCTTCTTGCCAGATATGGCCTCTAAGATCGAAGCATACAGTAGCTGGGGTCACCATCAGATGTTGGATCCAAATAAACTCTTTAAAGTGAGTCGTTTTGGTACCCATACAAAAACCAACTTGTTAAATATCAACTCTGTATTACTGAGCGAACCAATCGCAGAGGAATAGCTTTGAACGTAACTGCTGCCTTTATGAGAGCAACCAGTGGGTCGATGACTGATAGTAGTGCTGCCGTGTTCGATGGTTACATGGCCAACATGTATCAGAAATATGACAACCTGTCTGGTTGGCTTGGAGATACTCTCAACTCCGTTAAAGAACTGCATACTAACTTTATGAATAGTCGTATGTGGGAATTCAGTAATCGTGTTAACGGGAAAGACGGTCAGTATGTAGGTCGGTTTGAAATCGGTTATCTCTCTGAAGTCCAATATCAGCAACAGGCTCTGGGCTTCATGCGAGATTACATAATGGCCAACCCACAACTGCAGGCGCTCTATCAAACTGGACAAGTGTCTGGTTATGATGGAGATTTCCATAATGCCTGTACCGGTATTGGTCGTGAGAACTATTTCTATAATCGTTCTATCGATGGTAAAGTGATCTTCGATAAAGAGGAAAATACTCTGAATCGTACGGTCTTCTCCAGTTCACGTGATCAGTTAACTCACCTGAGTATTTCTGAGCGTGTAGGAATCCATCGTACCTGGCAAGCCACTAACCTGCATATTGCCAACAACCTGTTCGACCCAACTTCTGTATCGAATACGAATATCCTTTCTCTTGAAGAAGTGGAAGAACGTCGTAAAGAAGCAGAAGCCAACGAAGAGTAATTGAAGCGTAACCTACCCAATTGGGTAGGTTACCTTTTCTTCTTATTTTTTTTTGTATGGAGGGATAATGAAAAGTGTTATTCGCGGTCGTCTTCAAGTAGCGGGAACGGTTGTTGTTATTGATCAAGACAGAATGAATAAAGCATTGGCTGAAAAGAAGATCAACATGCCGATTGGATTAACCCGTGAACAAAAGCGCCAGTTCATCTTAGAAGCGAGTAAACGAGATGCCGACAATTCATCGAAGTGATGAGGGAACGATTAGATGTGTTTCATCTCAATCGGGTCAGTACAAAGTTTACGACAGCGATGAAAACCGCATTGCTAAACTTGAATTTGGTACCAATGGTTTGACTGAGGAACATCTTCTTCTTATTCTTAAAGACCGTTTTAAGAAAGATAAGACTTTGATAGGACGTCATTTAACCGAATGTGTGGACTCTGCACTTTATGCTGTTAGTGCAGGTAAAATTAAGAAGGTCAATAAACTTATGTCCAATCACGGATATGCTGAGTTACATGTTGATTTAGCAAGTGGTACAAAACTGTATAACGTCATCGTTCCAGCTTGTGAAGAACTGGATCTTATTCCATCGAATAAGTTGCATGCCACAATCATGTACGATGAATCGAATCCCGATATTGTTCCATCCCTATCTAACAAGGTTTATAAAGCCAGGATTGTGGGCGTGAAGATGTTGGGTAAAGTGGGTTCCAAATGGCGAGCTTGTGCTCTTGTTCTGGAATCCGATGCTGTGCTTGAGCGACACAAAGAACTGGTCAAGGAAGGATTTAAACATTCCTTCGATGATCTTTTGCTCCACGTTTCCCTGGTATACGGTACTGACGCAGAAGTTGCTTATCCGATTGTTGAACAACTTTTTGCTGAAAAGAAATTACCAGAGTCCATCACCTTGTGCAGTGAGACTTGGGATCAGATAAAAGACTGATCTAATTCATCTGCATTTGGTTTCAGACCTATATCATCTAAGTAGTAAACCTAAACAGTTTAAACTTATCTGATATAGTGAGAGGCGATTATGTTTCATTTCTTTAGCTCAACTACTCCTGACGACGTTGCAATTGTGGCTGCTTTCTTTGGTGGGATCGGTGCAATTGTATTTGGTTATGCTGCTTTCCAAGGAATCAAGGATGCACTCAAAGTACTCTTGACCCCAACGCATCAAATGGCCAAACGTAACTAAGACCTCAGGATCTCCCTTCATTGGGAGATCCTGAATCTTCATCTCTTATTTTTTTTTTGTTTCTTTATCTTTTGATCATGAATATTCCTGGAGAAAAGAAATGCCTAAAGGTGTAGTCGGTTCAATGGATACCCTTGGATTCATTCAAGAACCTACCGTTAAGATTGACAGAGCAATTGCGTATTGGTTTGCTAACCGTATCGATCAATGTATTGTGATTCGCAACGTGCACTCTTACCAGTTTGTCGTCGCCAACCACCAAGATGACAAGGGCAGCGAAGAGTTATTCCTCGCTGACATAAAACAAAACCTCAGCGAGTATATGTTGCAAATCTTCGATGCCGTCTCGGTTGATGCTCATGCAAAACGTGCCAATGAGGGAGACAAAATGTTTACCCTTATACTTTCTGGTATCGTTACCCAAGATGGTAAGAAATACGACCTTGCCCACGCGGTTTATATTGAAGGTGGGTCTTATAAACTCATTGATGCAGCGAGAGAATTAAACAATGGCAACTGAACAAGATTTTGAAAATGTTGATAAAATCAAACACGGCAAGATGCTGGAATTCCTCCAGTCGATTAAGTCGGTAGAGATCGCCGGTAAAAACGTCATTCAGTTACCTGATGGCGAGTTTGCCGAATACGTGTTGATGGAAGAAGAGTACTTCGTCAATAACTGGTTGTCACAGTTTGCCATCGGCTTTGTGAACGGTGTTAACTACTTCAACCAATCAGAATGGTACCGTTTAACCGATGCCTTCACAAAGGGTGTGATTGTCTTAAATGAAGACAAAGAACCGGTACTGTTGATTCGTAAGTTTACTGATATTGACATGAGTCCCAATAGCCGCAGTTATCTGGAATACCACGTTAACAAAATTGGCGCTAATGCTAAATTTAACCCGAACAAAGCAGAAGTCGACCAAGCTCTGGGAACACTGACTGAGATCGTTCAGAAACTTACTGAGCAGAACCAGGATTACGATACCCTGACCATGATGATTCCCTGGGAGTATTATATCTCCAAAGGGGTGAACTTCTACATTATGAAGCAGCTGATCTACATTCGTGATAACTTCAGTTACAAAGGTGTCCCGGTTAATGGTAACGAAGAGTTACTGATTCAGATCGAAGATATTCTGAAACGTAACGCATTGAAAGAACCCATCTACAAAAAAGAAAGAGAGTTGATTCATGAAATTACTAACGGGACATTTATTTTCTACGACGGGGAGCATGTAGTAGAAACCAAAGATTCTTCTTCTGCCTCTCAGAAAGAAATTGACCCGTTAGTTGATTAATTCAAGTATATCGGGTGTAAAGGACCAATATGAAAAAGATGTTTAAAGCGGTACTGACCACCGATCACCACACCATACACCCGAATACTCCCACTCGTCACATTCTGGGTAATCTGGATACGTTCTATTATAAAGAGACGAATCTGGATGAAATCGACCTTAACGTATTGAACGGAGATTTCTTTCACGATCTCGCACCGGCCAATGATCCTAACATGATGCTCTGTCATCGTTGGATTAAAAAGCACCTGCAGATCTGTCACGATAAGAAAGTACATGTCCGTGTGTTGGAAGGAACATCTTCTCACGATTGGGGGCAACCTGAGTGTTTTGATATTTTAAAACCCAAAGACAGCCCCTACATCAAGTACATTAATACATTGAGTATTGAGTTTATCCCAGAGTTAAACATCCACTGCATGTATGTGCCGGATAACTTTGGTCATACGTCCACCGATATTATTTATGACAATGCCCTGAAACTGTTAGGTGAGTGGAATCTGACTCAGGTTGACTTTATCTTCTTGCACGGTGGATTCGATTATCAGCTTCCACCGATGGCGAATAAGAAAGGGGCGTTGTACGATTCTGTTAAGTGGAGCGCGTTGGCTAAGAAAGCAATCTTCAGCGGACATATCCATAAGCCGTCAACACGATACAACATTTACTGTGCAGGTTCTTTTGACCGTACGGCATTTGGTGAGATGCACCCAAAAGGGGCTTATCGTTTTGAGTTTAATGACAAGGACTTCAAGGCTGAGTTTTGGGAAAACAAGAATGCGTTAATCTATGATAAAATCCTGATCAACAAAGAAATGGATTCCAAGGCGATTGCAAAAGAGCTGAATAACTATTTGGCCAAGCTTCCACCTAAAAACACCCATATCCGTTTAGTGGGTGGGTTATCATCAGTAACAAGTTCTCTGATTAATGATTACAAGGAACAGTATCCGCAGTACGTATTCGACCTGGAAAACGTAAAAGAAGAAAACATTGAAGTTGACGACACCCTCTATACGCCAGAGATGTATAACGGCGTGGCATTGACGAAAGGAAACCTTAAGGATAGTTTGTTTAACTTTATGGAATCCACTCTACAACAGAATGACGATATCGACCGCCAGCTGTTGGGAGAAATACTCGATGAGGTAATGAATGTCGACTGAAAGGGTTAAAGGTACGGTACCCATAAGTGTGGGGACAGCTCTCGCATTAGAGGCTCTTCCCAATGCACCTATGCACCGTTTCCACACCTTTCTTATTAACCTGAGGGTTATTGTCCGCAATGCTCGCCAAGCCTATGATCAATATACTCCTACCACTTCTGAATTGTTTCAGGCGTGCAAAGAAGACATTGTTGGCCTGGCAGAGTTTATTGCAGCAATGAAGTTGAAGACCGATCTGGACATCAAGTTTTATTATCCCTCGTATAAGGGATTACCCAGATTGTTTCCAATGGCCAAACTCAAGGGAATGGGAAAGGAAGGAACCAAAGAACGTGAGTTCGCTGTATTAGATAAGAGTGTGATCGATAAGTTGTTGCCCGAGTTCGGTAAGAACATTAACCATGTTGACAGTGTTGTTCCGCAGTTTGCAGGACAGGCACTTATATTAACAGCTCACCCTGTTGATCTGGTCACCACGGATTCTTATGCGAGACTTAACCTGTTGGAATCCCACACAGGCGCAATAAAGAATTACACACTCTTCTATACTAAGCTCACAGGTTCAGATAAGATCACTAACATTCCGATGAACAAGTTGACAATACAAATCTTTGGAGATAACTCCATGAGTTTCTATTCTCAATCCATCGCAGTGAAAAACGAAATAAGACAACTTGCGGATGCGGCTCACTGGAGTACAGCTTCAACCCCGCAAATGGTCGCACGCTCAATCCGTTCTCTGAATAACAGTCCAGAGAAAGATATCCTATTGAAAATGATTTAATAAAAGGAACACCACTATGTCTTTCCCTCAAGATCAAGTACAGCGCCGTCCACAAACCGTATTCAACGACTTTCGTTATCCGATGCCTAAGTCCGATAAACCGGTTGAGGGCGCTAAGCACCCAGCACGTTGGACCTGGGAATGTGGCTTGAACGGTAACATCTACTTCAAAGTCAACGACGGCATTTGGGGTCGTGATGACAAGAACGCCAAAAACAAAGAAGTAGAACTGAGCTGGGCTGACCGCGGTGCACTCTTTGGCCTGATGGAAGAAGCGATCAACAACCCGAACTTTACCAAGTCTCAGTATCACGTGAAGAAAACCGTGTTCGGTGGCAGCGGTCGTCTGAACGATCATCCATCAACTCTGGCTACCTTTACTATCATGCGCGATAGCGAAGGTCGTATCCTGGTCGGTTACACCAAAGGTACCTACAAGGTGATGTTCCCATTCACTTCTCCGTATGACTCGATCATCATGATCGCCAGCGGTGAAGGTGAACCACGCGAAGATCGCGGTCTGATGTCCCGTGTGTACTGCAAAGCTTTCCTGGACTTCTCCAAACGTTTCCTGGACGATTACGAGTACAACAACTTCAAACCTCGTGAGAAGAAAGGTGAGAACGGCGGTAATAATAACGGCGGCGGTAATCGCGGGGGAAACAACTGGGGCGGTGGCAACAACAACTCAGGCGGCAACCAGGGCGGCGGTTCAAACTGGAACGGAAATGGTGGTGGTAATTCAGGCGGTGGACAAACTCGCCAAGCACCTCCACAGGACTTCGCTGACGATATCGACTTCTAAGCAGTAACGCAATTAAACTGAACTCCTGGCCTTCACGGGCCAGGAGTTCTATATATGTATTATGAATAAAAACACCAAGTTCAATATATAGGCTACTAATCTCTTCTTTTTATATACGCTTAAATATTTTTAGGCAGATATTATTAGCGTGTATAACCTATAATAGTTTATTTGGAGAACTATATGTATTACGGTACTCGAATGTCCGGTAAGAAGAATATCGACGGCATTGTTGTCAGACATAACGGTGAAGAGATCATCTTTAATGGTAGTCAAAAAGTTAACGGGGGTGACGCAAACCAAGAACTGTTCGAGTATCTCAACGAGTTCTTCGAGGGAACACCACAACCTAAATTAGATAAACTGTGGTACTTGTTACGTCAAGGTAAGCGTATCATCTCTCCCGGTTATTTCGATGAACCAGAAACTGATGAACTGATTGAACTGCGCCGCAACAACCAAGACTACAAGTTTCTGACCGAACGCCTGGTCCCTGTGGTTAATGAAATGTACCGCGAGTTTCCACCGGCAGATATCGTTTACGGTGCAACCATCACAGGACGCACTAACGCCCCACCGGATTTGATGGCGATGTCTCAGCTGGGTGACTATCCAGTAGAAACCACTATCGACAACTATAAATACGGTGAACTGGTTAAGCAGGCATTTGCCACACAACTTTGTTTCCCCATCGTTAACCAACTGCTGGACCATGTTGCGATCATGGCCGGTAAAGATTATAAAGACGCAATTGCCGGCAAGCATCTGATCTCCCACATTCCAGCACTGACTGAAATGACAGGTTGGACAATTCTGGATACTTATGTGCGTGCTTCCTGTCTGCGTCAAGAAGGTCGCCGTAACAGTATTGCGGTAGTGAGTGACACCAAGTACATCGACCACATCGTGTATAAAGGTCTGTTCAACAAACTGTGTTTGACATTCCTGCCAAGTAAGATCAATGGCAAGAACCTGTCTAAAGAGTTGAACTCGCTGGTTGAGGGTGAAATTCGTGGTGGGTCTGATGTTAAGTTCAAAACCTACAGCGATCCAAAGCCCGGTTCTGATGATCAATCGATTCCAGAAAGTTATCGTATTGCGCAGGCAGTAAACGGTACGGATGAAATTGCGCAGGCTGAGTACTTTACCTTTGATATGTACATCGAGAAACAATCGGTGGATTTCAACGGCGTTACCCATACTGAGTATGAGAAGAAACATAAAGACTTCTTCAAGTATCAATGTCTGGGATTGGGTATTCGCGATCAGGCATTAGCCGAACGACTCTTTAATACGTTACCGCGTATTTGGGATTTCAAGCTGACCCTTATTCACCTGAAACTGTTGCAGTTGGTTTTCCAGCGCGACATTAACTATAACTTGTTCCCGGCACTGAACTATGATCAGCTGATGGCAGCTATCTGTTTAGCGCAGGTTAAACTTTATGAACTTGGCTTTGAACATTTAGCACAACTGTGTTCGATTGTTCGTAACCCCAGCTATTCTGCGGTGTTCTTGGACGACGACTTTAAACTGACTACCAAAGATCGTGATAGTCTGGTTGAACTGTCTGACATCTATGTTGGTCAATCCACATCGAGTACTGAAAACATTCTGGTGAAGTCCGTTACTGATTTCCTGGATGAACTTTCTACCTCTGGTTGGGATTCCACCATTGAACCTGGATTGCTCGGTAATCCCGAATTCGTAGCCTTAATGTCTACCGGTCAAACGTACCAAGTAGACCTTACTCCGGCTATCAAAAGCGAGCTTATCGAACTTATTAAAATGACAAATACTTTAGAGGAAGCATCAGTATGAGTAACATTACACTTGTTTCAGCGCGCGCCGGCCTGACCAACTATTATCAAAACCAAGTTGTCCGTAACCCAGTAATGGATATCCATTCTACCCTTATCGACAGCCTGACGTTTGAGAATCACTCTGGTGGTGTAAAGCCCAATACGCTGAAACATACAGCTGTGATGTCTGGCGGTCTTAATGCTCAAGCCAGTTATGCGAGCATTGCTGAAGGTTGGAACACATCGAAAGGTTTGATGCTACTGACTTTCACCACACAAAGTTCTCCGGTACTTACTGAGTACATGAACGTGTTGGGTTATGTTTCTAATAACCAAGCGCTGCACGGTTTAACCATGGACGCGATGTTCCATCCGGTAATGTCCTGGAAGACGCAGGAAACCATTACCAGTAACATGGGTGACCTGTATACACCTACTCAGGTTAAACGTCAAATCGGTGCACGTACCGACTACATGTTTAACGACGGTTCCAGTGATCAAAATCTGGTGACACTGCGACCGGCTGATGTGATGGAGTTCGGGTTAGAGAAAGCAACTCATGATGACGTCATGAGTCGCATGGAAGAAGAAGGATTACCGGGAATGCACCCCCGTGCGAATCCAGCTTCTTCTTCTTTATCTCGCGTCGGTGTCGTAACCTCTAAGCGTGACAATACCAACCCAACCAGCTATGCCACTGACATTCTGACCGCCGGCACTAATTATCAGCGCAACAGTTTGTTCGGTTCTGACTCAATGGAAACGATGGGTACACAGTGGGACGGGATGTATAACGAGTTGACCGAACTCAGTTATCAGTCTCAGCAACGTGAGCCTCAGTTACTGCGTGATGACTTCTTCCGTGAAATGATGCAGATGACCGGTAACTCTCAGACTCGTGGGTTCACCGGTTACAGCATGGCCGACCTGGAAATGGCGTTCCCTAACATCGAAGAAGTTATGGATCTGACCATCATGACCAGTGATCAGTTCATTGCAGAAGACTATACTCAGAACACTGAAATGTTCGGTACCTCTTCTCAAGCGGAAATCACTGCGGCAGAGATCGAAGCCAACATGTTGGACCTGATGTTGAAATACGGGTTGATGGGTATCAGCTTCCGTGGGTCTAACTGTGACAACTTCGGTGACGGTGGTTTGGACAACATTGTTATCTTCCCGTATGCGCCGGCTTCTTTACAAGAAGACGATTATCAGTTGGGTCAGAAAGTAGAAGCATTTGTGGAAGCACTGACTTCGCAGATCTTTACTAAACTGAACGGTCTGAGTATCAACCAGTTGGTTCCAATTCGTTTCGATGTGCAGGCCGAACTGTTCGGTACAACCAGTATCGATTTGACTGTTGTCGATGAAAACAATATTGGTAATGGGTTCATGATGGACGCTGCTGGAGCCAGTGTCGGTATCAAACGCATGTTCCCAACCTTCGCCATTAACACAACCAGTCCAGTACTGGGCACCAGCGAATCTGCACATGAAGCAGGTTCTAACTTCTTCTCTAACATTCAGAGCTATTTCTCATGAACAAATTGAACAAAATCTATGAAGCCATGCTGAAGTCTTTCGGCTGTAAGTTCACCGATGATTACGCTCTGGTGCTGAACATGAGCGGTATCGAAGTACCGGTGAAAGTTGACGGTAAGCAAGTCTATCTGCCAACCTCTGATAACCTGAACGGGATCACCATTGGCAAGGTCTTCTTCCATCCGGCATGTGAGTCTATCATGTCTAAGGAAACTGAGATCTTTAAGGTCATCCGTAAACTCACTGCGGCGAAGATCTATTCCGTGTTCCAACCGATGTTCGAAGTGATTGTCAATGTGGCAACCAAGAAAAGCGGTAAGACACTGAGCGGCAAAATGCAGGAACAGTTGGAACCGTTTAAGAACGTGACCAAAAACCTGAAACAGGAAGTACTGGAAGTTATCAAAACAATCTCTATTGATGTGGAAGACCAGGGCATCGACTCCCGTCTGATTAACTTCTCCCTCATCAAAGGCGGTAAAACGGATAACGATGAAACGGCGTATTATACCGCGACACCAAGCTTCCCGTTCTATACTGAACTGTATCGTACTGTTAGCCAGAACGAACATCTGAAACCAACTGACCGTGTGTCGTTTAATAATCAGAATGTTTCTATGGCGGCACTGGTAACAGTCATTGCTCTGTTCGAGCTGGTTCTGCCAGCCTGTGTGGATCCAAGCCGTAAGAAGTATTCTTCTACTTCTCCTGATGCAGCACGTCTGGTTGCTTATCTCCATTCTTATGGTCTGGTAGCAAGCGACATGAACAGCATCATCGGCAAGTTCCGTAAAGAGTTTGACTCTATCGGTGTTTACGGTGTTGATCTGGATTGGATCTCTGACCTGGATGAAATCGGTGAAATCAAATCTCTGATTCCGGCGTTGGATTATAACAACTATAATCTGACCTCGGCTGCGGAGACGCCGGCTTCCAACAGCAATGCAAATCGTATCTCCAGCTATAATCCGTTCCACGGTATGTTCAACAGTAACGGTCAACCAGTAAGTACCAATACTGGCGGTGGTTCTGGTAACCCACCACGTACCCCAGATGCGCTGGCTGGTGAAAACTACATCGGCAGTGACTATTCTCAGGCTAACGGGATTTATGAATTTAAATTCCAGCAACCAAACGGCATGATTCGTATTCGTCGTCTGGCTGAAGATGGTCGCTTCATTTCTGAGGATTTCCAGATGCCTCAGAACGGGCAGCAGAATGGCATGATGAACCCAATGATGAACATGATGGGTATGATGAACATGATGGGCATGCAACAGCAGGGCGGTGTTGTTCCATTGATGGGTATTGGTATGCCTAACCAGGGAGGTGCTTTTGTGAATGATCCGTATACTGGTCGTCCAGTTATGTCCAATGGCATGGTGAACAACGGCATGAATAATGGTATCGGAATGCCACAACAAAACAACGGCATGGACTTCGTAGGTACCGGTTCTCTTAACGGCTACTAATAGCGAATAAGCATAAGTAAATATCTACTCCCTACGATATCGTAGGGAGTAGTATTGTTGTTTAATTTTTTATTGTCTTACGGTACGGGTTGTCTGAATCATCAAATCAATGCTTTCAGCAGTGACAGTATAGATGCCGTCTAAATGACTGAAGTCCTGATTAGGGTTTTCAATACCATTGAGAAAAGAGATGGTCCAAATGAGTTCTTCCGGGATGGCCGTCATCTCTGAATTATCAGTACGAATTTGCCGCAAGAACTTATGGAAGTTATAACGGTAAGCAAATTTAATACCCGGTCCTTGGAACGGGGTATAGAAAGCAGATTGCAGCAGCACTTCTTTACATGACCGTATGATTACTTTGTATTCGTCGGTATAGTAGTAAGAGTCACCACCCTCATAAGGAAGAGGCATTTTTGATCTCCAATAATTTTCGTGCCAAAGATAATCAAGCAGATATTATCTTTATGTATAATGAAAAGAGGTATTGTGCAACATGAAGCAACATGAGAATCAGATTAAACCGAATACCGCAGGTGTGGCAATCGGGATGAATACCAACCGGGCGACCAACTCCGCTTCTCGTTTATACATGCTCGGGAAGAACCAGGGTAAGGCCGCTGTTATTCATGGTACCACTAACCGCAAATATATTTCTGGTGAGGAGCAAGAGTATTCGAAAGGGGCACGTAAAGTAGAAACTGATTCTGACGTTGAAGTCGAAGAAGTTCTCTTTGTTCGTGACATCCTTAACGATAAAGAAACCACTAAATGGGGTGTTTATTACGTTATCGTTAAAGATCTCGAAACAGGTTTATATGATCTGATTGAGATGCCTAAGTTCCACGCTCAAAATATGGACCTTGGCTTTGAGTTTCATTATGACAATGATCTCCTCCGCCAAGTTCGTAAAGGTGCGCGTTTTCGTAAAGGTACGGTCTTTGCAACCTCTGCACGTATCACGGAAAGTAATGAGTGGGTGCCGGGCTGTGAGACCAAGGTGGCAGCGATGTCCCACGTCTTTACCGAAGAGGACGCCGTCGTTATCTTTGAGCACTATGCGGCAAAGATTGGGGTAACGTTTAAACGCAGTCACGATTTCCAGTGGAACGAAGATGAGTATATTCCGTTGAACCTGTATGGGACAATCGATAATCCTCAACCTTTCCCACTGTCTGGTGAAACTGTGCGCTCTGACGGTATCATCATGGGCTTCCGCCGTAAAGACGCAGACTGTGCAATGGCTGCATTGACCAAGTCCGCCTTGATGGAACCGGATCCGATCTATGATATCCTCTTCCACTCAACCAGTCCTAACTGTGTGGTTGCAGATATTGAAGTGGTTACCGAGCGTTATAAGAATTTGTCTAATAACAAACGGGCCGAGAAACGCAGTCAACCACATACTGCTATTCTGGAAAAGATCGAAGAAGCACATAACGACTTCGCTAACTCGATTGTGAAATGGTATAAAGAGAAGCAGCGTATGTATAAGGACAAGAAAGTCCCTATCTCTCGTGCACTGTGGAACTTGATCTGTTTCGAAGGTATGGGTAACATCACACGTGACTTTACCACACCAACCAGTAACGGCAAGTATACCCGTGTCAAACGTAAGACCGGTAATATTCAACTCAAGGATTGGCGTATTCGTATTCATCTGCGTGAAGCAGTAGAAGGGAAGACCCGATTCAAGAACACCGGTATGGACGGTAACAAATCGGTCATTATGAAAGTTCTTCCTTCTCATATGGCACCGGTTGATGATCACGGTAATGTGGCAGACATGATCGTGGGTAATACCCCTGGTTATCGCCGACAGATTTATAACTCCTTTATCGAACTCGATGTGAACTTCGTTAATATTCATTTATATCCGAAGATCGTCGAGGCGTATAATAAGAAGGACTATGATCTGGCTTGGAAGATTGCTTATGATTTCTATGAGACAGTCTCTCCGGAACACGGTGCTATCATGGATAAGTTTACCGAAGAAATGCGAATGAAACATCTGGAATGGATTATGAAGGATGAAAATGAATTTGCATCACTGGGTAACAATACCAACGAAATTCAAGGTGTGAAAATTGTTGAACGTCTGGTTGACCGCTATCCTGAAATTCAACCCACGCCGGTAACCTGGATCAATGAATGGGGTGAAACAAAACGCAGTCGCCACCCGATCGTTATCAGTAGCGTGTATTACATCATGCTGGATAAGTTCGGTGATGACATCTCGTGTCAGTCTACACCTAAGTTGAATATCTTTGGTCTCCCAACCTCGTTATCGAAACATGAGCGTGCCCGTGATTTCTATCGCGCAACCCTCAACCGAAATGTGGGCGAAACCGAAGGTCGACTGTTCATCAACCAGAAAGGTGGTGCAGCCGCAGCGCGTATGCTGGCCTGGGCTAACTCCGCTGAGTTACTGGAAGCTTCTGTACGTCGTTTAATCCGAAGCGATAATCCGTTCTTGATCCCTGAGTTAATTCGTCCGGGTGAAGAGAAGAAGAACCACTCGCTGCAGGTTATTGACAATATGTTCTCTGATTTTGGTTTGGTATTGAGGAAAGAGCGTGAAAACGATAAAACTGCGTGAGTTTGCAAATCTGTCTTGTTTAGCAATGTTGCAGTTTACGGAACGCCGGTTCAAGATTGAAGTCATCGATGATGAAGGTGAGAAACAAATCACTGACACCTGGATGCTTGGTCTGACCTGGTTCAGTCTGGTGGTTCATCGTCATTATGATGAAGAGCCTTATCTCGTTAACGAGCTGGCCTTACTAAAAGCCAAAGAAGGTCGGCAAGCCTTTGTTGATGATGATACCCTGAAGAAACCGATTGATAACTTCCTTGAGCGTCTAATGCCCAAGTATGACGATCCGGTCTTTTATGACTTCATCAAGCAGTTGATTTTTACCTGGCATAACCAATGTCATAACTATCTGGCGATCAAAGGTGAAGAAGGTGTGGTATCTGCACGTTCTGTAGATATCGTACATATCTATCGGCATCCCAAGATCAAAGATCTGCGTGAGCGTGTCCACAGTCGTAAAACCAATATGGCGGATGGGCACAAAGAGTTCGAACAGATCATGATGACAGAACCGGATTTCAACCCGTATGTCTTCACGCTGTTGTATCGTACTCGCTCGGTAAACTCAACGCAGTCTTTCCAGTTGATTGTGTCTCGCGGTGACGTATTCGATCTGAACAACGTTATCTTACCGAACACAATCATGACCAGTTATGCTGATGGTATTACCAACCTGGCTGATTCCCTGGGTGACTCCAAAGGTGCGGGCTTCTCTCTGATCAGTAACGGCTCTGCACTTCAGGACTCCGAGTGGTTCCATAAAAAGATCCACAACGTGTCTCAGGTTGTACAGGGTATTCGTTATCAGACAGATTGCGGTGCCACGATTGGTCCGGTACTGAAGATCATCAGCAGTGAATTCAAGAAGTCGTTAGTGGGGCGTTGGACAATCAACGATGATGGTTCGAATACCTTACTGACATATGACGAAGTGAAGAAACTGGAAACCGGCAGTTCTATCCGGATTCGTGACATCGCCTGGTGTAACGATTCTAAAGGTGGGAAGCCGTGTTCTAAGTGTTTCGGTAAAATGGAATCTGCAATCCCGTATAACCCGTATACGAAGAAGGCAGGTGTTCCTGGTCTGTTCTATGGTTCCACGTTTGCTGAACCTATCGGTCAGTCAATCTTGAAAACCAAACACCGTATCGGATCTGCAACATCCGTCGGGTTTAAAGTACAGCGCCCAGACATGCCGTACATCACCACCGATGAATCCGGTGACTTCATTTACTTCAACAAAGATATCCTGAACGAAGCTTCTGATCCATTCATTATTCTGGATAAAGAAACCCAGCAGGATTTCTCTGACTTCCAATTCATGGACAGCATGGATGATTTGGATGCTACTCGATTCCGTACCTATGAGTCGATCAAACTTAAAGTCAGCGTTGTTAACCCAATGTTTGACGATAAGAAAGCAACCTATTTCCCAGTACTGACCACCACGATTGCATCCCGTGATGCTCGAATGACGAAAACGTTTATTGAGTATCTGTTATCGAAACCAATGGAAGAAGAAGGCCGAAGCTTTAAGATCTCGTTGAAGGATTACGATTTCAAAGAGCCGGCGTTTGAACTTCCACAGGTCAACGAAGACCTGGATGCGTATCGTAAACGTGTTGAGAGCTTCCTGAAGTTTCCACATGTCCATCGTCGCTGGGATGTGAAAGTGACACCAGAACTTCACGGTGAAACAATGATCGCATTCTGGAAGGTGGTGGATGAGAAATATAAGGAAGCCAACATCATCATGCACTCTATTTTCCTGTGGGCATGTATGGCACGTGATCCTGAACATCTGGATTATGGAACACCGACTGGGGACGAACCGCGTAACTTCGTGAGTTTCCATGAAGGTATTCTAAACCGTGGTATGGGTAACACTTTACTGTATGGTTGGCAGGCCAGTGCATTGTTGGGTCATCCAAACAACATGCGTATTAAGAACCGTCAAGGTGGCGTATTGGAAGCGTTCATGCACCCAATCGCCCGCGACTAATATTAACAGACAGGGATGTCATTAAGGGGATTCAATCGTGGAATATAAATATGATGATCTGTTACAGGCATTGAGTCACACCCAATGTCAAATCAGAGGTAAGTGGGTACCTGCGCGCCCAAAAGGTCTTAAAGGTTGGCCAGGGTTCAAAGTACGCGTTAAAGCAGCGTGGCGAGTACTGACAGGTAAGGCCGATGCTTTTACTTGGCCAGGTGGTCAATAATGAAAACAATTGTATCGTTAGCTGAAATTTCGCCAGGTGATCTGATTGAAATATCGTCCGACTCGGGTGGGATTGAAAGTGCACCATTTACTCGCGAAGTGGTAAAATCAAACACCTCCTCTTTATCGATTACCGATGGAGATGAAACCTGGTCAATTGAACCTTCTATGGAAAATTATGATCAAACCGTAGAAATGAAAACAGGTAACCTTTGCCACATCTTTCATAAGTAATCTTTGAAGGAAGAATAATGCGCATTACTTCAACCCCAGGAGAGATCCTGAAAGAAGAGTATATGGTTCCGCATAAACTCTCCAGTAATAAACTGGCTAAGCTTCTAGACGTCTCAGAAGCAGCGTTGAGTCGTTTGATTAACGGTAAAGCAACCCTGACCACAGAAATGGCTTTGCGGTTAGGAAAGGTGTTCGGTACCACCGCGATGTTTTGGATCAATCTGCAAACGACCTTTGATATCTCAGAGGCGCGCGCTGATAAGATTCTGCAGGCGGATATCGATAAGTTGAAGCCTTTCTTTGAACGCTCGATAACGGAAAATCGTGAAGATGCTCAAATCAATTCTTGAGATTCTCCCCGGTCAGCTCATTGAAATCAAATCGAACAAGGGTGGTATTGATCAAGCACCTTTCGTTAAAACTGTTGCGACAGTTACCGAAGATGGTTTCACTGTTACTGACGATGACTTTGCCGGCTATGTCTTCCCCTTAAGTATGGATAACTACATTGGTACGATTGATGTAGCCCGTATGGAAGGAAAAGAAAGCTGGACCATGCAAGTATTCTCCCAGTGAAAACTACCTACTTCCTGTAAAAGGGAAGTAGGTAAATTAATTCAAACATATATTATCATTGTGTACTAACCACAATTGGACAATCAAAATGCATGTAGAAAATATTGATAATGTAGAGACCGTCGGTGAACCCCTGGTATTCACCATCGAAAAAGGCGAGACCCTGTTACCCAGTGAAAACTTTCCGACCCACTCTATTATTGAGTTGTCCGAGGTTCACGTCGGTGGTGAAGAAGGTGTTGTATTCGCTAAAGGACGTCGGTTTGTTCCTTCTTTTGATAAAAACAAAACAGAAGAAGAACAGATCTTGGCCTGGTCAAACAAAGATGAAGAAGGTCACGACCGCGTCTTTGTTTCTGGTAAGTTTCACATTCCTACCAACGCATTGACTGTCACAGGAGAAGGTTTCGAGAAGATCGTTATTAAGGTCTACGAATACCGTCCAACTTCAGAAGCGTAATTATGGGCATCCCAAAAGAGAAGTTAGTGGGACCATGTCGAATTCATGTTAAGAGAAAAGAACTTCTTCGATTACCTCCCAATGCTAAGGATATCGATGACGATTGTGTCTTTATTCTCGAAGCTGCATCGCTGGTTCCTTTTGACGGCATGAACTTCCATTACGCTGTTTGGCCAAAGAAACAATTCGTCCCCTCTTTCGACAAAGAGAAGGAAGAGACAACGCGAATCATTAGCTGGGCAAGTCGTGCGCCCGCTGACGAAGCTCGTGTGAAAATTTACGCCGATATCAATATTGAAACCCAGGAAATCAAAGTTACCGGTTCTGGGTTTGAGTACGTGACCATTCATATGTACCGTTTATATAAGGAAGATTTTTGATGACTGTTGTACTTAAGAACTTTACTTTGACTGCATCTGAGCCCCCACAGACCAACGTAATCGATCTTCCCGTTACCCTGGTTAGTCTTTCCCCGAACCCATTCAAGTATTTCATTGATGAGATCAAGGGCGAGAATGGAGAAGTGCTGGTAAGCTTCGACAAGCCAAAAGAGTTCGTGCCTTCGTTTGATCAATCGAAAGAAGGTAAAGTCCTGATCTTGCAGTACAGCAACAGCGAAGAAGATGTCCCGGCAACGATCTCCGTTGTGGCATCGGTTAATCTGGAAACCCATGAAGTCAAAATCAGTGGTTTTGGTTTTAAGGAGGTTAATCTGGTTGTTGAAATTCCAAAGCACGTGGAGAAAGAGGAGACTCATGAAAACAGTTTGCCTGATGCCGCTCTGCCGTCCAAAGCTCTGGAAGAAGCCGAGGACAACTCTGGCGGGGATATGGGAAAGTAAAACCCCAGCCCAAATATGGGTTCCCTGACGGTGTATCATTAGCGGACATATTTGGACCTCTTCCTGAGGAAGTCTATCGAGATTTTAAAGTCGATGCAATAAATAAGTTCTAAGTGACTGAAAGGGAAAAGGATTTCCCTTAAAAAGGAATGTGTATTTTAAAGTACTGGAGCCCGAATTAGATAGTCAAGTATCCTTTGGACGCCCATTCTTCCAGGGTTTCAGTATATGAGGTTTGTCAGATGCGTAGTACACTTACCGTGCATAAAGCGAACACATATGTTCGTTTGACTGACTATAAACCTGAACTTGTTAAACAAGTGCTCATTCCTTTTTGCAAACGACACTTTTATCGAGTTCAGAAAACTCCCATACCCGGTGGCGGACCGAATGCCATCAAGTGGGAAGTCAGTCATGTATTCGCTCGGTTTAACACTGATAAAACCGAGTTGAGGTTCAATGTAGAGAAACTACCTGAACTGATAAAGATGATGACGGAAAACGGCTATGCAGAAAACAGAATCGTTATAAAAGACGAACCTGTTATTATCGGAGCTACCGCCAACATCAAGTTAAAGAACCCGAACATCAAACCACGTAACGAATTGCAGGAAGACTACGTTGAGTTCATGATGGGTGAGAAGCCAGTTGTGGTGAATAACGCAACCACCGGTTTCGGTAAATCCTTTATGGCAATCTTTGTGGCTTATCTGTTACAGAAGCGAACGCTGATTACGGTGTTGCCTCGTTATGTGGATATCTGGGTTAAGACAATTGCAGAATTCCTGAATGTTCATCCAACGGATATTCTCATTGTCGATAAGCACTCGATTGAAGATGTACACAAGGCAATGCGAGAAGGGTTGATTAATCCTTCATTCATTATCTTGCCACTGACCAAGATTGATGTTTATCTGAAACGTATGAAAGAAGATCCACTCCTGCCAAGCCTAGATGACGTATATCGTGACTTTGCTTGTGGGTATCGTATTATCGATGAGGCACATGAATCGATCTATTCGGTTTATATGTCATTGATGTTTGGGAATCACGCCAAAACCGCAGCGCTGTCAGCGACTCTAAAGGGCGATGATGAATTCATCAATAGCATCTATAGTCAGATCTTCCCGCCATCCAGTTATCTCAGACCGCCTGAATACACCAAGTACATTCACGTCATTGCGTACACACACCGTATCGATGTGAACAAGTATCGAATTAACACCAAAGGGTTTGGTGGCTATTCTCATGTGAAGTTTGAACAAGCGATCATGAAGAGTAAGTATCTCTTTGAACAGTATTATCTAATGCTGGCGGAATCATTCAAAGTGTATTACTTCGATACGTACCGTGAAGGTCAAAAAGCCATGTGGTTCTTTGCGACAACAGAAATGTGCCGTATGTTCCTGGAACGACTGAAGAAAGATAAACCTGATTTGGATGCCATCATTTTTACTGCTGACCAGAGTAAGAAGAAGGAAACCAAATCCGCTTACCGCGAACACCAGGTAGTTATTACGACACCAGGTAGTTGTGGTACAGGTAAAGATATACCGCAGTTGTATGTGGTATTCAGTCCAATGGCGGTGAGTTCGTCTCAGCGTAATGACCAGATGGTTGGGCGTACGCGTCCTATTGACAAATGGTGGCCTGACTTAGATCCTATCTTTGTTTATTACGTGTGTCCTGATATTCCCAAGCAGGTTGAATATCATCGCAAACGTAAAACTATCTTCGATAAGAAGATGAAACAGTTTACATTGATAGATAGCGGTTCACGAATCTAACTCATGACTCTAGGGACTTCGGTCTCTAGAGTTTATGTTTGGTGGTGCAATGAATGTAGAATTAGTTACGATCAATATTCCGATTCCTGACGTTTTCGATGAAGTTATATTGGAAGCCACGGCAGCAGGTGTCGCTATATTGATTGAACAGCATAAGAAACTGGGACTGTCATTTACTGATGAGTCGATGCAAGAGTACGCACGATTAACCATCGGAGATCACATCACAGAGATCATAGGCGAGTCTGACCATGATCGCTTTGCCGATGTATATGATGATGTCATAGAGCGCTTAGAAATCATCCTAGGTTGTTTTTGGAGCAAGTTAGAGGAGTTTACAACTCAAGTCGACAATATCCACGATATCATGACATTTTGGTATCCGGGATTAATTCGTCTAGCCGTACTTGAGAATCCAATCTATGCAAACCAATATAGTCAGTTATACCTTTCGTAACACGATAGTTCATACTGCAATGAAAACAGATTGTATGCAGCTAAATGAGCTCATCGTGTACATGTTAGGTGAGAAGTTAATTCTGGGGATGGAAGGCGAGTGTGAACTGAATGGGGTGTTGCTAGGTTACCTCCATTCCTGTTTGCATGATCTGGATAAACCCAATGTAGAAGTGATCTATAACGAGATTAGAAAACGAGTGGAAGAGTTATCATCTGAGTTGGTCTATCAGAACCTTCTGGTCAATGGAGAATTCTATCTCAAATATGATTACTACCTGGGTAAAAACTTTACCCGAATACAACTTTATGTAGACCCCAGTGAATCCGCATGGATGCATTGGTAACACCCACACAAATTTTATATCCTGGAGAAGTGTCATGTTAAGTCAAACTACCAATGCAATCATTCCTGACCAGGCTGTGACCTATAAGTTCAAGGTGCCTGAATTCGCTGAGCTCTTTGAAAGTCTGTCGGCAGAACAAATTCATATCGCACTGGAAGGTGCGTTGAATATCGTCTTTGGTCAAGCGGCTGGTAAAAACCTGCTGACTGCGGCCAATGATGACAGCGATGAGCTGGAAGAAGATCAGAACGAAGAAGAAGATCAACTGGATCACGAAACCCAGATCGTCGGTGCAACCACCTTTGCACTGTTTGCGCATCAGCAGGGTCTGGATGCTGAAGCTTCCGGTGTTACCGAAATGGTACCGGTTGAGGATCCAGAGAACACCCCACAGTACGCGCAACTGGAAGAAACGTTCCGTGGTATTGTTGATCAGTTTGCTCTTGCTGTAGCCGCTGATGAGTACAACCAGGACGTTACTACTCTGTATGGCGAAATGCAATTCTTCAATCGTATCGAATTGTTCACTTACAGTTATGATACGAAGAACGAAGTACTGTCAGTAACCCTGACCGTATCTGTAGGCGATTAATCATTCCATAACTTCCTACTCTTCCGCAAGGGAGAGTAGGGGTTTAGTTGGTTAATTTAATAAAATACTCACTTTACCATTCTTGGCCTAAGAGGGTATCCACCACTAACCCCGATAGACCCACACCATCGTTAAACGCACAAGGAAATAAGTTATGACTATCGTCATCCATGAGAAGCGTTCCGTTAAAAACATTAGAACCCTGTCACAGGAATTGGATACTGTGCTTTCAGGGCTGACAGAGGAACAAGCTAAACTCGTCAAAGAAAAACACATTCGCGATGAGCTGGCCTTAAACAAGTCTTACGACGCCTGGGAACCTCTCCGTTTTTACGGATATAAGAATGATCTTGTATTGGCTAGTGACAATGCACTGGTTTCCATACGTGGTCTGGTTGCATATGACTTTGGTGAAGAGATGCATATCACCACAGGCAATCCGAACTACGAGTATCCAGTGGTTAACATCCCGATCTTCCGGGATGCGAGTAATATCGGTGTGTCACGATTGATCGCTTGTACATTCCTGACGATTCCCGATAAATACCAGGGTATCTCTTATCATGACCTTGAAGTGTTCCACCTCAACGGTCAAAGTTATCAGACACACTTCTGTAACTTGGAATGGCAGCTGAACAAGTCTGACATCAATACAACCGTGATCGAAGAAACGGTAAAGATGCTGCACGCCGAATTACCAACACAAGACTAACATAATACCCTACCCTTCCTTTCGGAGGGTAGGGGTTATTATTTGTACTTTTTTTTTAATGTTAGAGGCAATGTATGAATGTGTTATATCACGGATCTAGGTATAAAAATAATATATTGAAACCAGGATTTAATTATTCTAATAAAGAAATAAATTGGGATAGTACCGAATCTAATAAGAATCTTTATGTTACCGAGAATAAAGAATCAGCCATCCTTATGGGAATAGCTGGACTCTTAGAAAAGAATAATACTTTAAAAGAATTCTCGATATCTGATAAAATCATCACAATTGAATTTTATCCTAACGAATCTAAAGTAAGTATTGATAAAAATGATGAAATCTATCTTTATACCATCAAACCTTTACCAAATCAAAAATGGATAAAGGTAAATAATAAAAATAATAAAGATTTCTCAGAATTTAAAACTACTGATCATATTCAATATGATCGTATTGAACCCATTATTATTTTAGATTGGTTAAAGAAAAATGGTTATTCCCTCAATTATTGTCTTTAGTTGAGAAACATGCATTGTCTTCATTCTTTTTAGTTAGAAAGAATAATAGACTTATATTATTTAAGTAATCTACCACGCAATTTAACTTATACAGGAATGAACAAATGAACTTCACTAAAGAAAACATGAGCACCATTGCCATCGGAATTCTCAACATTACCGAGTCCAGCAGTTTTGAACCGGTTACTGAGGATAGCCCAATCAGAATCATGGAAGGAGTCAACTTAGTCCAGGCTCGTTCTTTTAATGCCGTAACTTGGGATGTTTATTTCCACGATAATTACATCATGACTATCGGCAGTGAAAATTGTTGTGATCATTCGCTCCCTTCTATTTTAACAGACGCATTTTGGGGTCGGTATGTCAGACTTTATGTTGACTCGGTTAAACATAAAGTCTGGACGTTGGCATTAAACGGCAACCCAATTGAAATGCCAGCATACAACATCACTGGCTTTTCTGAAAACAAGAATATTGGCGATGCTGTCATCAAGCAAATGGTTATGCGGTATAAAGGTAATCCGATTGTGGTAATTAACCATTATCCAGATTACGATAAGACAACCAAGCAAGTGGTACCCGAATTATTTAACTTCATTAAAGAAAGGGCATTAACTGGTGAGATCGAAATCTCTCTGTTTGACTAAATAACAATCCTCTACTCTGCCTAGGCAGAGTAGAGGTTACGTTACTTATTTTTTTTTTATCGCAGGATCTGTTCTAAGGTCATGGTTATTGTCTTCAACTGTGACACATGCATGGCCTTCATCCTCGTTAACATGAACTGGGTAAAGATGTAAACCGTTTCCGCTGAGACACGTGTTTCAATTGCCCCGAGCTTATTACCAGCACAAGTCTTACACAAGTTATCCTCAGGTTCTTGACAGAACTGCGGGACGCGCATGTTTACGACTTTACCGATTAAGTCAGAACCGCCTTTCTCAATGATCACCGGTTTGCCGTCAATCAGATAGAATCCCCCGACCCAACCTTTAAAGTTGTGTTTAGTGATCTTCACTGATTCAGTCCGCGGGGATCCACAATCCTGACTACCGATTACGATACGGTTGGTTAAGAGAATAGCAACCTTAACCTCTGCACCACCTTCACCGGTTGCGTTACCACGGTCAAATGACGCCGAGATTGCAGTATTGATATATTCCGGATAATGGTCCTGGTCCCACCCTTCATTTAGAGACTTCCGAAGTAATTGGTATTTACCAGTATTAAAATCAGGCACCATATCAAAGATAATAAACATCTTCTTACGGGCGTTATCAATAAACTTACCGTTAATGAAGAAGTCCGCAGAAGGTCCCGCATATTGGATTTTGGCATCGAGTGCAATAACTTCATCAATTGCCAAAGCGACTGCAGTAGGATCATCAAGTTTACCCTGGTCTTCAAGTTCCTTGAGGAGCTTGTCACGTAGCGCAATTACCTCAGGGTGAACAGTAAGTACATCAATCGAAGATGCCTTAACAAATACGTTGTTCATCCCCTCCAGGTAATCTAACTGCTTGGTCACTTTTAAACAATCGTTAACAGAAGCTTTACCTTCTGGTACCGGTTTATCAGGCGTGGGGTTATCGACCATCAAACCGTCGATGACACCCATGATTGTTCCGCCACTGATACGACCATTGATGTAACTAGCGCGTGTCCCGAAAGACTCATACAACACAACAATGTTAGTCAGGAAAATCCCAATGGTAGTTTCGATTTTCTCTTTAACAAAATCAACCGTATCCATGTCAACAGTAATCGGGTCGTTCTTATAGAAGAGGGGACGATTAAAGTCATCGTGTCCTTCGATCACTACGCGTTGTTTATTCTCATCAATGAAATAGAGTTCTTTCTTTTCATTGTCGCGAAATACTGCGAATGGAACTTCAGCTAACTTCTTGTTGTTGTTTGGAGTATCATGAACCAAACTGAAGATAGACAACAGAAATGTCTTTCTGGTGTATGCTCGATTCTTGAAAGCAAGAAAGAGAAAATCAAGCTTATGCATTTAACTTCACCTTCTTAAGAATATCCATTGCCCGATATGCTTCTTCCACATTTGTGGTTTGATCTTCAATCAATGAGCTAAACTGACCTTGGATTTGTGAATCGGTTAATGACGAGACAATCATCAACGACAGCACATTCTTCAGATAGTCATAAGGACTGGTTGCCAAATCTTTGGCTAAGTCACTCATGAATATTTTCAGATACCCGTCGATGTTTAAACCCGCACCACCACCGTTAATGATGTGTTGCCCACCGTGAGTATCAGCCAGCCACTGCTTGTTGGCTTTAATGCGGTCACGGATGGTGTGATCGACATACTCGGCATCATCTTCATCAATGATGTTCAGTCCGATCAGAATACCACGAATCGTGTTAGCAGAAACTTCTTTAATGAAGTAATCCATATTACTCATGTCGTACTGAGGTTGAGTCATCTGAACAATCTGAATAAAGCGATCTTTACAATCTTGTTCTTCATCGTTTAAGATATCAACCAGACCCAATAAGTCGGTTAGACCATCGAACAAATAGATTGTATCCAGAACACTTTTCAGTTCAGATAAACTGTTCATTTCGATAAAATCTTTATCAATGACAATTCCCATCATCTGTAACGCGTCGATGATTGTGTTAATAAACAGCTCTCTGACGTATGCTATTAATTCCGACGTATCCAGAGATTCATCAATGAATAATTGATTGAGGGTATTGTCGATGAAACTTTCTGGGAAAGAGATTGCAATTAAATTGTACGACTCATTGAATAGTGTAGCTTGATGAGGTGTACAGCGAGCAATAAAGTCTACCCACATCTCACCCATGTTTTCCACACCAAGATCCACATTAGTGAGATCAATCATATCTGACATAATTAGTTCCATTCATCTTTTTTGAGGAGTCATAAGATGACCAAAGCAAAGAGTTCACAAGCGCGTGCTACCAAGCGCAATGCCCGTGCTAAAGCCAAGAAAGTTTCTGCTAACAAGGCACGTACAACGCCAAGTGAGTTGAACAAAAAGAGTTTCCGTAAAGAGTTTACGGGTAATCGCCTGGAGTTCGATCAGGTGTTAGCAAATGCAGTGCGTGATGTGAATCATCGCAAGCAAATTAATGGTGAGTTTAATTCACCTGAAGAAATGGTTGTCGGTCTCCAGAAAGCGGCAGGCGAAGTATTCAAGCTCTACTCTTATATCACGCTGGTTCAGGCACTGGATGAACAGAACATTATTGACCAGCCACTGGTCATTGATCTCTTTGCCGTCTCTGCTGACTTGATCAGTATTGACAAGCGTGTTCAGAACCTTGTGAAGCTGCTTCAACGCGATGAAGAAGAAGCGGTGGTCACTGAGTGTCTGGAGATTGGCACTACACTTCAGAACTACGCAGAGGAACTGTATGCCGAAGTTGCTCGTGCTGAGAAGCATGCGTTGATCATTGAAGAGACCTGGGCGCGTTTGGCTAAAGATATCGAAGGTATCGATGACCCAGCACAACAACGACTGGAAGTTCTCCAGACTTTCGCCTATCAGTACCTCACAAAAGTTAAAGAGGAAATTGATAGCAAAACTAATCCAACTCCTCAAACTGAGGCTGAAGTCGCAACTACAGAATAACCCCTCATCCTCTATACAGGAAAAGAAAGATGTCTGAAGAAAAGAGTGAACTTGAGAAAGGAATCGAAAAGGAAACCGCAATAAAAGTATTGCGTGATGCCGTAATTCGTAAGATGGAGAATTACGACCCTTCCGCTATTCCTTTGTTCGTCGGTAAAGTCGGTGACGTTCACCGCGCTATCTATAAAACGGCAATGACGTATACTGCGCTGCAGGAAGCACTGGCTGAACAAGTCAATGAACGTGCCCCTGCCCGTGATGCAAAAGCATTGAAGGTGAAGTTTGACGAACTGGTAGCCGAGAACTTCCCAGAAATGGAAGAAGCTGATCTGGTTCCGATGTTGGTCAACTACATGACCTTTATTATGCGCACCGCCGACCGGTTGTTACTGCGTGATGAAAACCTGGAATTACTGAATCGCGATAACCTCAGTAACACTGTTCCTGGTAAAGACGGTAGCCGTATTGGCACAGTCCATCCAATCATCCCACAGCGTAACAGTGAACTGTCGGTACGTGACCGTATGCGTCGTAACTTGCGTGGTGGTCGCGGTGAGCCGGATAAGTTTAACATTATTCTGTTAAACTCCATGATCTTGATGCGCGTGGTGATTCCAACTGCACCGGATCTGATTCGTTTGATCAACACCATTGCAACTCGGTTACAGACTTACGGTGAACGTTTCAATGTCAATTCACTTCAGTTAGAACGTGCAGGTATTGCGGAACTGTTGGTTGACTTTGTACTGGACCGCCTGGATTACCATAGTGTCAAAGACGTCGCTGATGTCTACGAACTGAAAGAGTATATCCTGGCCAACGATATTAACCCTATCGTGATGAGCCTGTTGTGCATCACTGCACCGAAGGGTGTGAGTTTCCGCATGTACTGCGTGGCAAACAAATGCCAACATAACGAGATTCAGGTTGTGGATCCTACCACAATGATTCTGGATATCGAAGAAGACATGCCAGCTGATCGCCGTGAAGTTCTCTACGAAGTTGTTAACAAAGCCCGTAAGCTTTCTCGTGAGGAATTGGCCAAATGGCGTCCAGTCTATAATGATCCTGAAGGCAAGGCACTCGATAACGTTATTCCTATCCCAGGTGTGGGTCGGATGAACATTGAAGTGCCTACGCTGAACGAGTACTTTGAAACCTACGCTGCCATGCGTGACCGCATTAACCCGGACTTGCGTGAGCTGGCCATTGAGTTCCCGAATCAGCGTGACTTTAAAGAGAAACGCAAAGAGTACATGTCCGGGATTCGTGGCAGCGAGTATACTCAGTGGATTGGTTCTATTGAGTATGATCCAGAACCGGGTAAAGAGGGCGAAGTTGAAGTCATTGCCCGTGATGATGATCCTCGCAGCTTTGAAGAAGGACTGCTGGATATCTTTAACGACGATGAAGATCTCTACGTCGATACCCTCAAACGTCTGGTTACAGTGATTCCTCGCATGACGTATACCTTTGTAGGTATTCCGAATGACGCGTGTCCATCGTGCAAAAAGGAAGCAGACGGCGAAGACCATGAACTGATCAAAGGGTTTACTCCAATTGATCCGGTTATGAATTTTTTCGACCGTACCCGAATGATGATTGGTATCAGGGAAGAAACATCGAACACCATCGAGGAAAATCTTTCCTAATAGATGAGAGAGACCTGTCCCCGGATTTAGTTGATAAAGCAATAAGCTATTTTATCGAACACGCTAATGAACGGGACGCTCTTAAACGCAAAATCATCGATCGGAGAGTTGCCATGATTATGCGGGGATGGGTTCATGTATCTGAATCAGATAACGCCCAAATCCGCTACAATCATCAGCGAAGGGATCTATTCCATCTCTGGTCTGCAAAGAACGTTGGGCACACCTTCGGGTTACGGGAATACAGCAGGTTCCTTCCATTTAAAGATTATCTTGAGATCCCGATTGACCTCCTTGACGATCTTTTGGAAGGTAACGGTCGGGGTGCTGAGGAGTTGGCTCTTCTTAAGAAGAAGTCTGCCGATAAAGCAGCTGCCGACGCCGCCAGGGACACCGGCTTGGATAAAAACGAAGTAGCCGCAATCGCCGCTGCACAAAGAGGAAAATAATGATGGGTGACAACTTCAACCCTCCAAAGATTGAACGCCGTAACAACACGGTAGATACCCAAGCTGAGACCGATCAGCAGAATACCCAGGCACAAGAAACACGCCAGGTAACTTCTCCTGTCCACATCTACCAGAATGGTATTGATGAGTTCACCAAGTTCCTGAGAGGGGAAATTGGCGGTGGAAGTCTGGAAGAACGCCAGAAAATCCAGAAGTCATTCCTGGAAAGTGTTTGGAATTTCCTGAAAATGGATTACTCAAACATGAAAGAAGTGATGGATTATTTTCTGGTTACCGTCAAGCAAAATCCCAACGAATTTGCCTGGGACAAGATCATTTCTCCACTCGCTGTGTTGGAAGGTACAGTCAACTCGACTGAACTGACTCGTTACAAACGTTTCATGATGTTTGTGACCCTGTTGTCTGAATACGCGCGTAACCGTAATCAGTTCACCACAATGTTTGACATGACCAAGTTCGAAGCCATGTTCAACGGTCAGGCGCGCACTAACCTGCATACCTACGTGTATCGCTAATCAACGATCTATTCCCTACTCTATCCTTCACGGGATAGAGTAGGATATTTTGTAACATTCTTTTTTTCTTCTTCTTACCTTCAAGGAACGTCCCATGAGCTTTTCAGATGTAGAACACTTTGCAGAAATCGTATCGGGTTGTGAAGCCATTAATAGCGGTAATCGTACCGCACCAGAAGCACGCTATGCGTTTGCAGTACTTAAGCTCCATGCTCAGGACAATCCCGATTTTGGTGCTCATGTGGGGCAAGAAGGTTTCCTTGACAGCGTGAAGGCCGGTGCCCAGAAGACTGGTGAGTTCATCAAAAAGTTATACGAAGCCATCAAGAAATGGTTTGCCGATATCTTCCGCACCACCAAGGGTAAATTGGCGTCTATTTTCAAAAGCGGTGACGATGAGCAAAAGAAAGCCATGCGTGAAAAACTTCGCTCAACCTGTACCCCAAAAATTGAAGCACTGAAATCAGCTGTCGGTTCACTGCCTGAGGGTGTTAAGGCAGAAGGGTTTGCGGACAAGGCTGACAAAGCGATCGCCTCGATGGCTGAAGGTAAATCCCCAATGGACGTCATGGCCGGGATGAACGCCTTACTGGATGCGGTCACCAAAGTCAGCAGTGATTTTGAAAGCCACTGCGCCAAGGCACTACCTCGTAAATCAGGTGAATCGCACGCCCCTTATGAGAAAGCCGTGAAAGCGTACAAAGCCTGGGCAGAAAAAGCACAAGCACTGACCAACGCCATTGTTCAGGTCTATAACTATAAAGTCGACGACGCCGCCAAATAACATACTCTCCTACTCACCCTGGGGTGAGTAGGAGTTATGCTTACGCAGCTTTCTTCAGATCTGCTTTTGCTTCTTTAATAAACGGCACCACAGACTCTTCGTAGAAAGAGTTGATCTCGGTTAACTGCGGCATACCGTAGATAGTGTTACACAGTGTCACCGCGTTAGCAATTGGACTTGATGCGTAGTTCACCCCTAAACGACGGAATTCAATACGATCCAATCCTTCTACTTCACACACTTCCACTTTGGTAGTTTTGTTAGACACGTTCAGTGAAACAGTGATGTGAGGATAGGCGCCCGTTACATCGATATCATCTGTGTCTCCACGACCACGTGAACGCCATGAAGGAAGACCAGCATAGATTGCCTTACCTTTATCTTCATTCAGCTCAGCGTGCAGCAGAGCGATCCAATCACGTAAGTCAGGTTTGATCTCTTTCCAGACATCCTCTTTCTTACGCCCCACCGTCCCCCAAACATAACCGTGCTCTAACGCAATGAACGACAGTTTGTCAGAGATCATAGAAGGTTGTGATTGATACGACTTCAGTTCAGACGACGTGACCAGAGAAGGTAACGACAGAGAGTAGTCATTTGTTTTACGGTTCAGGTCTTCGATAACCCAGTTATCTCGGATGTTATACATGACATATTCATAAGGATAATTCTTCACCATGAATTTATGCCACTCTGCTGAACCTGCTTGCAGATGGTCGGCCTCTGGAATATAGAGCTTACCTTCTACCCCTTCTGCAATAGCCGTGTTCTGTAACGAGTAAGATTCTTTCTTACCACCGGGGGCACGTTTAATTGCATAGAAAGACATCCCATCAAACCACTGCCAGTTAGCAGGTGCTTGCACAACCGGGAAACGTTCCTGTGGTTCCAACGGAGACTGTGAGCCATCAACCTTGGTTTTGAACTGACGACCAGGGAAGTAGAAGTAATCCTGATAGACTTGAGGAATAGACGGGTCACTATAAGTTGCCGCCAGATCATACCCTTCGTTCATCAGTGCTTCTTGGTTTCGTTCCATATCAAAGTTTGCGTTCCAACTAACAATGAAATCCATCCCACAACGATGCCAATACTGGATATTCTCATAAACAACCTGCCCAGGGGTATTGACGAGGTTCCAATCGATCTTCTCGACATTGTGAAGTTTCATGTAGTCAGCCAGGTGTTTCGCCGCACACTCATTTAACTTACGCAGAATGATATTATCGTCTTTCTGATCTTCGATTGGGAAATAAGAACGAATACCTGCCCAGAACGCATGGGAACCATGAGTGGTAGATGCCATGTTAACAGGGCCCACGCCACCGTCTTCAAGGATGTAGGTTTCGACGTCGTATGCGGCTACCCCAAATGCTTCTTGTGGTTGATAGTCGGGATACTTCTTATAGTACCGTTCCTTATATACAACCGGAACGGTTTCCTGACAACCAAACACATAGGGGTTGTTCTTCAAGTCATACAACTGTGCATTACGATCAGGACGACCAAACAAGATCTTACTGATGTTTAATGCAAGACGCGATTCATTGGAGGAGAACTTGTCACATTTATTGGTTTCAATGTAATCACGTTTATCTTTGAATCCCTGGTGTTTCTTTTTAACAATGTAGAAATCACGTTTAAAGTTTTCAATCTGTGCTAGTTTATGAGTACGACTTCCATCCTCATGAACATTGGTAATCTTTGCCACCAAGAGATCGTTATCTCGATTGGCTTTGTTGTAAGACAGATAAGCATGCTTACACACACGTCCAACAATAGGACTTTCGTTTTTATCAGTCATGTTATACCCGAATGTTATGACGTCATGAGTTAAATTTTCTACATAATTTGACCCGCCCTATTTATTTACTCCGGAGTACTACCCTATGCTCGGTATTGAATTCCTGAACAGATCAAAAGAACTCCGGTTCGACGGTCAAGAGTTCATGGATTACCAAAAAGGAGATCTGTTTAAAGATCTCACGAAGTTACTTGAAAACTCGATTGTTCAGGAAGGAAATCAGTACTTCTTTAACCGCGCTTCAGACGGTCCAGAAGGGCTTGAAGTATTGATCATGCAACATACCGGTATTCTTATGGAGCTAAGTCCTGAGCATACTCCCAATGCTGGTGTTGACGCTGGGTACATTAATCCCGGTAATGTGCTGAACATCCGCAATGTTGAACAGTTCTTTGCAGCCAAAGATTCCAGTATCGGTCAGACTTTCAAACGTCTTAAAACTGATGTATTAAAAGGTTGGGTTGATACATCGACCGGTCGTGTTGGTGGTGATTTTAGTAAAATCAAATTTACACTGTACCTGAATGACTACCTGAATGCCTTCATGAAGCGCAAAGTGTTAGAGCGTGCCAAAGTCACCATGGCCGAGGCATTGGCTGGCATTATTACTCATGAGTGTGGTCATATCTTCACAGGCTTCCTCTATGTGTACCGTACGGTTGTCGATCCGATCGTATCTACCTCCGCAATCAAAATGATTGTTGAAGGTAAACTATACGGTAAAGAACGTGTGGAAGTGGTTAAGGAAGCATTCAAGTTACTGGAAGTTGGTCAGAAAGTGGATGAAGACGCTATTGCTGATTTTACCGGTAATGAGTTTGTGGTCTATTTTAACAAGGCCACCGGAACACGTGATATACGCCGTACGTTATCACTGGGAACGCAAGAGCGCTCCTCGGAGATCTATGCTGATCTCTATGCTGCCCGTATGGGTTGCCCGAAATCAATGATTGCGGCACTTGCTTCATTACCTATCAGTCAGGCCAGCGCAATCATGTCACTGCAGTCATTGGCATTATGTATCACTGCTGCGGCTGCCTTCGCTCCTGTCGTCGCTACCCTGGCCGGCGTAAACAGCATCTTCATGTTCCTGTGTCATCTGAACGGTTTCTTGAATGGAAATGGTAGCTATGACAGCCAGTATCGCCGTGTGAAAACAATCCTTCGTGACTTTGTTGTTGAAATTAACAGCCACAAAGAGATTGATCCCAAAGCCAAAGCTCAGATGCTGAAAGACGCAAAAGAGATGGAAAAGATCGTTGATGATACCAAACCTTTCCTCGAAGGAACCTGGGTACAGCGTACCGTAGGTTATATCTTCAATGGTAATGATTTCCGGGCGCAAGAATTTGAACATTACACCGATGAGTTAGTCGGTCATACCTTATCACTTTATAAAGATGCCATTTAAGGACGTGTCATGAGTCATTTAGCTCACATTGTAAAACTTAAGCAAGATCTGCTGGGCCTGGGTGTACTTAACCCAGAAGTCCAGATCAACATCGTGCAAACTGCTTATACCAAAGCTCTGCTGAACGTTACCGGTGCTGTTGACATGAGCGAAGAAACTCGCTTTGCTTTTGCTCGCTGGATTCTGGCTTACTGGAATGATGTTACCCCCAATAAAGGTAATTTGATTCTGGCTCAGCTGGGCGATGTCTATCGTAACCTGAAAAAGGTCTTCAACGAGACCATTACCGGTGACGTTGTTATCCTGAAGATCACCCCAACGGTTGAAGCAGCCGGTGACGTGAAGTATGTCGATCTGGACAGCTACGGCGCCCTGGTTCAAACGCTGATCGATGAAGCACGTCATAAGCTTCCTCAGTTCACCAATACTGACGCCATTGCTTAATAAGAGGTCATCATGTCTGAAGAAAATAAAACGACTGATGACGATTCCGTTGATCTGAGTACTGTTATTCAGCTCAGTCCTCATAGCCCTACTGATAAAGTGTCAGTGGTAAAAGGCAAAGAGGGTCAGGAATACATCTCTCTGGATGAAACGTATGAAGTGACTGGTCAGGAATCATTAAATGTCCTGGCGGCGAACTGTCGTGAGTATCTGAACAATAAGCGCCTGCATCCTTCTGCGTTCACTGTGTTGATGATCTCCGGTTGCGAAGGAATGATCCCGAATTACGATCGCATGAATGCAGTTCGTGGTGGCGAGTCGTTCCTGTCTACGTTGAAGCAAGGCTTTATTGCCATTATCAAAGCGGCAAAGAAATTCTTGTTAGCGGTAATTGATTGGATTGTGTTACGTATCCGTACTCTACTGGGTTTTGAAAAGACCGAGAAAGAGCTGGCCATTGTGGCCGAACACAGCGATGACGTTAAGAAGTCACTGGTTGCTTTACTCTCTTCATTAATTGGGGCGGATAAAGTTGACCTGAACGTTGCTGAGTTCTACGAAGCGTTACCGGGTGATCTGACACAACGCGATGCTTTCTCTATTGTCTATAACCGCAATAAGAAAGTCATTGACCAGTTGGATACACTCGCCAGTCTGCAGACGCGTTTGGATGGTATTGACGCAATCATCAAGAATGCCGGTACTGATGCACGACAATCTCGTGGTCGTTATCAGCAGGCTGTTGCCAAGCTTCGTGCTGCATGGGCGGACCAAGAGACATTCAGCAATGCTGACGTTCTTGAGTTTCGTGCAATGCTTGATGAAGAAGTAGCAGTTAAACTCAACCCGACGCCGATTCGTAAAGAACTGTCGAAGTTGATTGATGAAGCGTACGATATTGATCTGGGCTCAATTGGTGCTGACAAGGCATTCAAACAAACCCTGTCCTCACATAAAGATGTGTTGGATAAAACGATCCCTGTGCGGGTGAGTGCGGATGAGTTTGAACGCGTTAAGAAAGTATCCGAACGCATGGGCAAGATCATGCTGAAAGCGGCACATCCTTTTGATGCCGCAACGCTGAACTTCCTGAAAGATGTGATCGAAGTGAAAGATGCCGAGTTGATTGAATCGATCGATAATGTATTTGACAAAGCCGCTATTCTGAAAATGTCATATACCTCTTACTGCTCGACCATTAACGAGTACACCTGGTCACTGAACCAGCTGATCACCATCAGCGGGAACATCCGCCGTAGCATCGCTAACATTGTCAAGTGGTCAACCAACGTTGACAAGCTGTTACTGACGTATCTGACCAAAGATATTCAGACCATCATCAACACCGAAGAAGAGTTACTGAATGAAAACGGTAACAAGATCGCGGCGGTGTACAATGACAAAGGTCAACGTGTCGATACGACCTCTAACATCAGCTATGATGAATTGTTCTTAGCGAAGCACCCGTACATCGGTACTGCTCTTCATACTTACCGCGCTAAAACTGGCGACCTGCGTAAGAACTTTAAAATCATCGAACGCATCAATGGTGGCTTGAAATCATTGGGTGTTCAAAGCAGGATTTAACTGACATGCAAAAAGAAGAAATCTTTGCGGTGTTGGATCGCCTGTACATTGATCAAACCAAATACAACAAGTTCTTTGAATATCTGATGACATTCACAAACGAACCACGTTGTAAGAAAGGTTGCCTGGAATTCATTGGGGAAGTGTTTAACCTTCCTCAGATTGAAGGGCGTGATCAATTAGCGATTCGACTGGTTGCCAGTAAGACAATGAGTAACGCTTACGATACTCGTCATTTTATTGAGAACCATCCCATCACTGTAGGTTACGGCGAAGCACTGAAACAAGGTCGACTGTCCCTGTTGAAACTTATTTCAGAATACATTCTGGACACCTCACGTCGTTTAGATGAAACAACACTGCTTGATAAAGTAGAGCGCCAGGTTTATCTGCGTCGTGCAGTGGCTCGTCTGATGACAGTGTTCCATACCAAGCTTCCTGTTTCTATCAAGACCGAACAGTGGTGCGAAGTTGAGCCGTATGAGTGGATCGATTACCTGACAACTGATCTTCCGACTCTGGTAGGTAAAATCGATAATGATGAAATGATCATGAAATGGTCTTCTCACATTTACGATTACAACCATCTGGACAACGATGAAAATCTTGCTTCACTGAAGTCTTTTGTTGAATATCTCGATACGTTCACCGAGTTCTAAACAAACATAATTCCTCTACCCTTCCTTTCGGAGGGGTAGAGGGTTATGCATGCTTACAGGATAGAGTCTGGCAAATGGCGTTTGAACTGAATTTCCACCGCTTCCTTAATAGTCAGGAATTTATCGGCAGTCTGCTCAATGTTCTTCGACACACTGAATCCATTGGTCGTGTCAACGTTAGTGATTGCATCCACTTCGTAATCACCGGCCATCACAGTAAGATGAACGTCAATGACTTCTGATCCACCATTGGTTTTCAGGATACTGACGATATCACTGTGAGAGACGGTATCTTTCAACAATGTCGTGTTGATCAGAGTGTGGGTAGACGTGTTCAGGTTATCTTTGAGATTCTGATTGCGCATACCGTTCTGAGTCAACATGTACACCACGGCAAAAGTAAGATCGTTCTTCAGAGTACGCTGAATCATTTCGTTCACAACTGTTTTCGTGAAGCCCATGGTTGAACGCGGTTTGAAGACCAGCTTCGTTTCATCCAGTGTGATCTTGTTAAAACTATCGAGCTGTGCTACAACTTGATCCACAAAGAACGCTTCGGTACTTTCCATATACGCCTTGTCGTAATCGTCCTGAGACAGCATGTATGAGAAGTCGAATCCAACGAAGTCCCAATAGTACTTCATTTTCCGTGGAGCCAACATAACAGGATTACCCTGATCATCGTACTTGGTTTGACCTTTCAAGAATAACCACACTGGTTTACCGTCAGCAGTCATAACTTGAGTCCCAGCCTTGTACTTAATCACAGGCAGACCATCAACAAGAACCAGCTTACGAATTGTACTTCCATCAGGATTAGTGACAGTTTCATATTCGTATTCATCGTTGGCATAGATCGACGGTACATTTGCTTCGTACTTCTCATACTGCGCTTCACCCAACATCGGACGAATACGCGTATAGAGTGATCCCAGGTTACGACCAAACTCCACCACGTACTCGGTCTCAATTATCGAGATGTTGGTACTGGAGAACAGCGACTGATCGATCTTCATATCAGAAGCCGACGTCAGTTTTACGCCTGACCCACTCAGGGTGAAGATGAAGTTAGCCGTGGTCTGTAAGTCCACAAAGCTTCCCGCTGTCACAGGCTGACCAAACTGATTGAATCCTTTCAGTGCAATCAAGTCAGCATCGGTGATATCGAAGTTACTCGGAATCTTGAATACGAAGTGACGTTCTTTATCAGAATCCGTGCCTTTTAGTTCTGCCCGCATTGTGATTGGAGAAGTCACACCAGACGGTGTAAATGACAGTTGCAGTCCCACGTTGTCATCACTGAGGTTTTTGTACGCATCAGTAGAAGACGTAACGATGGTGATTGTGTACCCTTCATCGGTATACTGAATATCGATGTTCCCCACAGAAACCTGTAACCCCAACGTCGCATTCTCAAACCGGAAAGTCTGATAACGAATAGATGGATGGTTGGTGCGATAGATACGTGTTACCGCCCGGTTCTTGGTAGTATCAAAGACGTAAGTAAACGGCGTGTACACCATTGACTTCTTCGCCATGGTATCAATTTTGTTCTGGTTACTTGACGCCATCAGCATTTCATACTGAATCTTCGGTACCAGATACGGAGTCTGTTGCGTGATATCGAATACAGCACGCTGTAACAACGTCACACGCAGTCCGTTGTCAATACCCCAACCAGAACCCACAATTTCATCCAGGCTTGTCAGAATGGATCCTACGTTTACACCCATTGCAGAGTTAAAGCTTGCCACGCTGCTGTCGGTATACAGTTTGGAATCCTGAATCGGCAGATCTTTCGTTACCCGGTACAAACGGTCAGTAATCAAGTCAATCGATTTAACTGAAGAGTACCCGTTATATAAGAGGAACTGAGAAATGTCGTTGTTACTGATTGGGATCAGACGCTGACGGTGTCCGTAGATCAATGTGTCCTTCAGGTCCTGGAAGGCAATGGCATTACGACCACCAGTGATCGCAGTCAGGGCATCAACCAGCACGGTGTTGATTCGAGCAAACGGTTTCTCAAACTGGTTCAAGGCGCCGTTGTCGTTAGCGTAGTCAAAGAACTCGTAAGAGAAGTACTGACCTGTTAACGTTGAAAGATCTCGATACAATTCACCCTTGGTAGTGTAGACCAGGATATTGATACGGGCAGACCCAATAATGCCGTTCTGAGTATAAACCGGAGGAACCGATGCTTCAAAGGTGGTTTCTGTTTTAAGATCAATCACCAATGTAGGTTGGTTAGGATCGTAGTTTTGATTGTTATAAATAACTGCCATCTCTGAGCGGGTAGTGGATCCATCGGGTGTCAGGAACGCACGTACCGCATAGATAGAGTCTTTGTAATCAATCGTCTCACGGAAGCCAGCATTGGCGTTGATGGGTTTGTTGGGAATCAACGTTGCTTTCAACTGACGAATCGGTAAATGGATTGCCAGATAACGTAACCGGTCGATATCCAGATAGGTGACGTCGGGAGTGTTGGTTGACAGCGGATTCAGTTTAGACTGACGAGTACTATCATACACAACTTCGTAGCCACCGTGATCCATCACACGAATCTCAACCGGGTTCTCCAACAGGAAAGGAATCCCAGCAATAGTGATCTGTGTATCGGGAGCAATGACCAGCTTACGGTAAGTATTATCCAATGTGCCACTGGTTTCAGTATAGCGAATTGCTAACTCATCCAAAGCTTCTTCAGAGATAATAAACCGCACTGTGGTTCCACTCGGCTCACCATACACACCGTACCAATCAGCGTCGCTCATGGTCTTGGACAGGTCACCGATATTACGGGCATGAACACGATACTGTCCTGCATCCACATCACCCAGACGGGAGATGAATCCGTATTGTGTCCCGGTCACCAAATCCACCATAAACGCAAATGGATGATCGGCCGAGTTCAGTGTCCCTTGTTCAGCGGTAAAGGTCGACTCGATGTTATTAAAGATCGTAGCGATTACACGGCTGGGGTTATTCGAGATTTTATTTAATTCTTCAAAGGTCATGCTACTACTCATTTTTAGGAACCCACCATGTTAATTTAATACCGGTGCGTCCTTTATAAGAACGCGGAAGTAATAAAGGGTATGCTCCACCACTGTATGCAATGTACTCTTCGTTAGACAGCTCACGAAAATTGTTATTGCGGACATTTGGCATGATACCGGGGTTATAAAGGAAACTGTGCTCATTGAAAGATTGAATCAATCCAAACTCATCTTGCCGTTGACCCGCCGATGAGAACTGAACGGTGAAGTCATCTTGCCCTTCCCCACGCAAGGTGTTCTGGGTGGTATCAATGGATGCAATAGCTCCTGCAGGATAGGTAGTTGGGATAGACTGTATCGTCGCAAAGATGTGTTCCAGGAACATGGCATCTTTGTTCATGATCAGGTGATAGATACGGCAATCGTAATCGATACGGTTACCCATCAAGTACCAGTCACGTGGTGTAACCTGACGGTCTCCCGAAACTACTTCTGAAATATAGTCTTCCCAGTACTGGAACAGTGCTTGAATAACGGAAGGCTTGGGGTTGTAATACGTTTGGTTAATGCTATACACCCCGTTCTCTTCGAGCTTACTGGCAACCCGCTGGTAGACCTGGCTGCGTAATCCAGGTTCAGAAGTTTCAATGGATAACTGAAGATCACTGAATCCCGTAGAGGTTTTAATAAAGGTTGTAAGGGGAACAATGAAGGGCATGCGGTTATCCAGAATCTTACCAGCATTACTGGCCGCCCACCGTTCATCCAACATCCCTCTTATATACGCACCAATACTGTTTTGACCCGCACCGTACAAACTCACCAGCTTCTCAGAGCGACTAATGTTATCATCTGTAAGGTTTAGCTGCGGTCTGGTGACAAACGGCAATCCTATGGTGTTATCGGATAACGGCATCATTGCCGGTCCCTGACCTAGGATCTTTAACCCTCTTAAAGAGTTAATTAAAGGCGATGACCATCCTGGGGAAACGCCCTCTAATAAAGAAGCGTCAAATATCGCGTCTCTATTAGGTAGGTTCTCCCCTGAATAATTTGTAAAATCATTTTCATTTGAACTCATAAATAAACCTTAATGGAGTACGTAATGATTCCTCAAGCTCTTTCCTTGGGTGCCACGTTGCTTCAGGTAGCAACTTCATTTGGCGCAAGTAAGAAAGGCGTTGACGAAGCTAAGAAAATCATTGATGGAGCGGCAGCGACATACAATGTTCTCCAGACTGGTAGTCTGGCTAAATCTGCTTCCAAAACTCTGATCTCGCCTTTAGTTGCTGTTGAAGACACCCTGATCCACCAAGATTACATGTCCGATCTGATGACCGTCATTAACCTGCGTGACATCAATGATGTTCTTTCTCACTTCGCCCAGCAGGGTAGTGTGGACGGCATCAAAGTTTCTGATCTGATCGATGGTATTCAACCTCGTCGTGCGGGTTTCCTTTCACTGCAAGGTGCTGAGTCTTTCGGTAAATCCGAATCAGCTCTGCGGGCTGAGCGCATGAAAGAACGTGCTGGCCTGGAAGCACAAGGTCCAACCGGCAAACCGCTGCAGAATGTTGTTACCATTAACGGTAAACAATACGCTGACCTGCAAGATTACAAACCGCTGGCCGTAGGTCGTACTGTTGACGCCTCTGTTAACATCAACGGCACCCAACTGACTTTCCCACTGACTTTCCGTCAGACTCCGGTCCCGGTAACTTCATCAGATCTTCAAAAGATCTTTGAAGCGGCTCGTCCGCAGGATGGCTGGCTGGCACGTATCATGATGGCGCGCACTGGCGAGATCACTTCTCCTGAGTTACTGACCGGTGAAGACGAGATCAAACGTGAGTTCCAGATTCGTAAAAATGACCTGTCTGGTTATTACAGCGAAGTCACCGACCGTGCAAGTAAGAACCTGCAGGCTGCTCTGCGTACAGGTATCGTTAGCATGAATACCCAGGCTAACACCATCATCATGTCCTCAGATACTGCTCGCAACATCGAGCTGGAACTGGGTGTGCGTTTCGACGGCAGCGGTATCAACAAAATTCGTAAAGCTGTAATGGCTAACACCATCGTTGTTGTTAACGATGCATTAGGTCTGTTTACATTCTACTACGCTGGCAACAACGTACCGGAAGAGTGGACTCAGCGTCAGATCACCGTGAGTGCTAAGAAAGACACATCAATGGATCTGGCTTCTTTGGCAAAACTGTTTGGTGGACGTTAATCCATGATCATCATTAATGATACCCCGAAAATCGACGTCCTCGTTTCGATGGATAAAGAGATCGTTTATCTGCGAGGTCTGAGCGATACCCTGAAGTTGCTGCGCGACAATGCAGATAACTACACAGCGGCTGAAGCCTATGTTCAGCGTAACGCCGTACTGAAAGGTATTGAGAACGACGTTAAGAAACGCATCAATGCACGCAGCACCCTGCTGGAAACAATGGACTTCTCCATTACCCAGCTGCTGGCTTGGCTGCCGAAACTGAAAGACCGCATCACGCGTAGCAAGACCGACAACTACGACGTGGAAACCATTACCTTTAAAGAGAAAGGTATTCTGGACAGCGTTCAAGCCATTAACTTCTTCAATCGCTATTCCGGTATTGTACTGGATATCGTGATCACGGAAGCGGGCAAAGAAGTTAACATGAACACCTTCTTAACGAAAGTGGACCTGGGCTTCTTTAATGACACGGCGAAGTACTTCTCTAATTTGCTGGTTAAGTTCTCTCAGTCAATCAAGACGTTGGATACCATGATCGACGATCTGACTGATGAACCGTACGACGCACAGTCAGAAGAAGTTATTGCTGCCTCTGTCGGTGACAAAGCTGTTACGGTCCAACGTAATCTGGCTCCACACCAACTGAACCCGCTGTTCTGGTGGCGTATGCGCCGCATGAAGAAAGACATCAAGTCACTGGTTGATGCCAATGCTGATATCGACATGCTGGCCATGAAGATTGCTCGTCTGAACAACCGTCGTTCTGGTATCGAAGATCCAAGCCTGGATCGTCAGATTGAAATCTACCAGGATGAGATCATTAAGAAACAGGGCAAGATTGCTCAAATCGAGGCGCGTTATGGCGACTGAGTTTAAGTATCTTAAATTCGGTTTGGTCCCTGCTAACTTCGACACAGGTATTCTGGAAAACAACGAACGCATTATCAACTCCTTCCTGGGAGCTTGGAATGAGTTTCAGTTAATGAATGACGCCGGTTCACATTCTGAAATCTTTGGCATCACTCGTCGTTACATCGGTGCAAGCTTCCGTAACTGGTTGATTGTTAACTTCCGTAACGGCGGCGGTGCACGCAAAGAACTGGCCAGAAAAATTGTTGGTTATATTGCCGGGCGTCTGCCGGGTTCTGTGGTTATCGGTCAGATTAAGATCGACTTTAACCGTATCTCCAACATCAGCCGTAACGGCGAAGTCATTCATACCTCCATTATCTATGACGAACATCAGGAATACCGAAACCGGTATCAGGTCGAGGATGTTGACTTCAGCATTATCGAAGAACGTCACTTCTACGATTGGATGGCATTGATCGGTCCTGAGCTTGCAGCTAAATTCTGTTTAAGCATGGATGGTATCTACTATGACAAGTAGTTTGCTCGGTAATTTAAAAGCCGCAGCAATCAATCCTGCCTCTGTTCAAAGCGTGCCGAAGCTTACTGAAGAAGCCAAGACCGCGATTGATAACTTTCGTGTTAACCTGAAAGTAAAGGAAGAGTTGCAGTCCGCGTTGGACACACTCAGTAACAGCGAAGATTATCAAATTACCACAGAGATGGCGAACGCTGTTGATGACCTGGTGATGCAAAATGCAAACCTCTCGGTCAGCAAACACGGTGTTTCCGTCTCTGGTAATGAAGCATTCGGGATTAACATCACTCCGGCTGAATGGCGTAAAGTCCGTTCTGTTGCTCTGCATGAAATGTTAGGGGAAACCTATAAAAACATCAAACGTTGGGCAAACCAGCTGGTTGAAAACTTCCACCGCAGTTGGTTGGAGTTAACCACCTCCACAGAGGTCCTGGAAACGCGTCTGGAGTCATTAGACGCTTTACTGGATGTAGTGGACCAAGTTAGAGAAGGGTGCACTGAAGTTGAGCTCAACGAGCTTATTGTGCGTTCTATCTCTAAAGGTGGTCGCATCCTGAATGGGGATTTAGGTAAACAGTTGCAAGGTGAGGTGAATTACATCACCTCTTGTCTGCGGGTGTGGGAAATGGAACAGGTTCGGTATAAGAACTCTGTGATTCGCTATTTCGGTAATGACAAGAACAATGACATTACCGACATTGAGCGTCAGATCCCCAAGCTGTTTAATCAACGTTCAAAACTTCCTGATGACAATTCCGACATGTTGTTTGCTAAGCAGACTTTCGGGATGTTGGATGGGGTGGTATTCCAGGGTATCACGCTTTCGCCTGCTTGGGTGAAGGACAACGTTATCGTTCCGCAAGATAATACCCTGTATGCCGACTCTCTTTCAATGACGGGGTACCGGGTTGTTAAAGATGGTGCCGAGCGTTCTGGTAAAGCCACTGTTAAGGTTCTCTCGTTGACTCAGATCTTTATTATCCGTGATGTGATTCAATCCATCATTGATAAACTGAAATCAATGAACCAGGAATCTGACCCTGTTAACTTTAATCCCGACGATGTGAAAGATGTATTATCTACACTGCGTCAGAGTAACTCAGGACAGGACCGGGCTTATCAGTATGGGCTGATCACGGCTGACTATCAATACGACGTCAACCACTTTAAAACCCAGGTTTCCAATATGTTAATCGTATTGGTCAGTCATTTGATCACGATGTTGAGCTTGCATCTGGAGTGCTACAATGTCGAATAGAAGTGAGTTGCGTGACTCTCTTCAAGGTTTGATCCTTCAGGATATCCGTGTTGATGGGGCAGAATCCTTCTTCACGGATGTTCTTGGGAAACTTAAACAAGCCGGGTCAGCGGCAGGAGAAACGTCAGTTAATGCGATCTCTCAGGCTACCAAAGCTGCTGTGAGTGGGATTGTGAAAACTATCGGCACGCGTCGTATGTTTATCGCACACACCCACCACCGTTTAAGTAAAGAAACTTTGAAGGAAGAATTAACCTTTAACACTGCGCTTTTGAAGAAAGTCACTCGTGATGGAAATCCGGCCGATATCCTTGATGGACTGAATGATCTTCAAAAGACAATGGATTTACTTAAATCCTTTTTACAGGACGTTGAGGTTTACTCAAGTAAAGAACTGAGTTACCTGGAACGTATTGCTTCAGTTGAGACTACGGATGACGCAGTCTCTGTGTTAAACGGAATGGATGCGCTTAAGTATCCTGAGTTTAAACTACCTGACAGCAAGATGAAAGATTCCGTCTCTTCTGTGATGTTACCTGGCGGTAAAATGATTTGGTTTGATGAGCGTTCTCACAAAACCAGTATCGTGAACTTCAGTACCCCTGCTGAAGAAACCACTGAATCTTTTGCGAAAGACGACGTCAAAACCATTTTGACGAAGTTAACCAAATTGGTAGAAACGTATCAATATGTTGTGAAGGCCCTTAACCAGTACGAAAGTTACACAAAGAAATTCAATACTGTGCTGGGTAAGTCTTTTGCCCATTTAGATACTTTGAAAGGAACTCTGTCTGCGAGTCTGCTCACGGATATGCGTTCTCGCTTGGAAGGCAACACGAAGGTGTTCTCTTTGTACTCAGGGTTTCTTCCACAGCTCATGATCTACCTGGACGATTATGTGGACACTTTATCGTCCTACTTAAGTAAACAATTTAATTAAATCGTTTTAACATTTTCTATAGAAAAAGGTAATTACCATTATGTCTCTTAAAGATATCTTTGCAAGCGTTGCCGGCCAAGAAAACGCTGATCTGTCTGAAACTACCATCATTGCTACCGCTGAAGAAGCAGCAGAAGCGATCGTCGATAAAGAAATTGCCGATGCTGAACGCGATATCGCTGAGCACGACAAAGACATCGCGTCGCACGAAACTGCGATCGAAGCTCTGGAAGAGAAAGTTGAAGAGCTGGAAGAAGAAGTCGGTGGCATGGAATCTATGCTGTCAGGCGCAACTCCTTTCAACGCTGAACTGTTTGCGCACCGTTTCGCTCGTGCTGCAAAAATCTCTGCCAAGTTTGGTCAGCCGGTTGAAGTCCAGGGTGCCGAGTCTTATGCCGATGCCTCTACTGCAAGCCTGAATGCATACGCTGGCGTTGAGTCTTTCAAAGAGACTGCTGGCAAAGCCGTTGGCGCGATCAAGAAATTCTTCGTTGATCTGTACAACAGCTTCATCGCAATGTTTGTTGGTCTGTTCAACAAACTGAAAGGTCTGAAAGCAAAAGCTGGTAATCTGAAAGCCGCAGTTAACGCCGGTACCGTGAAAGATGGCGAGATCTCTCTGCCTAAGTCTTCTGCGCTGCTGGAAGCTAACGGTAGCTCTAAAGCTATCTCTGCTCTGATCGCGGTACAGGGTAAAGCGTTCTCTGAACTGGGTGGTCTGGGTCTGGCTCGTGAAGGCGACTCTGCTCAAGCAGCTCACGCTGTTGCTGATGCGTTTGGTGCCGCTGGTTCTAAAACCATCGAAGGCAAAACTGATGACACCGAAAAACTGGTTGTCAAAGTTGGTTCAAACGCAACTGTGGAAATCGTTGCACCAGTACGCGATGGCGGTCTGGGTAAAGCCTCTGTTTCTGTGAAACTGGGTGAAGCTGGTAAAGGTGGCAAACTGGAGAAATCTGTTCTGCTGTCTCTGGTTAACAGCGTAGCGTCTGATGCGGACAAACTACACAACGCCAAACTGGATAAAAATGCTCTGACCACTCAGCGCGATAAAGCGATCGGTGCGATCGAGAAGAACCAGGCTCCTAAAGCTGATCGTTCAGACGACGACAAGAAAGAAGTCAAGTCTACTGTCGGTGCCGTTAAAGGTGCTCACACCGCCGCTCTGAAATACGCGCGCGCTGCGACCAACCTGGGTGCTGATATCCTGGAAGCACAGCTGGCCTTCGTTAAGGCACACCTGGGCGGTTCTGCTCCTAAAGCAGAAGGCGCTAAGTAATAGCGTTTGAATAACATTCGGAACAAGGGGCTTCGGCTCCTTGTTCCTTTTGTTGTTTGTTTGAATGCTATGATCTCACTAGGAGTTTATTATGTCTCAAAAATTGATTCCAAGCCCTAAGGAACCCGTTGACTCTACCGACTATATTTACGGGGAGCGCATGGAACCTTATGAGGGGCGAATGAACTTCTTTCTTAATGAGAAAGTGGACGTTAAGAAAGATAATGTTAAAGATGAAGACAAAGCTGCTGTAGATGGCCTTGAAAGCGTCATACAACGTTTTATTACCGCCGGTGCTATCACGTTACCCAATCTTGAAGAAGAACGAGTAGGGTTGATTGTGGGCGGTTTAGAAGCAGCAAATAAAGTTAAGAGTGTTATTAGTTTCCTGGTACAGTTAGCCAAGGACGCTGTTGACTTCTTATTGAACCTGGTTAACAACCGTATTGCGCGTTTGGACAATCGTGAGTTTCGTGTTTCCACTAACCGTAAGCGTGAAGGTATTTCCTCCACACCGGTTAAATACCCGGCAACAATTCGCCGTGTTATGGATCCACTCACAATCTCTCTCGACGGGAACTGGGTGGTGGGTTCGTTAAACAACGTGACCGACTACTACAAAGATACCGTGAAGGCGTATCAGCAGTTAACACGGCTGATCAGCGATTCTACCGGGGAGGGATTTGATTTACAGCGCCAAATTGATAAGACCGTTGATATCGTCAAAACCCAGATGGGGATGACGGATAAAGGGGATAACTTTATTTCAAAGATTCTTCCTGGTGGTCGTCAGTTAGTCATCGACAAACCCGATGTCGAAAACCTGAATAAGGTTGGTGTCTATTTCCAGTCATCCAGTGTGATCGTGAAATTGCTGTCACCTGAATATGAACCTAACGGTCCAATGATGGATGGGGTATTGGGTTCGGTCCGTAAGTGTATTAAAGAGATTCGTTCTAACCAAAGTACGGTGTCTCAACTGTACCGTGAGTTTGAGAAATCAGCACGGACACATGAACGCAACAACGGCACCATGACATCGGATCAACGCACATACCTTAACTGGTTAATCCGGTTTAACAAACGCTTGATGTCGGTTAACCTTCAGTACGTGTTGACCAGTATGGATGTTGGGTTGGACTTCGTTAATTCAGGATTACACAAATGAACATCGATGCCATGAACTTTACCTTGACTCATTTAAAGAGTTTGGGTATCGGGGCATTTGACGCCTTGAATAATGTTAAAACTAACACACCCCCTGACCACTTAGTGTTTGCAAAATCCAGCTCTGACGATAAAGTTCTTTTGGTGGAACGATTATCAAGGTCAGGGCTAGTGATGAAGAAATTCCAATTGGCTGATTTGTTTCCATCGGTAATTGACATTCGACTGTATAAGAAGAGTGTGTTTATTACCCAGAACCAAATTGATGAAGACGCGGCAGCGACATTGAATAACAAATATTCAACGAACCTGACCATGACCGACCCAAACATACTGAACACCGCTTCATCTTTCGATGAAGGCAGTGTGCGGGATTTCTTTACATTTTGCCGAGCATTTGGTTTTTATGAATTAACCCTACGTGAAGTACATCTTGTTACTATTGAGGGGAAGCTGATTATTTCAGTGAACTCAACGCATGATTACCTCACCGGGTTTATTGAGGTTCTGGTATGATCTCGAATCAAGATAACTATTTATTTCTGAAGCAGATCCTTACGATCATTCAGGCGCAACGCAGCGGGGTTGAAGTTGAGTCAGGTGACTCGTTGCTTGAACCCGAGTCGACTGCCCACATGGCTCTCAAGAAGCTTATTGAGATCGAAGAGGAATTTACCATTCCTCGCTTTGGTGATAATGTCACAGAGACAACGATCGATTTCACTGCGCCAATTGAGGCAATCAAATTCTGGACTGCTGACCTTCGTGAAACGGACCTGTCGAATAACGAAGCCATGCAATTAGTTTTAGAAGTTGAGAAACCTGACAACCTTTACCGCAGTGTCATGGAATATCCTCTTCTTACGTGTCCTGATGATCACAAAGTAAATACAAATGACGGTACCCGTTTCCCTGTTACCGCTCAAACGTTTATTGATGCAGCCAATGCTGTTGATGATGCATTAATTCTTATTAACAAGTGGGTAACTGACGATCTCTCACATTTCTCAGTAGCTCAGCTTATTGTTTTACTTAACTGTGTACAGCTGTTAGATGAAATGTTCCAGTTCGGTAATGATTGTTTCATAGGGTGTTAAGATGACGCAGGACGATGCCTTTTTAGATGTTCCGTCTAATCCAGAATTAGACGCTGAGTTCGATCACCTTAATTGGATGTTCGATGGGTATGTTTCTTTATCGACCGCAACCCGCGATGGGTTCCGCAATCTCAGTGGTAACGAATCGTTTTATTGTCTGCATTTCGATGTGGGTCAGGTTGCCGGCACCGAGGCTAAGTTGTCTGACAGCATTAAAGAAGTGGCTCAACGGCTTTACAACAACATCACAGACATGTTGAAACGTATCAGCACGTACTTCTTCGGTGATGCTCAGAAAAACGCTAACGATGCGGCTGAGAAAGCAGAAAGTGCTATTGCTGCCCTGAACGAGATGGAAGGGAACACGCCGATCCCTGATGACTCCCCGTTACGCAATCCTGATAACATCATCAAAGCACTGGAAGGCGGTGCCGAGTATAATGAAATCAAAGATGAGAACCGTGACTTGGGTGGCGCAATGGACAAGATCCGTACTGCCGCTGAAAAAGTCAAGGGTTGCGATACTGTCGCTAAACTTCGTACAGTCTATGCTGAGATTCAGTCAAGTTCAAACCAGGGATTGCAATCGGTGGGTGGTTCACTGCGGAAGGTGTTGAGTAATGCACAGCAGGCGGCAAACAAACTGCGCAATCTGAAAGCCCCGGAAGAAGATGATACACCGGAAGTTAAAGCCGGTATCAAGGAAGAGAATAAAGACGCCAGCGATGAAGCCAAAGATGAAACAAAGAAAGCACGTATCATCGGCGGGATGCAGAATAAAATCGTGGGTGCACTGAACGCTGTTTCTAAAATGGCAAAAACGGTAAAAGAGAAACCAGCTAAATCTAACTTCAAGGGGTAACGATGTCGTATAACTTTAAAGACGACATTGCCTCGCGTTTACCAGAAGGGTATGCGATCTATCAGATCTATTCCCTTAATGCTGACGTTACTCGGATAGAAGGGATCAAGGGGTCACTGAAGACGTTCTTTGAATTAAAGAAAGTTGATATCGGTGAGTATTTCTCCAAGATCCCAACTATCACTGTACCGCAGTCGGTGACAATGAATGACCTTTATGACTTAGTGAGTGAGATCTACGGATTGGGTTTAGTGCGCGGGGTAGACTATTACGACACCAGTGTCTTAAATCCGTCCTCAGTGGCTCAGTATATTGAGTTACCGATCTCGGCTAACAGTTACGGCTATAAAGGTGTTATTCGTTGCTACATCGTTCTGGAAGCGCTTACAGGCATTGGTCTCGGTATTAAACGGGATATCACCAATGTAGATATCGCCGCTGGATTAAATAAGTTAAAATTCCGTAACTTCCTTATGGGTTCGATCGCATCTATTACCGAACCTAAGTTTGTCAAGAACACACTCTCGTTGGAATTCATTACTGCCATCATTAATCGGTTTAGTACCGAGGTTGATGCGAGTACACTGGCACAATGTAAATCATTGCTAACCGGTGCGCGTGTGGTAGAGAAGTATTCAGACGGTCTCTCTGATGTCGTTGTCATTATCTCTAATCAGGAACTCTTCCAGATTCGTTATATCATTTCATTAAAAAATAATGGTGTAAGTGATAGTACGTCTGATAACTCGAAAGGGTTAACAGATGGAGATACTGATAGCAGTGCGGAGAATCCGGTGAGTGGGGAAGGGGATTATAATAACACCGAACAGAGTGAGGATCCTTATTCCTCTACCGAAGGTAATAATCCAGAAGAAGTGGAGATAGAAATTGGATAGTACAGAACTCATTTAAATTATTAAGCTCTCTTACTCCTTAATTGGGGTAAGAGGGTTTGATGTTATGATTGTTCTAGAGAGGAATAAATATGCTTAGTGTAAGAATTCCTTCTTTTGAGACATACAGAATTGGAACCCGTCCAGCTGTATTAGCTTCACTGGAAAAGATGCTCAAGTATTTCAACATCAGTGTTGATCAACGCATCCTCTTTAATGGTGAATCTGAAGTCTCTAAACTCTTAGGAGGAGAAGGTAGCGATAAAAGGGGTTCTGACCTGGGTGTAGATTTGGGTTACGACAACAAACTTTTTGTTGAATTAGAACGTGTGGAGTCAGGGTACAACGATGAGTTAGATGCTTACAGTGGAAACTTGTCTAACCCACCGCTGTGGTACGAACCCAATACCAAATCGACGATCATCCCTAAGTTCATTACCCGTCGCTATAACGTGACTGTGAATGCCTACTTTAAAGATCGCGTAACCGCAGAACGTTACTTGACCAATTTACGTCGGGGAACGTTCTCACCCCATCAGAACGTCTTGTTCAATGTGGATACCCATTTCCCAACCACTTATCCTCAGCTCGAATGTTTCCAGGAAATCATGACCCGGTTACAGAGAGCCGGTGTGGTTGCTCAAGATAAAAACTTCATTGACTGGATGGAAGAGTGCTCGACAGTTCCGGTTGGTATTCTGCGTAACGTTGCATATAAAGCTCCGGTGTTTGTGTTTAAACAGCAAATGGCGGATATTGGCGTTAACATGGAAAACCCGAACATGGCGTTTGTTAACCAAGGTTCGTATATCGGTAAGTTCGAAGTGAGCTTCCGTTATTGGTTCTACTGGTCTGAGATGTCTGAGTGGGTAATGAACTACCCTATTCAGGTTTATCAGCAACCGATGCCACCGGATTATATTCCTGATGTCTTCGAGAATAACAAAGAGGAATATGTAGCGCGTCGTTTCTTTGAGTCTGCTGCTGCCCATAAAGTGTGGGACTACCAGAAGAATCAAGCACCGTTCTATCACGTTCTTCCATCTCAGGACAACTGGCGTCCAGACCCAGTCTATTGGCTTAGCCCGCAGTTGCAGGTATTGGTGAATGTCGAGAACACGGAAACCCAGGTCCTGTTGAACATGACAGACATTCAGGGATTCACCTGGAATGCCACGTTCATCAAATATCTGATTAAGTACCATGACAAAGTCACCACTCGTCACCGAAATCCGATGAACATCAAAGTCTACTCAGATGACGGTCAGAATGCAGAAGAAGTATTGCCGTCTCAGATTGTACTTCAGGAGAACGGTGACCTGGTTCTGTTGCGCAAGCCAAAAATGAGTAACTGCTATCGGGTAGTGTTCTCACTCGACTACGCATTGCGCTTGTACGATGACGAGTGTGTCGAAGATCTGCTGAATGACCCCGACTACGGCAAGTGGTTAATTGGCATTCTGTTCCCACAATACCCACTTCCCGATAACTGGGGTGATAATGGGTGGAGTGATTGGGAGGACGTTTACGATGGTATTGACGTGGGAGATGGACCACAACGTGGGTTCTACATGCCGTATGGAATGTTGTACTCCTTGATTGTGGCGAAGAACTCCGATTCTTATCAACGTTATCTTCAATTAAAAAATACAGGTAAGTTAAATGGCTCAGACTTCTATCGGTGGGACCAAGCCACCAGTTGAGGAAGTACGCGCTTTACCTGAGGAATACAAAAGCGAGATTATTGAGTCTCGCTATGTTCCCCAGACAAGCCTTCTCTCAATGGTACCGGGTACGCCCACACGCACAATCTACTACCGTCAGTACTTAGGGCACAGTAGCGAACAGATCAGTTTCCAACCAGAGAGTATTGAGACTTATCAGTCTTATATTCGTATCAACAACATGATTATTAAAGTTGATAATGGCAATGGGAACTACAACTTTCTCCCTGAGACCGGTCAGTCGACACATCAGCTAACAGGGTATGTGTTGTTTGACTTGGTACCGGCTAAAGGCGATCTGTTCATTAAAGATATCGGTGGTGGCAAAGCAGGATTGTATACCATCACTGAACAGCCTGAACTCCGAACCATTCAAGCCGATAAAGTTTACTATATCGAAGCCACACTTGAAGCGGTCATGACTCAAGCTATCCAGACTAACCTGGATACCAAAACAGTCAAAACCTTGTTCTATTCTAAAGACTCAGCGGTTAATGGCGGTAACGCAGTTTTAACGGTTGACGATTATGAAATGAACAAGAAGTTGTATGACGCCAAGTTTGCGATTATGGACGACCTTCTGTCTCGCCATTATTACGCAGAAGAAGACACCGTCATAATTCCTAACGAAGCCAACGATCGGTTGTATGATCCCTATCTTGCTAAATTCCTGAGCTACGTGATTCCGGCTAATGAGATTGCGCCCCGTAATAAGATACGAACGCTTAATGTTCAGTATTGGGTCAGCGGTACTCGCATGCAGGAGCCCATGACTGTTTGGGATATGTTCTATCGCAATGATTTCTCTCACCCAGAACGGTATGTTAATGACTTCTATACCCACTACCGTTCATCCATGCTCAATACCCGTTTCTACGGTGGTATCTTCTTCTCCAAAATGGACCGTGCAATTACGATTCATAAAGAAGGTGCTCAAGTGGCTCCCTATCAGTTCAGTGGTGCGTTAGTTCCTGCACCAACAGCGGGCATGCCACGCCGTCCTGTAGAGGGTATTCCTTGGACGTACTTCTTTGGTTCAGACTTCTTCAAAGGAGAAGGTACCGAAACACAGCAGTTTATCTGGCGGATGTTCCGTGACAAGATCGTTGACAAGAAAGGGCTCTTAGATGTCCTGGATGGTTACTGGATCTTGGATGACGTCAACAAGCTGTATATGGGTGGGATTTATTTATTAGCGATCAGGACGGCATTGATAACCACAAGCGATTTCACTTAAGGGTTATTATGAACACTGAACGTTATATGTTTTTAAGAAAAGAGCTGATTCGACTGCATCAGCTTTTCACTTACCGTACTTTCGTGGTCACACTTCCATTAGCGTCTTTCTTGAGTACCAAGCAGCTACAACACTACCAAGAGAACCCACCAATTAATGGATTTGAGTCCATTACCCAAACCAGTGAGCGTCCGTACACAACGGCATTCATACTGCGTGCAGTGGCACTCACTGGGGAAGGATTCACTATTGGATTTCGAAATGCCCGGCAGGATATTCCGCTTTTGTTTAATGCTATTCAAGATTGGATCAAACACTGGGTCGAGATCAAACACAACGGTGGGTACCTTCGCACACCAGAGATCAAAGAGCTGGAGCTGATGGAGAAATTGGGGCGTTATCTTTTTACGGCCTATTCCCATTATCATCATGAAAAGATCAACCGGACATTGCATGTTCCGGATCTCAAGAATGCCACCTTGTTAGATATCCTGCGCGGTAAGATGATGTTCGGTGCCGACTTCGATGAGCCGATTTCGTACATCTCCTACCTGGACGAATACAAATCGTCAATAGGGTATAAGGATTATTCAACGGACCTGGGTTCAGATACCTTGAACTTCTTGAAAGGGTTCGGCGGGGGTGGAATGTGATCTCCAGTCAAATCGCAACGGTCTTAAAACAAGCACAGCTCACGGCCACACTCTCTAACAAGATAGCCGAGTCCGTTAGTATCACCGCGGTGTTTATTACGCCCACAGGGCAGTACACAGCGTTAGGTGTGGAACGGATGATGAACCGGGCAGACTTTATCGATGCGCGTTCTGAGCTTATTCAGATACGTGCTCGTTTACAGCCGGGAATCTATTTTGATCAGTTAGTGAAATACCGTGATGCACTGACGTGTCAGGTGATTATCAGTTCAAGTACCGATCGGGTAATGAAAGAGTATGTGGCTGTTCCTCTGACGGATAAGGATGTCCACGCAGAGTCAAACAGCACCATTGCTAATAAAACCGATGCCCTGAATACCACCAATTTGGTTCCCTATGAATTTCAGCTTATCGACAAAGGGTATGCTAAAATCAGGAACATTCCGGTTTCCAATATCTATTTGATGGCAAATGTGCGAGATGCCTTGATGACGATAATGGAACAGGGAACGCAAGCAATTGGGCTAACGGGCTACGATAAGTATCAGGGGCTTGAGTTGTATGAACCGGTTGATAACGTTAACAATTATCGCCAGATCATCTTTCCCAGTGGAACCCGTTTAAAAGATGTCCCGCAGTTCCTACAGAAGCACAATGAACACGGCGTGTATTCTAAAGGACTAGGGTCGTTCTATAAACAAAACCATTGGTGGATCTATCCGCTGTATAACACCGAACGAGTAAAGACCCATCCACGTCCGCTTAACTTGATTCGTGTTCCACAGAACAAGATTCCTGATCTTAACAGTACGTTTTACGTTACCCCTACGGCGCTGACCATTATCTTAACCGGTAAGGGTGATCATACTGACCATGCTGATATCCGTAAGCAGAACGAAGGTGTGGGGCAACGTTTGATTATGGGTGATGCGATTGCTGGTGACACAGGGTATCACTATAACGCCGGTAGAGCGCTTACAACGCGTGCTGACTCCATGCAGGAGTATAAGCTCAGTGACCGCCGGGATGGGGAGGAATGGATTCCTATCAACCCTAACCCAACAGGTAACATCATGGTGAGTCTTTCTGAGAATGCACGTAACCAAGGTGAGATACTGCAGGTTGAGTGGCGTAATGGTGACACTGGATATTTGGAACCAGGTCATCCATTAACTTACCAATACTTCTACGATGACGATACTGTTTATGTCCGTCGTGGAGTGTTGTTGGGTTACCGTAATGACTACATTCCTGTAACCAGTGATGTCAGGCCGATCTTGAAACGGACGACTATCTTAACGATCTTCCTGAAAGCACAAGACCGATATACTGATAAACAAACATCATAGTGTCTACCTCTACTCCGTGAAGGAGTAGAGGTAGTTATGCAATTAGTTATTATGCTGCCATGTCGTCAAAGTCAGTACCACCACCCATTGCTTCACTTCTATGTTGCAGAGATTTACGGAATGTTTTCTTTTCAAAGTTTACATCGTGAACTAAACCGTTTGTTTCATGTAACGGGTAGATGAAGAACCGATCAGATTCTTTTGCGCCCTCTCCACGTTTCTTGCCGACGTAACCTGTGAACCAACACTCGTTGTTCTGGAGTTTGGCTACGTGGAACCCAATGACGACATCTACTTCGTTCGTTAACTTAGTAGAACCTTCTGTCATCGACTTACCGCCAACATCCCGGATAAAGTAAATTTCAGAATCATCATCTTGTTCACGAATAAACTTCTTGGCTTCTGGGTTTAACTGATGCGGCGTTAAGAACGCAGCGCCACGGGAAGTGAAGAAGTTACGTGCACGGTTATACAGGTTCTGCAGTTTGTCAGAACGAGATTCACCCGTACAACCTGTCAAGTCGGCCATGGCCAGGTAGTCATACGCTGCCACAATGATTTCATGACCTTTCAGTTCAAGGGTGCGAACACGCTGCATGATTTCATAGATGTTATCATGGCTTGGGTTAACACGGTAGAATTTAAAGGCCCAACCATTATCATGGAAGGTACTGATGATGACGTTAACCACTTCTTCTGTGGTCGCTTCAAAGAAATCTGGTTTCACACCAGTCTTCGCAGTAACAAACAGTTCGTACATGCGTTTGAAGATTAAGCCCAGAGAGTCTTCTGCTGACATTAACAGCACAGTTGGGATCTTAGCCTTGTTACGCAACAACGGCTTGTTATAGAGCGGTACAGACGCTAACAGGTGACCCAGACCAAAAGACTTACCGCGGTTAGTCAATGCCTCGATCATGTACATTAAACCACGGCGGATACCCAGGTCAGGGAACAGGGCTTCATTTAAACCGGCTAAGCCCGTTTTAATAATACCTTCTGCTGAGGTTTCAATCTTCAATTGATTGATCACTTCGATCAGGGTATTGGGATCATCTGAACCGGTTGCTTCGACAACAGCTTTGTCAAAGGTACTTTCATTCATGTCAGTGATTTTGCCATTAATCAGTTCACTGATCTTTAGCCAATCATCTTTGGTCAAATCTTTTTCATCTTCAAAGAGGAAAGGACGAACCATGGTTTTGAATTGGGTATTGAATTTGCTGCTGGTATCATTGTCACGCAGTTCTTTGGTGATCTGAAAAACAAACTGACGAGAGTCTTCAACAGCCAGGTCATTGTTAAAGGCTTCATTTAAAACCTTTTCCAATTCAGGCGACAACATGACAATCTCTGCAATCTTCGGAGACATTAGTGATGTTATGATGTTAGAGTCTTCCGGTTGCTCTCTGATCCATGACAGCAGGCGACGCAATCTTGCTTCGGTCTTCTTGTCTTGGTAAACCAAACTTTCTTTGCTGTTGGGTACCTCTTCGGCCAGCAACAGAATCTCGTCCATGAGATCTACGTCTTTTAAACGCCACGCTTGATAGATTGCACTGGTGAGTTTAACAAGACGAATAAGGTTATTCATGTACAGCTCCTCATTGAAACTTTAAAAGGTTAATTCGTATGTTGTATAAATCGGGTGATAAGAAATTAGAGGTGTACTTCTTACAAGAGCATCACCTTCAACTTCTAAATTCTCATAAACTTGAATTGTCTCAATTGCCTTATCTCCCCAAGTTCCCCGCGGTTGCTGACGAGGATCTGTTGGACTGGTTAAAGTTCCAGCGTGCCGTGGAAAAGCAATATTGTGGGTTTAAGACTACAACCTATGATTATGTCAGTGATATTACAATCGGTGACATCAATCGTAAGGGAGTAGTTTATAAGGCAAAATATGATGAAGTATTAAATGCTGATCCTAGTATTCATTTAGGTAACTTTTTCTACTACCATATCTTCAACGGCAAACTTTTCATACTTAACAGTAATAATACTGTGAACAATTCAATGTTCACGAACGTTCAAGGGGATCTGGCCAGTTCTCTTTATCAAGCATTACTGTCGGCTTATAATGTTTTCGAATCGTATTTCCGTGATAATAAAGAACTCACGAAAACGGTTGCTCAAAGAAAGTTCATTGATTTGGGTTTTGTAATTCAGAAAGTCGCGCAGTAATACTGTGTGGAATTGTTGGGATGCGCTATAGATAAGAGCTATCTTATGCGTAAACATTGTAACCGCGAACAAATATATTTGTTTTCAAAGCTTTTTCGTAAAGGGTATTAACGATGGAACAAACTCCAGGTTTCAGCTTCTCCACTGCAAAAAGTGGACAAGATCTTAAAGTACTGATCAACGCAATGGCAGTTGGCAATGCTTCTCATTCCGATGGCTCACTGAAGTCAATCGTTGGTAACGAGAGCTTTAGCGCCGGTATCGCTCAACTGGATGGTCTGATGAACCATAACCAGAAGCGCGCAGTTGCATCTCAGGTTGAGCACGACGGCGATTTCAACAATCGCGCCAATGCCCTGAAAGACATGATCAAACACGGCGGTATGGAATCGTTCTCCATGCAGTTAGAACAAGGTGGCGTGGCCCGTATGAAGGCTGCTACCCTGGATCTGAACGCCCGTGGTAACAAACAGTGGGCAGCTGCTGAAGCACTGTACCCAACTATCGTACTGCCGTACACCGAAGAAGCGCTGGTTATTCCAATCGACATCGCTGGTGTTGGTGCGTACAACTCTTCAGGCAACGCAAACGAAGCATGGGAACAAATGCGTCCTATCGCATCTGTCCTGTCTGATTCCAAATTCAATCCAGGCGACGATCTGAAGCTGGTTCCTGTTCTCCCAGAGAACGCCCAGGATCCTAACGCTGCTTCATTCGTTCCATCTGCTGATTGGGCTCCATGGCCTGTCTCTTATGACGACGGTGACCTGCTGGGTCGTCAGGCGCACCAGACTAACTTCCTGGCTGTTAAGAAAATTAACAACCTGCTGTCTCTGTGCCGCGCTCCAGGTTCTCCTGCGTTCGAGAACAACGATGAGATCGAAGCATCTTCTATCAAGCTGAACAAGCTTCTGCTGAAGATCACCACCAAAGACGGTAGCGGTTTCTTCGTAGTTGATACCAGCACCATGTCTAACGTGGCTGCGCGTCCTTCTACTGGTGTTACATCAGAAGAAAAACGTCAGATCAACTTCCCGATCAATGGCCTGAATGTCAGCAACCTGAAAGACAAAGATGGTAAATCTACCACTCTGTTCAAATCACTGACTGACGCTGGTCTGAAAGTCTTCCTTCAGTTCGAACTGACTGCGACTTACAGCCGCTCTACCCGTACCTGGTCACCAACTGTTTCACCAGTATCTATCGCTTACGTGATCGACGCTGATGGTAACCGTCTGACTCCGGGAACTGCTGGCATGCCAGATACCACCACTGCGCTGATCAACGCTGCAGACTTCGATGGCGAAATCGATGGTGTTTATCTGACCATGAACCATAACAACGTGAACCGTAGCCGTTACGGTACTACTGTTGTTTATGCAAGCAACATGAAGTCTTACAACATCAACCGTCGTCAGCCGATCTCTATCAAGTATCCAATGCTTGATCAGGATAACAACGCTGGCGTGCTGGCAATGATGGTTAAGCAGATGGATGTGATGGTAACCCGTAACATGTCTCACGATGCATTCAAAGCTGCCAACGCGCACTTCGATTACATCCACGACAACAACGGTATGAAAATCGTTAACATCAACGATGACTCAGCCTCTATCCTGCCAGGTCAGCACTTCCTGGGTACCGTAGGTCTGGAAGCCACCGTTAACCTGGTTAACGAAGTGTCTACTCTGGAATCCAAAAATACCCGTGAGAACATCGAAGCAGTTCTGGTTAACAAACTGTGGGATCTGATCACTGCACTGCGTATCAACTCCAACATCTCTGCGCTGAAAGAGCTGGATGGTCGTGATGAAGAGTACACCGTTGTGGCTCACGCATCACTGGCTCCGTTCCTGATGACTCAGGGTGACTACCGTACCTTCGGTCAGAACATCAAGTTCCACATCGTGGAAACTAACATCGACTCAGAAGTTGGTCGTATGTGGGTTGTTCCGACTTCACAGACCAAAGATGGCGTTGTTGACATCTTCGGTGGTATCGGTATCAACGTGACCAAAGAACTGCTGGTCATCGAAGGTCAGGTACAACAGTCTGATCGTCAGTACCGCATGATCATCACTCAGCCTGCTTATCAGCATCACAGCCTGTGCCCAGTTGTGGGTCGCGTTGTTGTTGAAGATATCGCATCTCTGCTGGGTGAAGAAGGTCTGATCACTCGCGTGAACAAACTGCAGATTGCAGGCGGTCCAGTTGTGACTATCCCTAAAACGGATACCAGCGACGCTCAGGAAGTAGCCGTAGACGTTCCATAATAGAACATCTCCCTGGCGATTAAGCTTTAAACAAATTTCCTCCTTCCCTGGCTGCGGCTGGGGAAGGGGGTTTTTGCTGTTTATATAAATTTCATCCTTAAACATTTTTAGGCAGATATTATCCTTGTGAACAGTAGTACGGAAGTTATTTCTTGCAAGAAATAGATTAGGAGTTATATGAGTACAGTATCTGGTGAAAACTGGACGCCGTCTCGGAGTGCACCTATTGTCGAGGGTATCGAATATTTCAACTATACTAACCAAGATGTGGTTATCACAGATCGGTTGGGTATTGAGATGGAGATCCTGAAACAAGATGGCCGACCTGAACGATTGGAAGATCGCGGGAAAGTCATTGTGCGGGTAACACGATTGGTTGATCCCCGCCGTGTTAATATTCCGAGTACGGATTCCCAATTAGAATGCGATAAACAATTTCTAATTGCCTTTAAAGAAAATATTGAAAAAATGAGAGGTCGTGTTACGCCTTTCACCCCTCAGTGTGATCAGACTAAAATGACTGTTCAAATTGAGATGAGCTTTGACTTCCTGGATCACAGGACAGTGCATAAATCTAACCTGTTGGGGATTACCATCCGCGAGACCATGAATATGGTTGAGAAGACGCATGGTGACAATCCACTGGGTTATATCAAAGACCGTGTTGTCAAAGATCTGGAAGAAATTGATCACGAAGCAGACAACTATACTAATAAAGGTATTCGTACCTTGTTCTCTGCCAGACTGATTGATAATGAAAACCGTGTAGGTCGGTTGTGGACCAGTGGGTTCGGCAACGTGACTTCTATTTTACCTGTTAAAGATGAGGAGCAACAAGACGGGCTATACTTAGCCGGTGGACTGAGACTAGAACATAAACAATTTATTCCAATCGAAGAACTGCTGGATCCTAAGAAACTCTTAGGGTTTAATTTACACGCAACAGAACGGGATGCCAGAAAGCATTCTACAGGAGAATACACACTCTCGGTTATTACTGAGAAAGACAAAATCAAGAAAGAATGTAACGATCTAAAAGCAGAGCAGAAAAAGCTAACCAGTAAAATCGATGAACTGGAATGTAAAACCAGGGTCGAGAAAATCAATAGAGCAACCAGTGATTTTAAACAAACGGTGACTATTGAGAAACTGAAAGAATACCGCGCCGATGATTATGTAAGTGGGATTACCCGTTTTATTAATTCCATCGTGGGTAATGCAAAAACTGTTCTGACCTTATTGCAGTTCTTAAAAATAGTTTAGATAGGAGAAGTTAATGGATCCGCAAGTACTCAAACCGCTTCGCCAAGAACGTGGTGGCTTTACCCCTGAGTTAGTGGATGGTTGGCACAAGAAAGACATGGACAGGATCATTGATCACCTCGAAGAAGCATTCGGGAGCATGTTCCGGTCTTTGCAGGAAAAGGGATATATCTTCGACGGCATTGAAGAAGTTGATCCGATTGATTTCTATAATCAGATCACCCGTGTCAGCGGTAATGGGACCAAAGACTTTGAAATCGCTAAGAACAGTTTCTTCGGCGTCAAGCTCCTTAATCACTTTAAGGATCCTGTCACTGGGGTTGAATCCGAACTGAAAAGTCCGCTGATGTTCTTGTCTTATACCAATAAGCATGGCGACATCAAAGTGCGTAACGGCTTGTACAGTCTTCAGTATGTCCTGTCGGAGCGTGGGCCCTCTGTTGATGGTGGTCGTGACAAAACGATCTTCATCCGTGTGCTGGGCTATAAGTTCAAAGTCACCAAAGAGATTCACACTTTTAACCGTGTGTATCGGAACATGGGTAACATCAACACCAGTGCCATTAACATGACGCTGCCAGCTAACCGATTCATGAGTTCCAAGAACGATCGCAAGATCACCAGTAAGAAGGTTCCTATCCCTCTGCTGGCTTGGTATGTATTTGGAAAGTATGGGTTCAGTAAATGTATGAATGAATTTGCTGAATGTGATTTTGAAATTGACACGCTGGACACACTCCTGGACATCTGTCCGGAGAAAGACGGCTGGCAAGTATTGAGTAACACAGGCGCAATCCATCCCAAGGCATTCGATCGTCCAAAGGGCACGCCGTTGTTGGCAGAACCCGCATTGGCAATCCGAAGCCGTAATAAAGGTGGAGAGATCAGTAACCTCGCATTACAATACGCTGGCGGGCTGTTGTTTATGTTTGGGGTATTTAGTCATGAACTCGATGTTCGTCGTATTGACGATATCGATTATTGGCGACTGATCATTGGACGTTGTTCTATTCGACTTCCACAGCGTACTGATCCAAGTGTTTATCTGCGTCAGATGAATGAGCATTTCACCAGTATTGAGGAAATGGCGGATAACATCACGGTTGAGAAGTATAATAAGTTTGACATCGACATCTCGACGACGTACGACTTGTTTAACTATCTCATGCTCAACTATTCTTCATTGATCAAGTTATATAACCCGGCGGACATGCTACATAAAGAACTGGCCTCTATGGAGTTCATGGTTGACTTCCTGATTCATCAGGCAAATGACTTCCGCTTTATGATCCGCAACAAAAGCAATATCACCCCGAAGATTATCAATCGCGAACTGGATGCACATTTCCGTTTGTTTAATATTGATAAGTCGGTCCGTGAGAACAATTCCATCCTCGAGGCAACCGGTACTGATAATCCGCTTATCGACTATGGCCTGGGCATTATTCTTCAAACCAAATCCACGGTAAACCGCGGACCTGGTCGTAAGAAAGAAGATTTTGATCCTAACCATCCAGGTAGCGTGATCGACGCTTCACAGCCCTTTGTGGTGTCTTATCAGTATGCAAGTAAACCGAATCCGGATGGTCGCGGAATGCTCCAACCTCGTGTTCACTTAGTACATGGTAAGTACACTGCTTTGCGGCCTGATGACCGCGGTCTCTATGAGGCAACCAAACGCAGACTTAAGTTTAGAGAGAATTAATAAATGATGAACAACGGCAACAACGGTAGAGTAATGGTAGGTCGTCCGCAGCAACCACAACAACCTGGCATGCAGCAACCCGGTATGCAACAACCTCAGAGTAATTATAACCCATTTGCACTGTTGGCAGGTGCTGCAGCGAAATTTGCTGGCGGGATGAATACTCAGAATAACAGTATGGCGTCGTTGTACTCATATGGACCAAGTCGCACTAACTATGCGGCAATGATTGGTTTGGATGACAACATCGGTGAAGAGCAGATAAAGAAACAAGCATTGGCGGAAGGCGGACATGTGGCTAACCACGTGGTCAATCTCTGTATGCAACGCAAGCAAGGTAGTCCAATGTATCTTGCCTGGAAGTCTGCATTAGATCGGTTTAAATCCGTTGAGCGTAATGGCCCAAAAGACCATGCCCTTGAGCAGTTTGTAAACGACGTTGAGAACAACCAGGCGCTCCATAACTTTATTCTGGCCCAGGTCGGCATTCAGTTTGGTTCTTTTATGGCCTGGCAGCTTATGACCGGCAACGATCAAATGCGCTCTCAACAAGCAATGCAGGATGTAGTGTATCATGCTTCTATTGATATCCTTACACTGCAGTTCATCGATTATCTTTCCAATAACTCTCAAGAGTTTTATAAAATGAGTGCGTTGGCTAAAAAGGCACTTGCTGAACGTGAAGAACCAACGTTTCAACAGGTCATGGCGCGTTGTCTGTTTGCCGATATGGAATGCCCATACAGTAAAGGGAAGATGGGGAGTATCGCTGAGAACACCATCGTTCATAATCCGTTACTGGATGTGGCTGAGCCAGCAAACATGGGCATGGGTGGTCACGTCTATGACATGAACACAATTCAACAGCAAACCAACATTGGTGCTAACGACTTCAGTAACTGGGTTGCCCAGAAAGTCAATAGCAATAAACAAAACAACATCTATGGTGAAGTTGTTCATCAGCAAAATCAGATGAGCATCCCAAGCTACGATAACTTTGACAAACCTACGTTGAAGATCGAAGATTTCAGCTTTGAAAATCGTATGCAATTTAATCTGAGCGACTTCGGTGCACCGCTGGGTCAAACTGGCTTCTGGTTATTGCATCGCTATCACCTGGATTTCATCACCAAAGCGTTCCGTAAGCAGGATGGTTCCTCGTATTCCATGCGTGATACCAACGTGCTGGGTAAACTGGCAGTGTGGTCTTTCGACTGGCAACAAGGTACTTTTGATTATCGCTTCATTAATTATAGCCTCAGTGATCCAATGGAAATGAATGACCTTATTAGTGATCCTTCCAAACTCCTCCCACTGATGTATGAAGAAGACGGCGTCCAGAAAACAACCTGGGATCCGAAAGTCATGGAGACATCTGAATTCATCCGTGAAGGGTACATTGTACCTATGGAAGAAATGAAGGAACTGAAAGAAAAACCAAATGTCATGGTAAGCAGTCGTCCGATGCAGGCGAACATCAGTACTGAGAATACGATCTCTCGTATCGACATCTTTACTGAATCGCATGATCCGACCTCCAAACTTGATGCATTTGTTTTACCGATGGCGAACACTCGTCAGTGGACCCTGCCAGTGGGTACTGATATGGATCTGTTCTATTCTCAGTTCAAGCTGATGGTTCGTGGTAATAAAGAAGAGAAAGTTGACACGGCGCGTGTGATTCGTTCACTGCGTGGTCAATGTCGTGAGTATGGCGACGAAGAGTTTGTGACGTTCTTGAACGACTATCTGACTAATTTGGTAAACCGCTGGTTAGTTGAATCCCGTGGGTATGCTGAATCTAAGGCAGATAAATCTCTGGAGTATCTGCGTGTTGGAAATCTCTTTGAAGATCTGGAAGATCTCCTGGAGTATCTGAAACAAAATGATCATCCAGCACTGCGTGCTTTCATGGATTATGGTTCTAACGATTTCATCCGTAATGGAATCGAAATTCTGATGAGCAAAGAAGATGCTCAGAAAGAGTTTGAAGAGCTATTCAAGAAAGAAGATGACGAAACCCGTGCGGTCATGATGACAGCTGCTAAACGCAAGATCATTTTCAAGCGTGATAGTGTCTTCATTAACATGATCAAGGAAAACGGTCCCGTTCAACTTGACGCAGTGTATTTAAAGGAATCCATCAACCCTGAACTATTCGCGGTAGTACGGAAAGCCATTGAAGTAGCAGGTCGCCACTTCAGTGAATATCCGCAGGTACTGATGAAGTTCCGTAAAGATAAGGGTAATAAGGTTTGGGTATTGACTCGTTCTGGTATTGATCCTGAAGGCGTATTCGTGTTACGCGCAGTGTCGTCAGAAGAAGATTTAACTCACCCGTTCCCCGTCTGTAAGTGATCGGTAGCAAATAAGTTAATTCATGAATTAAGTTAACCTAGAGAGCCTGCCTTCGGGTAGGCTCTCTTTGCTACTGTATCGCTCACAGAGCGTCTTTTATTATATAGAAGGAATATGTATCCTTTATATAGCAAAAGCTGTTTACAGGCTCTTACACATTGTTTAACCACAGCTCAGGAATGTATTAATGAAAACCTTTACCACTTCTATTTTCGTACCGTCAAAATCCAAGAAAGAATTGACCTTATTGAAGACAGAAGAGTTGTCACAACGTCTGAACAAATTGCGTTTCTCCCAGGGTACCACTTTTGGGGAAGGGGCGTTAGACGAGATCCAAGAGAATGAGGAATTCGTTCTTATTGTGAATGGTGAATACGAACGTTATTCTATTCGCTTGAAAGGCATTAACAAATGCAATGGCAAATTGCGACTTATGGTACAGGAACCTGCTTTACCCGAAGTTCGTCGTTTTCTGGAATGGCGTTTGGATAAAAGTAAAGTAATGTCCGCTAATAAAGGTGCGTTGCTTCAACTGAAGAATTTTACTACCGAAGACCTTCGTCGATTAATTCGTCACGCCCTCGTTAATCAAGAACGTACGCTGGTTAATTACCGTTAAGGGTTAACTAAATGTGCATCATGAATACCATTCTGAAAATTTCTGGAGAGAAGCAAATGAAAAAGATTGATCCAGCACTAATAACTTTTGACACCACAGAAGACCAATTCCTTATCACTCAAAAAGAAGCGGAGATGCTGAGCAGTGGTGAGTTGACATTCCATAACGGGATGCTTTATCGGACAGAGAACTTTTTTCCACAGGAAGTGCCGATACTTGACTTGACTCCTGAGGATGGATTCTTATTGAACCTCTACGGTAGTGATAAACAACACCCTAAACTTCAGGAACTCACTATTGGTACGCGAGAGTGGACCCAAGAAAAACATGGGTACAATTTTAACCGACCCACTCAAACCCAGATCGAACGGTGTAAACAATTCCCTCCCGTTGAGATTAAGGGTGTGCATCTAAAGAGTTCCAAATCAACCCCTGAAACCCAAACCGCGGTTAGAGCTCTACTCGCACAGATAGATGCTTATCCAGATAAACACCCGTTTGAGTGGGTTCGTAGCGCAGAGTCTTTTGTTGAATTTTCAGGCGACAAGAGAACCAAAGGTATCTTGTTGCAAATTCTTAATTCAGCTATTCCGCTGAAATCGGGAATGAAACTGGAAGGGTTCTCTGTTAAAGAGTTTGATGAGAAGTATCTTCATACTCGACCTTCTTTGCTAGAAGAGTGGACGGCAGGTCATGAACCCACACTGAATGCAATCAGGACAAGTAACAGTGAGAACCTGAGAAATGCTACAGCTGAAGATATGCTTCCTCACCCAATTGATATCAACTATGTAGTAGAAAGCCCTAGCTATCTTTCGCTAGAGATCGAAGGGATGGAGAACAGTCACATCAAAGAACTAGAGGGAGCATTGAAAGAGCTTTATTATAATGGTAATTATGGGGTGAGTGCCTTTCAATTTATCGAACTTGCTGGTACTTTGTATGGCGAATACAAGGGTCACGTCCATATGCTTGATCCGGATGATTTTGATCCTGAGCTTACTAAGTGGGAGATTGCAATACACTTTCAGGATGTGTATTGGGAATTATTCCGTGGTAGAACCATCTCCATTTTGAAACTGTTTAATAAGTTTCTTAATCCCGATGATAAACGTTATCATCTTGAGACTCCGATAACGGGGATGAAAAAGCGCTGAGAATTCAGTTACAAGAAATTTCAGACATATATAATTATAGTGTATAAACAATAAGTATTAATTCCTAATGCTTAAACTCAATCCTAAACTTAGTAAGGAATCATCATGAAACACACTAACACCACTGCTCAGAACACCAACGAAACTATCACTAACAACGGCGCAATCGAAACCGTTGAAACTGTTGAGCAGAAAACTCTGACAGCAGCAGATACCGCTAAAGCAGATGACGTTGTTGCGGAAGTTGTAAAGGCCGGTAAACTGCAAGGCGTCAAAGCCTCACTGCGTCGTCGCAGCTGGGTTGACGTTGTGGGTGCTGGTGCCATCGCTGCAGCAGGTTCTGTTGGCGATATGCTGGTAACCAACAAACTGCGCGCTAACTTGGACGGTGATAACGCCGAGCAGTACTCTGCTCTGGAAATCGCTGGCGTGGGTACCGCAACTGCTCTGGTTGCTTCTACTCTGCGTTTTGGTCTGGACTTCGTACCAGTTGTGAACAACAACTTCATGGCGAGCGTGGTTAGCACCAGCCTGGTAGGTAACGGTACCTTTGTTGCATCTGCCTATGTGCGTGATGCAGCACTGAACCTGATCAAAGGCAAAATCGCTGTCAACGTTGAAGACCTGGCAGCAGAAGCATAAGCAATTCCCTACTCTCCCAATTGGGAGAGTAGGGTTTTACTGTACTTAATTTTTTTTGTTTCTTACTGATTACCACCCCAGATATCATCACTAGGATCAGGTTTGGTTTCATCATTCAGTCCATCATCCTGATCAGCGAGATCATCGCTATTTTCAGTTTGCTGAACTACATCAGTGTTACCATTCCCGTCAGTGATAGTTTCATCTCCAACGTCAACCTGCGTTCCATCACCGGTGAAATCCTCTTCACCTTCTGGGAGCTGGTCGTTGTCTATCGGGTTATTATCCTTGTCAACTTGCTCTTTAAGCTTCTCGGCTTTCTTCGCATTCTTATGAATACCCTTACGGTACTCCAGCAAGAACGACAGTACGTTGGTGTCCAGATCAACAGACTTGTTGATATAGGTCATCATGCCGCCGGTCTTACCTTTATTCAGAATCGCTTCGAATGGCATCGGTAAGTTAAAGCGCTCAAAGGCTTCGTTGAGTAGAATAGCTTTCATGTTCTCGACAATATCATCACCGTTCAGACCTGCTTCTTCTGCACGACGTTTCAATAGCTTAGAACCACCACCCAGGTTAACCCAAGACTCAACTAACTTCTCAACCGCTTCGATCTTATCTTCAAGTTTAACCAGAGAGTCAGTAATCGCTGGAGTTGGTAACAGAACAAAGAACGTGTTCAAGAAATCTTTCAGAACCAGTTCAATCTGTTCTACATCCTCAACTTCAGTATCATCATCACCAGTCTTGTTGATTTTTTCAGCAGTCTCTTCTTTGACTTCCAGTGAACCGGTTTGGTCAGATTTCATATAAAGAGTTTTGTTCTCTTTAATGACCTCAACCAACTCACCGATAAAGGCTTCATTAACACGCATGTGTTTGCGCATGATGTCAGTGAAGTACTGGGAGAAGATGCGAGAGTATTCGTTGGTCTGGTTACGCAGAAGTTCTTGATCCGCTAATGCTTCGATTGCAAAGTCATTACCTTCACCCGTGTCTTCTAACCAACTACGTTTCAGTCCAAAGAAACCAGAGATCGTGTTCAACAACTGTTCACGGGCTTCTGGGTCAACCGTCTTCAGTGGCTCACGTTCCATCTGTGAGGCAGTGATGTCAGGATTCACGGTGTGTGGGTTGCTGGAAGCATTGACCTTAACCGTCAGTGATTGTTCTTTAAACCGATCCAGAATCGCATCGATAGAAACGTTGTTGTAACCCAGGATATCATGCAGAGTCGGGTTACCAGAGAACCATTCATCACGCAGCAAGGAAACCGTGTTACGAATGTCCACATCTTCTTCTTCTGGAGTAATTTCCAGTAAGGTGTGAGAGATGGAGTTCTCAACCTGGGCCAGGGCGTTTGCTGTATCCAATACCGCCAGACGGGCAATGTGCAGTTTAGCTTCATCAACCAGAGAGCGACCAACACCTATACGGTTCCAGTCAACAGCAGCATAAGTCACATATTCAGAAGGGACAAAGATCGCACGCACACCCTGTTGTTTCAGGGCACGAGACAGGTACAACTTTTTGTTCTCTTCAGTTAATGACACGCTAACGTCTTTGCCCAGATCACCGTTGAAGAATCCCTGAATGAATTCTTTCTCAAGTGTGGCAGAAGCAAACTCTGACATCCAGCCCATATCCGCGGTACATTCACCGCCTGTAGAAATGGTGCGAATCTGCTGAATGATATCATTGATGGAGTTAACCGCGGGACCTGCACCGACTGCACCTGCACCACCGCTCTTAGTGGTCTGATAGAACTTAACGTCACTAACAGTTTTCAGTGGTGAACCGGTATCGGGGTCAGTCAGTAAGATAAAGCCAAACGGCTTACCAATCTCACCATTAACATGAACCGGAATGCACGATTCAGTTGGCCAGTGGTAACTGATCCCCAATCCACGACCCGTCCCAGTATAGAACTTCCCTTTACGTACGGACAGTGTTTCAAGATGGTCATAACGACGATTAGGGTACAGCTCAGCCAGTTGTTTATCCAATTCCTTTTTATCAGGAATAACAACATGGTTGTTGTTGGCTTTGTGACGCTTACCCTTTTCTTTCTTAAAGACGTTGCTGATCGCAGAGTCAACACCTTCCATCCCCGCCATCTGACGCAAGCGTTCCTCACGCAGGGCTTGGGTCAGTTCACCGACTTTAATGACGACAGGGTTATCGGTAAAGGTCCAGTTAAGATCAGGGTGTACTAGAGAGTATTCAGGTTCGCGGGGCGCTTCATTCCCGTAAAGTGCTTCAAGGCCACTCATGGCGTGAGTAGACTTTTTCTCTTGACGAATATAACCTAAGTTACGGGCTTTACGCCAATCACGATCAACAAAGTGTTGAGTCAGTACAGCCTCAGTTGAGCTTTTAAAAGACTCAGTACCTGAGACCTCCATGCCATTAATGAGATGGTCTAAAACCGCATGACTCATGCTTACGTGAGCATAAGAACCGGTACGAAAAAGAACATCTTTAATAATTTGAGGAGCCAACTCTTCAAAGGGGTATTTTGTTGTGAAATAGTTCTCCACTTTCTGGAGTAACAGTTCATGAAGTTTACCATTCTTTACTTCAGAACTTTCGGTGTCATAGATCAATAACTGACGCTGATCCCCATTTGGCTTCAACAACAAAGCGGTCCAGATTTGCTCAGCGCGTTTGATATAATGAGTAATTGTGCGCAGGTCTGTATTGGCCTGGACGTTATTACTGATTATGTCGGAAATACTTTTTACTTTCGAGATGGGTGGTTTACTTTTCTCTTCCATCTGTCTGTCGTTCTTTATATCATCATCCTTGACTAATAAACTACGAAGACTTTTATCGAGAGGTGAAAGGTTTTCCAACCGGCCTTTTAATTTGGCCTGATCAGCAGGCTTATACCCATTGGGTAGCTGCTGAGTATTTGTAGTCATGGACTGGATTCTCCTTACAGGAACCTTTATGCTTAACAATACCGAGTTTAAAGCTTATATCTTAAATACGATAGCGTTCGCCAGAACGATTATCATAAAAAGTGAAGCACTCGCTATTTTGGATAACCAACAGCTTAAACAGTACTACAACATTGATGCGGGTACTGACAAAAGCAAGTGGAAGTATTATCTCAATTTAAATGGCGAGTACCATCAAGCGATGGACAAGATGATGACTGTCAAGTCTTTGGACAATGGCGAGGTCATTGAGTTCACCAAAGCTAACTTGGCAATTCACACCGCAACCAAACGTGCATATCGATTAGGGTCGTACTATTACACGAGATTGGTTTCTGAATACCCCGGTCAGTTAATTCTGATCAACGGTATCCTAAACCCTATCCCGCCAACAGAATCTGTCCCAGCAAATGATTACCAAATCCTGAGATATAATACTGACTATGTATTGTGGAATGAATACCAACTCATCCCTGCTTTACAAGAGCAGATTTACGCAACGGTAAAGGGATCGTTTAAAACAGAATATGTGTACACTGATAACTTAATGCTGCCAGCTCTATTGGCACAACTTTATGGAATGCTGATCAGTTCGATTCTGATGATTCGTAAAGAGGCCGATGGTACACGCTATGCCCATGAGTTTTATATCTGGAGCAGACTGCGTTCATTGGGATTATCAGACGTTTATAAGAACGTGGTTAACAATGACCAGACCATGTGGTTGTATCATAACCTGGAACATGTTCTTCGTATGCTGGGCCGACGTGAGAGTTTTGACTTGGTTCTTGAGAAAGTCTTGACCTCTCGCAACATCCCCCTGATTCGTTATGAAGTTATTCAGTCTACTGAGAAGATGACGGATACTTTAGAACCTGCGCCGTATGTGTTGAGTCGCCCGATTAACTTGACCAAGCTGTATGGTGTGGATACGAAGATCTGGACGGTTCCTGAAGTTATTACCAAGGAATTGCCTTTAGCGTTGGATAACGAAGACGCCTCAGCCTTGACCACCACGGACACCGAGTCGGCGATTAAATACTCGTTGCACTCTGATGTCCCGACCAAGGTACTGGAATCCAACCTGGTGGATACCACTGACCGTGATCCCGATCGAATCATGCGGGTACTTCATAATGAGTGGATCTATTTAACTTTTGAAGGACTGTACAATATTAATGTAGACGTGGTTGACTCCCGTAGCGGAAAAGCAACCCGTATGACCACCAGTGAAGCGGTTATTCTCTGGCACTATCTCATTGATCGCTCACGCGGGATCACAAGACCTGGTGATATCCCAGAGTACAACTATTGGCATGTTCGCAAGTTGGTTGATCCGACATTGGCCGAATTGCAAACATTGGGTGGTTATGAAATCCTAACCAAAGAAGTGTGTGAAAACATTCTCAAGGTCCACGTGGATTTCCCAACATTGATTTCCCCGGATACGTTCTTCCAGAAATGTCAAGAAGTACAGTCGGCAATGTGGAAACACAAGAAACTGTACTCACAGGTTAACAACCTCTTCATCTCTTCACGTCGTGAAAATGCTGTCAATGCTTGCTATGAAAATGGCTTGGCGAAGATCGGTAATTTCGCAACCTACGATGATTTCTTGACTAAGATGGATATTGACTTCATTGACTACACTCCAGAAGAATGTCTGGATTATGCCTGGTCAATTTGGAGTAAAGTTACCGGTTGGGAAGATAACAGTATTGTCAGCGTAGGAGAGCAGCAACGTCTCCTGATTAACCTGATGAAAGATCTCACCAGTTATACTGTTCAGTACATCGGAAGTACGGTGACTGCTGAAGGTCAATTCAACCTTCCATACATGATGTTAATGGATGGCGACTATTGGCACAAGAATGGTGAAACCGGTCTTGAGTATACCAGCGATGAATTTCTCTCTAACGCCATGACCGTGAAGCCTCAAGCTGAGCTCATTGCAAACGAGATTAAATTTGATGTCGGTGGTCCTGTACCGTTCCAGTTTGTGGCTGAATCTGTCGGCCATGCTCGACTCAGTAACGCGATGGTGCTCAAACCAATTGACTATGAACCTTCGGTCAATAACGTTTACCTTTCCAACAGTATGACATTAAAAGAAGTTGTTGATAATGGCGAAGTGGAGAACACCCTCCCTCACTAAACAGAATTTGGGCTTTATTACTAAGCACAGCCTTAAGACATCACTCGAGGAAATTACCCCTTCGGATGTTGTGAGGCTTGTACGTTCTTTTATAGGGACCGAACTCTATTCTACCGACATTGAATCGATTGAGCACGTCACAGGAGGATACCTTATCCGTATCCATCCTGAGTGTCCGATTTATTGCGGTCAATTTAAAATTAAATATCGTAAGTACATTACTTAAGGAAATATGATGGCTGATTCTACAGGTCGTGATAGTCAGAAATTGCCTAACCAGTTGGTGTCTGCCACTGGCATGGGTCTGATTATCAATGCCGCGTTGTCTTGCAACCAAACTGTTAATATTCCAAAGAACACCACGCTGAATGAGAAATACGGCATTCTGGCAGATGAGTCACTGGGTCGTAAGAAAGGCCGTGATTTCCAACTGGGTTACTTTGGTGTCGGTATCGGTGGTTCCCGTGCAATTGGGGAAGACAGCTTTGGTTTAGAAGGTCGCCAGGTTTATCAGCACAAAGCTGTGGACTTCGCTGCATTCTATCCGATTCCAATGGTTGCTCGTAAACTGGGTAACGATCTGGACCCTACTGTTCGTGATAATTATCGCATCCGTGAAGTTCGCAAGATCGGTGATGATATTTATATTTTGTACTGGCTCAAGCTGGCGGGCTTTACCGAATTTGATCCAACCATGAAAGTGGGTGAACGTGATCCGGCTACAGGCAATGAAACTGAACGCGAATATGTGCCGCGTGAAGCAGACCTGTCACCGACCCCTTATCAGCTGACCTCGACCAACAACGTTCCAATCACCAATACTTATATTAACGGTACTGGTAAGATTGACCTGTCTCTGGACAGTAACGATTTGGAAGAACTGCGTAACGTTTGTCGTATTCTGTTTAACGATGAAGGCAAAGCAGCGGTCAATGAAGTCTACATGTGTTACGGTATCGAAACGACTAATGAAGGTCAAGTTGATACAGGTGCCACTGTAAACTACAAAGAACTGACTTCTTGTGCGGTCTCTTACCAGATCACTGAAGCGTATGCGCGCGATGCTAACGCAAACAACAAGATGCCATGGTTCTTCTGGTACGGTAACTCACTCCCACTTCTGATTGGTGCGGATGCATTGGCAGCGGCTAACGTTAGCTAATAAAGAAGGGACTTATTATGGCAGAACCCGATAAGTCCCAACCTAGTTCCCCTTTAGATGTGCCGTTAAGTAAGTGGTCAACCGTCAAGGCGATTATCAGTACCATCAATGATAAATACGGGTTGACACTCGATCCCAATAATTATGAAGATCGTTTAGCGTACATTAACAGCGATGGCTTGCTTTGTCTCGACATCGTAAACGCATCAACAGGTGGATTAGTTTGGGTGGTGATTGACTCTGGAAGTAATCTCCCAGTACTGACCGGAATCAATGAAACCGTAGAACACCCCAAAGCCTTTGTTTTTGATCCTGTTATCAAGAATTTTGGCATTATCATAAATAGTGAAAAAGAGCTTGAGTTTTTAAAAGATGTGCGTCTTGACGTGCGTTATAACTCAGGTGTGGTTGGTGGGGATACGTCATACAAATTGATGACTTTACTCAACAACTACAACGTCGGGGATGGCTGGACCTCGAACCCAAGTCAGGGATGCACGACGGCGTATTTCGTATTACGGTACTTTGGTGCTGGTGCGGATGCTCCGGGCGTTTATAACTTCAATCCTGAGGCTAAGTGTTTAGCTGTGGTGGAGTTAATGTTGTATGGGGAGTATAAACTCCATGCACTTGTTGTGAGATAAAATTATGAGTGTTAAAATCTTAGGGATTGACCCAGGCACTGGTCAGCTCGGTGCCGCTGCATTGGAAGTGGATTGTTATGAGAGAAAGAAGTTTAAACTGATTTATGCCGATACCTTAAGTGGCGAGCATAATGAGTTTGGGGTTCGTGCTGACAATCCATCACAAACCCGCGCTAAAGGACTTACACGCGCTTACGGGCATGTGTTCGATATGATCGACCCAACCGTAGTAGGTTGTGAAGATAACTTCTTAGGCGTCAACCCAGCCAGTTTTAAACGACTCATTGAAGTAGTGTCTTACCTGAACATCTATACCGTAACGAATAAAGCAGACACCCCCTTTAAATTAGTGTTACCACGTTTGGCTAAACAAATTGTTAAGGTCGATTTCCGTGGGACCACTAAGGATGATGTAACCAAAGGGTTGCGTGACTGCCCGTTCCTGGATCTGAATGGATTTGATTTGGACACTCTTACTGAGCACGCTAATGACGGGATCCTCATTGCGTTGTATGTTGCTGTGCAATATTACAAAGACTTAGGTTGGGACGTGTTCGATGGCACCTGCCTTAAAGGTTAAAACCAATTACGAAGTTAAACCTTGGGATCGTATACCGGTGGTACTCCGGGCGGTCTCTGGGTTTAATTCGTGCTTAACAGTGTCCGTAATGAGTGTGATCTTTATTTGGTCTGTTCACGTCAGTGTAACAGTCAACAGAGCACCGTGGCCAGAGTTCATGACAGGGTTGTTAATGATCATCGGTCCTATTATCATTACGATAAACTTTGTTAATGCCAAATCTATTATTTCAACTATCGTGGGTGTGACGGACGAACTAGAAGGTAAGCCGGCAGGTGATGGTAGTGTTGTCCCCGAACAACCACCAGTGACTGTGGCGCCTGCTGTGGGTATTGTCTCGCAACACGATATAGCATTTGAACGTGAGATTGTGGGTCCTACAACGGTTTTGTTGAGAGCCATTGCAGGAGCGATCTCTACTCATGTTATTTGCTTTTGTAGTTTACTGTTCACTTGGACAATACACGATTCAATGTTAACTGATCATGTCCTTCCAGGAGATGCCCAGTTGTTTATAATTGTGTTTGGGCCGATTATCACTTCTTGGAACTTCGTTCGTGCCAATGCGACACTGAATGCGGTAATCAAGGGAACCAGTGCAATTGATGTATGGCGAAATCGTTTAGCAGCAATGTTGTCAACACAAAGATAGACATACCACCCTACCCTTCCTGATCGGAGGGTAGGGTATATGTTTGTTTTATTTTTTATTCAAAAGGGCTTTCGTGTTATCCGTAACCGTACCCACAACTTTATCTTTGAGACTAATCTGTTGTGCTTTATCATTATCGAGGTTATCAATAATAGACGACACATTACCGGTCATCTTATCAATGACTTCATTAAGCAGATTAATCTTATCGTTAGCCGCATCCAACTCTTTTGTGGTTGTAATCAAAAGGAGTCGGGTCTCACGGTAACATCCCTGGAAATCAGCAGCTGCTTGACAATCGTTGTTAGAAAGGTAGTAATCTAATTTCCCAACGTTGGAGTCACGTTTCTTCCAGTCTTTACTGTATACGTTTGACGGTATATCAATGAGACTGTCTTTGAGGTTGGCTATCTGACTTTTGTACAGATCCAGCTTTGCTATTTCCGTTCTCGACTGGACGTACGTGTCCGCTTCCGAGATCGTTGGTTTGTGGCTGCACCCGACTATTGTAAAAATCATCAAGAGACAACCCAGCATCTTGGTTAGTCCCGTAGCCATACTTTTCATACACAGTCCCGTAGTTATTATTCCTTTCAAGCTCACCCGTTTGAGCACGGCTCTTAAGGTCATCAAACCAAGCACGCTGCGCATTAGCCAGCTTGGTCATGTTTTCCGATGCCACTGATAAATTATTAACAACGGTCGTGAGTTGATTCATTGTTTCTTTATTCAGTGCGTTAGACGGTTTGAAGAACAGATATCCCACAACAACCAGGACAATGATCCATATCCCGATTGTGTTAAGTGCTTTTAATTTCTCACTCATTAAGAAGCCTTTAATGTAACGCCATGAATCTTAAAGTGCCATCCTTTTGAAAGCGTACCCGGATTGCCCTGATTAACTGCTTCGTTAAGCAGAACATTACTACCCAGTGAACCTGCAGTCATGAAAGGATATTTCTTATAGACTCGTAGGTCGTGGTTTAACAAACGTTGCTTGATTCCGTAAGACTTAATATACGGAGTCGGGAACATCCCATTGTCCAACACGACCGGATGCTCAAAACGATCAGTGGTGTGCAAGGCATTAGGATAGTGGAAGGTCGTCAATGGTGTTACATCGATTCCCAAACTTGGATTGTCAACAATAACAAAGAAACTGTTGTGCGCCGTTAATGCCTGGCGTTTATAGGTTTCAAATTTACTGAGGACAGTTAATTTTGGAGTACGTGTATACTCCTTATAATTGAGATAGTGGTGCGCGACATCAAAAGAGGTTAAATCAATAACCACACGATTCTCCGCAACACGATACACAATTCCAGGATCAACCATGAACTGACCGTTCACCACGACATAAATAGTTTTACCTGAAATGTCGTCCAACTGGCAAGACCAACGTTTACCGCCGTCAAAGATTTCTTCTGTGAGCAAGTCATCTGTAATAGGAACTGTTTTTACTTTACCGAGCTTCTGGAAATTCAGGGCACCAATCCGTAAATCGTTTCGGTGTTGAATGTAATCCAGACCGGCACCTTTTAAGAATATCCCGTCACTCCTTGCAACTGAACGCATAAAGATGCCGTTCACTGTAAAGAGCGCGTAATCGTTCATCTTTCCATAATCTAAATTATGGTACATGTAATGTTCGATTCGGACGTCTGGTGCAGCATCTGAAAGTAAGTCAGCCTGCCTATCATTTGCAAGATTTAAATCGGCAGGATAATGGAAATACCCATAAGTGAATATCCTTTCCAGCTTAACATACTGGTACGTGTCACCTGGGAAGACTCCCGCTGACTTAAGGTTATTTCCATTTTGGGATGTTAACCACTCCCCGATATTCATCGATGGATTGGTGGCGAATGAAAAGCGATAATCTTCAAGAGCGATAGACATGTCAACTTTATAAAAGCCATCATTAATGACGATATAAAGAATGTCGAACAATTTCTCTAGATCTGCAACACTGTATTCCGAGATGTCCACAATGTGGTATCCCGGTCTATAGTTTTTATATCGCCCCACCGAATATTTATAAGTGTACATGCGTTAAAAAACCCTTTTTTCAGAGGAACATAGTGAATGTCAAATGATGCAAAACTTACTGTGCTGGGTAAGATCACGTATACCTGGAACCCGTTCCAAGATAATGTGGCCAACCGAGTAACGGGTGAGGAGCAACAGGCTGATACCAATGGCTCAGGAATTATTGTTCCCCGTTGTGGTCCTTTCTTCAGTCGTAACTTCGTCATCAAATTAAAAGAGTCTGGTCGTGCCTTATCTTTCGAAGCTGGCGATTATACTTTCCTTTATCCCTTTGGTGCATTTAACGAGCGATACAATCGTTTAGCGTGGGGTGCGGTTCAGGTTAAAGGTGTCAGTACGCCAACCGATTTCATCATTGAGTACGACACCATTGGTGGTGACTTTGTGCTGAGTGATCTGGCGTATGCCGAAGCAGTGGCTAATCAGCTGAATGCTCCACGCACTACAGATTGGAACAACATCGTTAACCTGCCGCTAACTTGGCCTGCGGATCCGCATCAGCATCCTGCGTCAGACACCATGAACTACGGCGACCTGATTGTCTGGATGCAGTCTTATATGAATGCGGTGTTGCAGAACCCGGATGCAACGTGGATGAGTCGCTTCCAGAAACACCTGGAAGATGATCTTCAGGATGCACACAAAGCCGATCTCTCAATGTTGGGTGTCAACAACCTGGGTGATTGGGCAATGGCGAAATATCCGGATGACATGAAAGGTAACTCTACTGAACTTCTCGGTAATGTGGCTTTCATTAAAGCAATGATTCGTAGTTACCAAACTGGTGAATGGCAATAATTTTATCCTTAACTGGGGTATCTCCCCAGTTAAGATTTATAAGGTCTTTGTACAATGATCAAAGAAGATATTCCTTTATATAAACTTGATCTCACCGGGAACTCAAAATTCAACCTGGTGTTACAAGAATCTAAATCCCGCACCGACATCAAGAACAATCAGATCTTCATTCCACCCAAATCCCCGTTCTATCAGAAGTCTTTTAAGATGTATGATAAAGCAGGCAAGTTACTGGTGGAAGGCACTGACTACGAGTTCTACGGTATCATGGGTAAACTCACTCAATATACCGGCAAGCCCGTGGGTCTTTTTGTTCGCATCCTGAATGATTCCATTCTCGAATGGAAGATGGATTATCAGGTTGTCGGTAACTTCAATGCCATTACAAATGAAATCCTGAACATGCTGCAGAGCATCTACCAGGATGACCGTTTTGTAATGTGGGGTAATATCGATAACAAACCGTTGTGGTTTATTCCTGAGATCCATCAGCAAGATCTGGCGTACGATATCTTCGGGTTCACTGACCTGGTTCGTGAACTGAATCGTATTGCAACCTATGTGGCATCGACCAGCTCGGCAACTGACTTTATGTTGGAGAGTTTCCAAGATCACCTGGAAGTCTATATCAACGGCTATAAACAAGTCTTGACTAAGCTACTGAATAGTCATATCGCTAACAAGCAAGACGCTCACGGTGTTAATAAGAGTGATATCGGTCTGGGTAATGTTGCCAACGTGCGTGTAGCAACCCTGGAAGAGACATTAGAAGGAACCCGTGACGATTTACGCATTACTGTTTACAACGCTGCAAAAGCGGCTGAGGCTTCCTCAGGACGTAATGATAAATTGTTCCCTTCTGGTTCATTGCCGATTCTGCGTTACGGTTCGGATACCTTTATTCCCCCGACCATTGCTGGTAGTTTTGAAGGGTTAGGTGGGACCAGTCGCCGCAGTGGGGCAGTGGTAGAAACCGATGGTACCTTGTTGGTGATGACTCACCGTAATAACGGTAAGTATCGCGGCTTGTATTTTATTCGTTGTACTAACTGGCAACAGACTGATCCTAACTACGACTTCACCTCGTACATGTATCAGCACCCAACCGCTACAGCAGCGGGTGCTACCCTTGACACCATCATCAACGGGTCTAACCGTTATGTCATGGTGATAGGCGACCGTACGAAGAATCTTTGGTGGTGGTGTGAGACACACGGAACCTTTAACCCAGATCGTCACAAACTGATCCCATTATCCGGTGAGTGGGTCAGTGAAGATATGGCTGCCCCGTATACAATCAGCGATGTATATGAGAGTTCCAGTTTGGCCACTATATTGGCTGATGAGAACTACGGTGATTACTGGTGTATCGTACAACCGTACATTGTTCAGGAATTTATTAAGCGTCGCCCTAGCCAGTATCCTGATTACGCTACGCTGGGTGGAAAAGTCTATGGCGATGGATCGATTATCAATGCGGGCTGTAGTTTTAACATTGTCGCCAGTAAGTCGGGAACCATTAAACGCTCTACCGTCGATTATAACCACCCTATCTGGGGTAATTATAAAGACAAATACTGGGCACCTTGGTTACCTAAGGTTGAGCAAATTAATGGCGAATTTGTTACCACATCCGCTTACGCCATTTACAACCCACCGATTGTCAATGTTCTTAATTTCCGTTCTATCTTTGCATATTGGCTGAACAATGGTAACTTTGGTGAGTATTCTTTCCGGTATGAACATATTGGACGTTCTCAGTCATCCACCGGTAATGTTCAACATCAGTGCGTGTTCAGGGCAACATTAAAAATTGTCAGAAACGGAAATGACTTCATTGTTACTGTGGCGCCTGCTCCAGGATCTGACAAACTATATACCATTGATATCAATAGCACAGGTACCAAGGAATGGGATTCTTATATTAAGAATGTTGTTACTAATTTCGTGGCTGCGCAGGGAATGGACCAGACAGGTAATGCAGTGTTAACCGGCGGATACGTCCAGTTTGCTCAGGGTACGGCAGGTGTAGCATTTCCGCCAGCTTATGGTGTGGGTAAAGCAACGTTTCTCAACGATTACAAGTCATTGTTACTTCCGCCTAATAATGAAAGTAACTTTTCTATGATTTATAATCAGAAAACGTTTACTGAGAAGAACCCGATTGGGATGACCAGTCAGTTTGCAATTCAGCGGTTGTTGTCTTCCGATAACGACGACTACACCAAAGCAGGAATCTTGGTAAGACAGTTTGAGGGATTAGAGTCCAGTTGGTTCTTCCGGCCTGTTGCTTATATGAACAGTAATTGGGATCATGTTCCACCGGGTAACTCAACGGTATTCCAGGGAAGAAGTTGGAAGCACTATCCCTTTACCCCTGCTGGGCTGAAGTGTAAATTAGGTTTCCAGGTTTATCCCGGAACCCAAATGCCTATTCCCGGAAGAAATAACGCGGGCAATCAGAAGAAGTTCTTGGGGGCAACATCTGATACCACCATCACTGGAGCTTCACCCAACGGGGAACCCAATGGACCAGGAAAGTTCTTAGGTGACTACATCATGCCGTATGAGGTATCGATCAAGACTTCTGATGGCGTCATGTCGGTGGATCCCTCCATTGCGATTGATCTGAAAAGCACAATCGCTAATGTCATTGTACCGGGCTTCTCGGCAGCGGGCTTTACCGAGGATCAAGTCAGGGAATCTTGGGCTGTCCATATGGCTCTGAGTTCTTCAGGGGAATGGCATGCTGTCTGGATCGTCTGGAAAATGATTGGCAGAGATGCCACCATGGGAGCAATGGTAACCTCACTGACCCCGGCCGGAAATCCGACAACAGTAAATGGTTACTCACTTTATACCAGTGCGACCTGTGTACAGAAATCACCAGTTAAAACTGAGTACCGACCTAATCGTGGACCAAACGGCGTCTATCGTCATCCTAGGTATCTGAATAACGGCGCATCATTGCCTTATTTCCTGGGTATGCCTTATAAAGGGATGGTTAATGGTTCTCCAGATATGTCAGGATATGTTGTGCTAATGACGACAAGTGTCCGCTATGACACATTTGGTGGAACAGTACCCCCTGGTTTCTTAATGGAAATTAAAGCTGACGGTAGTGAGATTACCAAGCTGGGTGATCTTTTCGTTCAGGATTGGGGAACTGATAACACCGCCTGCGCAATGCCGTATTACGGAATTAGTTGGGCGGCGCCGGGAACCGTGACATTCGAGGGTGCAGCTATCGGTGCAAGTATTTATGATCCGAGTGGTAACCTCTTTGACAACATTGCGGCTAACAAATATGTGGGAGATCCAGTCATTGGGATGAGTAATATCCTTACTCCTCAATACACCGTGTATTTCCAGCAAGCCCGTAACGTTTTGATTGCCGGTAAGATGTATGACATTCCAGCAACGTACATCGACATCCTGACGCTTGATAGTAGTCCTGCAAATAAAGTGTTCTATGTTTACTTGCAATACTCAAATGCACAGGGTACGTATGTTATTGGGCGTGACATCAAACCTGAATCCAGTTCTCAGGCACTGATTGCTAAGGTTACTTGTGGTCCAACTCAGATTGACCGTATTGAGCCGTATAACCGGTTTACTATGGATGGTGCACAGATTTCGGCCAAGCGTGAAGGTTCTGCTATCTTGGCATCTTCAGGTTCTGTGTTCGACATCGGTGATACCAGTTCTATCCTGCTGGACAGTGATTTCATTTCATAAAACATAAAAAACTAATAGAGCGATCTTTTGATCGCTCTATTATTTATTTCACCGAGGTTTAGATGAAAGATATTCAACTTATCGACATCGACTATTCAGGTAAAAACACTGAATACAAGAAAGAAGACACTGTCGATTTATCCAAAATCTCCTCACCTTGGATTGTACCTGAAGAAGGTCCTTTCTATAAAGACTCATTGCGGGTACTTAAAGGTGGGTTAGATATTGATGTAAGTAAATTTAAAGCAGTAAGTGATGTTACTGACTTAACAGAACTAACCGGTCGTGGTGTGTGCTTGTATGTAGAACTTACTGACGATGTTCTTGCGAGTCAGGGGGAAGTAATTGTTATTTACCAGAAAGTAGGTAACCCTGTTATTTCTGTTAAGACTTTACTTCAAATGCTGGAAGACATGATCATCACGGGTAAGCCAGTTGATTGGGACACCCAGATTGGTGATAAACCTAAAAGTGTTTGGCCGGCACAACACTCCCATGATATCCAGAACCCGAATGAGTTAGTCGGGTTTGGTGGATTGGTTGAGCTCTTTACTCTGTTCACCAATAGTCAGATCTCTGATTCAGCCCGTGCTGTTGAGTTACTGGAAAAAGTTCAGACGGATATGTACAACCGTCTTGATTATATTCAGAAACTGAAATGGGGTGCGATCATGGGACATGCTCGTGGTTATAATAACCCACACGGCGCTGTGCCTGCTGATGTAGATGCCGACAAACTCTCCAACTATTTCCTGGCAACGCCACAGCAGGATGCTGAAGCAGACCGTTCAGATTTATATTCTACCCCAGCTGGCTTCACCCGTCAAATCACAGAAACTCAACCAGTTACCGAAGACTTTGTGGTACAGTCTGAACTGCCGTTTGGTTATTACGGTTCGGGGATTTATCTCCCACCTCCCATCACTGGGTCATTTGAAGGGTTAGGGGGTGATTCTGAGAACTCCGCATTTAACCTGGAAGGTAATGGTTGGTTAGTTTGTTTATTCCGTGCGTTCGATGGTCGTGTCAAGAACTTGTACTACGCTTATAAGACTGACTATACTGACCGGGATGGAAATCGTACCCCTTGGCTGAATACTTACGTTCAGTATCAACACCCAACTATCACCGCTGCCGGTAAAGCGCCCAACATTAGCATCGACGGTTCAGACGGTAATGTTTTAATGGTGGGTGTTCAACCTGATCCGAAGAAAGCCATTACTGGTTCAGGTAATTGGTGGATTTGTGCGTCGAACTCTACGTTCGATCCAAACAGCCACACCATGAAGCCGGTGAACATGGATGCAATTCTGTCGACCCTTCGGACCATAACAGATGTCACACCACGACCATCGTGTTTTAAGATTTCTAAAGTAGGTAACTGGGTATATCTCTTTGCCACTGCCGATTCTTTTAAAGGGGACGATCCTGCCAACTACAGCGATCACTTCGTTTCTCAGAACTGGCAAACTGTGATGTTTCGTGTTCCGTATAATGATCTACTGGATACCAGTAAAACCAGTATTACGTTTACACAAATCAACGTGACCTATGATACATTGTTCCGTGAACGTCGTGCCAATAAAAGTTCATTTATCCCGCAACGCTTTGTGTTCACTAACGCCGAGAAGTCATTGGCAAGTGAAATGACGGTAAAGTACAGCAAACCGGTTGAAGCAACTTATATTAACCGTAAGAAAGCCTGGATCATTGTTGCCAACCCAAATAACCCTCAACTGGCACGTCTGAAGATGATCAGTTGTCCGTTTGCCGATTACCGTGACCCGGTGACCAACGGTGTGCGTTCATTCGGTTCCGATATCTGTGCGACGTATGACTGGAACGTTGAGACCAATACGCTAACCCTCAGCTCTAACTTCAGTGTCCCAACGTTGAATATGGATCTGGGCGGATACGATAATCTTACCCAACAGCAGAAAGATTATTCGCTTGCCGGAAACCTGAATAACTTCGCAATCGGGTATGTTGATACAAACGGTTCATGGGTTCCGGGATATGGTTATGTCGCAATGCAGTCCGCGCAAACCGGCACGCCCCCTTATTTAATTCCCTCAAAGCAATTTAACCGGGATGGGGATATTGCCCGCGACTATGAATATATGTCATACCCGAATGAGTGGAAATTGGGATCTGGGCTAGACAGTTATTGGCGCGTACCTTACAAAATGCGTTCTCCGTTTGGTGTGGCGGGTTTCCCACGACTGTACAGTGATCTTTATTCATTAACAACGGGAGTTCGATCTTCACCGATTGAAATCTTTGTTGCTGAGAATGAAAATCAGAATCAGCAAATCTTTTATCGGATAACCGAGGGTGGCGATGGAGATGGGTATGATAAACGTGATGCACTTCAATCTTCGTATATCCCTTACCCGATTTACGGTCGTAAAACCAACTCAAACTTTGGGTCGGTAGAAGGACTTACAATGAACGTCGGCTACGCTAACCGACCTAAACGTAAGAATGCTTCAAGTCGCCAAGTGGGACTATTCAGTTGGTGTCGTCGCGCGATTCATCTTAATCCAGGTGCGCCGTATGATTTCACCTACACCACCACGACCAGTGGAACGGTAGTACAGAATAGCATGCAACCAGACGGCAGTCTGTTGGTCAATGTGGATCTGGATTACACGTTAGATACGGTTGCCAAGAAACTGTACGCAAAAGCTAACCCTGCCAAACAAGTCCGTATCCCGAAATCGGTTTACATCGACATGGTGATGTCGGCATTGGGTAGTCACGCAAACAGTTTAATCGATCTGTGTGTTGACTTCTTTATTGGGCAGCAGCCGGGTACGGGCGGAGATCAGGTATATTCATTCTGGTCGGCAACCTATCACCTGACAGGATCACCTTCATCCATGCGGATGATCGTGGGTCAGTTTACCTGGGATGTCGCCTCTACCGGTGCGGATGGGATTCGTGTATTGAAAGTGGTGGGGATGAATTATCCGTTCAAATGTACCCAATTCAATAACGCTAACCTCACTCCCGGTAACGATGCGAATATTGTCGCAACTGGTCGTCATGTGGTTTATTCGAATCTGACCTGGGCTATCCAGTACATTACCCAATTGCAGGTGCGTCAACAACACACTGAGATCCTTGACTTTGAGTCAGAGGGAAATCAGAACATGGAGATCGCTTGGTTCTCGGGATTACAGATTCAGATACCGGGTAACGCCGATGATCCTCGGATTATGTTCAGACGTCGCAACAACCAAGTCACTGAAGCATCAGTAGGGTGGTTACAAGGTCAGGCGTTTAACCTTGAGTACTCCTGGCAGCTGTGTGCTAACCCGCAGTTGGGTTGGTTAGCCGGTGTTTCAGCAGAATTCTCAGGGGCAGCGATGAACCTGATGATGCCGTGGGATGGACGAACAGGACTGTATGTTCCGACTGATGCAAACTCAGGTGTGGATAAATTGGTGATGTACGGCGCGACGTATGTAGAAGGTAACTGGTCACTGTTTATTAACGCAGATATTGGGGTCACCTTCAACGGTCAGAACATGATTGCCAAAGCCACTAACTGGGACCTGCGTGATCTTACCGACATCTATCGGAGTCAGAAGTTCTTTGTTTATTGTGTTATGGATGGATCAGTGGCTAAGTATGAGGTCACCAAGATTCTGCGTAATCACAATGCCGCTCATGTTCTTGTTGCGATTGTCACCACCGATGATTTTGGTATTGTTACCATTGAACGTCGTCAAAGCTTCAGTATCGCTGGCTTCCCGTTAACCCGCATTCGGGATATGGGGATTCCGGTATCTTCTGGATCCATTACCGAGCAAGGAACGTACAAGTTTATCTCGCGTAATGAGCTTTACGATAATTAATAAGAAGGGGAGAAATTCTCCCCTTTATTTTCAGGAGTAGTTCATGTATGTAGATCCGAGTAAGCCCTTACCGAATCCGGATGAACGTGAGGATTTCCTGGGTTCTGTATTGAACGCGTTGATCGGCATTCATAATGCTCGTATTAATAATCGCGGTGAGATTACAGAGATACAGGAAAAAGTTGACCAAGCCACAGCCCACATCGAAGACCTGTTAAATCAGTACGTCGCCGATATGGATACGGCGCTGTTAGCTCACACCAGTAAACGCGGCGCAGTTCACGGCGAAACCCGTGAAACGGTAGGATTGGGATTGGTTGATAACTGGCGTATGGGGACCCTGGCAGAACACATCGATGGTTTACTGAAAGATGTGTATGCCAATCCCGTTGGTTTGAAAGGGATGATTGAATCCCGCTTAACCATCGATCCAAGCAAATACGTCAGAGGGCGATTATTGCCCGTTGCCTCGGGCGGTACATTGGGTGCTGTTCCGCAGTGGCCGTTTGATTGGCGCGAAGGCGAAGTCATCCAGTCATTTAAAGACCCCCTTTACTACTTGGGCGAAACCCCTTGGCAATTCCGGTCTGACAGCGGTACATTTATTCTGCCTTCTATGAACGGTAGTGATGTCCTGACCCAGGTTACCGCCGATGCCGGCAGGGCTAAGCGTGCTACCACCCAGTTCGGCGGGACCAATGTGCGCATCTATAATAAAAATATTGATGTGCGACGTTCACGTCCTTCCCATCTTCGTGGGGAGAGTAACTTTGAACCGGAGAACATCCTGGTTAAAGGTTCAAGTCATTTGTTTGATAAACACTCAGTGGGTTACGTTGAAAGTAATCTGGTTGGGGTACGTGGATATAACCGTTATCGGTTACCGTTTGATGTACTGTCGAATAACGGCGCCTGGACCAATAACTGGAAAGGAATCGTTGAAGCCCGTGAGAAGTATGTGTACAACATCATCACCACAGGTACCTACAGCGACTTAGAAGGAACAGGTAAGGATTTATACCTGTTAATCGAGTTGGGCGTGTACAGCTTCACTGACACGGGAATTGATGCCAAGAACGGACCGGGTAACCGAGCAGAAACCACTGCCACCATTAAAGACCTTTATTCAACTCTGAACTTCACTGTTTCGGGAACCAATAAAGTTAAGATCTTGAAACGGACGGGTAAAGCTGACGCCATCTGTATCAAACTGCGTGACATCCTGAGTTACACCGATGCCCAGCTGACTGATCTGGCAGACGGGTTTAATGCTGACCGTGTCAGTAAAGTGGCGTTTACCTGGCGTAACCGTTTGAAAGGTGATTTTGCCTTACGTATCCCATTGGGTTTCTGGACCAAAGATAAGAGTTATTACAATAACTATTACATGGACCTGTCTTTCTTGATGACAGAGAACGACACCACCAAAGCGGTGAGTATTAATGTTGCCCCGCTGCGTAACGTCACTGACAATATCCAGAAGTTGAACGACAACTTGGAACTGGATAAAGTCGGTCGGTTTGTGCGCTACGGTGGAACCACCAAGGATAACATTTTCCACCCAGTGGTGTTCGATGGAATCTTCGATTCGCAAGGTGGTCACGTCAAGACCTACAGTTTCTACAATCGCCAGTATGTTGGATACTACCAGCACAATGTAGCGAGTGTTGAAAACTGGATTGCCAACGGGGATAACGTTGAACCAGTGTTGGTGAAGTATCAGTATTCGCAAGTCTCCAACATTAACCAAGACGGACTGTACGGGGATCATCTTCGCCATATTCCGTTGAATGTAACCGGTAACACCATTGACTACTTGACGTTGACGCGAGACTGGACTCATGCATATCGTTGGGCGGTTGCTACTGTTGAATTGGATACTGTTCCCGAACTGTTAACGCCAACTGGACATCATCACGGACCGTGGCGTGTGGGTACGACCTGGATTGACGATACTGCGATAACTGTTCCGTCATTTGTTATTAGTAATGACGCCAGTGCCACAAACTTTGAAAACACCTGCCTGGTCTTCAACAACCAGAACGGATTCAAGGGATATGGTCGCTATGCGTATAGCCTTAACAATACAGATGCGCCGTTACAGTTCCTGGATCCCACCACGCTGGATGATGTCATCACTAACTACGTGGCGGGCAACGGCGGTGGATGGGTACAGAACCACCGTCAGTTCTTCTACTTCAAAGGTGTGGTGTTCTGGGTTTCTCAAACCCTGTCAGCCAAGGAAGTCAAAGCTGACGGTACAGATGCGTATTTTGGTTATATTAAGAATGCGTACATCGATGTACAGGGTGATGTCAGAACGGTGAAGATTAACGGGGATGTCGCAACCAGTGGTGAAGCGTTCCCATTAAAAGTCAACAAGACTGCTAGCCTGAATGTCGATAACCAAGATGTCGTGGGGTGGGACGAGTTTAAAGCGACCGATGTTTATCTCATGCTGATGAACAAAACGGGAAACAAGAACACCTATCAGGCAATGCTGAATTTAGCACCGTTCAACAACTTCTATTTCGAGTTTGAGATTGGTTTGGATACGGTTGCCAACACGGTCACGATTGCACCAAAGGCCAATGCAGTTGATCCGGTATTCCCTTACAGTACCACCAATGGCTTTGCAGTTGATTACGACGCCATTACTCTGTACGGGAAGAAGACCCCGCATCAGTTCCACATTAACTACCAGACGCCTGTGATGCTGAAGAAGTCGATGTGGAGTTTCCGCAAGACCCCTGGCCAGTACGCGCTTTATTCTCCATCGATTGGAACAGTGGTGGTGAATGGTGGGTTGATGAACAGCATCAAGGGTACGCCTATTTACCCGGTGGGTGCGGTGATAACCGTTGGTGGCTCCAACATCTACGTGAAAGCCCCAATCAACGCCAGTGCGGATCTCTTTAAAGGGAATGATGAATTGTTCATCAAACTGTTTGAGGCAACCTCTTCTGGTAGCAGCACGACTTCTGATGGTGCAGTGTTGTACGGGAAGAAGTATAATCCAGCGGGCTATGAGACCGAACCTAACGCAGGTATCGTTCCTTGTGGTTTCCTGAAAGATCAGATCTTCTATCACTATGACCCAGTGGGTTGGCGTAATGATCTGTTACCAGTGGTTGATGGTAAGCGTATGAACTTCTACGGGTACGGGTCATCCTTCCCTGCCTTTATGGGTGTGTACGGTTCAGGTAATCCGATTAACCGGTTCTTCTTAACAGCCAAACCAACGATCATGTCGTGGGATACCGCTGTTAGTCGAAATGTGCCGGTTGGACCAGGAACCAATGTCACGGTGGCGGTTAACGGTGCAACTCAGACCTATACCGGAAGTGGAACCTTTACTATTCCAGCGAGCTTTACTGGAATTGTGGATGTATCTATTTCGGGTATCACATCTCTGGTATGGGGTACTGGGTTAAATAACCTGAAACAGATCGGTAACAGTGTTGTCACATTGAGCTTTGCCGGCTCAGCTGGCTTCACGATCTCTGCAACGCTTCCTAAGCGCTTTACGTCACTGGCGGGGATGTTTACCAATGCTACGGCGGCAAGCTACCCAGGACTGGATGCATGGGATGTATCAGGGGTAACGGACTTTACCGGCATCTTTAAAGGGGCGGTTAACTTTAACCAGAACTTGTCAGCCTGGAACACCAGTTCTGCTACGACCCTGGCCGAAGCTTTCTCCGGTTGTGCGAAATACAATCAACCAATGGGAACGTGGAAAACCACCAACTGTCGTAGCATGAGAAACATGTTCTATGGGTGTAGTCTCTTTAACCAGGATTTGAGTACCTGGGATACTATCCGTGTTACGGACTTCTCACAGATGTTCATGAACGCTGCAGCATTTAACGGTAACGTGAGCAAATGGAACACGCAGTCCGGCAACAACTTTACTTCGATGTTTGAGAATGCGTCCGCATTTAACATTGACATCGGCAAGTGGGTGATGACCGGGGCGCAGTTCCTGAAGCGGATGTTTGCTAACGCAATTGTGTTCAATGCAAACTTAGCGACGTGGGATGTATCAGGGGTAACGGATATGTCAGGAACCTTCTCAGGTGCGGTGAATTTTTCGCGTAATCTGGGAGCGTGGTCTGTCGGTAACGTTACCACTATGTTTGAGATGTTCTACAACACCACGTTGTTCGGTGCGGATGGATCAGGGTCATTAAGTAACTGGGACACCAGTAACGTTACTGATATGTCACATATGTTCAGTTTGTCGGGATATAATGCGCCTCTGGTAGGGTGGTCGTTTGGTAACAATGCCATTCTCTCAAGCATGTTCCAAAATTCATTGAACTTTAATCAAGACATCAGTACGTGGGATGTGAGTAAGGTTCTTCAGACTGATCGCATGTTCAAAGGTGCAGCAAAATACAACATGGACATGGAAGACATGAAGTTCACCAGTTGTGTTAACTTCTATGAAATGTTCAGGGATTCCGTATTTGCCAGCTCAGTTAAAGGTTGGGTCTTCTCAGCAGTTGCCGGCATCACTCTCGACTCCATGTTCGAATCCGCCACCTTCTTCTTGGGTGAAGGCGTCGAAACCTGGGATGTCAAGAACGTCAGTAACTTTGGCGATCTGTTCCGTGGATGTACTAACTTCAATGCAGATGTTAGTGGTTGGGATGTATCGTTCGGCGGTAACTTCGATGGAACGTTTGCACAAACAAATATCTTCAATGTGGATATCAGTACGTGGGATGTTTCTCTGGCTACAACCATGAACGGGATGTTCAATCAAGCTATTGCCTTTAACCAAGATCTTTCTGGTTGGGATGTCAGTGGGGTTAAATCACACACTGAGTTTGATAAAGACGCCACCGCGTGGACTAAACCAAAACCAACTTTCGTTAGCTAAACCATACTCTCCTACTTCCCCATTTGGGGAAGTAGGAGTTATGTTTGTTATTTGATACCGATGACAGTACCAGTAGGTTTACCGTCATTGCCGTTAGTATGAGTATGACCACCATAACTAACACCGTCAATGGTCCAACCACCAGATGCACTACCTTTACCACCAGACTGCGTGAACCCACCTGTAAAGTTAGATTCGCCTTTCATGGTATAATTACCTGTTTGATCGTAATTACCTTTATGGATAACATCACCTTCGAGATTAAACTTAGGTGACTTCCAGTTGGTGGTTTTTGTTTCCACATTGATAGAGTTTTCTGCTTTTAGCGATAGCTCTTTACACTGCATCAAAATCTTGTTGGTAGCTTTCAATATCAGCTGATCTTCGCAAGACAGAGCGATATTTTTCTTCTGGATATTGATGAACGATTTCTCCTGGTTTGAATAGGAGAAAGAGTGTTCCATAGAGTTTAGTGAAATAATGTTATCTTCACCATCCACAATACTGAACTGACCAGTACCGGTATTCAGTTCAATAACATAGTTAGTAGGTTCGCCGTTACCTTGGCCCGTTATCAGCTGTATTTTCTTCTGATGCGTACTCAGCAACAGCATGTAATAGTTATCAGAATTAAGCGGTGAATTCTCATTCACATTCGGAGAAGCGGAGAATGCCCAGATTATCGTTTCAAGGCGCAACGTACCGTCCATACCGAAATAAGTCCAGCGGAAGGTATTTTGTCCTTGGAATTTGTAAACAACAACTTTACTCCCCACCCGTACATCCGGTGAAGTAATACGGTTGGTGTTTACTGGCATCCATACTGCGGATACTGTATTTCCCTGTAAAGTAGTACTGGACTTAGTATCACCTGTGGGAGATTGCGTGGTGACTGTTTGTTGATCGATGGCGGTCTCAGTTGCACCATCAGCTTCCGGGAACAGTGACTTAATGTTCACCTGTATTTCATTAGTGTTGACATCTTTGTCCATTGTGACAGTGCCGACACCGTAGCATTCAAGAATATTCATATTAAACCTTAGAGGGTATTATGATAACAAAATTGATTCTAAAGAATTATACCCCGTTGTTTAAAAAGAATGTTACCTACATAGAGTTGGACACCAGAAGTATGTTCAACATCATTCTTGGTCGAAACGGATTTGGTAAAACTTCGCTGTTGCGAGAGCTTACACCGTTTCCACCTGACAACGCAGATTATGAAGCGGGCGGGTATAAAGAAGTCCATCTCGTAATTGGGAAAGACACATATCGTCTTACCTCATCTACGGGCAAAGGTTCAGAACACCATTTCTACCATAACGGTAAAAATCTGAACGAAGGAAATACGTTACTAGCGCAGCGTGACTTGGTGAAGATTCATTTTGGTGCTACACAAAACATCAAAAACTTTATCACAGGGTTGGATGTCAGGGATTTGTTTACCACCCTGTCCTCAGCACGCCGTAAAGACCTCCTGATGGCGGTCAATCCAAACGACACCAGTTACGCCTTGAAGATGTTTGATAAGCTTAAAGCAAGTCACAATGCGCTTAAAGGTGGGTTAAAGACTCAACGCCAACGTTTAGTGGTAGAAGAAGGACGACTAACACAACTGGCAGCATTGGAGTCAGACAAGCTGCAGTCAGAGATCAAACAGTTAGATGATCAAATTAAGAACGCATTAATCATTCACGGTGAACTGCAGCGTATCTCTCACACCGACCTGAATCCTCTTAAAGACGAGATCGGTAATGTCATCTCTTTCTTAATGGGTAACGATACATTGGTAAAACAACCGATGTCGGTTTTGCTGCAAAGCAAAGAAGGGATGTTGGGGACGCTGGATTACCACAAGAACCGTGAGATCAAATTCTCTACGATGTTGACTGAGTTTGCTGCACAGCTATCAGGATTAGATAGCAGTGGGGCTAATTTGGAAAGTTACAAGATGCGGCTGGCTAACTTGCTTCATCAACGTGACGAGTTACAGACCCGGTATGACTATTTCGTTGAACGGTTCAAGAATAACCCTGACTTTGTTCCGCAACCTGAAGACGAAGCAGACTTCAAACACTTTGTCAACCGCGGTCAGAACTTTATCTACCAGATTCAGGGTGTAACCCGTGCAGTGGATATGGACGTAACCTCTGCCAAGTTTAAGAGTACTCAACAGAAGCTTGTCGAAGTAACCCATGAGTCTGATAATCTCAAAAGAAAAATCAATGAGATTGACCACACGCTTGAGCACTATAACCGGGCGGATGTTGTTGATTGTCCTAAATGTGAAGCTCGATTTAAGCCTGGCTTTACAGAGATGGACCCTGTTAAACTTCAGAATCACCGAAATGACCTGTATGAACGTGTCGCTATATTGAAGAAACAGATGGCAGAATACACGGATTATATCAACGATAACCAAGGTTGGTATGACAGCATGATGGAACTGTTGCGGTTCTCTCAAAGCTCAGATATTCCCCATATCTACAGCACACTGATTCGCAATTACAACATCGGCAAACGTGACACGTCTGTTCTGGTAAGTTTGGTTGAAGACACCATGGAATACACCCGTGTTATTGGTGTGATCGCTGCACTGGATGAAGAAAAGGAAACGGTTGAGAAACAGATCACCTTCCTGGAAAGTTCAGATGTGGAAACACTCTTTAAACGTGCGGAGTATGTTGAACGTGAGTTGGCATCTACCCAACGTTCTGTTCGTCGCATCTTAAACAAGTTGGCTGAAGTACAGGAACAAATCGATGTCATCAAGGAAGATGAACAACGTCGAGATCGCTTAGCTATTCTGATGGATGAGTTAACACAGAAGCTGGAACAAAACGGACAGTACCGGATTAAGTTACGGGTTCAGGATGTTATTAACGAACTGACCCCGCGTAAAGAACAACTGATCTCAAACCTGATTCGTGCTGAATCCCTGCACTCTGTTATTCAATCCATCAAAGATAACATCGCCGATATGGAACGCCGTGAGAAACACACGCAGTTGTTATTAGATGGTCTGTCACCGGTTAAAGGGTTGATTGGCTATCTGATGAACGATTTCCTGAAATCCGTGGTGGCTAACGTGAATGCGATTATCCAGCCAATTTGGACCAACCGATTGTCTGTATTAAACTGTTCAACAAGTAAGACCGACGATGATGTCGATCTCAGCTATAACTTCCCGCTGCTTTCTGGTAACAACGATAAAACCAGTAAAGACATTGGCGAGGGTTCCGGTGGGGAACGTGAGATCATCAACTTTGCTTTCCGCCTGGTTCTTCGTCGTTATTTAGGTGAACGTTGTCCGTTACCGCTGATGATGGATGAGGTGGGTGTGGCATTTGATGAACTACACAGGGGTCGATTCGGTGCCTACATTGCAGAACAGTCACGTTTGGATAAATTACCACAAACCTTTATGATCAGCCATGCTTATAAAGAGTATGCCGGTAACATGACAGCCAACGTGATTGCATTGAACACCGAAGGTATTCGTGTTGGATTTGACGTTAATACAAACAGCATCATTCGTTAATTTAGGGGAGAGTTCTCCCCTTTTTACTTTACTCAAAGGTACCACAATGGAAGCACTTTATCCTATCGCAGCAGCCGAATCACGTCACCTGTTTGTAGATCCAGCCATTTATGACGTTTGGCACATTATCGATCCTGACTACACCGCCGGCGGTTATTCGTCTGGATATATAAAACCAGGGAAAGTTCCTAACCTGGTTGAACTGTGCCGACCTAAAGATGTCTATTTGTCAGTGACCGAAGAGATCGATCTGGATCATTTCTATCTGGACGACATTCTTTTCCATATGCATCATGAAGGGTACTGGGAACAGTTCCGGGTATACCATCACATCAAGATTGAGAAACTTGATGCGGGCAACTGGGGACTTAACCAAACGCTGCAAATTCCAAGTCGGTCTGTTATCCATACAACAACGGGTGTCAAAGGACTCGGTCCTAACTATCCTAAGTTCGTAGAGATCGAGATAAAGCTGAATTATGCGCGTGGAACGCGTTGTTTAGAATTCTCCACTGTGGGTAACTACGACAACGATAAACCACAGATCCTGGGTATCACTCTGGACATGAAACACAAAGATTCTAAATCTACCAAGTCTCTGTTCAAGTCCGCACCGGCTGAAGTTAAACCAACTTATCGTCGTGCAGTAGCAGCATAAAACAAAAAAGAAATTAGGTCTCTTAGGGGAAACTCTAGGGGACCTTTTAATTCTTTGCTAAACACGGCATTCATATATCGGCTAAACCCCGGTGTATAGAAATTATCAACGTATATCTTTTTAGGCAGATATTATCAAAATGTAAAAGAAAAATAATATTCTTTTTCACTAAACTTTAAACCAAAGGTACTAAAATGAAATCCACAAACATCCTTTCTATTATGCTGGCAATGGTGCTGGTACTGATGGGAAGTCTTTCCGTTGCGCATGCTTCAGTTGGGGCTAACCCAAATGACTACACAAAGAAAGTAATGTCGGAGCGTTTTAACAAGGTTAAAGCCGATCTCTATTATGCATCCAAAACTACCGGCATGGACATGGGTGATCTCACCGCTATCGCCAGTATCGAATCAGATTTAAAATCGGGTGCACGAAATGCACACTCATCAGCCTCCGGTATGTTAGGACATACCAAAGGTACTTGGGTAGCGGACCGCAAGGCCTACCACAATAAAGTTGGGATAGCCTCGAATGCATCGCGAACGAATGCACGCGCCAGTCTACTTATCGGTGCCGCCAGTTTACTGGATTCTAAACGATCTCTTGTTGAGCGCACTCATTTGTCAGCATCCCAGGTGAAACTTGGTGATCAGTACATGACCCATTTTCTAGGGCTAGATACGGCAGTCAGGGTGATCAACAGCAATAGCAATACCCCTATGAATCGTCTTGTCAAGATTTCAAAAGGCAATCGTGGATTATTCGTCAAGCCAAATGGCAAAGTCCGAACCGCTCGCGAATTCCGAACCTATTTGAACACCATCGTTGAACAAGAACGCGCCGTCTACGTTGAGCAAATTAAACAATATAAGACCGCACAGCGAATGAAAGACATCCAGCGTGACTTTCCAACAGCTAGCGATAACCTTATTGTGGCTCAAGCAAATACGGCTGAATATATTGGCTGGGGATATTAAAAACTTAATTTTGACGCACATAGTGATGTTTTGAAAGGAACATATTTTTTAGAGGAAAGAACCCTTATGTTATCTCAACGCAGTATTCCGTGTGGCTGCGATCCACAGACATTGATTCTTACTCCGAATATGGGCATCGGTCAAAACATCATCAATGCGATGGTTGATATGCGCGATGACGGATTCGGTGGCAAAACTGGAACATTAAGTTTCAGTGGCGGCGTAAAAGCATTCTTAACCTTCGACGACTGTGGCCGAGTAATCGGTTATACTCTTGCGGATTATAATGTCGGAACTCAAAGTTCAGTTGAAAATATTCTCGCGTACATTTAAAACATAACTTGGAATGGGTAACACCATTCCAAGTTACTTTTATGCTGTTTATTAATAAAACAGGGAATCATCTATATTACGACCACCACAGATCAGAGGCTAGTATGGCAGACAAAATCAAGCGCCTTCTTGAATTAGAAGGTCAATTGAAATATCACGATTATCTTTATTTTGAATTAGACAAACCACAAATCAGTGACGAGCAGTATGAGGATCTGTCGAGTGAGTATCGCAGTCTTCGGGAAGCGTGTCCTGAATATCAAACAACGTATGGACAAGGCTTTGTTGCACCCAATCCCTCAATGGAACTAGTGCCCATTGTTGAACCGATGCTTTCTGTTTCTAAACGGAAAGATAAAGGGAAGTATTTGGAGTGGGTGAAAGACAAAGCGGATGCCAAAGCTATTCATGAGGACAAGCTCGATGGGATGGCGCTCAGACTTATCTATGTTGATGGGGATCTTGCTCGGATTCATACTCGGGGTGATGGTACCAATGGTGCCGATCTCTCACATCGTCGACACCTTCTACGACATGTGCCAGACCATATTCCTTCTGATGTAAGTAAAGGAAGAACGGAATACACCGGTGAAGCATTCTGTACATTTGCTGACTTTGATGCTTACGTTAAAATGAATCAGCTTGATCCAAAACAAACTGATACCCGCTCTACGGTATCTGGTTTGATGAAACGTTTTCAAGCTTCTGAAAAAGATAACGATCTCCCTATCTATTTCAAAGTGTACGGTGCTTCCAAGAACATCCGTGATGAATTGGAGACGTATGACCAGCTTCGTGGTTACATGGCATTAGCCGGCTTTGATCTTCCTCGTGTATTAACGGAAGATGAGGTTGAAGAGATGTTGAACTTACCAGGGAAACCTACGTTGGGTTATCCGATTGACGGGATTGTTGCCAAAAGCAATGACCTGCGTGATTGGGATACTCCACAGAAAGGCGAGTATTGGACTTATGCGGTCTGTTATAAGTTTCCGACCTCTTCCATTGAAACCACCGTTACCGGGATTGACTGGACATTGTCACTAGAAGGCCAGTTGGTAGGAACCCTGCTGTACGAACCGGTGAACTATGACGGGACAACCTTAACGCGTGCCAAACTGGATTACGCACAGAGTTACTTTGATAAAGGACTGGCTATTGGTTCTATTATCCGGGTAACGAAAGCTAACGAGATCATTCCCCGGCTGGTCAGTATGGTGACTGCGGGTACGGGTGAGCGTCTGAAATATCCCGACCAGTGTCCGTTCTGCGGTGAGATGGTAACCTTGGATCAAGAAGCGGGAACGGCGTACTGTAACAACGATGCTTGTGAAGGTCAGTTACTGCGTCAGTTAATCCGACTGGTTGATCGTAAAGATGGGTTGGATATTAAAGGATTGGGTGAACGCGGGGTTCAAGCGTTACTGGACAATGGGTTCTTATCCAATCATGCCGATATCTTCAAACTCACTGTAAACGATATGGTTAATGCCAATATCAGCCAGGGAGTAGCGGAATCAATCATCGGTCAGATTCAAGACCTGAATCGCTTTGACCTGCATCGTTGGTTGTGCGCACTTGGTATTCCGGGTCTGGGATTGGTTCGGTCTATTGATATCGCTAACTACTCAGCAAAGAAAGGTCAGAGCGAAGATTTACGTTTCCACAGTCTTGAAGACCTGATGCAATTGATGACGGATGCCAAATTCCTGAGTGATCTGTTCGGGTTAGACGGATTGGCAATTGGGAACTATGTGCGTCAAAATGAAGAGAACATCACCGAGTTCTTAAGTCACTATGACTTTGCTCGTGCTCGTGCTCCATCGTTGGAAGGTATCCCCATTGCGATCTCAGGTGGTTGGGTTGCCATGCCGCGTCAGATGTTGGGTGAGAAACTGGCAGAAGCAGGTTTTGTGCTGAGTGACAAAGTCACCCGGTCATGTAAAGTTCTGCTGTTGGGTGATAAACCGTCTGCCAGTAAAGTGGAGAAGGCAAAGGGATATAACATTCCTATTGTTGATATCCGTTCTCTGCACGATATCAAGAACGTGGTCGCGGTGTTATCCAAATAAACACACCGACTCGAAAGGGTCGGTTTTCTTTAGTGGAGAAAAGAAATGAGTAGTGGCCCTAATGAGGTAGATGTTGATCAGGAAACTAATCTTGACTATCTGGAAAACAATGTCTTCCTTGGACTTAACTATAAAGGTGTAAAGGTTTATTTAAGGTCGGTTGTGTTGGAGACAAATAACCTTGTCGACGGAGTCAGAGAAGTTGTCATCATTGATAGCGATAAACTCGCCCCGTATATGACCATCGAACGTCGAGGAGGGCAATATGAACAGGTAGAAGTTTCTTTCCATGTTCCCTATTCCCTGATTATGTCCGATGAAGCAATCTCAAAATTTGCTAAACCAGAAGTTGATTATAAACTGCTGAATCTCCCCGTTCCTGAATTGTTTTCATTTGGGTTAATTGTTGGTAGAGTCGCTGCCACCTTTACGCATCGACATGAATGGACACATGACCAATTGGGTTTAATTCACACTGTCTTTGCGGCATCATTCTTTTTCACAAAAACAACTTCGTAAGGAATCAACTATGCCTAAGTTAACTATTGCCGTTCGTGGTGGTCTTCCAACCAAACTCAAAGAAGACATTGAAGATTTCATCGAAGAGAGTACGCTTCAGGATGCGGTCTTTGTCACCGATATCAAAAGTCATTCCATCGACTTCTTTATCGATCATGAACAGGTTTCTAATTTAATTTCGCGCATTTGTATGCGCTGCAATTTATCTGTTGTCAAACAAGGTCAGATGAATCAGCTGGGCGATTACATTATCGTATTAGGTAAGCTCCAGGATGGCGGTGTTGTGAAAACAATGCAAAACCAAGCGAAGGGATTGTTCTGATGATCTTTAATAAATCATACAACCGACTGACGTGTTCTATTGTACGCAGTGTTAATGGAAAGGAAGAAACCAACGTCGAGATCGATGTACGTGCAGTTCCTGCTGCACACCCCGATGCGAACTACTATGGGTCCTGGGTCGAACTCACTGATCATTTTGGGGAAAAGGTTTCCCATATGCTTCGTGAATGGGATCCAAAACTCGGCATCTGTTCACCTAATTTCATCCAGATCATGAAGGTCCACCATGACCTTTATAAAATGGGTGCATTTATGCCAGTGGGTGAAACCCATCAAGACTTTGCCGGTGTACGAACTTTATCAGCAGCAATCGGTGAATTAGAAGATGGCCATTACCACACCCACGATCGGACCTGGCATCAGATCCCTATTAAAAACGACGTTGGTGATTTTGTCTGGGAATTACGACTTCCTGATACGATCGTCACCGCCAAACGTAAAAGTGATGGGTCATGCTTTGTTACCGAGATCAGTTATGAGACGATCAATCGACACTACAAACATCCTCGAAATGAAAACTTCGATCCTGAAGAGTTCTCGAGCTTAGTAGAGAAAGTTCGTTACGATTCATTGGGTGCTGAGCCAATCACTGCAGTTGATATTGAACGCATTGCTCGTAAGTTACACCCGTAACACATTAACTCCTGGGACTAGTCCCAGGAGTTAACTTAATAAAGTATCCTAACCTGCATTATAGGAGTGATTAATTGGAGGTGTACCTTGGAGTACATAATTTATACCGATGGTTCTGCGTTAGGTAACGGAGCGTCGGACGGAGCATCCGGTGGTTGGGCTTTTGTTGCCCGGTATGGAGACATGAAGTCAGAAGCGTCCAAAGGTTATTTCAAAACCACAAATAACCGTATGGAGATTCTGGCGGTCATCGAAGCCCTGTCCCAGATTCAAGATCCTGCCGTGGTCAAGATTCATACTGATAGTCAATACACTATTGATGGTGCTACAAAGTGGGTGTGGGGTTGGATTAAAAATGGATGGAAAAGACAACCTCAGCCTGGTGTGTTCGAAGATGTGAAAAATGCTGATTTGTTTAAACGTCTTCATGCACTCACTCGCTTTCATAAAGTTGAGTTCATTAAAGTCAAAGCTCACTCAGGCATTCCTGATAATGAGCGATGCGACGTCTTAGCAAAAGCAGCAGCGGCTGAACCCACGGAGATTGATGAAGGATTCGTGCCTTCAGTGAAAACTCCCAAGGAACACAAGCCGTGGTTCCGGTATAAAAGATAACCCACTGGAACTTGGAGATTCTCCAAGTTCTGGTTCTTTTCTTTATTATCTTTGATTTTATGTCATATAACCTGAGGTTAGATAATGAAACTTGTTCTCTCTGCTTTTCCTGCTGTAGGTAAAAGCACTATCTTTAAAGAGGCAGATGAACGTGGCTTAAAACCCGCTCATGTCCACTTTAACGACTTTACAAAAGAATATGAGATCACCGTACCTTCTGGTGACGGGATTCCGGTATTCGATTCTGATAGCTCTAAATTTGATAAGGAGTTCTTCCCGACTAATTACGTTCAACACATCAAGTCAACGCTTGATAAATTGGACGACGTAATTATTCTGGTGTCCAGTCACGATAATGTTCGTGAGATGTTGCAGTCACAAGGTATCGATTATATCCTGGCGTATCCGCAACGTGAACTCAAAGAAGAATATATCCGTCGGTATAAAGCACGCGGTAACGCCGAAGGTTTTATCAATATGATGGAAGAGAAATGGAACGACTTCATTGATTCTTGTGAAGCAGATCCAACCCCAAACAAAATTGTTCTGGGTGAAGGTGAGTTCCTGGGGCAGGATTATTTAACTACCGATCTTGCTGAAGTCGCCGGTCTGGAAAACATGAACGATGATCCAGAGTGGTTTCATAAATCGTTGAAGAAGGCGATTGAAGAATCTAACGAAAAAAGTAAACCTATCGATTTTGCTGCGCGTTTGAAACGTATGAAAGAACGTCGCGATCCATTAGGTATCGAAAAAGAAGGTGAACCTGTTATGCAATATGACGGTGTATTACATTTCCCTGACGGCTCAACAGCCAGTATGGGCGATCAAGTTGCAGCTGTTCGTTATAATAACGAATGGGATGCTTACCTGGCCGAAAACCCGGATGCCGATGTCTCCTATATTCCTGTTGAGATTATGGGTGGTGAATCAATGGGTGATATCCTCCATGTTCCGGGTGGTGGTACTGTCGATATGGCGCAACCTGGTTGGCATGCTGAATATCAAACTGCGTGTGCTAAGATTCTCGAAGAGAGACCAAATGCACAGATTACCGCAACCATCGTGGATACCAATGCTGGTCCAGAAGTTACTGACCAGCAGACCGTTCCCACAGACAACCCAGAACCGACCATTCTGAACACGCCTGAAAGTACTGCAGCGTCTACTCTGACCGCTGAAGCACCAGAAGGTGGCGTGGCTGCTGTTGATGCGGCAGCAATTTCAGAACCTACTCCTGAAGTGAGTACTGAAGCCGCAGAGCGTAACCCAATGGTTGATCCGGATTTCGTGGAAGCTATTGAACCTGCAGAACCTGATCGGGCTGAACTGATCGAAGCTAAGTTTGAGATGCAGAATGATATCGAGACACTCGATGCCGTTCTTACTACTTATAACGAAGCGGGTCCCGATGCAGCCGGCATGGAACAATTCGTTGACGGTAGTGAACTTCTCGCCGCAGCCGCGGCTGATATTAACGAACGTTATAAAGTTGATATCGAACCTACCGTTGCCGGTATGGAAAGTTTCCTTGACTCTCTGAAGATTGGCTTTGAGAAAGTCAAAGAGAAGATCAAGGGTAATCCTACCAAAGCAGACACTGCCCGAATCAAGAAAGGTCTTCATGAAGCAGAATCTGCTTTTAATGAATACGGCTCTGAGAAATGGCAATCTGAGCAGAAGTTCATCAATGTCGGTAAGACCAAAATCCAGACACCTGAAATTCTGAACGGTATCAACTCACCAAGTGATCTGAACGCCATCCTGTCCCTGATCAACAAACGCGCCACTGATACGTATGACCGCTATCATAAAAATGCGGCTCAGCGTTTACAGGCGGGATTAAAGGTATTCAACTCTGCTAAGTCCAAATTGGCAGATGCGCCAATCTCAGAAGTAGACTCCAGTCTTCCAATTACCCCTGAACATCTGACTGGCGCCGCCAAAGATTCAGGACTGGACGATCTGAAAGTTTCCCTGAGCGGTACCGAACTTCCGGTGTTAAACAAAGATGGAATTAAAGTTGTCTGTGCGGCAATGAAAACTATCCTTGACACCAAGAAGTACTTCATCACAGGAGAAGAGAAGTTCTATAACTCTTCTATCTCGGAAGATGACTTCTACAAAAGTAAATTCTGGGATAAACACATTCGTACCAAACAAGCTGGTCAGGTTTGGGATGCAGTTGTGTTTGATGCGTTCTATGATGAACCGGAATATCTCAGCTCTGTTTACTCTACCAAGATGATGGCAATTGCAAGATTCCTGGAGATGTGGATTCTGAAATCCGTTAAATAAAAACACCAACAAGAAATAGATGGGGGAAACCTCATCTATTCTTTTTGTTTGTCCATCGTGCTACACACGCAATTAACCAATCGAAATAAAGTAAGGATCTGTATGGCACGCCATTCTGATATTCGCATTCGCATGGGGAAAATGTTTCCTACATGCACCATTGGGGACATTGCCCAATTCTTAACTAAACTGATCGACGTTATTAAAGAAACCGAAGATGACAAGTTTGTCTTCCGTAAAAATCAATACACCGTTAGCCGGATCAACAAAACACTGTTCATGCTGGATAAACATCCCCAGGTATTTATTCTGAGTGATGTGGTGATGGCACTGAAAGATTTTAGCGAGTTAAGCGAAACGGTTCCCAACAAACGTTACACTGATCTTTTCTTTAAACCTGGAAGCTACCCAGAAGTTTCCTACCTGACAGAAGAACGCTGCGCCCTTATTAACGCCAAGTTATTCGCGGCTGTTATGCGTCGGGTTCATAACTGTCATCGTAGCGGAATGGACAGCCCTATTTATGTGAACCAAGTTGTCCGGGGTGAGTTAGTTGGAACTATCTCCATCACCAACATCAAGTTCCGTGAAAAAGAGCTGTTGGTGAAAATGGAAATCATGCAGGATGGGAAAATTATCCATACTGCCGGATATGACATTCCAATGAAACGTTCTACATTCCAGAAAGGACCGGGTCCCGATCAGATCGCTGTGAAGCCACCGGTTGTATTTATGTTGAAAGAAGAAAAGAAATTCTCTAATCCTTTCATTAAGGTAAAACAATTTGTTACCGGACTCTTTGCGTAACGTGATGTGATTCTGAATACTCTCATCTGAGAGTATTCAGTTTATCATGATTGTTTTTTTTTGTTTCATTATGATACAGGCAGATATTATCAGTGTGTACAAACTAAATTGTTTTCTCATCTACTTACTTTAGAGGTATTTACAATGCGTTACACTACTGCAAATGTTACCAAAGCCAAAGCCATGTTGGTCTCCCGTATGAGCTATCTGATCAATCTCCGTCTGAAATATACTACAGGCCGAGCTCTGGCAGATAAGATCCATATGTCCGCTAACATCATCTCTAAGCTGCGTAACAATGTGACCAAGGGAATTAGCTTCGAAGCTGTTCTCGAGGCTGCAGAGCGTCTTGACGTGCGTTATACGCTAAGCATGAGTCACAACGGCTCGGGTCGTCGTGATGTCCAGTTGCAAATGGAAGATATTGAATCTTCTCGCGTCCGTACATTGGGTCAGCACCAAAACCCAACCCTCATAGGTCACCGCCATATCGGATCATCTCGCTAATTTTAACTTAGGGAAAGGATTCCCTTAGGAGTTATAATGACTGTAGAATATTTTACCCCATCGAAAGAAGACGTTGAACAAGCACCAGAACATTTAGAGATGCTCAGGTTGTATATGATTTACAACGATACTGGTCATCTAATCGGACACGACTTTGTATCTCTTTATACCCAAGAGGAGAAAGACGCGATCCGTGCTCAACTGGAACCGATTTCAATTGAGTTCACTTCACTGATGGATTTCAGTGAATCTGCACATGCTCGAGATTTAGCACGTAAGATAATCGCCCGAGGTAAACCCAAGGATTCTAACGCTGCTGTGATATCTGAGTTTGCTTTACCTTGCCAACCTATCCCGCCGACATTCAATCCAAATTTTGGTGTTATGAAAGGTGGTCCCAAAGACTTCACTCCTGTTGCGGCTTTAAGTGTTCTGCCGGATGCTCAAATAAAACCCAGTTATCATGTTAAAGAAGTGAAAATCATTAATGGTCAGAAAGTTACTTTCTATGGTCAGGATCTTTCTAAGGATAAAAAGTGAACAACGAAACCGACAACAAAGCTGTTATTTATGACATGAATAAGAGGTTTAACCATAACCCATTTGTGTTTGGGGTGACCGTTCCCTTCAATGGTAGTCGCCTCAAGAACCCTTATTTCATTACTGACGCCGGTGGTGAGGTTCATGACGCGATGCCTAACGGCGGCGGCTGGTGTATGCGTAATGGTAACATCGAAGATGATGATGTTACTCATGTTCGTCTGGCGGGTCCGGGTGAAAGTAAAGTGGAAACCATGACCGGTGGTTGGCGCATTGCTCGTGATATTGATTACTTCGGTAAGAACTATCCGATGTGGTGCGGTGAAGAATATGGATTCCTTTATCCTGACGAAGTGCCTGAAGGGTACATTGCTGTGCCGGTAAAGCTCTATGCCCACAAAGATAAGAAAGATCCGTTAGCAGTACCGACTATCTTCATTGCCCAGGCAAAGATCGTCAGAAATGATGCTAATGTCAAATATGGGTCAGTGGAAGATATCCAGCAGTATGTAAAACATCCTGCCTTCTGGATGGATCCTAACAGCTCGGTAATGTCTAGCGATGAAATTCTTTTCTCTATCTATCAGTTGGCACGTTTCAATAAAACACTGATTCATAAAGAGAAAGAATCTCAGAGACTGATTAAGTTGTTTGATGATGTCGGGATTGATGAACTGAAATATATCTCAGCGTTTCCCTATCATTTAAGACTCTTCTGTGCTAACGAAGAAAATTATGCACTTATGTTGCGGGATAACCCAGCCATATTTAATACCGCAAATCTTTATTTAAAAGATAATGCGAAAACAAATGTAATGGCGAAGTTTATTAATGACACGAGAGCGCCACTCAAAAACAAGGTCGATAATTCCTACTGGAACATTTTATCTGACATTATTCTTTCTCCTTTAGAGTATCCCGACTTATGTACCGGTAAGAAAGCCTTCGTCATAAGAAGGCCAGGATATAAAAGGTTTTAATTTTCATATGGAAGCGATGTAAGACTACACATACTTTATTTTACTTTGCTCAAGGATTTACCTATGTTAAATATTGACCCTTCTAATACGCTGGTTCGTGAAATGCATCATCATAAGTCGTGCATCCAAGCTGGTCTTCAGTTAGTTGAATTAGACCGTTTGTGCCCTTGTGAAGTTCGATCTGCGTTGAAGCCGTATCCCAGTATCCATGACGACGTTATTCAACGCATCAGACTTCTCGGACTTGCCAAAGTGTTGACCCAACCCGGTTACACGATGGGGATGTATGCAGCCGAAATCAGTGCAACATTGAAGGGCAACGGCGGTAACTGGATTGAACTTATCTTTGATACCAAGTCTGTGGATAAGATCTATCAGCACCAGGTGCGTCTCTTTCTTTATCAGGCGGTGTATCATTATAACCTGAAGATTACTCAAGAGCCGTTGTTTGCATTCCGAAACACGGTGGAGTATTCAGAAGAGATTGATTCATTTGTCGACAGTTTTGGCTGTGTCGATGAGACCCAATGTAACCGTTTGGTGTTTACAACCGAAACGGCACTGTGTCAGGTAGCTCGTCAATTGGTTGAGACGGGTAATATTGTTGGTGGATTACGCTTTATTGAAAAGCTCAAACCACGTCTACAACTTTCTTAATAAATAGAGGGGGAGGAATCCCCTTCTATTAAGGATAGGTATGACAAAGAACTTTATAACAGGCGAGATCGTAAAAGTCTTGTCTCTTGTAGCAAAGGCTACGACCAATGCGGAACTGTACCGGAATTATGAACCCGAAACGGTTGCTGGTAATTCCCGTCAGAAACGTATCATGGGTGGTAAACATTCCTGGCCGGAACCTAAACGTCGAGGTAGATGATAATGATGATGTCGGTAACATTGAATCCAGAAAAGCCTATCAATCCTCAGGTATTGGTTGAAAATACCATTCCTTTTGAGACACCCAAAAACATCGGGCTGAGAATCGCACTACTCACTGCTGATAATCAACCGCTTCCTTATTTCATTATTCAGATATATGAGTCAAATCCTGATATTAAGTATATCCTGAACTATGCTCTTTATCCTGATAAAAGTGTTTACGATACGGTAACCAAAGGTACATTAACCAGCAGCGATTTTATTTTGGCTGGGTTAAAGAAATCTCACACTGATGGTATCAAGATCTATCGAATAGATAATGGTGAACAGTTTACTGATGCGCTATTTGCAAATCAGACTGTTCTCGATAAAATGATCTGTTCTAGAATCGATGACATAATGAAATCCTGGATGATGCAATAATGAAAGATAATGGTATAACAACGCATGTCACCTATCGTCAGCATCGAGACAATAGAATCGAGCTGATCCATATTTCAACCCATCCCACCCCTAAAGACAATCCAATTACTGTAAAGGGTAATAGTCGTCAAGAGGTGGTTCAGGGTAAGCGTCATTCCTGGCCGGTCTCTCAGAAAAGTAAAGGACATCGGTAATGCGGGACTGGATACATCTGACATTATTTATAATAATGATTTTGATGGGATTATCTTTGTTGGGTCCTACAATACATATGCTGGAAAAGATGCCAATTGTTGTGGTTGCCATTTTTGGGACGGGCATTTCTTTTCTGGTCACTTTTGGTGGACTGGGGTTACTCAGTTCCATTTCTGATATAAGAAAAAGGTTTAAATCATGATTGAATGGGTAATGGGTCTGTACCAAACTGTACTGGACCAAACGGTTCACATGCCACAAGCACAAGCGGCACTTGTCACCATCTCTTCGGTTTCTATTGCGGGACTGATTGGTTTCTTATTAATTAAGTTACCGAAAACTATTGGTAATTTCTTCCGTGGTCAGTGTATGACGTCACTAACCTTTAATACCTCAGGTTCCACTTGGGGTGATTATAACCAGATGCAGTATACTGCTTTCCTGAAATGGTTCAGTAAGAACGCCTGGTTTAACTGGAGTCGCATCATCACGCTTGACGGTGAATCCCGTAACGAGTTTGGTGCCGTAGGTCCAGGTGTCGGAACCCATATCTTTATCTTTAAGAGACGGTTCTTCTTCTTTCGGATTACTGAAAAAGATTCGCAGGGCACTCACCTCTCCAAATACAACATTTCCATTTCTGTCATAGGTCGGTCTAAACAACCTCTTTATGAATTGATGGATGCGTTTATGGATCAAGCTGACCCGGCTAATTACATCACCATGTTTGATGCCAATAAAACCGATTGGACCTGGGTAACTCGTACCCAGAAACGTCGTCCTGGAACGATGGTTATTCAGAAGAATATCCAAGAGGAACTTATTGACCCTCTTAAAGAGTTTGTCAACAGCCGTGAATGGTATATGGAGCGCGGTCTGGACTATAAGTTTTGTGCGTTACTGTACGGACCTCCTGGTACCGGCAAAAGTTCAATTGCCCGTGAAGTAGCAAATGTGCTGGGACGTAATCTTTATAAGATGTCTCCTGATGGTGATATCTCGTATACTTCTCTGTTCCAGAACGCCAAAGGTGGAGTGGTGCTTATCGAGGATATCGATGCGTTCGGCATCGCACGTAAACGCACTTCTGCGGTGACTGATGTAGAAGCAGGTGTAGCTGTTCCAACGACCAAAATCAGTAGCGGTTCTACTCTCACCCCAATCAATACCGATGACGATGAGGGCGCTTCTTTTGGCGACGCTTTGTCTGAGTATCTGGGCGGGTCACTGTCAGACCTCCTGAACGGCCTTCAGGGCGTTATTCCTCTGGATGATGTAATCGTATTGATTACCACCAACCATCCCGAGAAATTGGATCCTGCGTTGATTCGTGATGGTCGTGTAGACCGCCGTATCCTGGTTGACTACTTCAGTCACGAGGATATCGTTAGTTATATCAAGCTCATGTACAAAACAGATTATGTCGGCGAAACACTTCCGTCATTACCTGTGGCAACTGTGAGCAAACACTTCCTGGATAACAAGTGGTCGGTGAATGATTTCACTAAAGCCCTGTTGTCTTTAAAAGAAGATAATGTATTTCTGTTGAATGCAAGTGGAGAATAAGCTATGCCAGAGCAATTAAACTCGATATTCTATTTTATCTCAGCGGTTGGGGTGTACCTTCTGATGGAGATAATCAATGTTGGGTACCATGTAATCAAGGCCATCAAAATCAAAGATGATAAGAAGGCGCTTGATAGTCATCTCTCTTCATATCGAATTAGAGCAATACTTAGTTTTGTAACTTTTGTTATTATTATGTTGGTCACTCTGTATAAACTGGGGATGCCTTTGTATTAATTCTTTGACTTAATGTTGGAGGATTAAATGCCCAGTGTATCTGAGAAACAAAAGAAGTTTATGGCAGCAGTCGCGCACTCTCCGGAGTTTGCTAAAAAGGTTGGGGTTCCTCAATCGGTAGGCAAAGAGTACAACGACGCTGACAAAGCTAAAGCCCAAAAGAAATAATACTACAGAGCGTATCTAGGGATATCCCTAGATACGCTTAGAGGAGTTTATTATGTCTGAAGAAATTAAGAAACAAATCCATCAACGCTTAGAAGGGTTTGATTTAGGTATGGTTCAGAGTGATGTGGATAGCTGGATCTTTGATAACAAAACCATGTTGAAGATTGAAGAACTGTCAAAAGAATTTGATATGTCGTTGGTGGTTGAAGTGTTTAACACCATCTACCTTCAGGGCAGTGAAAAGGTTTATCCTTTCAATACCTCAAGTATGTGCATTAATGGAATCCAGGCTAAGCGGATTCTTGGTACTTTTATTAAGTACCCAGATCAGCAATATGAAAGCAAGAAAAGCCTCGGACTAAAAGAAGTTGAAGAACTTAGCAAAGAAATGATCAGCTTATTCGATGACCTGGTTATTCCAGATTCCGATACCGACAAACGTTTTGTGAAAGATCCTGATGAGTGGATTAAACGTGTTCACGAAATGAAAGAGAAATATGGCATGCATGGATTCCACTTAATGTATGACACTATCGAGCGTATTCGTTCGCTGATGTGGACAGAAGGACTTGATGAGATGACTGCGACTACTGAGGTTGCAAATCGCCAGGAGAAGGAAATGGAAATACTTCTCGCTGAACGGGCTCGTCGAGCGAATCAAGTAAAAGGTTCCCTCGCTCATTATCAGAGTCAGGTTGAGTCAACAATGGAAGAATGCCTTACTACTCCGTATTTTGAACCGACTACCGAACAACAGAGTCTGATGAAGCGCTCATTAATGCACGGCATGGCGGGTGCATTGTCTTTGGGTAGTTCAATGGTAACGACATACCAGGGTAGCGGTGGACATGGGTATGACATTTCTACCAATGGTGGGCGTCACAAGAAAGTGGTAACCGGTAAAGCAGGTAACCGCTATCCGGTAGCGAAACGTCGCGGGGTGAGATGATGGCTCCATTAAACCTTAAGTCTTTGGATATGCATGAATGCAAAGCACTCCATGGAACATTTGCAAAGGTCTATATTCGCAAAGGTAAGTGTTTTGTGTATGTCGGTGATCAGCGTTATGAGATCACCCCTTTAAGTAAAGAAGATGCCTGGCAGGATGAAGAACTCTCTAAAAACGTGAAAACGGTGAGTGTCGATTTCTCCAAGGACTTTTCTTATGAAGGTTATCTGCATTTTCACGAGAACGAAGTTGCCTGGATTTTTGGTATCACGAATCCATCCAACCGTTCTAACCCATTAACCGTGGTGAGGTTAGAACCTAAACCTACTCTTAATTAGGATGCACCATGACTGTTCGTCAATTAGAAGATGTGAGGTAATACCGATGTGGTTTAAATTCAACTTATGGTTCTGGAAAATCGCTGCCAAATCCCCGCTTCTCTTTGCATTGGTTTCTTGTACCTTGATTTTCTCTTTGTTCACCACAGGCGTTTGGTTTATCGTTGCGTATTTCGATAAGCCCATGGCCAATCAAACCGCAAGTATCCTGAGTGCATTCTGGGCATATATTCTAATCCAGTATGTATCAAACACGAAGAAGGAAAAGAAATATGCTTAAATCTATTTGGAAAGGTATTAAGTGGTTCTTCCGTGCTGACACGAAAACCCACAACAAGGTTTCCCGTAAGCATGGGTTTGCTCATGTTAAAGCGACAGTTGAGCCGCCGGTTAAAGTCTACGGAGCACCAAAAATCGGCAGCTCTCCGCTCAAAGATACTCACGACCGCATGGTGAAGCTGAAGAAATCGGTTACAATGACGAGCAGTGAATCCGACACCATCGAATCAGCAAAGAAAGATTTGTGGATGCCGTCTTCAATTGATATGTCGCACAAAGAGTTCATCTTGAGCAATTGTGGATTCCAACGCACAGTCAGGCAAGGTGACGACATTGTGTTTGACCCGCGGCTAATTCAGGTCATCAACTACGCCATGAATATGTATCAGGCAGAATTGGTGCACGACGTGGAAGAGATGATGCGCAAGAAGTCGATTGTCGAGTAATAAAGAACCCTATCTCAAATAAGGTGGGTACCCCATCCACCTTTTACCAAGGTACAGTCTAATGACTAAGAAAGCAAAAGAAGTCGCCGTTGAGTTGGAGCCGGTTGAAGTTGTAGAGCTTGCAAATAAACTTGTTGTTGAGGAAGGTCTTGGTTTAGAGGATGTTCCTTTCCTAGCACCTCGCCAGGTTCTCGAAGCTCGTCGTCCTTACATCAACGACCCCAAGCACGAACCCATTGTGGAAATTGCCGGCAAACAGTTTGAACTGAAAGATGTCGAAATAAAAGACATCCCGGTTGACTTGGGAAGTGTGATTCCTTTCTATCGCGATGTTGATAACATTTTTGAAAATCAGCGCACTCGGCACAAAGGAGGTTCAGGTAAATGGACCTTCGGCCAGAAACTTGCACATAAGGATTTGAAATTTAAACATCTGCAGGTCGATGGTCTGGATATTTACATCAGTACCGGTTCCAAACTGATTATCTCCGATACACTTTATCGGGATGATTACTATGGTGACGCTCCTTTCGTCGGACACGATAACAAGTACGGCAAGCCGGCATTAGTCATCTTGGCCAGTTCCGTCATCACCAAGACATTATCATTCCTGGGTAACACCATTCTGTTTAATTCGGTTATTGAATCGAACAACAGTATTACATTAATTGACTCATCGGTCACCCATTCGTCAATCCAGGGACCGGCCCAGTATCTCAGCATTGATGATTCGAGAATTGAAAGCTCTCGTCTCTTTGCTGCTAATTACATGTCGGTCAGTGACTCTGATGTCTACGGTATTGGAATCACCGGTCTCGGGTCCATCACGCTGACTCGCGCAACGGGTGGTCAAGACTTCGTATTCGCAATTTTCGGCGATGGTAGTAGATCGTTGGATTTCTTGTCCACCAATCAGTATCTCCACACCTTTGACTTCAGCGGGGGATATGCACCGTTACTCAAAGATTACACCCCGGTTGCGGATTATCCAACCTATCACGGGAGCAACGTTATCACCATTGATAAACGCGTTGACTATGGATTCTTCTCAGCAGTCAAACCGCTTCCTTTCCTGCGATTGAATCAGTGCGACCTGTTGGTTGGCGGGGAAATATTCAGTGTGAAAGATTTCTTCCCTGAATACCTGACCGCTGAACAGCCGGTTAAACAACCTCAGCCGTTTGGTGAATTCAGTTCCCCAATGGTATTCAGCAGTAGCTTTGGTTCCGTTCACAACCGTAACAGTCCCGTCTGGAAACGTGCTGCCAAAATTGCATTTGGTCGTCCTAAGGCAGTTATCGGTAAATCAGGCGAAGTTATCGTCAACAGTTTGCTGGACCAAATCAAGTCCCGCATCAACCTGTATGTCGAACTAAATTCGGTGGTGTGATCATGATTAAGATACATGATAACGGTGTTAACCAAGGCGTTGCCGATGATATCGTTCATCTCATGAATACTATCGGTAATCTTCACTTGCATGTTTCAGGTGAAGCTAAGGTTGATTTTCGAGGCGGTGCTGGACCAACCAATGGTTGGGCGGGATTAGTTTCGACTATTATTTCCGGTGATACCGGTTGTATGAAACCGTACGACAATAATCCTAAGTGTGCTCTGGATGCGTCCATTAAGTATCTGCGTTATCTGGAACCTGTCCCTCACCTGAACAGCAGCGAGTATGAAGAATTTGTTCCCTCCAAAGAAGAATGGGATACATTCGTAGACGATATTGAAACTAGCATGAAAGGATTGAAGGTATCCGATTATGAAATTAAATATCATTTTGGTCTAACCAAGAACGGGGTGGTTGTGACAACCGTAACTCTGAAACCACTGTGTAACGTATTTGTAGTGGGTGAGTTCCGTGCTACTCGCAACTTCAATTACATCGGTGAGATTCAGGATTACGACCAGCCCATGACAAATGCGGTTGTGATTTTGTGCGAAGGGGAAGACCACACCATCCAGTTTGAAAATCTGACCTACTACCGTAGTCGGAAACATCGGTTCCCTCGCAAGGGAGATTACCTCCTGAAAGACCCTAACTCCGATAAATACGTGGTATTGCCGCAGGAAGATTATTCAATTCATTGATGAACACGGGATGGGGGCGTAAGCTCTCATCCCTCTTTTTAGTTACATTTCTTTTTAGTTCGATATTATTAAAGTGTAATGTAAACCAAATATTTAAGGATTTGTTATGGATAGTAAAACAGCAGAAGTTAATGAAATTCTCATTCAACTTGCTGACCGTCTGGGTACCCTTCAGTTGAAACTCAAAGAAGCCGAAGGTGAAGAACGTGAACGGCTAATGGAAATAGCTCGCGTCGTCCGTGCAGATTTAGAATCACTGGTTTAACAATATTGTAATTCCACCCCCCCCCCTAATTGATTAGAAGGAAAGACCATGAAAGTTACTCTTGCGAATATCGTTGCTTTGGCACATTCAATCATCAAGGCAAAGTCACAGATTACGCCGGCAACAAAGTCCTTTACCATTGATGAAGAAACCGTTCTTTTGGTTGACCTTCAAAAAGACTTCTTCAGTGCTGAAATTAGTTCCACTGAATCATTGATTATTAACGGTAATTTTATTACCGACATCGATCCATGGGAATACACTGTGGACGGCGAACTTGCCGATACCATTCGTCGCGGTATTGCTAATATTGTTATGGACAGTGACGATTTTAATAACCGTTTAGACTTCTTGCTAAACGATCTGTTTACTAATAAGTTCAGTGCAACCGGTACTCTTAACTGTAACATTCACAACGTTCCTGGTACTGACATCAACTATGTGGAAGTCACTGACTCCGAGGTGATTATTTACCGCCGTTATATTCAGGCATTGGATAAGACAACTTCGAATGTTGAAGCTTTTATGAGAAGGGCGTTGTTCGATCAAATTCTGAAGGGTAACATCGAAGTAGAAATTTAATTCCAATTGTAATTTAACCTCACCACTCATTGATTAGAAGGAAAGACCAAATGAACACGCATACTAAAAAGCCATTCACTCCAGTTCCACGCATGAACGTCCTGAAAGACCAGCTCAAAGAGCAGCGCTTTGGTTTGATTACCAAGGTCAAGGCTCTGCGTGAACAACGCCAAGCACTGAAAGGTGTGAAAGGCTCTGGTCAGCAGTGGGCTGAACTGTGTGCACAGATTGATGCGTTGCAGGACAAGATCGATCTGCTCAGCAAATCCCTGGGTTTGCCGGTGAAAGACCGTAATGTTCTCAACGCTGCACTGACTTTAGAAGGTAAGCAAGGCTCTGGTTCTTCACCGCGTCTTTACACGCATGGTAAGACCGCCACTGATGCCGGTTATAAATTCGCCCAGTCAATTGCAGATAAACCCCAGCACCATCAGAAACATTCTCCAGAAGGTCGTGTCAATCTTGTTGGGGAACGCCGTGATCACATTAATGAATCACAGATGGTCATGGACGATGAAGATCGTGATGCGTGGGACCGTTTAGACGAAAGCGTTAACGGTAACAAATAAGTTACTCTGATGGAGGGAGGAAGCTCCCTCATTAATTCCTTTAAACTTAGTAAGGTAAAGAAATGAAGAATATCTTTAGTCCGCATGTTCGCGAAGTTCACATCGTTAAAGACCGTACCCTGCGTCTGCGTGTTACCGGTATCGGTCAGGTAATCGATGCTCTCTCTTTCATTTCGGCTTCTCTGAAGATACTGGGTCCTATGAACCCTGAAGCTTCAATCAAGCTTGGTGAAGAAGGTTGCGGTGGTATTGAGCTGGTAGAGATCTCTTATATCCCAAAAGAGAAAGCTCATCACAAAAATGTTTATATTGTCAACCTGACTCCAAAGCTCCGTTCTGCAACGACACTTATCTTTAACGAAGATGATACCACAGAAGTTGACAAACGACTTAAACACCTGATCAATCGTTTTAGTCAGGAAAGCAAAAGCCGTCCTAATCCAGGGTATTGGATACCTCCAAAGTTATCACCTGGATTGGTAGAGATGCAGAGCCGTGGCCGCAGTCGTGATCCTAATCAAAAGGTAGAGGTTTATATTCTTCCTCTTGATGGAACAAAATGCCCTGCAACCGGACAGATGTTAGGTCGTTTGAAGCCTTTGAAAGAAGTAAATATCACTAAACTTATCGGTGAACCGATGGAATGTCGTGATGGTAGTTATTATTCATCAGAAGCTTATCTGCGTCAGCGTGAATTACTGCTGGGTAGAAAGAAGGAAAGCGAATGACAAGACAGGAACATTTGGAAATACTCCATAGTCGACTTCGTAAGGCAAGAGCTCATGGAGATCGATTAGAGGCAAACGAAATCAGTCTTGAGATTTATGAACTTGAGAAAGTAAAGGATACGGAATACGACACATATATCAGAGTCAGTAAAATGTATGCCGAGAATTCTGTAATGTCGGGAATCCGCACAGAGAAGATTAAAACATGAAATCAATTCTTATGAATTGTCTACTGGGGATCGTGTTTATTGTCGCTGATGTATTATTAATCTATATTTCGTATAACGCCTGGGGAGGACCTGATGGTTATACCATCGCGTTCTTAACAACACTGGTCGTTATTGTTTCCGTCATTGGAATTGTTGCCATGATTATGGGTGACAAGTTTCTTTATATGATTTACGGTGAACCAAGTAATCGGAATCCATGGTGATATAAATGGGTAAACTGTTTGGAACGGTATTAGAAAGTGCGGTTATTCGCAAGGTGAATAATCTTAAGTTAGCAGCAGGTCAAGCCAATGAAAAGATTAAGATGTCTTTCATTGATAAAACGCCGTACAGCAATTGTACAGCATGTCGCTGTCCCTTAACCGAAACCGAAGTGTACGGTGAGTGGGACGATTATTGTATTGAATGTTTTTTAGAGGATAGTCCACATGAAAAGTAATTTTACCACAGTACTGAAACGTATCCTGTCTCGTCAAGATACAAAAACCACTTCTACCATTCAGATGACAGAAGTGACCCTGGAAGAACAGCTGCGTATTCTGGCTCGTGTTAAAGACCAGAATAACACCACTGTTGCTCACAACAACCCACGTCGTTCACATCGTGAAATCAATGCAGCATATAAAGGATAAGACATGGCTACCAAACGAGTTGTTCCAATCGGCCGTACCAAAGTTCGTCGTATTGTTGGTGTTGATCCCAAGAACATGTCACGTCTCCAGCGTGATACCATGATCGAATGTCATCTGGGTGATATTCGTCGGGCAATGTTGGCCAACGTGTACGGTGACATCGTGATGTTCTCCAATCGTATTAAGTTGCTCGCTGAACTTAATGAAGCTGAGGTTGTCAAGTAAGAGTTTTTACTTGCACGACCTCATATTAAAAATGATAAAAGAAGGAAAGTAGTAAAATGGCAAAGACCAAAGCACCACGTAATAAGAAGTACAGTCCAGTTAAGTCAATGACGAATCACATCAAAGCCGTACTGGATAGCGCGATCAACAAGTTTTACATTATCGGGGATATGAATCACGACCCGATGTCTTTTCATACCAGTGAAGTTAACATGATGCTGAAAGGCACTGCGTTAAAGATTGGCTTGGAACAGATGACCAAGTTCTTTTACGGTGAACGTCGTAAGTGGACGTTTGCTGTGTATCACTTCTTTAAGGTAGACGGTAAGATAGAAGTCGTTCCGTCTATCATGCAGATCGACGATGCGCTTTTAAATGAAGTAGCTGACGCTGCAGAAGAAAACATTCAACTTCTAAAAGACTCGATCATCGGCACAGATGAAGGTTTAACAGAAGAGAATTATGTTTTCTATGGGTATTACATTAATTACGAAGACGGTCTTCGTATGGACCTGATGGAAGATGACATAATTAGTTCCCTGTTCAAGGTCAACAAAGACTTTGAAGAGATTAAACCTGAGGTGCGTACCTGCACTGCCGAAAAAGTCTTGCGTGCTATCGCTGGTGAAAAATTCTCACTGGCCAACAGCAACGCAATCAAAACCACTATGATCGAGGAGAAAGTCAATGTTGCACACGCTTAAGTTTACCCGTTACGAAGAAGTACACGACGAATTCACCGTTGAGATGAAATTGGAAGCAGAGTTTGAAGGAGAGAAATTAAACGGGTTCTCTCCTGCTATTGCTCAGTCTAAAGCTGTGGCTTCTCTGCTTGATAAACAGTTCCGTCTGCTGGTTGAAGATGTGGTTAATCAAGCATTGCATGTTGCAATCGAAAAAGGCTTGTTAAACATCAATCTGTCCGGCATGACGTTCCAGGACAAGATCTCCATGTTCTACATCCGCCAGACTGTTGGGTTTACCAATGACCTGTACAAGTCCTGCCGTCATGTCAGTGTGGTCTTGACGGGGATCTGGTGATGAAGGGGCCGGTATTTAAGAGTAACCCACTTCGGTGGGTTTACTTCTATTTAATCTGGATGAATCTTCCTCTAATGTGGAAAGCCAAAACTGCGACGTGGGCAATGAAGTGGACTCAATATAAACGCCATTTCAAAGATCAGTTGTTTGGTGAATTTGAGGTCGTTGTTTTGTCTGTTGATAAGGACTGGACACCGGCTATCAGTGAGCATACAGAAACACCGGTACGCGATATCACTTACCGTTACAAAAGAAAGAAACTTCCGTTTGCTTATCGTAAGGTTTATCAAGGTACCCAATGTACTGATGAAGCCGCTTTTCCATTAGGCCGGTGTGAACCTGAAAAGGTAGCGTCTCTTCAAGAAACGATCTTCTTGCGTAATCAGAAGGTTGAGAAGATAAACATTGAACGCGCTCACCATACCGAACTAAAACAGTCCATTGTCAATCATAAATTCCAGGAGTACGACCATGATCTCTAAACCAAAAATTCTTATCACTTTAACCGTTCTTCGTATTGTTGATGGGATCGGGATTCACTATTCAGTCACTGATGGTCAGGCGACACTGCAGGGAACCAGTTCAACTTTTGAACGGTTGGAGAACGATTTCCTTGCTGTGGTGAAAGAATTGATCCAAGGTAATCCTACCTATCAGAAAGATTATGTGAATTTTACCCAAGGTGATTGGCCTGAACGTTCAGTTCGTTTTGCAATCGATTCCGAACTGGTTGGTGTTATGATCAATACGTATCGCGAGAACGCAGAAGGTGCAGAGATCGTCAAACTGAACGAATACTTCATCAATCTCTTTGATAAAGTAAATGGTAACACCGCGGTATCTCGTTCTGTAGGGATTGCAAATCTGGTCAAAAGTATCCAGGCTGGTGAAGTCGATTTAATTGAACTTGACAATCCGATTGTTCAACTGATGAATATCTTGTTCAAACGTGATGCCTGGGATCACAATAACCAAGGCGCTAACGTAATTGAGGGTAAACTTACTGAGGACGGTGAAGACATTGAATTCAACACGGTCTCTGCTGTGGGTAATGTTTACGTCGAAGGTAAGATTGGTAAAATGGGGATTCGTATTTTCAAATCCCAAAACGTTCAGGTCTATATCGGTTGGGGTACTAATTACCCAAAACGCCCTGAAGTATTCCAGGTCTATGAAGAAGAGAAATTGACTCAACGTCTTTATGACGCAGTTGAGATCTCGCTTAACTCCCCTGCTTAATAACTCGCTTAGGTATCCATATGGATACCTAAGCTGTTAAGAGTATAATTTTTTATGAAAACGTTGTCAGAAATTGCGCGTCACATGTTTATTAACATTGTTCCACCTCGTGATGACTTCAGTGTAAAAGAAACACTACATGGTAAAGGAATTGACCTTAAGCTTTATCATGAAGGATTCGGAGCCCTGCCTGTTATTGCCGGAGGATTCGGTAAAGCAGATATCCGTGTGGCATTGAACCCGCCGGTTCCTTTTGCCAATAAAGCCATTGTTATTTTGGTGAACATTTCAGATGGGGGATTTGAAAACGTTCAACTTCCGTTTGATCATCAAGCGCTTACTGACGCGTTAATTACTTTGTTAGAAAGAGAGGATATTTAATGTTACTTTCACGCATTACTAAGTATGAACTCGAATTACCCCATGATGAGAAAGTTGAATTCAGCATGGAGCAATTGGTGGCCTTTATTATCTGGTTGGTGGAAGCTTACCACGGTAAAGTTCCACCTTTGGTTTTCAATGATTTCTGTATCTTGAAAACAGGTGAATTTATTCGTATCGGTGAAAGTGAGCTGGCTGTAGATATAATTCCGAACCTGGTGTCGGAGATGAACACCCTAATGCCATATTTCACGTTTCCATCGGAAATGAGCATTCCAGAACGCAGTTTAAACAGTGTTCGTTTCTTAGGTGAGTCATTGGGTTACTTCGATGCAAATAACGAGAGCTTGCTTCCTGTCGCGTTACGACACGATGTGAAAGAAGAGAAGTTTCACGTTATTCTCGGTGAGAAGTTCACGGGAAAGAGTAATTTCTCTCGGTATCAATTTAAAGACCTTAGCAAAGGTCAAGTCTAATCTAATCAATCGTTCTCCTACAGAGGAAATATAAATGAAACGTGCAGTTGTTCTTGTTATGGCTTTAGGTTTGATTGGTGTTGGTGCATTCATGGATACCCCTCATGCTTTTGCCGAGAACATCAGTGGTGATCATTTTGTCAAGGGTAAGATCGTGGCCGTAGAGTCGTGTTATAATAGTGCGACCAAAGTGTCATCCACTTGCCTGGGTGTTGTTGAAAGTAATGACCGTCGTCATGCTGGTAAGATTACTGGGGATGTACGAATCGGTCGAGCAGTCTACCTCGAATGTGAAACTGCTAACGGGTTTACCGAATGCAGTAAAGACTGGGGTACCTCTGTAGGTGAACGTTATTTACACGGTGGCGAGATCACCCAATAAGGAGCGATGATGGAATCGTTAATTAAGCTTGTTCCAAGTTTTGAAATTCGTGTAGGTGAGAATGACACCGTTGTGTTAAATGTGTGGGAACTCACCGCACTGCAATTATGGTTAGTGATGGCGAACGGTTGCCGGGAAGCCAAACCCCTCTGGCTAAAAGGCAGAAAGTTTGTTTCTTGTGAGAACGAACTTATTTTCTTTGAGGATGTTTATTGTACACTGAATCGAGGTCAGATTATAGACCTCATCAATGCAATATCTGCTCTGACTCTGGAAGAAGTCACCGCCATTCACTTGTTATGTGTCCATTATCCCAATGCTTCGTCATGGCAGGGCCGGGTACAACTGAATGAAACCATGTCAGGATCATATATCGGTTACTGGTCCGAGGAAACGGGGGAGTCCTTTCTTCCTGTTAAACTTCGATGGTCCGAAGACTTGGATGCCTGGTATGGAGTAAAGGGTGACCATAATTACGGCGTATCTTTCAAATTTAAAGATTTATCAATCTGGCAGATTTAAGGAGTGGTCATGGGTATTAAAGTTATTACGTTATTCGAGATCGAAATCGGTGGTCCACTCCAGACCCGTAATTTGGATAAAGTTCACCTGACTGCATTGGCGATCTGGTTAGTTGAAGGTATTAATAATCCAGATGTTCATCCATTGACATTTCGTAAAGATCCCTTTATCTGGCGAGTGAATCCAGAAAAGGGAGACCCGTACTTTAAAGTCGCTGGATTAGAGATGGGGATGAACTTCCTGGAAGCACGTGACTTGCTGGTTGACATTGGTGCGCTTGCTGGTCGTGATTTACTTATGGAAGATATGTACCCTGAATGGTACGATCATCCTGATGTGCATTTGCCAGGTGCTGATCACACATATCAGGTCAAGTTAACTTCAGATGGGTTACTCACCTTTATCGGTAATCAGGAAAACAAACCTATTCTTCCTGTCGCTCTGAAGTTGGATAAAGACAATTCGATCTATAAGTTTATTATAGGTTCAAAAGAGTCTGAGTCTTCCCCTTATTACAAATTTGCCTAAATAAACATAATAGAGAACCTACCCATCAGGGTAGGTTCTCTAGTTTAGTCTTATTTTTTTTTTGTTTAATAAAGGGATTACCCTGGGTGATATCCAGAACCTTTATTCAAACCTGGTGTCGTTAAGGTATCTACTCCACATAGATACTTGGGCAACATCAGCGCTCACCAATTAAATATTGATAAGGTTACCAATTGTCACGTTTACTTTGGTACCATAGGACCACACGAGTCCGTTCACTTCGTAATCGAAGGTATAACTGATCGTTCTTACAACCGCTAACAGATTAACTTTAATCACGACGAAACTACCATCGTCATTAAACTTCATATACTCATCACTTGCTTTGATATTCTTGATTAACTTGGTAACGTCTTTAGTGCCGTCCATGATCTTAAACGGAAATGCTTGCGTACTTCCTTTTCCCTTCAGGTTGATTACTCCTGTGGAGGTGATCGTTAGTGTCGGCTTGGTCATATAGGTTAATATGGATTTAGCAATACCGGAATAATACCGCGCAACAATAACTTGTTCCTTTGTCGGCAAGGTATTTGTATCGACCCCGTCTTTTATTTTAACTCTGACCCCGTCCTTGGTGCGGGAAACAATGGTGATGTTATCCCCCGTAGTACTCAGATCAAGTAACCCATCTGTGGCAATAACCGACTGTCCGCCGTTGGTCCAGGAGATCGCAATGTCAGTCTCTGTACCAGGCAGCCACTTTATGATGGTAGGGGCTATGTTCACCACAGTTAAAGAAGCCGGCAATACCCGAACAGCAACTTCTTTGGTAACCGTCCCAATGTTTTCTCCGTCCTTGTGAGCATCGAGATATTTAAACACAATGACACCTGTTCCTACCGATACTGCTTGTGCAATAACGGGAATAAAGGCACTGCGTTTATCCTTCCCGACCATGTCCCTGCCGAGTAGAACCATTCCTTTCATATCTGTCTTGTTCCAATCTACCATTATTCTGTCAATGATGGACTGGCCTTCAAATGTCGGCACGATCTTAACTGCGCCAGACTGACCTTCAAGTATCTTAATTTCCATTTCGACTGACCCCCTTATAAGAAAGAGAGGAATCCCTTTCGGAATCCCTCTCTCGTTTTTATTACTGTTCCATCTGAACGTCGAAACGGTTAGTAGGGATACTACCGTCATTGATGTTCGTAACCAGGTTGATATCAGCAGGGAGACTAAAGGCCTCGCCGTTGTGTGTACCTTTAACCAGGATGTTGGCAGTCGCAGTAACTTGATCAGTAGTGCTAGAGCTAACAGACTGGAAGGTGGTAACCACACCGTCCTGCGTGAATTCAAACTTGCTGGCAATGTCAGCTGCGTTCACAACTTCAACAGAGGTGACTTCAGAAGTCACATCGGTCTCACCGTCGAGAACTTTATACGTCAATACCTTCTTCTCCCACAGGTTCATGGTAAGCGGTGTTGAAACGTCAGACAACATTAACTGGGCTTCTTCCACCGTACCCTGGATAGTCACATCAACGTCTTTCGTGTAATTCCACGTAAAGCCATCTTCAGTGTAATCAAAGGTATACTGAAGCGTACGAGTTACATCAGTGGAATCTGCCTTGATAACAGTAATGTTACCATTGGTGTCAACCGTGAAGTATTCGTCTGCGGTGGTCTGGATGTTGGTCAGAGAAGAAGTGACGTCATCTTCACCCTTCTTAACCGTGATTGGGAAGTTTTGTGTACCGCCCATCGCCAGAGAAACAGCTGCAGCCGTCATGGTCAATACAGGCTTCGCTACAAACTCCAGGTCGGTAGTAGACGTACCGGAATAATATTTGGCAATCAGCTGCTGAACTTCGGTAGGGGCAGTAGCCGGATCAATATCATCTTTGATCTTCAGTGCCACGCCGGTTTCAGAGCGACCAACAAACTCAAGGAAGTCGCCACCCACACTCAGCAGGAGTTGAGCATCCTCGTTATCCAGCACTTCAGTGCCGTTCTTGTACGTTACCGCAATATTCAGTTCCAGACCCGCTAACCACTTAAACTTAACGGGTGAAGGTGCTGCTGCCGTAACCAGTTCTGCTGCATTGACTTTAATACCAATCTCTTTGGTACTGATGCCAATGTTTTCAACTTCTGATGCGTTACCGGTATACTTATAAACCAGGTTACCCGTCAGATCAGCAATCGCCCCCACTTTAACCGCAACTGTGGCAACAGTATTGTTTTCGCTGGCAACAGGGGGACTCAGTAACTGGAGAATGTCCGCGTTACTCAGTGACTGTGACAACTCAACTTTATCCGCAGCCGCTTTGCCTTCAAAAGTAGGTTTAACGACGATACTGCTACGTTGACCTTCGAGCAGTGTAATTTGCTTATCCATTTTTACCCCTTTAAAAGAGAGGGTCCGATACACTGGACCCTTCCTGTTGGTTACATCATTTCCACATTAAACCGATTGGTCGGAATGCTACCATTGTTGACATTAGTTACAAGGTCAACCGAACCACCAATGACATAGTCTTTGCCTTGGTACGTTACTTTCACATTAAACTGAGCAGTTGCTTTGACTTGCGAAGCAGTGTCAGATTTAACACTCTGGTAACCCCAAGATTTGTCAGCAAGCTTAACAAATTCAAACTTATCATTAATATCGTTCTGATTGGTTGGCAAAAGATCGGTAATGGAAGACGTGATGTCAATTCCAGACAACATGACTTTGAAACTAAGGGCGCGACTATCCCAGAGATTCATTGTCAATGGAGACTGTACATCGGTTAACGTTGGTTGAACTGCCGGCGGTGCTTTCTGAGTGACCGGTACTGACATGTAAACAGTTTTCGCGGTGCTTGGGTATTCCGTAGTACCAAACTGGAACGAAGTGTTCGAGTTAGTATCCGCGGTAACCTCCGCTTTGAAGCGCACCTGGAAGCCATTTGCAGTCAGTGAGTCAGGTACGATCTCAAGCACAGACACACCACTGATTCCTACGGTGGTCCGGTAACCTTGATCTGTCAACTGACGTTTGTTACCGTTGTAACGCAGATCACCAATCACATCAATGACGTCACCGTATTTCCCTACAATCGATTCAGGGAGTACGCCCACCTGGAGGACATCCTGTACGTAAGTGGTAATAGGAATCGTCAAGGTAACAACATCAACACCTTCTACCGTTCCCGTTGCCCCATCACGTACAAAGCTGACCACGTTCTGTGCATTGACCAGTGCTGCTGAGGTCAAGGCAATAGTCCAGGTCTTCGTTCCGGTTGAGCCATTGTTTAAACTGATCCCACTCATGTTCTTCATGGTGATCAGATCTTTCCTGGTGAAGCCAGGACTTGCAGTAATGATCTCACCACGGTACGTACCCTGCAGCGCCGCAGTGACATTACTTGGTGTTGGAGGCGTGGTGTTAAATCCATCTTTCCGCGCTACCTGAACCAAGTCACCGGTGGTCGCAAGGTTTGTGATCTTCATCTTAAACTCAATACCGTCATACTGCGCGATATTAAAGATCACATCCTGATTCACTGTCCAGGTCAAGGTGCCGTTGCTGACTGTTACAACATACGAGACTGTATCAGAAACAGCTTTGGTGGTATCCCCCGCAATGACTTTCCATGGGTTAGCCAGAGAAGGAACTGTTACTCGACCGTTGGCAGAGTTCCCGGTGATTCCCGTGATCCACGATGCCGGTACCGGATTGTTGTTCATGTAGACCGTGAACGGTACAGCGGTACCTTTATCCCACACTGCTGCATTAACGATTTTCACATCACCCGCTGTTGGTTGTCCGGTATACCCTTTAACCAAGTAGGTGACTTCCTGTTCGACTTTCAGTGCGTTTCCTTTATAGGTGATCGCATAGGTCAACGTAACCTTGGTGGTTGTGTCGCCAGTACGAGCATTATAGCAGAACCACTTACCGTCTTTCAGTTGGATATAGTCGTTTGCAGATACCGCAAATATTGTTGCTTGATTTGTGATATCGTTACCTGCATCATCAGTCAATTTAAACGGCAGTGTTCCACTCTGGTTGATAGTGGTTTCCACTGTGTTCAGATTGCTGACAGTCGGGAACGCGTAGTTAGAGATTTGGGTCACGTCAACGTAGAACGACGACTGAAGCTCGACTGCGGCAGTTGGGTTAACGGTAAACTTAACGCGGGTTGTTTTCTGAGGAGCAGACGTTAACTCGTTCAGGAACCAGACAGGCTCATACCCAACATTTGAAGCGTAGCTAACAAACAGCAAATTCGGGTCAGTAGTAGCAGAACCCAGTGCGGCACTACCGCCTGTATTGTTCTGAACACCGCTGATACCCCGACGAATACTGTAACCTAGCCGAATAGTGGTTCCATTGGCCGTTCCGTCACCGTATTTCCCAGTTAATGTACTGTCAGCACTGTTGACATATAGACGAGAGGTGTTAAACACGTAATACGGCATTGGGACTTTAATGAAGTCCTTGCCTTCAACCGCCGCTGGATCATTCTCTTTAGCCCGAAGGCCGTAAACGAGATAACCTGTTTGGCTGGTTTCCATGTCTGCGCCAATCGCTTTATAGGTGTAACGCTGATAGTAATACAGCGGTGAACCTGTGCTGCCTTGGGTCACACCCGTTGGGTTAGCAATGTCAAACGCCGGCACATTAGATTTCGCCGCCCAGACTTTAAAGCGTCCGTTAGTCGGGTCAAAATCATTACCGCCATTCAGCAACGCGCCTCGATAGGTCCCTGTGAAGTCGAGGTAGTTCCCACCACCACCAATGCCTGCAATTATCCCACTGTTGAAGTCGGACAAGTTACGCATGGTGATCTTCAAATCAACGCCGTCGTAAGCTGCGATATTAAACACCACACTCTGCGTGAACGTGATATCTTTATACCCGTCATTAAACACTACCGTAAAGGTCACGGTGTGTTGACTTGCTGCTTTGTCACCGTTGTAACACTCCCAAGTCCGAGAAGTAAAGCCTGGGTTTGTTTCCGGAACACGAATGTAACCGTTGTTATCAATAGTGACTGATTTGAATTTACTGGTCGGGACTGCAGTTCCGTTATTCACGATGGTGAACGGCAATGCTCCAACTGCCCACACCGAGGTAGACGGACTCGTCACATTGGTTGCAGTAGTCGTATCACCTTGCTTCGACCCTTTGATGGTAACTTTCTGCGTCCAATCACGATTACCGCTGATTGCGTAATTGTTCACATTCTTATTAATGCTGGCACGCATCGGCACATCAACAGTGATATCATCACCACGGTTATCGTAATCGATATGCAGATTGACACCCGTTGTTGAGTTACCTGAATAGCTTACCAATCCAGCCATGGTAGATCCGACAATCGACTCAGTCATTCCGGTTGCATTAGCAAGCTGGATGTTGGCATCGATATTGAGACCCACACTGAACTTCACTGGAACAGCTACAGTCGCATTGAATGCACCTGAAACTGGATCAGGAACTTTGTCATCAGGATAGATACGCAGAACGTTTTCATAGAAGGTCACCACTTGTGGATACTCTATGTAGTTCTTACCCAACGTTCCTTTCGGCCATTTGTCAAAACCTGGACCGGTGTAGTGGATAGGGTGTTTAACCGTCCCCACAAACTGATCACCTGTTTTCCTGAAGGTAAGGTACCAAACGTTGGCTGCCCCACTCACACCCTTGCTGTCGAATGTAAATCCAGCACCATTGAGGGCAACATAGTCCGCCGTGGTAACTGCAGTATATCCAGGTGTAGTAGAGACGCCTGTTCCTCTGAATTTAATCGTGCTTGCACTCAGGGAAGTTGCGGTACCCAATGGACGAGGTTGTTGATCCTGATTACCGAACGGCGTAAGAACAAATTCATTGCCGTCGTAGGCGTTGAACTTCTCTGGCATGATCACTTTGATGACACGGTTACCGTAAGCTGCAGGTAACTGAATATCGAAAGTAATGTTAACCGTCTGTTCAGCAATAGCTGTATCAGAGTAAGCTTGGATGTTTGGGTTAATTCCAGTCGAAGTTGCAACCAACAAAGTACTGTTAATCGCGTTTACCAGACACTGTCCTGAAATCTCAGTGGTCCCGTCTTTAATACTAACTAACGTATTAAGACGCGCATTGTCCCAAATGTTCCATGTCTTAGCAATTGGGGTTACGACCAGACTGTAGAAACTTGCTGAGATTGAAACACGATCCACACCCTCGGTTGGGGTTGCACTGGCATCAGCTTTATCCCACACAAAGATCATTGAGCCTTCGTAAACCTGCGTTGCTTCGATCTTCAGATACGTTGTTCCATCCGTATCGTCATAACGCTGACTCACCACTTTAAAGTAATCACTGAATTTAACGGTACTATTACCTGACAGCGTAGGCTGGAAGACACCCTTACTGTACTTGTAGTTACGCCACAACAGTTTGAACGGAACTTCTACCTGATCACCCACGTTCTTGATCATAGTAGCCGCGGCTACAGTAGAGCCCTGGAATTCAGGCGTTGGATTAGAACCATCCCCTTCACGGACATACGTGAAACTTCCATCAACAGAAACAGTGCCACCACGATAAGGAACGTTTAATTTCCATTTCGTAACACGCGTCTGACGAGAAGAACTCACATTCTTCTTAGTGATCCAGAACCAGGTTCCGGCTACCGGTTGATCCAAGGACAACTGCATGTAGTTGGAGGTTGTTCCATCGTTTCCAACAACGTCATCCACGCAACTGGTCGGTACTACCTGACTGGTGACATCTGTTCCACTCGAGGTAACTTTGAATGGGTTAGGACCGTAATCCCACAACTTCAGAATCGTTGTGTTAGACACCGCCTGAGTTACCACCGGCCAATCAGCAGGACGCTTCAAGGTCACTGGGTAGTTGAATGTCCCACGCGTCACATAACCGGTATTTGGATCCGTGTACGTAAAGGTCATTGGAACCGTGACCGGTCCATCTGCTTGGGTTACAGGTGCGGTGATTTGAACCGTAATAGTAGAAGCGGCTAAGCCAGTAATTTTCATTACTGATTCATCGACGGTCTTAATCACCAGGTTACTATTGATGTTCTGGATTTGTGAATTATTGCTCGCCAGTCGAACAACCAATGGACCTGAAACGGTATCCCCGTTACCACCACTTAATCCACTACCCCCATCGCCCGTTAAAGAGTTTTGGTGAATGTTCACGGTGAAATCAGTGAACCCATAATCTTTATCAAGCTCGCCCGGTTTATTACCGTCGGTTCTATCCCACCCTAAACGCAGTGTGGCTTGTCCAACACTTTTCGCACTGATGGTGTAGTACTGAGTCGTCAGGTTTGGTGTGCTTGCATAAGCCACATCAATTAACCCTTTCAAATCAGTAACAGACGGATCAAAGCTATTTCCACGGGAACCAAACGAATAGATCTGGGCTTTGTACATCGCAGTCAACACAAGGTTCAATGTTGATGTGCCGTCAAGACCCGGATAAGTGTCCCAGGAGGTAAGGTTGATCTTCGGCGCCCATGTACGCTGATCCCAGGCTGCAATAGTAAATGGTGCATCCACAATTGCTGACCAAGGCCAGTTACGATACTGCCCCACAATGCGAGTTGAAACATTATGCGTAATCTGAGCTTTTTCACCCCAAATGACTTCATACGTTTTCGCACTTCCGCCCAAGGTGATGTAGGTATCGTCCGTGTCACCGTAGTTGGAGATAGAGGCGATACCAGGTGCGATATTTACACCGTCACACACTGAGGTTGGGTTCAGACTTCCTTTAGAGAAGACCTGCAATGCACCCGCTGGCCATTTGTCAAACGTTGGAATCGATGACGTATACTTCAGTGGAATTTCCACACGGGCTGTATACTTAGTTCCGCCGTAGGTGTATGATAGGTTGATGAAATCAGAGACGTTAACCGTAGCATTAGGTTGAACACAACCTGTAAGGGTGTAGTCAAATGCTTCCGGTGCCCAGGTGTTCAGCGTCAACACGTTGGCGTTGGTTGAACTTGCTGCACCTACTTCCCGCGTTGCCGTTAAAGTTCCCGCTGCAATAGCCGCTTGTGCATCGATTGGAATGCCACCAAACAGGATCTGCATAGCGTAAGTGCCAGTATCGGCATTCTTGCCTGTGATCAAGTTATCGCGGTTACCAATTTCAATACCCAACTCACCCATTACCTGAACATCAACATCACACGAAGCCACATCACGCGGCTGTGGAGCTGTGCCAGCATCAGGAGACCAGAACACCAGTGTCATTTTACTCACGCCAGCTTTTGCACCGGTGAAGGTAATGACATAGTTGTTTCCGACAACCTTATACTCTTTGAGTGTCAGTTGTGGTGGAATAGTTGACAGGTCAGGTTTGAACTTCGCACTACCACCCACATTCTTGTCTTTATAGACAGGCGTGACGGTAACAGAAACATCGTTGTCCAATGACCCTTCAAGCTTGGTTGGACTAGCAGTGACTTTAAAACGAACAGAAGTAGAACCAGCGATCTGGTAATCCGCCGTGAAATTCAATACCTGAAGATCAGGCGTACTGTCCACTTTGTAATACAGCGTGGTCGGAACTTGCTGTGTCGTCGTGGCAGGTTCAGCACCAATGACTTCATAGTTCTTCGCGGAGATGATCTCGATGTACTTACTGGTGGTGCCATTAGTGAGTTCAAAATGATCAACAGTAGAAAGCTCGGTACCGTTGAAGGAAGGTACTTGCCTGAAAGCAGCCACATTCCAGATAGCCGTAGTGACCTTGTCATTTTTACTGATCGTTACCGGACCCATACTGACAGTGGCTTTCGCATCAAACGAAACTGTCTTCGGATCAGGTGCACCCACTTCATAGCTGACCGTGATGTTTTCAGAATAGACCGTAGTCGACCCTGCGACATCAGACCGGGTAGCTTTAACCACAATCCCGTCTTTGGTCGTACCAGTAATCGTGATGCCGTGGTAATCCGCATTAGCCAGGGTAAACTTCAACCCAGGGGTGTTTGCAGGAACCTCGTTCTCACCGTACTTCAATTTAACGTTAATGGTACCAGACTTACTCCAGTCCAACGTAATCGCATCGTCATTGCTGACCAAGGTAAACGGCAGGTTACTGGACTTCGTCGAGACAGGGAGTTTCACCTTGGCAAAATCGCGGCCTTCAACTTGCGGCGTGCTTGGGTTCGGGCGGACAAAACACAACACCAAGTCGAGATCGGCTTGACCGGCCAGGGTATAATTCAATTTCCCATCTTGGTCCAGACTGCCGAGATTGATATTGTTCGGAACCGTTGAACGTGTCAGGTCTAATGTAGAACCGGTTGCCGGCCAACCCTGGTAGCTAAACACAAATGGAATCGTACCGACATCCCCTGCATTGCCTTCCAGTTTAGTGGTGGTCGTAGTCGCTCGGTAATAGATCCCGTCCCACTTATTGATGGTGAACTTCTCACTGACATCAATGGTGTAATCGGCTCCGCCCATGCTGTAACCTAACCGCAATGGCAATTCACCGGTAGTTGGACCGGTCGTGAGGCCGTTGGTTACGTACCAGATATTCGGGACCATGAACATGACATTTGAACCTGCGCCACTTGTATCGTACGAAGTGATAGGAACAGAGCGTCCACGTTCATCTGCCAGAGTAACCGGGATGGTATTATGGTCGAACACGTTGGCAACAATCACCGGGTTGTTACTCACCGTCACAGCAGGCACACGAATAGTTGCAGGAACAGTTATAGTTTTGGTATACACTTTACCGGTGGTTTGATTGGTATATTTCAGACCAATATCAACGGTATAGTTATAACTGGTTCCAAGTGTCCCGCCGGCCGCTAACAACACGTCTAGCCCATCTGCCAGGATATTGTCCAGCGTGATTGGATCACCCGTTCCACTGCTCAGGGTGACTTCCATGTTGGCATCGGTCAGATCAACTGGATCTTGCGCAACCAATACCTTCAGTGGAAAGTTTACCTTATCCTGATAATAACCACGAATGTTACTTCCCTGAGAAAGGATGTTGATGTCATCGGGCCAAGCCACATCGGTATTGATGTTGATCGTTGTCTGAATTGATGGTGCACCCGGTGCTGAGAAGACAAGCTTCATCACACTTGTACCGCCCCGTTTTAAAGTAAACGGAATCATCAAACCAATCTGCGGATCGTAACCAACCATCCCCAAGTCTACGGTATCCGGAATTGTAGAAAGGGTTTTCTCAAACTGGGTAAACTCAGTTGCATCTTTTCCTTTATAGACAAACGACGCTGCAATAGTCCCGGAATCACCTGATGAGGCAATGATCTCATCGGGCTCAAACTTGCTGGCGGCAAAGGTAACGCCGTCCCAGGCTGCTAAGTTAAACTTAAAGTCTGCAGACAGAGATTGGTTAACACTGGTGCCAACGGTGTAGTAGATCTTGAATCCAACAATCTGTGAAGTTGCTGTTTTATCAGCGTTGATCACTTCCCAAGTCAGGTTCTTGATGCTGACATACTTATTACCGGTGGTCAGCTGGGTTGAGGAGATGGCACTTGTCCAGTCCTTACTGCCCGCCATTAACCGAACCGGGAATGCGCCGGTGTCCCAGATCTTGGCATCGATGATCTGCGCTGCATCATACACCACTTCCATATTGGGGTAAGCGGTTGTTGATGCTAGAGACAGTGTCTGAGTATAACTGGTCCCGGTAGCCGGATCCACATACGTGAACACCACTGGCACAGACTCACCGTAATTCCCGCCCACTTGAGCCCAGGTGTTGTTCAGGAACGTAATGGCTGAATCACTGATGTCAGTGATGGTTGTCAGCAGTTGTTTACCAGCAGGTTGGCGAATAGCGATCGTCAGGTTAGCGTCGTTTAATGCAACCGGCTTACCACTGAACTCAACAGAGATTGGCAGGGCTTTCGCTTCATCCACTTTTAACGCCAGTGAACTTGGTGGGTTAATCAACTTCAAGACGGTCTTTTGTTTGATGTCAACATTTAACCACAGGCGTGCGATATTTTTCTTATCGATTGGATCAGTCGACGTTTTCTCAACGAGGAAGATCCCGCCTTGGGACTTACCGCCTTTGTCTTTAAAGTAGCTCAAGACATAGCTATCAGTGCTGGCATCGTACTCAATGCTTTTGATGGTGACGAACTCTGGTACTATGGTGAAATTATCCAGGATCTTGGCATCGGCAGTAATGTCAGTGACATCTTTGAAAATCTTGAAACTCATCTGATAAGCTTTATCAGAATCACCCGCCATTGTAAATGACGTAGGAACAGCAGTGATATCGGTGTTATAAGGACCATCACCTTCACCAGGACTATTAGCGTTCTGCTCACCGCCTGGCAGGGTAGGATCATATTCACCGTCTGCGTTCACCGGACCTTCTGGACCACCGTTACCCGTCCCTTCCTCACCGGGCACAACACCACCACCTGGGTTATTTGGATTGGTTGGATCCACAGGCGGAACGCCACCACCAGAGGAAGCAGGATACTTCTCGATGATAAACTGTTGGGTGAAGTGCAGTGTTTTGGTTTTACCGTCTACAAAGATAGTAAAGGTAAAGTTAGCACTGTAAGTAACCTCGGTCTTTTCTGCCCGAATAACCATCCAACGGTTAGGTTGATCTTTGGCATTGATAATGTACTGAACATTAGTTGCGCTCGGATCTTTGAGGTCGTCGACAGTCAAGGTACGAATGACAGTATTATCAACCGTTCCATTAACCACGACATCAAAAGTCGGTCCGCCAGTTTGATAACGTTTCACCTGGCGCGGTTGTTGTCCAGCCGGAACCACACTGATGATTGAATCAAGATTAGCCTGAACAGAGATGACAAAATCTTTACTGTAATAGGCACCCGTTTCAGACGTCCAGGAGTAAGTCTGGGTAAAGGTATCGCGCACCGCTAACCCTGGGGTATTTGAATCCTCAACGATTTTCCAACTCACACCGGTGTTGTTATTAACAGAGGTAACATCGATCAGATGCTTGCTACCTTGAACACCTGTTGAGACACCTACGTCAGTAAGCGGGATAACTTTATCACCGTACTTGATGACTGGCTTGTAGCTACCCGTATCGCCTTTGTAACCTTGCAGGAACGTTGGAACGTCGGTGACACTGAATGTCGGCAGGACCTCTGGCTTAACGATGACGATATTGATAAATCCAGTAGCCTTAACAATAGTGCCGTTATCGCTGTAACTGAACTCACCTTGGCACAGGGCGTTGACTTTCTGGATATCACCAGCAAACTGACCATTCGCCACACCACGGTAAACCATCGACAAGTCTTTATTGGTTTTAACGTAGGAGAGATTGGTGCGGTTGTCCTGAGACTTGAGTGTAGCTGGCGGAATCAGAATCTCGACCACATCACCTTTATAGGTGGCAGTCAATACAGTTTCAACCGTATTCCCGTTACCCACTTCAACGTCAGAAGGTACTGAGGTGATTGTCAGGTCGTTGGGAAGATCCTTTTCAATCAGCAAGTCGATATAGAAGTTCTTGTGAACCAACCGACCGTTCCAGTCATAGGTAACACGAACAACGATCTGATCCGTAACCTCTTTGCTGGCCGACCCATAGATCGTGTTGCCATCAATCTCAAGGAGATCAGCTGACCGATCAAGAATCGCATAACCAGCTTTAGTGCTCAGTTCTACAGTAGCGACTGTGGTGATATCCTGCGTACCAGAAAACGTGTACGTGTTAGGAATCGTAAACGATTCTCCGCGACGACTGGTAACAGATGCTGGCAAGTTAGAGGTGATCTCCGGAAGCTGGGCTTCGGATAACACTAACTCATAAATGAACAGCGGATAAACGCCCCGACCGAATGACGGATCAGTAATGGTAACTGTACCGCATTCCAGTGATTCCCAATCGATGGAGTTTTCACTTTCACGCTGGATAACGTAGTTCTCAAAGAACAAGTCACCGAACGCTGTCATTGCGCCTTCGTGGGTCTTAGCCTGTTCCTGAGTAATCAATACGCCATAAGTCTTTTCAGACTTCAGATACAGTAAGGTAGGTTCAACCGGTTCAGCCAATGCTTTCACATATACTTTCAGGGCATCAGCATCATCGATCTCTACCAGGGGAACAGCAAAGTCAGTTAAGATATCATCCATCGCCACTTGTGCAATATCAATATCGACACGAGCAAAGCCCGTCTTACGCGAAATGATACAGACACGAATAGCCCCATCTGGAAACGTAACAGCGCTCTCAATAACAAGATCGCCTGCAACCAGTCCGTCATAACGTTGCTTCGATAACGCCAGCTCATCTGCAGGTCCCGTAACTTCTAATTTGGCGATACGGTCCTGAAGATACTTAATCACTGGCGTAAACAGCGGATCGTTAATAACTTTCTTATTAACTTTGATCAACTCTGCCATTTAGCAGATCTCCTATTACATGAAAATATTCTAAGGTCGATTAAATTACTAAAGCAAAAGATTCGAAACACCTTACATTATAACTAGAGCTTCTGGGTCTGACCCAGAAGCTCTATTGGTTATTTGGTAAAGGAGAAACTGATCGGATAAATTGTTGTGTCTGCAAAGTCAAACTTCATCTCAGTGCTGGCTGAGAATACCGGGGCATTGATATCGTAAATATCAAACACCACGGTTAACCGACCTTTCTTGTTGTCATACTCAGAACGTGTCTTTCCAAGTTTAACCCCTTGTTGGCGGTTCCAGGATTGATCATCCAATTGAACTTCAAACGGCGGTTCAGATCCCCAACCCTGAATATCAAAGAAGACTTTAACCTGTTTATCCCCAATGAATTCATGATCAACGTAAACAGCGGTCCCAGGCTCACGGTAACGGGCATCAATGGCAGGAAGGTGTAAGAACGTACCTAATCCTGATGCCGATGCCACAGCGTCCACATACAGGCTATTTCCGCTCTTTAAATCCACAGGGAAGGAAACGACCAATGCCCCGTATCCGGAGTTATACTTCTGTGTATAGACTGAATCCATTCCATTGACACGAAATTGGGTCATGTTGGCGATGTTAGGATAATGTCCGTCATTACCACGCAGCACCCAGGTAGCATCGATATAAACTTGATCGGTCAACGAATCCCGACGATACCCCCAAACAGGCTTATCTACTGTAATAGAATAAGGGACATCAACCTTGATTGAACCTTTATAGGAGAACGAGTAATCCTTCTCTCCTGTAAACAAGAATTCAATCGCCATATCAGCACGATCGTCTACTACTTTAATCGCTGTGTTGGGGATTGTAAATCCAACAATACCCTGTTCAGTGTCGTACTGAAGATCAGGAACAGTCGTGATCTTATTCACCGACTTGATCTTGACGTCTTTAAAGATATTGCCGTTATTCTGACGAGGAGCCAGTTGGATAAAGACCTTATCCCCAACCACCAAACCATGGCCACTGAACATACGAGCCGGGAGGACGTCGCTGCCAACAGTAATCGATTCGGAGAAAGGAACGACTTCTTCGATACCAAACGGTGAAAGATCGATATCGCCAGTTAAGGTCAATGTATTACGCTGATGGATATTCAGCGAGACACTGCGGGCAATAATGATACGGTTGCCACGGCCACCCACTTCCGCATCAGGTTTCACGTTCTTTACTTTAAAGCCGGTCACCGGCGTCCCGTCTTCCCAAAATACCGACATGTACAAAGATTGCAGCGTACGTTTAAAGGTATGGGAATCGACCACAACGTTGATCTTGGTCTGGCCGTTATTCCAACGTTTAACAGGGGTGCTACTTTTAAAGAAAATCGGGGCGTTCTGATTGTCACCTTCAGTTAAGTGAAAAGCAACGGTAACTTGCTCCTGATCTTTAATATCATTAACCAGGAATTCAAAATGAACAGTGTCACCTTGTACAGAGAAATTCTGTACTTGGTTAACAATTCCGTAGGTTCCATTGGAGAATTGAAACTTAAGCGGTAATCCGATACCAATATGCGTACTTACGTTACTAAGCTTAACGTCAACCGCCAACAAGTTTTCGCCAATCTGTTCGACAGTAACTGTTCCGTCATTGGTCTTAACCGATGCCCTCGCCACAAAGTTATACTTCAGACCGTCAACCTCTGCCTGACCCATAACCGCATAAGTGTTTTGATCATTGTTACTAATCGGCACATAGAAAGAATACGGAATCTTCTTTTCTTTGCTGGCAGGCGCATCCGCATTCCCATCAATCTCACGGGATGCCAGCAGTGCTAACGGGTACCGTAGCAGCTTCCCTTGCTTAGCAGAAACATCAAACTCCATTTTGTTTCCATTAAAGGACACAGGAGAAACCACCAACGGAGAAGGACCAACAAGATTAAATTCAAACCGAACTGGAATAGCAGAGCCGTTAGCCGTACCGGTGGTCTGAAGAATGACGTGTGCTTCCTCGATGATATCTTTGAGCTTCACATCAAACCAGTAGATGCCTGTTTGAAGATCATAGAAACGGTTAGTTGCACGTAAGTCACCCACTGGGAGATAGTTACCCGAAATAAATTGATCAGAGATAGTGAGATCTTCAATAGGTGTCTTATCGTCACTCCAAACGATCATCGATGCTACGGTAACCACATCACCGTTGATTGCACCGTCTGTTCTAAAATAGATGTCGCGATTATTCACGGACACCAGTATTTCATTAGTCATAAATCCTCTTTTGCCGGTAAGTCAAATTGATACTGAGCATAGAATTTTCATAATGGAGAGTTGGGGGTTACCCAACTCTCACATCAGGATTAATTACAGGTCGAAACCTTTAAAATCATCGGCGTCAACGTCAGAGTCAATCTGACCTACCAGGTAAGATGACACTTCAACTTCCTGCGGAGCCACCTGTACGTTATCAGATACCAACCAACTGTTGATCCACGGGATTGGGTTAGACTTGGTCTTGTACGGAAGATCCAAACCAACTGCACCCATACGGATGTTGGTGACGTATTCGATATACTGACAGAGGATATCTTTGTTCAGCCCGATCATGGAGCCACCTTCGAACAGGTAGTCTGCCCAGTCTTTCTCTTGCTCTGCAGCAAGCTTGAACATGGCCTGAACTTCTTCACGACACTCTTCAGCGATCTCCTGAAGTTCCGGATCATCCTGACCTGTCCACATCAGGTTCAGCATGTGCTGAGTACCGGTCATATGAAGCGCTTCGTCCGTTATGTTCGAATAGGTTCGCAAGACCTACCCCGTTCTCTTAAGAACTGCTACATGTCGCCATGCAGACCAGATCATATCACGATCTCATTACTGAGACCCACTGCTTTTCGAGCACCATTGGCTTGTGCCCTACTCTACTCCCTTCCATCCATTAAGATGTGGTTTCGATGATCGTTGCACTACTTAACTTCTTGTATGGCCACTGCGCCAGCGTGAAACTGTGCTTTGGTCAACTTGTGCAGCTTTAGCGATTTCTTTATTGGTATGAGTATCTTTCATCTTTAAGTATATGACGTATTTGTCAACAAACTTATCGATAGGAATAGATTCACCGAACGGACCGTAGAAGTCATGAAGATGCTTCCAACGTTTACCGTGTCTCAATAATGAAACATATCTCGGATGAAGTTTGAACTGCTTAGCGATGGAATTATTGCACCATCCTCTTTGCAGACACTCAAATACCCTAATCGCTTCCACCTCTGATAACTTAGCGCCCGAATTCTCATGACCTTTCTTACCTTTGGCCAATCCTTTCTCATAAGCACGTTTTGTGTTTTCAGTGTGAGTAATTATCTCAATGTTATCAAGATCGTTATTCAGTTTATTTCCATCAAGATGGTCTATAACCATTCCTTCCGGGATCCCACCTTTAAAACAATGAGCTAAAATACGATGGAGAGTCGGAGACCCACCAACTACTTTAGTAACATTCTTTCCAAATATATAATAACCGGAAAATTTACTCAATGTTTTCTTTAAGAAGATCTGGTTTTGTTCAGACCATACTCTTCCATCAGGGTAGACTAAATAATGCTCAGATATCCACACAGGATAATAATTGTGCATCAATTCATCTCCAGTTAAAAGTATCATGCATAACATGGAGAAGTAGAAGTTAAATAGATCAGGATTGTCTACGTGAGACTTCCCCTGAGTTAACAGTGTTATTCAATAGGCATCACTACCTAAGGCCGCTAGATTTAACGGGCGATCAGTTTGATGATCTTGGCATTGCCTTCCATCAGTGAACGTTCAGCAAAGGCGAATGAGCATGCGAACGATACGTAGAAACGAATGGCTTCCAGGGCATTAACGGAATGCAGGCAGACATAAAGTTTCTTCTTCAAATCCCGCAGAGTGATACGAACCTTCTCACCGTTGAAGACGTGATTACCTTCACCGAACTGCTGCCACAGCTGAACCAGGTTGATCAGTTCATCATAATACTTACTGACTTCGGCAGCACGCGCCACGATGTGTTCATTACCGACAATGTCATCAAAGACGATCGACGGATCATTGACGATGTTGCGGATGATGTGCGTGTAGGAGCGTGAGTGAATCGTTTCAGAGAACGCCCAGGTTTCAATCCAGGTTTCCAGCTCTGGCAGGGAGACGATCGGAAGCAGACACACGTTAGGACCACGACCCTGTACGGAATCCAGCAGGGTCTGGTATTTCAGGTTAGAGATGAAGATGTGCTTTTCATGATCAGGCAGGTTCTGGTAATCGATGCGGTCTTTAGAGACATCGACTTCTTCCGGACGCCAGAAGAAAGAGAGTTGTTTTTCAATCAGCTTTTCAAAGATCTCATACTTCTGCTGGTCATAGCGGGAAACGTTAACGTTCTGACCGAAGAACATGTGTTCTTTTAATTGATCGTTTTTGTTGGTGTCAAAAGTAGTGTAAGCCATCGTGATAGAAGTCCTGTGGTGTAAGTTAAATTTGGTTAGCTAATGATTACACTTCAACTAATAATTTATTTTCTAGGAAGAGTTATATTATTTACTTAGGATGTTACCGAAGGTGAGGGTAGGGAGGATTTGTATAATTAGCGATTACGTAGTAATCATCCTTTTTGTTTTTCAGGTGTAAATCTTTTCAGGCTGACATTATCTACTTGTACAAATCCATTTATTTACTTTAGGAAATTTTTAATGCCTGATTATAACGTATTAGATTTAATGGGTGGGTTTAACAAAGACACCGGCCCAAGATTCTTTAATCGTATTGACTCCCTCGAACGTAAACCAACTTTAGTTTACATGATGGGTCCGGGAGGAGCAGTGTCTTACAAACAGGCAATTCTTGACTCACTCATTGCTCTTGATGTCCCCATTACAATTGTATCCCGTGGGTACTGTGCGTCCAGTTGTGCCTTATTTCCTCAGAACAGTGATTTTGTCCGTTTGTCTTACCCAAATGCCACGTTCTTGTACCACGCAAGAACGAGTACCTTCGATGGTAATCTGGATGTACTGAAAGATGCCATGGATCGGTTTAAATACGCACTGGAGCGCGATACAAAAATCTTTATGGAACAAGTAGGACTGACCAAGAAACAAGCCAGTGTTTATCAGAGTAGCGATAAATGTGTTCATCCAGAACAGGCACTGTATGTGGGTAAACACGGCATGATCGATGGGATCATTATCACCGATTACCGCGATGGTCGTTATCTTATCAAAACTCGTGAAGGTAATAAAGAAATCAACATCACCCAGCATCGTCGAGCTGACCTTAAAAATTTACCTATTGTGAAGGGATGATACCATGGCTAAGAAAAATATTGAGTTGTTTTTACTTCCTGTTGAGAACGACGAGCAGAGGCGCGAAATCTACGAGATCATCGACAACAACGATATTACTGAAGCTGTTGACAAATCGGTACGTGTTCTGAGCCTTTATCTTGAAGAAGCTAAAGAAAAGTTTTATGCAATCAGGAGTACGCTTAACCCTGATTCATACCACTCGAAATTGTCGCAGTTGATTCACGAGGGAGTCCATAATTGGAAGAGTCAATTCCTCAGCGCGCGCACCAGTCCCGTCGAATTGGCTTCTGGAGGTGTTTTCAAAGTTGAAGTTGTCGGAACACTTACTTTCACGTTTGAATACTCTCCTGATATTCAGCGTGTATTTGATCGGGATAAAAGTCTCTACTGTGTTCCCGCTCGTACATTTAACGGGACCGATGATATTGTTAAGGCCATATCTATGGCTAACAGTATACTGCTAAAGAAAAGTAATTTCCCAATTCACCGCTTTAAGGATTAATCATGGCTATTGAACTTGCTTTCTTAATTAAAGACCTGGAACCTAACGAAGGTCAGGAAGATACTGTTGGCATTATTGCTAAAGTGGATCGTCGTGACTTCTCATTGGAGGCGTTACTGGAAAGGATCAAAGACGCTTTCGGTAATCCTCTACTCCAAGACGGGTATGGTAGTGGTTATGACGTTAATCTCTCCACTGGCGTAGAAGAAGTCAATGGTGTATTGGTTGGTTGTGTTTATATGGCTGACAACGGGCATGCTATTATTCGCAATGTGGGTGCCGCTGTATTAGACCGCAGTGATTGGTCTGGTACCATCGCAACTCCTGCTGCTGTTGCATTGTACATTAATCAAATGAAAGATTTTGATTGTGTGAATCCGACGGGTGAATGGAAAGGCTTTTTCAATAACGAAGTGCAATAAACTTTCATCTTATCTTTAAGAAATAAAAATCAACAACCGTTGACATGTTTAGAATAAATGTCAGTTCCATCAACCCGTAATAAGGAATGTTATCATGACTAAGAAAACAATCGTTCATTATTCTCTTCCCATCACCGATGAAGAACGTACAGAGATTCAAGAAGTCTTGAAACCCGCTTACGCGCAAAAAGAGCGTAACGCTATCGCCAAAGAACTTCAGGTAGAGCTGCTCAATAACGTCTCCGGTTTCCTTAATGGTGTTAGCCCGGTATTCGATGGCAGTACATACCCTGGCGGCATCGATGGGCTGGATAAACATCTAAAATATGTCGCAGATGAATGGTACAAGCGATATGCGATTCGACTAGGTCCAGATATCCGTCCAGAAGACATCAATGTCTCCGTCAGTACCGACGGTCTCTATATCCTGAGATACTCAGATACGGTAAAACAGATTATTACCAAAGCTGACTTCAATCTGGAAACTGTCACCTGGGTGTTCCCAATCGAAGATTCTGACCTGGTAAAAGAAGTTAATGAATACCTGGAACAGGAACCGCTGGAAGAATGAAAACCAACTTCGCAAATCTCTCAATTAAGTATTTGAGAACATTTGTGGCCGTTGTTGAGGGTCGCTCCTATAAGGGGGCGGCTCTTATTCTTGGCAAAAGCCAACACTCGCTGGCCACACATATAACGAATCTGGAAGAGATTATTGGTGGTCCTCTGATGCAACGTTTTCATCGTCAAGGCGCCCTCACGGATCTTGGGAAAGTTGTGTACGAGAAAGCCAAAGTTCTTATTCAGATGAACGATGAACTCATCACTGTAACCCGAGATATCAAATGAGTGTTGCTATTCACACCGAAACTTCAATGACCGCAGCGTTTCAAGTGTTGCCGTTTATTGCGACCCTGGATCAGTTCTACCCTGATGTTTCATATTGGTATGTCAATCAAGTCGTTCCTGGTCTGATGACTGGGAATGATAAGCTGTTGATTGCCCGTGATGGTCAGCATATCGCAGGTGTGGCATTGGGTAAATCAACCACTGATGAAACCAAGCTACGTTGTGTGCGGGTTCACCCTGATTACCAGGGAAATGGTATTGGTGTTCGGCTGATTGATTCCATGTTGGAATTACTCGAACATGATCGTCCTGTTGTTACTGTCTCCGAAGAACTCATTCATCATTATAGCCGCATCTTCGTGAACCGCTATAACTTTAAGTTGAATCACGTTTCTAAAGGTCAGTATCGTCCTTCTAAATTAGAGTACCTGTTTAACTGAGGTTGTTATGAGTAAATCAATTATTGGTTATTATTCCGAACCATTAACTCAGCAGGAAAGGGATGAGGTTTACAACATCACCCATCCTATATTTTTACGTGAACATAGCGCTGCTGTTGTAAATTCGCTGGGCGACCTTGCACACACTCTTATCCGTAATAAAGACGGTATGTTGTTTACTGGCGAACAACTTACTATTCTATTAACCGACGAACTCCAGAACAAAATCAGGGATGACCAAAAATATAAAGATATTCCTCTTGAATGCTTAAAGAGCTTAGAAATAAAGCCAGGTAAATACAGTAGCGTTTATCTCTCGATGTCAGAAGAAATGAGTGAATATTTCAACTTTGATAAACTTATTCCCCTTCCTTCCGACTATAGCTCATCAGAAGGATATGCTGTTAATCGAACTAATCAATGGCTATCGGATAATCCAGATAAAAGGATATTCGATAAAACAGAGAAGGCACTGCTTGTTGATAAATTGAATACCGCTATTCTCCAAAAGTTAGAGACATGCGGATATCAGTCTGAGACCAGTCGCCCTATTTACGACTTCAGTCCTGAAATTTTAAAATCCCTAAATTGAGGTAATGTAATGCCATTTGTTAATATTGATACTGCCCTGTTGCGTAGTTTTGTTCTTATTGTTGATCTGGGTAACTTTGCTTCTGCTGCAGAAGTTGCCGAACGTACCCAGTCTGCATTATCCCAGCAGATGCAACGGTTGGAAGAACAATTGGGTCTTCCCCTGTTCGAACGTACTGGTCGCAATAAGAACCCTACTTCTGAGGGTATGAAGATTTACGATCTGGCGAAAAAGATGTTGGAGATGAACGACGCTATTCTTCAACAAGCTGCTATTAGTTCAAAACTTATCACCGTATAAGAGGTTCCATGAAAAAGTTTATTTTATTATTTCTGTTAGCCACATCATTCGTTTCTTACGCTAACGGTGATCCACTGGATAACGTTGGTAATCGTTGCAAGAACAACGAAGTGTTATATTACGCACAAACGGTTGACCACAAGAAAGAAGTGTTGGTCTGCCAAAAGAAAACAACCATCACATATCTGTTCGGTAAGATTGGACAGAAACCGGATATCGAATTAAAGATGCCGGTGAAAATGGTTTCTGATCTTGTTACCGATAACGATACGGTCAGCAGTGAATACTTGATGATTCGCAATGGTAACATCATTTATCAGGTAGGTCACATGACAGACCTATTGAGTGGTGCTGATATTGAATCTCTTTCAGTTATCAAATACGGTCAGGGCAAGCTTGCTGAAATTATGCTGGATCCTGATTCTGCTGTCAATGCCATTCGTGATCGTTTCTATAAGGAATAAACGATGAAAGTCACCGTTGTATTAAGCGCACCTGAACATCATAAAACCAGCCACATGCCATTTGCACTTCGTCAGATGTATTATGGTCAAGATACCCTGACGCGTTTGATTGATATGTCAGGTTATCCTAACAACGGCGGTCAACACACTTGCACCATCTGGGGTGATCGTGCCGATGTGGTTGCCTGGTTGGATTTGTTCCTGGAAGAGTATCCTGATGCAAAACCAGAGATCGATATCATCAAGCGTGCTATCCGTCGTGAGTTCATTAATTCACCACTGACCCACCGTCTCAGAATTAACTTGAGTGATTTTACTCGTCAACATGTATACAAAGGCCAGTTCATTTCTCGTAAATGGTTCTGGCATCCAGCATGTGAACCTGACTACGTGGAGGAATAATGTTAGAGATACTTCGTTTCAAAGACGGAATCTTTATCGGCTCTTTGGCGTGGTTCTTTATCGTATTCTGCATTGCTTTTATTGCAGGGGGAATTGCTGACAGCAAAGAGATGAAAAAACAACACTGTGTTAAAACTGATAAAACTCGGGAGGTGGAATATACTCGTACTATTTTGGTCGGCAAGGTACCTGTAACACAACACGGCACAAATACTGAGTATCTGTACACTTGTGACGATGAACCTCGCTGGAGATAAGTAATGAAAGAGTTCTTTGAATTCATCCGTGAAGAGAAGTTGTTATTTTTGATATTCTTTATTCTTTTCATCATGTTATTCACCATTCCCCCTTATATCGACAGTTTATTCCCTAGTACGACAACTATCATTATCAAAATGGGGTGAGTAACCCCTCTTACTTTAGAGAAAATATTTATGGATCAATACAAATTCAAATACAACAAGATCACTCAGGTATGGTCTCGTGTATTACTGCGCTCTGATGGTAAAGATATTCCTTACCAGAACGAACTTATCCTGACCCCTGCTCCCGATATTGCAGGTTTCCCAAAAACGATGGACGACATTAAGAAGTTGAACTTCGTTAAGTACTTCCATCAAAATCAACCACAGGAAGTTCTGTACTTCCCCGCACTACCTAACTCTGTTAATCGTCGTCTCATGGAAAGCACTTCAGGTCACATGTATGAGACACTCATGCATCTAAACTTTGATCATCGACTTATCCACATCCATATGCCCTCCGGGTTTATTGTGCAAGCCAAAGATTGTGTTCGGTTTGCGCGTGATCTGTTAGAGGGGAAAGATCGTGACTACTAATGCGATGCAGGATTGGTTGAGACAGGATTATGAAACCGGTCAGTGGTTTCGTGTCTTGATTCGAGGTGGTGGAGATTATGCCCATCAAGTTGAAATCCCATTAACGCCCAGGGTACTGACAGCTAAACTTTGGGAACGTATTGGTGGGGTTTATATTATCCGCACCGATGTCCGACTCGCTACAACCAAAGATAAAAGTATCTGGACGCATCATCTTCCCGAAGATGTCTACGAGAAAATGGTAAAGGGATTGGGTTCGGCCAGAACAGACTTCTTGTTCAATGGTAACTTATATCCCATCATCGACTGGAATAAGTTCGCCAGTAATGACTGTAACGGGTGTCCGCTTAAATATTGTCGTCGTGACTTTGAAGGTCGATTTGAACAGACCTATGTGCAAGGTGCGGGTATTGTGGGCAACATTACAAATGAACTTACTTTCAGGTCGACGAACGCCATTCACGCCACGTCTGATATGGTAGTGCTCGGTGGAGTCAGAACGGAGATCCCTGATAATCATTTACTGATCTATGGGTATTATCACATCACCACTGGGTACATTTGTTTTGATCTGAACTGTTCAACAGACGGCCAGATGCATACCAGTAAATTTAGTCAACGCCTCAAACCTAACTGGCAAAAGGACCTGGTTGCTTTCATCGAAAACATGAAGGCCAAAGGGGACATTACCGAAGGAACTGAAGCGTCGATCAAAAACATGGTCTGGGTTGCGAATAACAACCTTATGGCTTTCAACATAAATAGATTGTAAGGATTTGGCATGGAAACAGAATACGAAGCTATCTTAGGTATCGTCGTAACTCACGGTGCAGGAAGAGGGCGTCCTATCAGTGCACTTTTTGTCGGTCATTCAGAGTTATCTGTGGATGAAGAGGCGGTTGGTTTTGATATTAACAACAATGATGAAGCGAATATCAAACTACTTAAACCGATCGACAAAAGCCTTGAAGAACTGATGGACAATTATCAGGTGTCTGGGCGATGCGATAAACTTAAGGATCTTCGCGATCAACTGGATAATCTTCATTGGCTGGGTTATGCCTATGTCATGAAGAACTATCCTGACCATTTACCGGGCAAGCCGCCATTGCTTGTTATCAGTAATCCTCGTGTTGTTAATCTCGATATCTGGAAAGAAATCTCCAGTGAAGAAGTTGTCCGTGAGATTAACGATCGCACCAATGTGGTTGGAGAAAATGAATGATCTCTAAATTTTTATTTGGCAATATCCGTGGTATTCCCGACGGTAAAGAAGACACGAAAGAGAACGTGAACTATATCGATGCACTGGCGATTACACGTAAGCATGATATCTTCCAGCATCGGGACATGGCACACCTGATCATGATGTCTCCAACCAACGGCGGGTTCGTCAAAAAGCTGCGTAACCAGGGTGAAGAGTACTTCCACGGTGAATCCATCTCCGTCGGGGTACGCACAGATGACAGCATGCACCAAGTCTACTGGCCTTTGTTGGCAGAAGGTAATTGGTTCAAGCATACTCACTGGGTCAACGAGAGATCACCGTTCACCATTTTCCTGGTATTGGAAAAGGGATACCGTCCAACTAGCCTGATGACAGAGATTAAATGGGAGCCGATTCAGTACGAAGAGGTTAACAAGTTCATGATTCAGGAAATGCAATCGCTGTTCGCCTAAGCAAACATATTCCTACTCTACCCATCAGGGTAGAGTAGGAGCTATGATTATTATTTTTTGAGCTGTTCAATAATGTACAGATTACCCTGGGTTGTATCAATGTTGATCGCTTCAACAGAGAAGGTTCCACCACTCTGGGTTGTATTATCAATCGCGTCAAGTGTGTTTACTGTAATCTTATCCCAGTAAATGTCACCCATGATTCGCATTGCGTTTTCTGGTGTCGCGTTAGCTTCAGCCAGCACAATACCATAGACTTGCTGATCACGAACAAATACCATCCCTTCGGTTTGGTCGCCGGATTTGACTTTATTTACCAGTGTGTCCGTATCCGTGTATTCTGTCACCCCAACAGAGAACTCAGCAAAAATGGCTGCGATATCGACATGTTCAACTTCGATGTCTGCTCGGAAGAAACCAGTCTTACGAGAAACAAAGCAACAACGGACAATGTTGTTCTCAGCAGTAAATGTCACGGGGGGTTCAATCTGTACATCTTTCGCTGTTAACCCTGTGTAGCGTTCCTTCTCAAGGTCAAGCAGCACACTCGGACCTTGAGCTTCAAGTTTGGCAAGACGATCTTGCATAAATTTGCGTGCTGACAAAAATACAGGGTCATTGATCTTTTTGCTGTTGGTGCCTGATACAATGATCATAAACTTTTTACCTATGGCTGAAACTTAAAGATTTATTAATCCAAACGATTCTTTTCATTTTATATGGAAGGAATTTCAGACTAATATTATCAACATGTAATTCAATCAATGATTTTAAATTAAGGAAATACTTATGATAATTGAAGCTCCGCGTGATAGTCTTCCTATGAAAGATTACGACTCAGCAGTATTTGCCTTGTATGGGTCTTATGAAAAAATGCGAGCAAGTCCGCTGTTCATCAACTGTTGTAATCGTCTCACCTACCTTAACGCTGTTAGGAAGGAGGTCCAAGCTACCATGGATGACCAGATTTGCAAAGTTAAGTGGTGGAATCTGTGGGATCTTCTTCTTGTTACTATCGCTAATAAATCCGGGTTTCCTACATTCATTAAAGAGTTGGATGAGCTTGTTAAACGGTATGAACAGCAACGCTCACTGCCTGTGGGTTTCTTTGTTAAAGCAGCGGATGAAGACTTTGATAAGTTCTGTCAACGCTGGACTAAGTTATTAAACTCAACTGAAACAGGAATATTTAAGAATGAGTGAAGAAGAAATAAAGATACGCATCATCACGGCAAACGAAGTGTATGATAACCTGGTGAAAGTTAATCAGGAGTTTCTGGCGGCAATGAGTAAATCCAAATGGAAATGGATTCTGTCATTCAACTTCTTTACGGTAATGTACCTGTTATGGAAAATCACTGCATTCGAAGAAGAAGGGGTTGAAATCCTGGAAGCTTTGCAGGGCGGAAGTGATTTCCGTGCAACCCATGAATTACTCACTGACTTTAATGAGTTGTTGAGTGATTATAAGCCAACGTTTATTAAGTGTGTCGCTTTCGGTATGATTCGCTCTCAAGAGCTGCCGGAGGATTTATTTAACATCTATACCTACGGAGGTAAAGTATGAAAGGTATCCCTCATTTACTCAACCCTATTGAATTAGCAGAGAAGCGTATTCTGGACCAGGCTAAGTTGATCTCTCGTTGTATTGATCGACTGGTGCAACTGAAATCAAACTTTGCTACTCACACCGGATATGGTCCAGTGAAGAACATCCAACGTAAGCGCGCAATCTCTCACGCCAAAGCTCTGGAAGTTATTTTAAAGAAGGGGCAGGAGTATAACGCTTATTACGCGAATGTGTTGGCCAAAGATGATTCTGGTGGGTTAGCCAAACGCAGCTATATTTTTGTTATAGATTTAGCTGACGCCAAAGAACACGTAATTGGCGCATGTTCCTATGACCCGGAGAGTAACTCTTATGATCGTCAAGTGGGACTGCGTAATTGGCAATGGGTAACCGAGGGTTTAATTGTACCAGAGCTCAGATCATACGGAAAATAAATTGGAGTAGTTATGAATACTGTTACATGGGCCGATCTCCATCTTGATCACCCTAAGGCTCTACGAGAGCGAGGGTTCACCAACTTAAAGGAATATCAAGAGTTGGTTATGGATACGTGGAATAAAGTCGTTACTCCACGTACCACAATTATTCTGGTAGGGGATATTGCCTTATTCAAAGAAGGGCTTCTGCTCATTAAGAAGCTTCCGGGAAGAAAGGTATTGGTTCCTGGTAATCACGATCTGGAACGCGCGAATGATATTCGTGATGTACTGGAAGTATATGATGATGTTCAGGTCGCGTGGAAGCACAAACGCGGTATCTGGTTTGATCATATTCCCATGCATCCGTCGCAACTGCGTGGTAAGCGTCAAGTCCACGGCCATACTCATACCGACATCATTAAAGATGAACGTTATATCAATGTGTGTTGGGATCACCTCAAAGACGGTCCGGTAGACCTGGAGAAAATCATCTCTGGCGAATATCGTACTTATCGTAAACCTGAATTGGTCGGAGAAGTTGTCAATGGATAAATTAAGACAGTTCGTTAACGGGTTCTTTATCTCGGTGTATGTGATTGCTGCGTTGGGAACGTTTTTACTGATTATGATCAGGGACGGTAATGAAGCACAAGGTCTTCATCTGTTTGAGGTCTTCGCACCGTATATCGTAAGTGCGGTAGGGATCTCTTTTGTGCTTCACTTTCTTTTATCGTGCGTTGTGCTTGTCCCTCGCACTTCTAAAGGGTAGCCCTTGTGAAAGCATTAATGAAAGAAGCGCTTCACGTTTTACTTGTTAAAATGTATTGGGCTACTGCCGCTGTTTGGATTGCTATCTTGTTAATCGGATTATTGAAAGCAGATGGTGATTGGACATTAATTATGCTGGAAGAAGTCGGTCCTGTTGTGTTAGGTGTAATCGGGATTGGGTTCATCCACTGGATCGTTCTTTATCGCAAGGAGATAAAGAAATGAATAAAGGAAGTAAACGCGATATCGCTGTGAAAGCTCGGAATATCATAGTGTTACTGATTGTACTAGTTGCTATTCTGGGAATAGTGGTATCGGGCACCGAAGAATATGAATCCATAGTAAGAATAGTTACCAAAATCCTTTTCTCTGCATTCTGCGGAATATATGGGTACATTCTCGGCTGGGATGACAACACTAAGCCCTCTACGTTAAAAGGACCTTAACATGATCAGCCGGTATACCAAGGAACTTATTGATAGCTGTGTTGCAATGACAATAACACTTGCGATCGTGCTAACGTTTCTTTGGCCGTTCATGGATGATGGGTTCTGGTCAACTAAATTGAAATATATTTATCTGGCCACGTTTTTAGGATTGGTGTGGGTATTCCTACCCATTATCATTGAAATTACAAAAGCTGCTTACAAAGATTGGAGAAAGTATAAACGTGAAAAATAAATACGAACAGTGGTACATGGAACAATTGGCCAATATCATTGAGAATGGACAGCGCCGTGGTGATCGTACTGGAACGGGCGTTATCTCCTTACCAAACATTCATTACACGCACGACCTCCGTGAGAACTATCCACTGATGTTTGGGCGCTATTTTAACTTCACTCAACCGATCACGGAAATGATCTGGATGATGTCGGGTAGTTCCAATATCCAATATCTGAAAGATAACGGCTGCCCATTCTGGAATGGCTTTGCTACCAAAGATGACATGGTCAACAAGATCGAATTGAACCGTGTTGAACGTTTGAAATTACACGCTAATAATCGCGGCGTGCCTGTCACTGAAATGATGGCGGCAATGGCGATCGTCCCCGTTGAAGAAATTGATGAACTCCTGGACAAAAACCAGATTCCTAATTTCATTGACGAAAAGGTACCAAATGGCGAGCTGGGTCCAGTTTACGGCGTGCAGTGGCGTAACTGGCCTAATCCTGACGGCACAACCTTTGATCAGCTCCAGTATGCGTTTGATGTTCTTAAACGTGATCCTAACAGTCGTCGTGTGGTTGTGGATTGCTGGAACCCATCGTTCTTACCGGATCCAAAGATCTCTCCTCGTGAGAATGCCGCTAAAGGAAATATGGCTTTAACTCCATGTCACTTTAACTTCGGTTTCTATACATGGGAGCTGTCCCATGAAGAACGCGTTGCACTTCTTCCTAAGAATAATCATGCATCCCTAGTATCCAGAGAGCGACAAGAAACCTCGATCGATAATGTAATGAACGATCTAATTCTTCATCGGATCCCAACTCATTACCTGGACATCAGCTTTACGATGCGCAGCAATGACTGGGTACTGGGTCAGCCGGCTAACATGAATATGTATTCTGCGTTGTTGATGATGTTCGCTCAACAGCTGAATATGATTCCTCGTTATGTCAATTATTGGGGATGGGATTCACATGTTTACACCAACCATCTGGAAGGTATCAAAGAACTTCAACGTCGCTGGGCAACAGGCGAGTATGATGATCTTGAGTTCAAGCTGGATCTGAATAAGAAACAGGATCTCTATACTTACCATCATACTGACTTCATGCCTGTCACAGATGCATTTGAACTGTTGATGGGTGAACGAATCAAATTCCCGATTGCTATTTAACATATCTAACTTCTACTCTCCATCGGGAGAGTAGAAGTTCTTAACCGAGAGAGTATTATGAAACGTCAAGACATTATTAATATTGCCGGTGTGGGTACCATTCAAGCTTTAATCAATGCTGAAATTGTTGGGTATTATCCAACGATCTCCGTTGATGGAATGTTTGGTCCTAAGACACTCAGTGCACTTAACCAGTTTATCAGGATGCATCTATCTCCTGCCCGTCAAGTATTTGCTGACGAACTTCGGCTCCCTCCTTTGCCTGAGAGTGGTTATTGGGAGAATGGCATTGATGTCTTTCAACAGTGGTACAGTGCGCTCTATTATAAAGTGAAGGAACAACACGGTACTGTACATTTCCGTAAACCACAGAAGGATGGGTTGTGGGGGATTAATACCTACAATTGCTTGATATCATTAATTGCTGATTGTAAAAAATAATAAGTCTCATCTTCCTACTCTTCCTAACGGGAGAGTAGGAGGGTTCAGATTTAGTTGGAAAGGATTTCAGACATATATAATTACAGTGTATAAACATAAACTGTTTAATTAAATTTAAGGATATCATTATGTACAACTATGCTGAAGTAAACCATTTCAATACCCGTAACAACGACGGCGTTGCATTCATGCTGAAGACTCTGTCTAAGTTCGATGCTAACGTTACTAAAGAAGAAACCATTGGCTACACTGCAATGGCTGTTCTGAAAACTCTGGCCCGTAAAGTGTTCGGTGCCCTGCCACTGTTCCGCACTCGCATCACTGCTTCTGGCGTTGAAACTTTCCAGGCTTGGTATAACGACCTGGCTGAAGTTAACAACATGAAAGGCCTGCGTGCTACTGGTGTTTGGGATGAAGCTACTGCAGCTGCATTCAACAGCATCGTAATGGCGGCTTAATGAAACGAAATCAATTGCATCGGCAACTTAGGGAATTACTCCTTAACTGTCGGTGCAATTGAATGTTTACCCATATAAATTTTTTTGTTTAAGCGAGATAATAATGAGTAAAGTACTGTTAGTGTTGGACATGGATGACACCCTGTGTGATACCCAAGAAGAAGTGGTTATTCGTTTACGTCGTAAGCTCTACGACAAAGCAGCCTGGGATGACCTGAAATGGGTCTATGACTCCGTGCACGCTAACCGTAAAGATGGTAAACATTCCACCATGCTTTATCCTCCACATCTTCGCGATATCATCAATAAAGAGATTATTCAGGAAGGCAGTTATATCAATACTGTCAAACCTACCAGTTTAATCACCGATGGTAAACTGGGTGAGATGATTGCCCGCTTACGCGATGCGTTAGGTGGTGATCTGAAAACTATCATCGGTACTCATCGGAATGGTGAACGGGACGTATTTGAGAACACGACCGATTGGTTAGATCGCGTTAATTTTTCTCAGCACATCGATGATCTTCATTTCATCAACAATACCCAGCATCGTAATAAAATTGATTACCTGAAATCGCTGTATTCTGATTACGAGATTCTGTTGCTGGATGATAACCCTTTCGGTGATCTTCATACTGTTCACAATCCAAATGAATCTGTTCTGGTGTATCAGGAATTGTGTAACTATGAAGCTTACAAACATCAAAACAAATTCAGGTCTGTTAACGCACTCGGTAGCATGATCATGGATTTATCTGGGCGGGATGATAATGCCAAATAAACGTGCCGTAACCTGGATTGTCACCAACGAAGATGTAGTCAAGGGCATCGCGGGTGATTGGGAGTCTGAACTCTTAACTCTGATGAATGACCTGGTTGATCATGAAGCACAATTCCGTCATCTTCAGTTTGAGAAAGACATGGGGGTGGGTAAACAGAACCGCCTGGCTGACTTTGTCACATCGGGTGCATATCTGGTCTTTATTACTAACCCTAGTACACAAGAAGTTATCGGGACTACATTGGTGCGTCCTGTCGATTCGAATGGCTATCGCTTAGCGTTATTTGGGTTTCTTCATATTAAGAAGAAATACCAACGCAAAGGTTATGGCGTTCACCTTATGAAAGAAGCTGAGAGCATCGCTAAGAAAATGGACTGTCGTGCCATGCGTCTTTCTGTTCTCGGTAAAAACACTGCGGCTCAAGAGTTTTACAAAGCTCTGAGTTACTCCACCACTGAAATCTACATGGCTAAAGAGCTATAGGAAACATTATGAACAATTTTGCTTTTTACAAAATCTCTAATCCAGTGCAATATACCACTTTCTCGTTGATTATGGCAGTTGATAATCGCGGTGCCATTGGTTTCAAAAATGGTCTGCCATGGAAAGGGTTAGTCAGTAATAAAACCGACATGGAATGGTTCAAAGAGAAGACCAAAGGCAAGATCGTTGTCATGGGTTACAATACCTGGGTCAGCATTGGTCGTAAACCTTTACCGGGGCGTGCTAATATTATTATTAGTAATGCTAACTGTAAGGCAGTCAAGAACGACATCAACGTCTTTATGAGTGCTTGGTTATCACAACGGGAGAACAAGGCTGAAAATATGCCAACTGTTCTTTTGGCTCAATCCCCAGAGAAAGCAAAGCAAGCTATCGAAGCCGGCTTAGGTAAATTCCACCAAGGTGGGGAAGTCATGGTCATCGGTGGTGCCCAGATTTATCAGGCATTCATGGAAGTCACTTCACGCATCTACCTAACTACCTTTGATGGTGAGTTTGAAGCAGATACGTTTGTTCATCTGGACCTGAAAGATTTTGATCTGATCTACCGGGACAAAACCAAATACCTGGAACCCAAGTTTGAGATTTGGGACGTGACCGAAGAAACCGCTAAGCGTGCCGATTCCGATGTCATGCAGATCGAATACATCCATCGCGAGCCAGAAGGCATCGCCGCTGAAATCAAGAAAGAGAAGGAGAAAGAAAATGGAAAGAACGTTTAATCTCGCACCAACCGATCAGTCTCCACACAACGATGCATTCTGGGCAGTTCGTGCTGAACCTAACTTCATCGTGTTAGCCGGTTCCCGATCAGCAGTCCATGTTGATCCCGAGGGAATCAAGTTGGGAACCAAGTTCTTTAACATCCATGGAACACTGGTTCGTGAACTGGACGTAATTGAATATAATGAGAAACAGCGAAAGCTTTTTGTTAAACAGGTTAAGTCTCTGGGTTCTTATGCAGAGTTAGCCAAGAAAAAGAAACCCGGTAAACGGCGCAAAGGGAGAGCATGAAGACATTCATATTTAGCTTCGGCTGGGAAATCATGGGGTTCATCCTTTATGTACTTGCCTGGGGATGGCTCTGTGAATTACTTGAGCGAAAGGTGAGTATCTTAAGAGGCAGACTGATTCCAGTTGCGATGACGTCTGCTTTGATGGTTCATCCCTTTGTTGCTAATTATCTTGTCGTGGTGTTCTGGGGATTGGTTGCGGGAACGGCTATCCTGCTGTGGTCCCCAACAACACGGGATTATATAAGTAACAAAGTACCGTGGTTGAGGGGAATGAATGCCCATGTGGTAAGAGCGGTGTTGTTAATAATCACATTCATGATCTTCCGCTATTCCTTGTTCCTTCATTACCCTGAGAAGATGTGGTATTAGGTTAGAGAGTAAGGGGCAATTGCCCCTTACTTCTTTTCTATTATTTTTGTCTTTAAAAATAAGTCAGGCAGATATTATCTAGGTGTATAACTTACGATAATGTTTTATTGGAGTGAAATAAAAATAATGAGCTATATCCTTTTGACTACAGCAGTAATTATAATCATGATGTGGTTTTCAACCGGTTGCTTGACCTGGTTGAAATTCATGTGGTGTTGTGGTGAACCTTACCGTAAACGTGAGGGATTTACTCAGCACCTTAAATACGTTGGGGTCACCATCGGGTTGATCGTTGGGTGGCCAGTGTTCTACGCCTGGTTATGGAAACAAACTGGATGTCCGAAGACAGCGTAAGTAAGAAGCTTTTCACCTGTAACGGGAAAGGCGGCACCTACGAATTAATCGGTATTGCCAAACCCGAATATCCGCGCAGCATTCCTGACTACTTTGTTGAGTTAGGACTCAGTATCGGCGCTGGACACTCTCGACATGAAAAGTTCACTATCCATCAGGGTCCAGGTGACCTTTTAGTATATGAATGGAAGGTCAACTTTAATGGTGTCGATTATAATGCCAGACTGTTTGGCATTAGTCGAACATCAAGGGTTGTCTATAAAGATACCACAACAGGTCAACTGTTCCACCGTGAACAAGCTGACTTTGATGATCGCATGCTCCCTGTAGCAGAATGAATTTACCCGCCCCCATTACTTTAGAGAAATAAGGATCAACCATGTCTGTATTACTGGAAAAGACTTTTACTGCCAAAGACGAAACTCGTGAAATCGTTGATAAGGTAGTTCAATGTGCATTTGAGTCTGTGTGTTCTACCATGGGTCCAAATGGCCGTTATGTGGTAATCAATCAGACCAACATTCCTAAGGTTACCAAGGACGGCGTCAGTGTAGCGAAGGCGCTGGACTTCAACGAAGCTCGTCAGAACCTGATCGCGAAGATCATTACCGAACCTTCAATCAAAACTGATAACGAAGTCGGCGATGGTACAACCACCACTGTGTTTCAGACTTATCAACTGTATACCAAGTTCAAAGATCGTTTGACCTTTAAGAACTTGCGTTATCTGGATAGTCTGATGCGGGATGTCAAGGGTCATTTAGAATCTCTGATCATTCCATGTAAAGTGGGGACACCAGAGTTTCGCAGCATGTTGATGACATCTTCAAACTACGAAGAAACCATCGTTGATAAGGTGCTGGAAATCTTTAGCAAGTATGACAAACCAAACATTCGTCTGGTTAAAGTCCCGGCACTGAAAGAAGATGAGATTGATCTGACCAACGACATTTTCTTCCCAGGCGTATTTGCTCTCGATGGCATGAATGATCAGTTTGGTGCGGCAGGATTAAAAGCGCCGGTTGATGGTCTTAATGTGGTTATCGTTGATGATTCTATTCGGACGGTGACGGGCGAGTCGCTCTCTACGATCACCAACAAAGACTTTAACAAACTGACACTTCTGATTGCGCGTAACTTTGAGAACAACGCTCTGCAGCAAATCAATCAGTTCAACAATGACCTGAAGCGTTTTGCTATTCTGCCAGTGCAGTTACACGCAGCGGGCAAACTCGGTACATCGCTGTTCTCTGATTTGGGTGCACTGGTAGGGACTCAACCTATCTTTGATCTGCGGACGGTTACAGACTCTGATGTCAATCCAAACAAAGCCAAGTTCATCATCAATGCTCGCGGCGTTTATGTAAATGCAGAGCAGGAAGGGGTGAGCGAAGTTCTGGAGAAGATTCTGAAACCTCTGGACGAACGCTATGAAGCGATGACTGTGGTTGATCGCGCTACCGTGATTGGCCGTAGTCTGCATGATCGTATCGGTCGCCTGCGTGCAAACAACATTACTATCAAAGTAACTGGCGTGACTGATTCGGATGCATCCGAACGTTATTATCGTTACGAAGATGTGATGAAGGCAGCCCGCACAGGTCTTCAGTACGGTGTCCTTCCGGGCATTGGTTACGGTTATATGGAAGCCAGCAAGTTCGTCTCAGAGCAACCCGAACAATCTGATGAGGAACTTGAACAACTGCGGATTGATCTTTCTGATCTACTGACCGAGCAATATATGCACCTGACTAACCTTCGCCCTGGCGATGCTGAGTACGGTAAATATGTTGATTTGGTTACCGGCGAGGTTTCTGATAAACCGACCGCTGTATTTGACAATGCTGCTGCAACAATGATTGCGCTTGAGGGTGCGTGGGCAACTGCGAAAACTCTGGGCAAGATCAATAATGTCATGGGTCGTTCTAATCAGAACTATCAGTAATTAGGTGCTACCTCAGGGATATCCCTGAGGTAGTGTCTTCCTCTATTTTTTTTTGTTAAAAATGTGAAAGGGTAGAAAGGAATCTGACAATTATCATGCAACGGATATCAGCCCTGATCTCGATTAATATGCTTTAGCCATATCGAGGCGCAGTATGCAGCTGGTAGAGGGCAATAACCTCCGAGAGGAGGCGTGACATGTTGTTTAAACGATTGACCGCAGTAAAGGACGGTGGAAGAAAGACCCTCTTCACCCAAGACAATTTATTCGCGTTGATATTCATTGTAATGGTTGTCACACTTGCGTTGGTCCTTAATTACAAGATATTTGCCTACTTTACTTTGGGCGCTCTGGTTGCAAGACTTTTTGAAGTAATTTTTGAGTTCAAAGACAATATGTTAGAGAAACCTTTTCTTAACTACATGGTTCTGATTGGGATACCTGCACAATTTCTTTGGCTTATTTATCATTAATTAAGGATCCATATGGCTTCCCTTCATTTTCACTACAGTACCATGAACGCGGGAAAGTCCGCACTCCTATTAAAGGACAACCACAACTATCTCGAACAGGGTATGCAGACTTTGGTGTTAAAGCCAAGTATTGACACCCGTGAAGGTGAGGCGGTGGTTCGTTCTCGTATGGGTAATGAAACGCCTTGTATTCTGTTTTCTCCTGAACAGGACTTGTATACCTTTATTGGTGACATGTGGGCGGAGAATCCAAAGATCGTCTGTATCTTTATTGACGAGGTTCAGTTCATCACTAAAGAACAAGCTATCCAGCTTACTGAAGTGGTTGACATCCTGAACATCCCAGTAATGGCTTACGGTCTACGGACGGACTTTCAAGGTAACTTATTTGAGGGATCGAATACGTTATTTGCGCAGGCAGATCGCCTGGTTGAGATTAGAACGATCTGTTGGTGTGGTAAACGTGCCAACATGGTTCTACGGCTAGATGAGAATAGAAGGGTAGTCAGAGAAGGCAAGCAGGTTGAAGTAGGTGGGAATGATACTTATGTCTCCGTCTGTCGTAACCATCATCGTACAGGTAAGTTAAACGCTTCGTGATTCAGTTGCATCCTATTTGAGACCTATATTATTTAAGTGTATATGAACAATAATGTTCTCTCTCATTTATTTAATAAAGGATTTCAAAATGGAAAACAACAACGAAGCTATCGACCTGAACGAACTGACTGATAAAGAAATCGCCGATAAACTGCTTGCTATCAAAATGGCAGCGGTCGGTGAACCACTGACAGACATTGATAAAGTGGTTAACCAGGTACTGGCTGATGCTAAATTGCTTCATGTCAAAACCGGCAACTACCTGAAAGACAACCGCAACCTGGTCGGTGGTGTAATTGGTCTGACGCTGGCTGTGGGTCTGGAACTGATTTCTCCAACCGGTTCTAAGAAATCTGCAGCCGTTGCTGCGGTTACTGGCGGTGTAGCGCTGACCATGGCTGCGCCGTTTCTGAAAGCAGCACCACAGTCTGCAATGGTTGCATCAGGTGCAGGTATCATGACTGCCTATGTCGGTATGTGTGGTGGTCGCATCACTGCTGACTACTTCCCTGGCAATCTGGACAATGATGAGTAATACTAATCCACTCCCGATTGGGAGTGGATTATCTCTTTGTTTATTTTTTTTTGTTAAGTACGGTACCTGGCATTTTATGAAAGGTATTTATAATTTTCTCTCTCGTAGGGAAAATTAATCACTCATTCCTATGGAACAAAGATAATGTCTAAGACTATTAATCAGTATCTCCTTGATCTGTTTACTAACGCGCAACTTAATGCTGCCCGCAAATCAGGTAATCAGAAAGATATCGCTCTGGCGGAAAAGAAATACAAAGATCTGCAAGAGTCAGAAGTTGTATTCGGTCCGTTTAACCGTGACCTGAAAACCGGTAAATACACCGTTAAAGTTTCTGCTAAAGCACGCGGCAACTGGGTCAGCAGCATTGGCTTCAATACCGGAACAATTGACGCACTTTCTCGTGCTAACCAGCAGGGCGCAGAACAGATCGCTGCTCTGGATCTGGTTAGTATTCCAGCTTTACTCTACGTCGAAGAAAACAAAAGTCGTTATCTGGTCGTAGAGAAAGATTCCAACATCTCTGAAGGTTTGAAACTGACGGGTTATTCTTTCCCTGAAGATTCTTTCGTGCCGACCATTTATGGTAAGCCGGATTCAAACTCGAAGGCTGTTGGTCATGTAGACATCGATCATCCGATCGTTGCTGGTCGTTTCCTGATTGCTTACCTTGGGAAAGGTAAAGAGGAAACAACCATTCCATCCGAATCCACTTCTAAAATGGATTCTAAAGTGGATCTCAAATCAGAAGGGAAAACTCAAGTGACTTCAGAAAACACTCCAGCATCAAACGAAAGCGATCAGGCCAATCCGGAAAGCACTCAGCGGGAACTGAAGACCCCAGCTCAGCCGGGTCCGTCTGACAATGGTCCTACTGGTCAGTCAAATTCTGCTGACGCAACTCAGGACCCAGTCGACGTTGCTAAAGAGAACGAGCAGGAAGCTAAAGAGAACGTAGCTGAGCAGAAAGAGCAGCTGAGTTCTGACAAGAAAAGTAAATAAGTAACCTAAACTTAAGGTGGGGAAACCTGCCTTAAGTTTTTGCATGTTTAGTTACATTTCTTTTTAGTTCGATATTATTACTTTGTAACACTCACAATTAATTTACTTTAGGAAAATCTGTCATGACCAATTTATTAGTAGACTCTTTAGACGTGCGCAACTATCTGACTCAGTTGGTTCAAGTGGTTCGTGCTGAGAAAAGCCGTGTTCAAGAACTGGCGCCGGCAGGTGCTCGCGTCAGCTGTATTATCGAACATTCTGTTACGTTTACCTCAACCGGTCCTGTTGAGAAAGCACAGATCAAATATGGTCTGAGCCATTTCTCTGAAGGTAAGATGCTTCCTCCTACCTATGAAGTAAAGGAACTGATCGATGGTGAAAACTACAACGGCTCAGTCATTAACGATCTGATTCAGGCAGCTGCTGATGATTGCAATATGGCGATCGACATGTTTGCGATGAATGCAGACGTCATGTATTCTGACGATATCTCCAGCCGTATTCAGAACTTCGTCAGTGCTTCACTGCAATCTATCGGAATTGACGACGGGTTTACCGTAACAAGTATTCCGGTAACAGGCGGTATCTCTCAAATCACTATTATGGTGTCGTAATGGAAATTTACCTTAAGCAAGGTGGTTTGGTGTGTTTCTCTGCACCTGAGAATGCGGAAGAAGAAGGGTGGAATCGGATGGTTATTTTTGCCAACCAGAATCCAATTGTAACTGTATTATCTGACGATGTGATGGTAGTTAAATATCACGGTCGTAAAGATGCGTTGCTGGTAGTCTTTCCTTACTCAGGTAAAGGCAAAGCAGTAGCCATGCAGTTACACACTCTTCCAGAAGTGGATAAACGTTTGTCAACCATCCATGCAGTATTTGCCAATCTGTTAGATTTTGATGACGGCAGGCTTTCCAATAATAAACGTAACAAAGCCATCACCATTGTCAGGGAATTACTACCTGATGTTGTTCGCAATTCCATCGGGAATACCGAGGATGGGATCACCTTCTATCTTCACAAAGATCAGCTGACCATTTATAAAGATAAGTCAGTTAAAGTTAAATTAAATCACTACGCACTTTTCTCACGCAATATCAAGGATTCATTATGATCGATACACTCATTGGGGCACTGCGTCTCTCTTTGGACAAATGTAATACCATTTCCAATCCCAACGAATACGGGTACGAAATCAACCAAGTACTCAACCGCTTTAAAACCAACCTGTTTAAGCTGATCCCCGATAAGTCCAAACATCTTTACGATCCCAAAGAGTTTATCCAGATTCGTCTGACCTTCCACTGGAAAACCTGGTCAAGCAAACCTGGCGAAGCGAACATCAAGGAACATTCACCGGTGTTGTTGCATGTGAATGGCTTTATTCCTGAACTGGGTCTGCGTGCCAATCGGGAACGTACCTTTATCCGTACTGTTGACATCGGCGATGTCGTGGATATCAACAAAATTGCTAACATCATTCCAGATGTCTCACCAGAGTTCACAGAAAGCAACACAATCGCGAGTAGTGTTATCAAGCATACATTACGTGGTCGTGATACTTGTGTTTACCATGAGTCCCTGGGTTCGTTTGAAGGGGTGCGTTCTTTTACTATGCAGATCAGCGCGCTGGTTTATTCCCAAGCTGATAAGGACGAACGTTCTTATGTGCAGGAATCAGATCGCGATAAAGGTAATCCTCGCCGAACTGTTTTCAACTGTGTAAACGCTAAGGGAGTAAATTCTGTTGGTTTGGCAGACCTCGCAACATCAACGGGTAAAGTTTCACAACCTTCGGCTTAACCTTTACAGGACCGACACTAATGTACACGCATCCAGGTACGTTAATCACGAAGCCCATTCCTAAACTTCGTGAAGTAGTTATTACTCAAAAATCTATCCAACATTTGGATATTCGCAAAGGTTACTTTTATGAGGCTTTTAGAACATCTGACAATGCTCCATTAGTCATACTGCCAGTTGCAGTAAAGCCGGAACGTAACAACCCTTATGTCGAATGTGGGCTGTGGGAACGTGTGGCTGCTTCAGTGTTTAAATCATCGGTGATCTTTATGACTGCCGATAAGCGTGGTGTACAGGTAGACTGTCATGCGCTGAATAAACGGATTACTTTGTTTGTTCAATGGAAAGATGTAGGTGTACTGAAACCTAATGAAAGTCACTTTGACTGTTTCTTAGGGTTTATCAGGCAGGGGATGTTGACTCACCATTTTAAAGAAATCGTGAAGCAACCTAACAAAGTAAGAAAGGCAATCTTTAAAGCACTCGATTCTATTTCGTTTGGTTTATATGAACGATATACAATCGGTGACAATCTCTGGCTTGAGTCAGGAATCTGTGGCGGATGGAATATCATGAAAGGTGATAAACTTCAGGTTCGTTCTATCTGTTTAGAACAGATCACGCCAAAAATATTTAACCTATAATAAAGATACTCTACTCTCCCAAACGGGAGAGTAGAGTTGATCTTGTTTATTTTTTTGTTTCTTCAGTGGCGGTAGCTTTGGCTTTCAATGCATCTTCAAGCTCGGTGATATAAGCAGCTTGTTGTGCGATGGTTGCCAGGGCGTTATTCAAACGAATCAAATCAGAAGGGTCATTTTTGATCTGTTGCTGTCGGGTGTTCTCCCAGGCTTCGGCTTGTTCTTTAGGAACATAACCGCGGGTTTGAATAGTGCCCAGCGTTGTGCGTGGATTTGTCAATCCGTAGTTGTCTTTCATGTAGTTATTGAAATGATCGACACCTGAATTCAAGAGATCTTTGAAAGCAGGAGGGACTGCACCACAATCCGTGATAATACACAGGTGCTCATAGATAACACCGTCGACCAGCGGATAGGACTTGATGTAGGTTGAAGGAACGTAAACATCAGGTCCATTCTTGCTGGAAAGAATAATGATCGCACCGTCAAGATTCTGCAGGGCGTTTAACTGTTGCTGATAATCCGCTTCAGTTGCACCCGCAGGTTCCCATACCGTTTTAAACAGATCAACTTTTCTAGCCAACATCTGGGACGGAGTAACAACACTCTGTACAGTATAAAACGCAGCCGGACTTACCACACTGTCAAATGGTGGGTATGCCTCGAAGGAACCTTTAGCATACAGCTGTGGGATTATATTTGTGGTTGTACTCATTCAGTCAGGATTCCATCTTTAACGAATTGATAACGGGTAATCATGCTCAGCTTTACGTTGGAGGAACGACGCGTAATATAAAGCATTCCGTTTTTCGTCACACGCTGGATACCGGTCGGCGGCATACCGTCAGGGGTAACTGTTTCAGCGGCTGCTAACATACCTTCCAGATCTTTGATAAACTGAGAGGTTGCCTTGCTCATCATGCCAGCTTGTGAATCCGTAGATGGAATCAGCTGGTAATCCGGGAAGATTTCCGTGATCAAATCCAGATCATTATGGTTAGTTGGTTTCCCTACAAAAGCCATATGTGCCGACTTATAAAGAGATGGAACGACCTGTAACGATTTTATGATCTTACTGGCATCCCACAGGGCACCGTATTTCGTTGGGAGATCAGTACCGCCGTCATAAGTAAAGATAGGACTCAGGGTAGAACCGGCGACGGTTTCGTTCTGAATACCGATCTTATTCCAGTACGGAACGATAGCAAATTCAAGCGGATTGAACAGATCAGGAATAATGTCTGCCCACTTGGTTTCATCGTACTGGGAATTAGAAAGTATGCACTGTTTGATTTGTTCATACGTTTCTTCTTCAGCGTCATTCGGGTTGCCATAATAGATGACAGTCCAATCACCTGTATTTTTATTTGGTGTGTTCACCAAATCGTAAATATCAAAACTATACACAACACGTGCACTGTAAGGAGGGTAATCTTTTCCTAATAGCGCATCAACACGGTCTTCAATTTTTGCAGTGGTTTGTGCCTGAATCAACTGAAGAACTTGCTTAAAGTTCTGATTCGCCAATGCGTCGATATTGGCAATGGGGACGGGATGGACAACATAGATTTCGCGATACGGGAACTCAACAGCGAAATACTCATTGGCAAACCAAATTTTGAAGTCGTTAGTCTCGTCACCGACCTTGAGGGTGAACGTGATGCTGGAAGGTAACCAGATCGCATTGTTGGTGACCATCACACCAACATCAGTCCAAGTCCAGTTTGTGGTATACGTTGCTTTTAACAACTGCAAACAAGACTGGGACGAGTCTGTGGTTTTGTTGCCGATGGCTTGGGTATATAACCAGGAAATCATATCGACAACTGGTTTAACAAAGGCAGTCGGAATCTTTTCGTATTTCGACGTGCTCGAAACTCCACGGAATCCCCACAGATCAATATCTGCATCGGGCTGGGAATAAAAGTCTGGCTCTTTAGCGTATGAGCGAGTTTTATTTGTCAGCTCTCCGATTGGAGAATTTGATCCGTTAATGATCAAGTCGTGAATTTCGGCAAAGCAACTATAAAGGGCTGTTGACGTTGACATAAAGTAACCTTTAGCTATAATAGGCAAATTAATTTGGTGGAACCACAGCAATGAACATTTTTCTTAGGGAACTAACCAATAGGATTATTAGCTACCTCATTCGCATTACCAAGGGCACCACCTATGAAGAGAAACAAGAACATCTTTTAAAGAAGGTGCTTTTGTTTGCGCTGATGATGGCAATCTTGGGTGCAACGATGACAGCTAAGTATATCGTTACTGGATGGTACATGGCTGACCTGGAACGTTCTGTTGAAAAGATCGATTCTTTCATGGGAACACAACAGGAGAACATGAACCAGCTGTTTCGCATCAATACCGATCAGTACGCCGAGATCCAAAAGAAAAATGATAAGCTGAAAGAAATGGATTCAGCCATTCATAAACTTCTGGAAGATAACGCACAACTGAAAAAAGATAATACAAGCCTGCAAAATAAAGTGAAGAAATAAAATAAGACAAGGATGTGAATTAGTTGTTACATAACAAAAACGTCAGGTATATTCACAGATGAACATTGTCTATTACATTGTTAGCACATTCGTTAAAGATAAGAACGTGGGTCTTTCGGGTGGTCACGGTTATTCGTACGATCCCAATAAAGAAAGCAGACGCAAACTTATCAAAGATGCGCCCTCTGTTTACGGTTTCTTCGTGAATGGTAACTATCAAAATATCCCAGTGGATATGGTTGATATTTATAATGGACGCGTTTTAAACCAACCGAATGAAACAGCCGCATTTCTTCTGCAACTTGAGTTGATCATTAATGAATGGTTAGTGAATAAGACCGATGGTAACAAACTGCTTGTCATTACCAACTGTGTCAAAGGACACAAAATGGTAACAGCAGGACGTCACCCTGAGGGATTAGACCCTGACTTATTTAAACGTGTTCATACCCTGTATACAGAGCACAAGAAAGATATCATCTTGGATATCGAGTATTATGCGAAAGGTGGGGAAGGTCCTAAGGTTGCGCATAAGCAACTGGAGCTTGCGACTGCTCTCTCTGAGCTTCCAGCATCCGAAGCCGTGTCACTGGATAAGCTTGATCTCAAAGCTTATAAAGATCCCGAAATCGATTTCAACAAGTTAGTCACCGCCTCACGTTGGTATTTCAACACAGGCGATAAATCTGACTTCCTTGATGTCGATGAGTTAGGGTATCGCAAGTACACGTTCGGACGGGTCGACCCTGATAAGAACTATTACGGTAAAGCCACACCGGATGTTTACTACTCGTCCCTCTATACGAAGACACCTATTGCGACGTTGGATAAGTTATTTACGTTCTGTCAACGTAATAAACCGAACCCGTATAACATCATGTCAGCAGGTAACTTGAACTTTATTAAGTCAAAAGAGATTGCTCGCGTTGTCGACACAATCCCTGGCGTCTTTGGTAAGAAAGATCTGGTTGCTCCAATGACCGTAGGAAACACGGAAGATGCCGTGTTAGTAGAATTCATCGATCCACCTGGGTTAAGTTATCGCATTCGAGATGCACACGCTCGATTGGATTTCATTCATAAGTTCTTCCGTCAGCGGGATGAAAACGGCTGGTACAGAAAGAACCAATTTATTGATATCACTGATAACTTCTTTGTGAAAGATCCAAAAGGGAAATGGAAAATTCACCCAGACTTTACCAACAACACCTTAACCGTTCCGATTAAGATCGAAGCCCCTGGTTGTGTTAAACCTGTCACTGTGAACTTGTCAGTGAAGTATGACATGCCGGAGCGTAACTCGCTGAACAGTTTGATCGTAAACAAAGTGGATAACATGAAGGTATATCTGGCATTGGATTTCAATGACGATGCCGGTGTAAGTTATTGCACGATTGTTAGCACACCTGATTACGATTATATCCATTCTAATAGTAACGCGAATCTTCGTGTATATAGCCTAAAAGAATTAGGCAGATAAAAAATAAAGCAATATCTTTACTTTACTCAAAGCCTCTCTACTCCAATTGGAGTAGAGAGGTATAAGTATGTTTACATTTTTAATTCATCAAGAACCATTTGTAGATATTGGTTAGACGGTTCTCTGGTGTGTTTCATTGCTTCAATAACACGAGCTGATAATGCAATGGTTTCCATTTGAGCAGCAGTCTTCATTAACTGGCTGTCAAGGGACACTACCAGATCACGCATCTTATTAGCAGCATTCCCCAATTCCAGTACAACTTTAGCTGCACGAGAAACCTGACGTGAACGTTCATCCTCAACAGCAAATGGACCTTCGTTGTTCATTTTCTCTAAATGCTTGGTTGCATCTGCCAGAGCAATATCGTAACCCTGGGCTGCCTTCACGATTACTTCGGCAACGTCAGTGATGATTCTACTGCTTGCAAGACCAAGCCCAAGTCTTGAACTAGTCAGAGAGTCATCAGCAATGTTCTTTAAGAAGTCGTCAATACCCAGCTCTTTAGAAACAATGCCTTCGGGATCAACACGCTTAATTTCATCCAGATTCGTTTTTACTGATTTAACTCTCGAAATTAAACGGTTACTCATTTCAGAAATAATCTTTTCAGATTTATCAGTCGAAGGAGTATCAGCCGTCGGGACTGTTGTCTGATTAATAATAGCTCGATCCTCAGCAGGAATACGCTGAATAGCTTGCTTGATTTTCTGCTTTTGAGCTTCTGGCACATGGAGATCAGCAACGGTGCGAAGGATATCTTCGGATGTTGCTTTATCAACCACTTTGAGTTGTTCATCCAACTCTTTGCTGATCTTGATAACAGACTTCTCAACCTCTGCTACTTCCCGGCGTGGTTTGCCAAATAACCACTCCTTGATAGCCTTGATAATGGACTTGATCCATTCGTAGACTTTGGTAGCTCCACGTTTGATGTTATCCAGGAAACCTTCCTGACCATCAACGATATCATACGTACCACCGTCTAACTTCAGCACGGTTTCAGTATAAACTGCTTCAGGTGTTTTGGGTACTTCGTGATCGGTGATATCCCGCAGGTCATCAAGCCCAACCAATAATTCTGCTTCATGTTCGAAGCCTGCCACTACAGCAAAAGAACGTTCCATAATAAACCTTAATGTGTGAGTTGTAACAATACAAATAATCCTACCCACCTCTCGGCAGGTAGGAACTATTTTAGAACAGATCGTTTACAGTAGGGTTGGTAAACCCAACGTCATGATCCATGTGGATGTGATCCATAAACAATGCCTCATCAAACTTCTCGGGTGCCATGATCTCGGTATCATAATAACTCTCGAAACCAGAGACAGCAGAACCCCACAACCCTTTAACCGCAAGGGAAACACCATCAACCTGAGTAGGTAACTTTCCACCACCCAACAACACGTCAACTTGCTCACGACTCCACTCCATGATATCGATAGAACGTGAAGTGATATTCTCTTCATTTCCGGTATCGAGATCCAACAAATAAACGAAACATTCCACGTCTTGACCTTTACGGTGAATACGGGCAATGGTCTGTTTGGTTTCATAAGAACGGAACGGTGCGTTCATCATGATGATCTGGTTAGCCATGATGAGCGGATAACCTTCTTTCAAGGTGTTAAAGGTTGTATTGAGAACCTGGATGCTTTTATCGTCCCGGAACTGTTCAACCACTTTATCAATGTCTTTACTGTTCTCACCGTGTACCGATAGAGAACCAATGCCAACCTGATTGAAGTATTCGGTCAACGTTCTAATAACTTCAATGTAGGAAGTATAAACAAGGGTCTTTTTCTTCACCGCATTGATAAGCTCAGGCAGTTTAGCATGAATAATGGTGTCACGTACCGCATCCATCCTTGCACGCGACAGGACGCGTCCCAGTGCCTCTCCACGGATCTTCAAGCTCAAGTATTTGACGGCAGATTTGATGTTACGGAAATACTTCAGATCCTCTCCCCGTAACTCATTCTCAATCTTCGCCTCTACCTTGTGACAGAACTTAGACTTGTCGGCATCCGTGAAGTTGTTATAGCCAAACTTACGGAAGTACTCGACTGTGTTCACATACTGTTTGAGTTCTGCTTCTTCTAACTGATCACCGCTGATCCAATTAGCATAGTTATCAACAAACTTCTGCCAATCTGCATTGTACTTCGGCATGACCTTATTATAGAAGCTAACGCGTTCAGAAATGAAGTTCATCATCTCAGCACGAATCGCACTCAAGGTATATTGTTCTGCCCCAGGGAAACTCACCGGCCAGATAATCGGCTCCGGTGGTTTACCGATGCCATCAACGCTGGTAATAGTAAACTTAATACGACCCAGTCGGTGAGCCAGCATTTCATTCAAGAAGGCATTGTCGCGACCGTACATTTTATTAAAGTCGTCTTGCACATAGCTATCGAAATACTTGTCAATAACTTTAAACAAGACAAAGGTCTCACGACCCTGAGCTTTAATCGGAGTCCCTGACATAAAGAGTACATCAGAAACGTACGGATGACTGCCTAACTGAATTAAGCCCTGAGACTGCTGTGATTTCGATTCATTGTAGTTGTGGGATTCATCTACAATGATCTTGATCGGTTCTTTACCGTTTTTAGAGATCGCGTTGATAAGTGGGTCGTATTCCCCCGAACGCAGATTCTCTTTATAGATAATAAAGTAATCGCAGTCGGTGTGATTAAGGGGGTTAGTTCCATCCAGCGAAGTCCATATCTTCGGAACGACCTTAAAGTACTTATTGGTCATCTCCTCAACCCAGGGATTATTCACCAAGTGTTTTGGAACTACGATGACTGTCTTATAGGGAGAAATCATCGCTGACCAAACTAAGCTGGTGAACGTTTTACCCGAACCCGGTTCAGCATCCAATAAGCAACCACGAAGCTGATACCCAAATTTAATACGGGCATAATCTTCCAGGAACTCACGCTGATCCATAAACGGTGTTAGCTTAAAGTTCTTCAGTGCTTTGTCAACGTTATATGGTGCAAATGTTTCGAAGGTGGTTTTAATCCATGTTTTGGATTTGACCTCATCGAACAGTTGTTTGTATTTGTACATCCCAACACGATAACGATCCACCTGTCGTTTATTCTTGTTGGTAGTAAAGTGATCGAGAATCCAAGCCAGTTCGATAATGAAGAATTGGTGAATCCTAAACTTACGATTATTAACTTTGATAATGATGCGGTTAAAGATAACCGAGGTCCCGAAGTTAGTACGTAAGTCAGTTTCCAGGGCGTTTAAATTTATACCCGTAACCGTATAGTAAGAACCGACCTTTTCAACGCTTGGCGAAAAGTTAAAGAAATCCATAATAGGGACCTATCGAGAATGAATGAGAAACACTTACACGAAATTACTTACGTAGATGACAACCATTACAACCTGGTTCTGTTGTGTCGTCACCTGCGGTTGATTGTGCTGAATCCTGAACAGTACACCGTTGAAAAACAGGAACATCTGGATCGTTACAAAGTATCCCTGGGTAATCAGCTGTTCTTTATCCCACTGAACGATTACAATCGCTTCCTGCTGGATCTTGACAAGAACATCGATAAACTGGTCACGGAAATTGGCGATTCAATCTGGGCTGCACCAGGTGTCTATTATCCGATCCGTGTTCGCCCTGGCGCGACATTGTCAACCTTTACTATTGATGAGGCTGATCCCTTCTACGAACTGATGGGTGTTGATTTCACCAATGTCGAAGATCGTATCCGTGGTTTGATGACGGCAGTCAGTCAGTCGATTCGTGATACAGCTCGCTTTGTTAACAAAGAGATGTCAGAAGTTTCATTGAACACCGACATTGTCAAAGACTTTGACGGCATCGTGACTTTCCGTACCGAAACCGGCCGTAACTTCAAACTGGAACTGTGCCTGGATAAAGTTCTGCCCGTTGATGAGAACAACGACAAAATCGAAATCCAACGCACACCGATTACCCCGGAAGATCTGGCAACTTATTTCCCAAATGCAGGAGAGAAAGTGTTGGGTCAGTTGCGTCTGGTAAACGATCTGGTTCGCACTGTGTTTGATTCCAAACGTATTGCCGAATCAGAAGAACTGACTCGCTATGCAGAGACCCTGGTCAACGGTGTACTGGTTCCACCATTCCTGGATCAGAACATCACCTATATCTCATTCGGTGGTCGTGACGATTGGTCTTCAATGGGCAAAGAAACGCCGAACAACAAAGCGTGCTTCGTTTACCTGGATCAGGAAGTGGACCGCATCATTAAACTGCTGGAAGAGATTCCACTGGAAGAAGGTGTGGAAGTCTGGTCAATTGATCTGGATACCTTCGCTATCTTCGGACGCAAAGATAACAAAGTAGTGACGCCTGCATTACAAGGCTATGTTGAAGGTATTCTGAAACCTTATTCACAAGGCTTCGAGAAAACTTTAACGGCGCGCCTGAACCTGCTGGATTCTCCACACATCTTTAAAGCATAAAACAGCATAAAGGCTTACTGGGTTTTTGACCCAGTAAGCTCTATGTTTGTTTATTGCAGTTTTGCTGCTTCCTGCACTTGCAGTTGCATCACACGAGTCATGTCACTCAGCTGAGCCAACATCACACCGGCAAAGGTAATGTTATCGACCAGATTACTGACGGTGTTGTTAACCAGTGCTACCTGATTGGGATTAAGAATCACAGAACTGGCGTCAATTTTCGGCTTAAGAATATTAAGGATATTGATCACCTGTTCACCACGGCGTGCAGCGAGTTCCACATCGCGTGATTTCAGAGAGTCCACCACTTTGTTGAACTCATCCATCAGCTCATAGGCACCAGAGAAGTTCGGGTACAGGTCATTAATGGCACGGGTATAGACACGGGAATCTTCCAGGACATTGGCAAACTGGGCGCGAGTTTCATTTACCATGATGCTGGTATCATTACTGGCCAAGGTAAAAGGAACTTTACCCGTTGCAGCAATAGTCTTCAATCCACGATAAACCTGGTCACATTGAGTATCAACCAGTTTTAAAACGGGCACTGCTTTCAAGATATATTCAACGTAGTTTCTGAACGATATCTTGGTCGGGTTAAACATTACTGGAGCAGGGATATGTTTGGTAGAGACATCGAAATAAATATTCGCCGCCCCCAACTTTTTCCAAACTTCAATCCCTTCAACCTTGTGAATTGATTTGTTGAAATTGCGTGCATTAAAGGCATCGATGCCGACGCTGATTTCTTTAAAGAAAGAACCTAATTTCTCTCCGACAGTTAGGGCTTCATTCCCCTCAACTGTTTCAGGAGTTATAATCTCTGTAGTCATGCTATGGCAAACTCCACTAGTGTGCGTAATACGAAACGTTTCATAACATTTAACCAAAGGGTTTTACAGATGCTGAGTGCATTGAATTTCTTAAAAGACTACGGTGCTGAGTCCAACTTACAAATTGGTTTTAATACTTCTCCTATTTTTGACATGTTGACGACCAGCATGATCAAAGGTAAAAACGGCGTCTGGTATCAGAACGGTGGCTTGATGCCGATCAACGGTTTAGCCGGCGGTAACAACACCCAAAAGACCGGTAAGACAGTTAAAGATGTGGCTAAGATGTTACACCGTTTCCAGCACTCTGTTATCCTTTATGGTGACACCGAGTCCACACTGGATATTTCTCGTCTGGCTGAAGAAGTTGATCGCCTGTATGATGAGGAAGGTTACTTCGCCGAACACATCGAAGACAAACGTTTCCACTACATGCCGAACTCCGCCGGCATTGACGGCACTGAACTACACAACAAAGTCATCGAGATCTATAAAACGATCCACGCACTGAGTGAAAGCAAAGACAAAGCTGATCAGGAAGCGTATCGTCAACTGTTCATGGATACTCCGTTCTGGTCAGAGAAGAACCAGAAGTTCATCCAGGTCATGCAGCCTATTCTGTTTATCTGTGATTCTATCTCAGAAGTTCTGTTTGATAACCTGATGTTCAAACAGTTCGATGAAGGTGAAATGGATGAAGGCGGTAAGAAACGTACCCGTGACATGGAAATCGGTAACCTGCGTCGTATTCTGATGACAGATACCTGTATCCTGGGACCGCGTGTGGGTCTGCGTTCTTATTGGGTAGCTCAGTCTGCTGACGTCATCAACATGGACGGAAAACCAAAAGAGAAAGACTCTACCTTCCTGCGTCACAACAAAAAGCTGGCGGCACCGAAGGCGATGTTGAAGTTACCACACATCGGTATTGAGATCATCAAAGGCACGCCAATGAAGCAGCCTGATCACTCTATCATGTATCCACGTGGTAAAGAATCTCTGATCTCTTCAAATGCTCGCTCTAACCCGGAACTGGTTCAGTACTTTACTACGGTCTTCCGTAACAAGTCTGGGTCATCAGGTGGCGATCTGGCATTCGTTGCCGGGCAAGCAGAAGGTATCCTGGAATCGCTTTCAATGTACGACTCGTTGAAAGACAACAAGTACTTTGGTTTAGAAGGTTCGGCGATTCGTCACACCTGCGCCCTAATGCCAGATGTTTCTATTATGCGTACCACTGTGCGCGATCTGCTGGAAGGTCCGGATGCCGATCCTAAATTGAAGCGTGCTATTGAGATTGTCTGGCAGCTTTGGTTCATGCAGACGTTCTGGGAAAACTTCCCAGAAGAGTGGCGCATCACCCCGACTGAACTTTATGCCAAAGGTAAAGAGCAAGGTTTGGATTGGGATGACGTCCTGGAAAACACGGTGTACTTCTGGCACGACAACCCAGAGCACATTAAACAACATACATTGACTGTTTACGAATTGATGGAGATCGTCGTGAATGGTAAAAAGCCATATTGGTTAAAGGACAAGAAATAAATGTCAGAGTACAGTTACGATTATTCCGTTTTAGTTATTGCAGAGCCAGACTTCGTTCATACCGCCAATGACCAAGAGACTTACTTCGCCAAGCTGAACAACTTTTTAATCAAGCGTTCTGGCGATAGCAACCTGCGCGTTGTAAGTGTTACCGGTCGTTACGGTCTGAACTTCGACAATGTCATTGATGTCGATGATCGTAACAAAACCTCTTTCCTCCGGTCTCTTGATGATCATTTGAACCAATTCAATGAAATTGTGATCCTTGCGAACTTCGAGAAAGAAATGTTCATCGATGCGTTAACCAATCGACTGAACGAACTCTCGAAAGCCGTAACGATCTACGGATACGAGATCCAGAGACATGAAGAATCGTAAAGAGATCGAACGTGATATCTTAGCCCTTGCTAAAGACTTCACGAAAGGTGGTGGAAACCACAAGGTGTATACCGAACTGTTTGCTCGTCTTAAGGACGAGCAATTCGCTCAATTCTGGAATAACATCTGCGACATGGGATTCATCCCAATGTTTGTGGATAACTTCGATATGCGGGAAACGATCGATTACGATCATTCTGTTAAACTCGCTAAGTCGCTGGATATTCCGCTTGAGCAACAGGTTATCTTCACTGACCCCGATACTGGGTTAGAACACACCACGCCAGAAACAGCTTTGGTTGGTATTGCTGAGGTGCGTAAACAGCGCCAGCTACAAGCCAAGAAATTTGGTGCATCCAAGCACGACTATAATGTCGAAGACCTCACAGGACAGCCTACAGGCGATTCTCGTGCCGGCGGTATCTCTAACCCAGAGATCCAGGTTCTGTTGTCATTGGGTCTGCCGACTTTGGCTAAGGAATTGGCTGATGCCCGTGGTGGTGACGTAGGTGCGTACCGTGCGTACAAGAATGATATCCTGACAACCGGTGTGACCACAACTGAATCTGCGCTGCAGCGTGGTACAGGGGTGAAGTCTTTACAAACCGCTCACTTCCTGTTACTCGGTCAGCATATCGACAACAACCTGTTGGAACGATAAACCATGGAACAAGAAGTCATTGTACTCACTCCGATTGAACGGCTTATTGAGTTCTACACCAAAGAGTTGTATACAGAGGTTGTCTATAACCGGGACAGCAGTACGTTCTGGACAAAAGCACAAAATTATGTATTCGAAAACTCGTTGGCCTCTTTCCGTGAAGGACTTAGAGCCCTCATTGAAGGAATGAATGAAAGTCGCGAGATGTATAACTACTTTAGTGCACTGTGTTTCCGTATGTTCTCTCAACCTTTCACCGAACCTGCCTTAGACTCGTTTGCTGAGGGATTTGATGCTGTTGCTAAAGACAGTATTTTCAAGCAGAGTTTCCAGTTCAGCGCCGTTGGCTTTTCAAAGGTCGAACAGCTGATTCTTTTCCTGGCCGTACACCGTAGCGAAATCATGGTAGCAATGGCGAAGAAAATAGAAGCTGAGAAGGCGTCATCCCAGGTTAAACGAGTAAGGGGTGGGAATCAGAATGGCTGAAGTCACTTGTTTTACTAACCTTGACTCTCTGTTTGATTCTCGGCGTGGTATTCTCACCAAAGTTGCATTAGAAAGTGGAAATACCAAGTTTAATTGGGATGTCAATATGAAGCCGATTTATGAACGGCGTCGTTACGACTATTTCAATCAACCTGAGCTGGGGATTACACAAGAGAGGTACGAAGCACGGTATGCGGCAAGAACGATTGATGATTTTGCTGATGAGACGCAGTGTTACTTCTTCCCAAGCAACCTTATTCGCAACATGTTTAAACTGGTGCGTGAGGTCGAGTTTGGGGTAGGACAGATTCTGTCGGTCTCCACATTTTCATTAACAGTTAACTTGTATCCCTATACTTTGTCACAGAGTTTATTAGATGAGTTGGCTTCGACTATTCGTGGAGCGCTTGCATTTAACATTTCTCTATCTTTTGTAAACACACCGTACGATTTAATCACGCCTACGGTGCTGAGCAATTATCAATATGTCTTTATCTATGACTTCTTAGTCGGTAAGGACTACAAGGTATATTGGGAAAACTATGCAAAGGCGAAGAACTCAAACACTCGCTTCTTTGTTCCCGATATCCTGGTGTATAAAGAACTTCCTGAAGAAATGAGACGCGAAGAGCCGATCGAGACTATCAGCAAGATGAATGTAACTCAAGGCGGTAAAATCACCTGGGTACCATGTCCAAAAACCATATACGATTACTCGTCATAAGGTCATCCTCCAGAGAGCCTCACGGCTCTCTGGAGATGTTGTTTGTCGTTAGCTATTTTCAGCGTCGAACTCTTCTTCCATGACATCACTTGTGTTGATCTGTTGTTCAGGATCAATTTCAAATGCTTCTTCGATTTTCTTACTGTCCAGAATCTGACGACCTTGGAATTTCTCTTCCTCGGTGATTTCTTCATCTGGGTTATCAGTAACAAACAGTTTGTTGTCACCGAACGGATCCAGCGGTAACTGGAAGTCAGCAAAGGTAGGCATAACCAAACGACCAGCGGTCACTTCGTTAAGGGCACTGACAAAGGTGGCGAAGTTGGCTTTGTTATCTTCCAACTCACGGTCTTTGAGGCGCTCTTTACGGTCATCACGCACAGACTTTTCCATCTGACCTAACAGGGTGTTAATGGAATCCATTAACTTAGGATTATTTGGTTTCTTGATAAAAGTAGAGGTCGCAATATCCAGAATTAACTTACGTTGTTTCTGGACAATATTAAGCAAACTCTTCTCACTGTCCACCGAATGCTCACCGTTCAGAATAGTCTGAATGTCCGCAATCAGTTTCTCTTTTTCAGCTTCCTGTGGAAGTTTGTTTTCTTCCGCATGGTTGTTAGCGTAGTTGTCTGATCCATCGTCGTCATCGTACATGATTTACTCCAATTCTTTTTAGCCGGCCTATATGGTTTCAGACTGATATTATCAAAGTAGATAACAGTGGAAATCTATTTCGATAATATTAATTGATAGACACGGAGTTATAAATGTTTTTAGATAAGCTGTTAAACAAGATCCCGTACTTTCGCAATCGGCGCGTCGCCAAGATGAAGAAGGACCTTGTTGGAATCAAGAAGAATTTTTCGGAGGGATTCTTTCATGCAGAATTCATCACCCGCCTTCACAATATCGTAAATAGCCCCTTAATCGCTTTCTCAGAGGATATTATTTACGGGACATTGAAAGAGATAGAGTTAAGAACAAAGTCTTCTATGATGGCTTTAAAGCTGTTTGAGAAGAAGGTGTACGCCAAAGCAGATTTAGAAAGAAGCGGCTTGTTGACCATGACCCAACATCGCGGCTACTTTAACGAATGGTACTCCAATGAAGAATCAGTGAACAAGTTCATTGAAGGACTAAAGCCATATATCGCCGCACATGTATGGTTGAATGAGAATCCAGAGATTGAACTCCTGGAAGAAGTTGATCTGTCTGAATACGGTGATATCGATACAGAAATGTACGAAACACTATTATATAGACTTCTTCTCGAAGATCTGGTAAATATCATTTCATTTTACTTAGAGATACAGCATGAATGATAAAAAGAAACCCACGCATTACATCAAAAACAAGAACTTCGTGCCCTATGAACAGTTGACTGACGCACCCAGCCGACAGTTCAGGAAGATTCTTGAAAAGCTTGATATTAATCAGGCGAAGTGGAAAACCTATCTTGATGAATATCTTCGTCTTATGCATCCCGACGACTCCGGTCCTGCCATGGAAGTTAAAAGAGCACGATCCACAGCGTTAGGGAATATTCAGAGTACATTGTTTTGTTCGCGTACACTGAGTCATAATAAGTTTCTAATGGGACTGAAGATACTCAAGGTAAAAGAAGTGGATATGGTTGTGACGGTCACGAAAGAATCTGGTGAGACGCAAACTGTATCAGAGAAGACCATTCTGCTTAAACATCCAAGAGAAGTTTCGCAGGATTAATCAGATATGTTACTCTACCACTTGGTAGAGTAACTGTCTTCACCCTCTTATTTTTTTGGTATCATTATGACTCTTTTAGGTAATACCAGTATCTTTGAAGGCGTTAATATTAATAACAGTTTACAGAAAGCCAGCCAGTCAATGGGCGAAACTGTTTCTAATTTAACCAACCAAGCAGTCAATCCGTTTAAAGCCATAGCTTCAAGTGTTCAAGCAGGCGTGGTAACCGTCAATGAAACACAGGCTGCTATTGTTCAAAACCTGAGTAACTATAAGTCTTCAGCTATTGATGGGATCAACAACGCATTAAAGAACATCACTGGCGGTAAATATAACCTGGCTGATGTGAGCAGTCTGGTCACTTACAAAGATGGTTTCAAGCTGGACACAGATCAACTGCTGAGTTTAGCAGGGCGAGGATTGGGGTTCAACATCAACTCTATGCGCGATCTAAAGAACCAGATTGGTGATGGGTTTATCAATGAACTGAACGCCATGACGGGTGGTATCGCGCGTGGTCTGGTGATCGCCGATACGGACGGTAACTTTGTTAAGTTACACATTGCGGATGACTGGAAATATACCGCGGGGTCCCAGCTGATTGATTTCTTGGCCAAAGATGATTCGTCTGGCTTTGGATCGGTGGTTAACGTTGCGGCAATCAACTCTGTGTTAAACACGATGTTGAATCAGGCAGTTCAGAATAGCTTAACACAAGGTTATCAGAACTTCGGTAGCATGTATGTGTACCAGAGTGACTACCATGATGCCTTGATTAACAATTCCAATGTCTCAGCACAGCGGGGTGACTTAGATTCCCTGGTTACCATTATTGATATCGTTGGTGAAGAAGGTGCGGCTAAAGTAGCAGCAATGTATCCGAACACCATTGAGCAGACGTTGACCAACTACGCTTTTACTCTGGATACTGATCCGTCTGATTATCCTAAACTGACAACTGACTTGCTGAAGGTCTGCACCAGTCTGGGCGGAGTAGATTGGTATAAGTATCCGACTCAATTCGGCATGGTAACAAACGTAGGGTTGGTTAACTCAATCTCCGCTGACGCCAAGGTGTTATTGGAAGAGACTGAAGATCTGATCCCGTTGCTGTGCTCATCCGGTATTTTTGTTGATCAATCGGCTACTGATCTTTTTCTGTCTGACTTTCCTAACGCAGTAAAACTCGCTTAACAAACATATTCCTACTCTACCCATCAGGGTAGAGTAGGAGCTATGGCTTATTTTTTTTTTTATCGATTCAATGGACGACCAGTAAAGATACGTGCCACATCACCTACGATGGAGTCATTGACTACACCGGCAATGGTTGCAGGTTTAAACATGTTCTTCGCATCAGCCGTGAAACGCGACATACGACGGTTAAGGTCGTTATAACGTAACACGGTATCCAAGTAGTCGATACCTGCTGTACGGTTCACCCAATCATTGTACTTACCGGTGTCACCCAAGTAACGTGAAGACTGTTTGGCAATGTTCAACAGATCAAGTGGGTTGGTTACACGAGTAATCGGTACCGACATAACTTTGTCCAGATCTGCAATCTGCAAGTTAACACGCAGATTACGTGGCTTCATGTCAGTTGTCCAACCCAATGGACCACTACCAAACTCAAACGACGCACTCTGTACAATACCAGTACGAATAATGGTCTTGCCTCGACTGAACGCTTTAACTAAGAAAGGGGACGTGTAGGTAGACCCACCGGTTGAAAACGGTACGATGAACGGCATCAGTAATGAGAGTGGTAAAAAGATATTGGTGGCAATGGAATACGGATGAGCATAAGGTGCTTCAAAATAGAAACTGAAACTTTCACTGTGCAAGTTAGTGGAAGAATCTTCCCAGTGTTCTGGGATATCTACTTTGGAGTTACCCAGTAAAGCCAACGGTACGTTACCGATGACCGAACCTGCTGCAATACCCGTTACTGCATCTTTAATAGTTCCAACAAACTCATCAATGATCCCAATACCAGTTTGTCCGCCAGAGACGTTAAACTTAAAATCCTGCACAGCGGTGACAGTACTGTTAAAGGTACTGGCGATGGCAGATTGTGTCGTGCTGTTACTGAAGGAGTCAGATACCGACCCGGTTCCCTCTGTACGGAACGTCACGCCGTCTAGGCCACCGTAGAACCCATCCATTAACAACTGGCCAATCTGACCCATCCAGGAACTCTGGTCAACGTCACTGGCTCCCTCAATTGTCGTTGGGTTATCACCGCTTAACTGCGCAGTACTCTGAGTTGCTGATGAGGACGTACCTGAACCACTGGAGTTATCCACACCAAAACTCTCGGTATTGGTTCCCTTCATTTTATCTTGAAGGTCTTGCCCGTACTTACTTCCATCCACCGCAGAGGTTGATTGGTCTGCAGCATTCGTCGGCTTGATGTTATTACCCACATCAGCACTGGAATAAGAAGAAGCAACCTCGGGATAGTTGATCTCATCCATACCACGGGATTTACCCACCGTCTTCAGTTCCTGCATGAGGTAATCACGGGTACTGATTCCGGCAGTACTGCCTCCGTTGGCATTCATGAATCCACTGTCTTTGATCAGGTTATCCAAGATATCTTCGATAGCCCGGTCTTTTTGCTCAACAGTTTTTATTCCAATACGATCATCCAGCGTTTGAATTTTCTTCATGAAGTGACGGAATTTACGCACACCACGGGTAGAGACTTTCAGGATATCAATTGTACCATCTGGGTTAATCGCATCCGGGAACATGGAGTGCATATAAGAGATGTTACTCTTGGCCATCGCGGTGTCTTTGGTGTATCCCTTAGACCCACCGGTACCAAAGTCACGGTCACCGGCTTTCTGGTTGCCCTGCTCCTGACGATCAGAAGGTAGAACAGATAACGCATAACCTGCTGAGATCATCAGGTCGTTAAAGATACCTTGGGCTGCAGTGAAATACATTCCCATGGTCGGCTTACAATAATACCATTTGTTCTTCGGCGTATTGGTAAGATACTCAAAGAAGTTAAACGAGGTTGCCACAATCTGAGCAGGCCAGAATGCAATCGCACCCGCCGCCTGTCCAATGTAGAATGCCCAAGAAGGCGCACGACCTTTGTTGGCCATAACGGAAGCAGAATAATCAAACATATTCAGGATAAAGGTAATCATCCCAGTAAACTCAGGAACACCTGCGGTCAGAGTAACCCCTATGGCATTGTCCTGGTGAATACGTTTATAGTAACGCCCCACGTTCCCCAATTGGTTTTCCATTGCGGGCTTTGGATAGGGGTCGGTGTTACGACTGAAACCCGGTAAGGGGTTAATATATTTACTATCCCCTATGGCAGTGGAGAAGAAACTGGTATATAAGTCATAGTCAGAACGGACTAACACTTTCTCTGGATCACGAATCCCTTCACTCATTAAACGAAATGAGCGAGAAACAATATTCCTGTCTTTATAATCAATGGTAACGCTCATGGCTTTGACCTTTAAGTTAAGTGCCCCGAAGGGCACTTAGGTTACGCTTACATGTGTACAGCAGGGGTTTTAGAATCCAACTTTTTACTGATCTCTTTCAAGACGGTCAATTGTTGAACACCGATATCCGCCATTGCTTTATCCACTTCACTAACAACAGGCGCAGCAGGAACTGGCGCACCCGTGGTTGTTCTGGTCCGCTCAGGTGCAGCTGGCGCATTTTGACGTGCGTTCGATGCTGGCGCTGGGGAAGAACTTTGTGGAGCTGATGTAGCAGGTGTGGTCGGAGATCCCGCTGGGCTATCTGTAGAGCTTGAATTGGTTACCGGAGCATTATCATTACTTGCTGCCGGTGCAGAGGATGTCACGGTACTCTGAGACATCGGGGAGGCATTGCTTGTAGGCGGTGGGGACCCTGCATTAGAAGGGGCAGAAGATTTCTCTGCCTGATCCAACAGGGCGCCCGTTGCCCCACCCTTAACAACTTTAGTAGCAGGAACGTTTTTGTCTGCAGCCGCTGGAACATCAGGGGCTTGGTTAGCCATTGCTGCCTGATCATTCTGTTCAGCTCCATCCGCACTGTCCGTGCCACCTGGAATTGTTAATTCACCACTTCGTAACTTGTTCAGATAGTCATTGTAATAGTTACGGCGTTCATCCGTAGCCGGAACCGCATTACCACCGTTGATACCCCTTACTGCTGTGTCGAAGTCACCTGTCTTGGCAATTGACTTCATTGCCGCATTGTTCTTCAAGAACCAGACAGCCGATTGAGCCATTACATTGGGATCTTCAGAAACCAATTCAGGATGACTAACTACATCAATACCTGACGCTTTCTTAAAGGCCTCGTAGTTGGCTTTACCGGTCAACTGGAACAGACCACGTCCACGGTACATCCATCCGTCCTCTGGTTTAGTGTTACCTAACTGAGGACCTTTTGGTGCACGACCGTAAACATACATCGCACGTTCAACAGGGGACATCGCAGCAACTTTCTGTGCGGTAGCCGCATCAGGGATGTTCTTGAAGTACTTGAGCAACGTTGGAGCTGACCAGTTGGTGTCTTCAGCAGTACTCTGATATCCACCGGTTTCTTTGCGTGCCATCGCCAATGCAAGAGCCAGGGTTTTGTTGTCACGGAAACCTGCTTTCACGAGATGGTTCAGCATGAGCTGATCACCTTGCGCCAGTGACATTTTAATCCCTTTATCCGCACCCGCTTTCTTAATGAACTCAGGGTTGAAGTTAGAGTCAGCTTTACCCATAAAGGAACCAGCCGAACCTGCTCCACCTCCTGGTGCACTCATGGTCGCATTTGGATAGTACCCACCTTGAGCACCACCTGCTGCACCACTGCTGCCCAATGAACGGATGGCTCCACCGCCACCTGACCCAAATCCAGTCGCACCTGTTTTATAAACAGACTCCAGGATAGATTGGGTCCGAGCGTTGTTCGCCTGAGCAGACTGTGCCCGTTGGAGAACTTCTTCTTTACCGGCATCGGTAGCTTGACTCTTCACCTGTTCCATTTCGGGATCTTTAGCTTTTGCTTCTTTAGCTTTCGCATCAAGCACATTAAGATAACGATCAGCACGATCTGGGTAAGAGTTAGAATCAGAGTCCGGGAATGGTGATGCTTTTACTGTCCACACTGGCACATGTTTATCATCTACCGATACAACCAGGTTTACTAATGTGCGAGCAATCTGTGCACGGTTAGTGTCCGATAATCCCTGCCAGTTTTTAGCCGGCAATCCACCACGGAGTTTATAAACCTGTTTGCTGTATTCCATCAGGGTTGGTAAGAAACGATCGCGGAACCACAATGACCAGCTGTTCTTGGATTGGGTATTGCGTTCGTTAATATGGAAGGCTGCTTTAAACAGTTCCATCAACTGACCTGATTTACCCGTAAAGCGAGCTTCGTTGCCTGAGATCATAATGAACTTCTCAGTATAACGCTCCAACTTCAAGACAGCTTCCAACCGCCACGGTGTACTGGCGTTGTTACCGTAGACTGCCAGACGTGCCAAGGTGAATGGATCTAACTTCCCATCCTTACCTGGGTACATGTCGGAGATGTCAATGGTCATGACATCAGCAGGTGCAACGGTTGTACCGTCAGCGGCTTTCTGAGAGGCTGCCGCGGCAGCAGATGCCGTGCCCGGTGCAGACGCTGTAGCAACTTGTGGGGTTGCTCCTGCAGGTGCTGCATTAGCTGCTTCTTTGGTTTGGGTCTCAGCGGCTTCAGTACGAGATTCTGCGGTAGGCTCCGCGGGCTCAGGAAGTTCCTTCTTCAGTTGCTCAAAGAGTTTGGCAATCGCATCGCGTGTCTGTTCAGGACCCATGGTCGCTTCTTTAGCGTCGATACGAACATCGATAGAATATGGAGGCGGGTTCATGGAAGCCACAGTACGTTGAACCTTCTCAACCACTTTGACTGCATCATAACTTTTAGAGTTATCGAACTCGACGATGTCACCCATCTTCTCAACAGCCACGGCCGCATTGAACGTCATAAAGACCGGTTTGAAACGGCTCATGAACCACACACCCACAGAACCTTTATCAGTTCCTTTGTCCATGGCACCTTCGGCAAACGCGTTCACCAATTGTGCTGTTGGGGTATCCGGTTTCAACGATGCGTTCCCGCCCCGAATCACCACGTACTGATACATCTGGTTTTCCAGTGCCATGACGCGACGTGCCAGATTACTCTCTGGGTTGTTAACGCCGTACATTGCCAAACGGATCTTTCTTTGGGTGGTCAGTTTGGTTGCAGCTTTATCAACACCCGGTGCGTTATTAATCACCGGCTTGCCATCCAACACAGCCTGAGCGGCATCGCGTTTACGACGATCCATAAAGAAGCTACCGTCAGACGTCCAGAATAAACCTTTGTTGTCCAGATCTTCGTATCCCTTGGGACCGAGTACCCCTTCAACGACAGATTTAGCCAGGCTACCCTGAGGGAGCCAATCGGTTACTGTGTCCATGATCTTGTCAGACGTAGTCGCATAACGACCCGTAACAGGATCACGTTGTCCAGATTCCAATTCCTCAGTACCGTTCTGATAATCTTCTTCGTCATTATCCATTACAGAGTCTAGCGCATACGCACCCACGGCTGAGAAAGCGGCGCCTTTTGCAAAGCTACCAATTCTACCACCGCGTCTTCCTCTGCGACCGCCGGCGTTTGCCCTTCTCCGCCTGCGAGAAGATTGTCCACGTTGATCCGGTTCACCACCGACATCGACATCAATCCCGCCTCTACCACGACCCCTACCACCTAACAACCCAGCGGCAATTTTACTGAACCCCCACTTCATGAGTTTGAAGATAGGAGAAGCAACACCCAGAACACCAGAGAACAACGCACTACCGATCTTCGCCAGACGAACAGTTGAGTTCACCATGCTGCCAAAAATCATGCTGCCGATAGTCCCAATTGGGTTCTTGATCAACTTCAGACCAAACCCACCCAGCGCAATGAACATGTCTTTGATTTTACCGAAGAAGCCTTTGCCCTTACCGTCATCTTCGTGTTCCTCACCCATCCCTTTGGTGTTCTTAGCAATCTGAATGATTGCCTTGTTCACCTTGTGCTTCTCTTCTTCATCAGCCTCTTTCTTTTTCCAGGCCAATGAGTTAAGGCGCATCTTGGGACCGGCAGAACCGCCCGTAATAGCAGAGCGCACAGATTCCGTTATTCCCGTTGTTTCCATTGGGATACCGAAATGCTGAGACAACATCTTATAAATCAGATCCAGTCGATGTTCAACCCCAGATGAGCTGCGGCTACTCTGAGCAGCGGAACCAGGTTCTGTTTTAACACCTGGAGCTGTGTAACCAAATTTTCCCAGTAAGGCATTGACGCCAGATCGAGCCAGCCCCGCTGCACCGCCAACCACACTAGCAACACCGCTGCCCATGTTGCGTACAGCCAGACCTGACGACGTGACCAGTCCTGATTTGTACTCGGCTTCGCTAACCAGTTGGTTACCTTCCTCATCATAAACCGGACCATCAATTTCATTCCATCCCGTAATTGGTTTGAAGTTACCCGATTCATCACGAACGTAGTAGCTGCCAGATTTGAATCCAGTAGCGCGTAACGCAGGTTCCTTTTGACCTTTAACGTAAACGTCTTGCTGATAAACCAGTTCTTTTCCGCTGTCCATTAATGAACGCAGACGACCCATTGGGTTAGCTAAGTTATATGCGCCCACTATGCCGTCTCTAACGCGACGTAAGCCACTTAACGCGACAGCACGACCATCTGGACCAAAGATCTTTCCAGCCAGGTCACGTGCCCCAATAACTGCTTTAGTCACCCCGTCAATAACAGGACCGCGAATATCGGACCAGGTCTTGATGACTTGACGTGTAGCGGCGTCGAAATACTCACCCGCTTTTAACTTGGCTGATTTGAGTAATGGTTCACCCTTTTCATCTAAGATGTCTTCATCATCACTTGGGGCAGTCGCTGCACCTTCAGCAGAGGTACTTTTGTTCTTACGGCGTTGATAATGATCGATCGCGACACCCAACGCTAAACCACCGGCTGCCATTGCACCAGAAAGCATCCAGTTCTTACTGGTCACTGCGGCGCCGATCGAGCCTAAGATACCACCTAACACTATCGGGTTCTGATTCATGACAAAGTCCATACCTTTACCGAGCATTCCGGTTGGCATGTACCCTTTCACTTTATCTAAGAAGGATTTCTTAGCAGACTCTTCCTGACGTTCCGCGGTTGCACTTTTTGGTGCACCTGTCATGAGCTTGCCGGCTTTGGCCAACTCAAGCATGGAGTTCATCAGTCCTTCGATACTTTTGGTGCTGGTCAGGATTCCGGTGTTGCTCTCTTTGATATCAGTGAAGATACCGGTGATAGAATCAAAGTTTACCTGTGATGCATTTTGAGGTGCAGGGGCTTGTTCCTGAGCCTGAGGTATTGCACCGAGTTTCTCTGTCAGCGCACGCAGCGTTTCGTTGAGATCTCCGACCGGATTCAATGTTGGGCCTGAGTTACCGATATTGCGTAACCCCGGACCGACAGTAGGTGCTTTCTTACCCTGTCCTGGTGAAACCCCGCGCAGTACTGGATTGTTCGGGTCATCCATATACTGACCGATACGATCATGGAAGGCTTGGATATTGATTTTGTCAATACCGTTCTCGGTGTAGATCACACCCAGGTCACGGAGCATCTGTTCGTTACCGGTAGAGCGCAACAAGTCAATACGCTCAGCCACATTCGGGAAGTTAGCCTTGATGTTCTCCGCATTGGCAGACACATTGTTAAGGCGTTCACGACCTTCTTTGGTTGGCATCTTGCTCATCTGTTTCATACGCTGGAAACTGTCAGAACTGTTAAAGGTTCCCACATCCTGCGTGGTGATACCGAAGTGACGCATTAATGCGGCGTGCACTTCTTTCTGAGCAGACGACGACATTCCTTTAATGTCACCCAAATAGTAATACGGGTTAAAGCCCATTTCCGAATCAATATCTTTAGCTACCTGCTGAGCGAAAGCTTTGCGGGTTGCCGGGGATAACATTTTGTCAGGGTCAATTGAATCAACCAGCGACAAGGAAGCCTGCGCATAACGCTGGAACTCACCGTGTGGCATCAAGTCAGCTTGCACTGAAATACGGCGTTGAGAATCCGTTTGGAACTCACCCCGCATGTAGTTATAGTTGACCGACTCCACATCGTCTTTACCGGTACGCATCTGTTCCAAAAGGGTGTTCGTTTTGGAAATCAATCCAGGCAAGACTTCGTTCAGTGTGATGTTGTTGATCTCTTTCCAAATACCGGGTTGGTTAAGATCTTTCACATTACGTTTCTTCAGGGTGTATTGTGTTCCACGAGTTTTCGTGGTATCACCCATCAGTTTGTTGATTGCTTCTTTACCGCGGTTACTGGCGGCGTTCAAGGCCGTCCAAGCGGCTTTCGGTAACGGCTTCTTACCCGGTGGTAATTCATCCAGGTAATGTTCGTAATCAACGTACTTCATTTCATCCATGGGCTGATAGTTCTGCGCCATGTAGTTCAACATCCCAACGCCCGACGTTGACGCGTATGAAATGACGTTACCCACATCTGTGAGTTTGTCGATCTGTTCCTTTATATAACCAGCTTGTTCTGGATAGAGTTTGGTCAGGCGGTCAATTGCCTTTTTACCCGGACCCCGTTTAAAGAACGCAGGGAGCTGGTCTACCGCAACGCCAGCCATCATGTTACCGATGAGGTTACCGATCATGCCACGGGACATGTTGGTATCACCGGCCATGCTTAACCCGTCACTGACGTTGTTAAGAAGAGAACCCACAACCCCGTAAGTTTCTTTACGGTTTTCTTCGCTGAACTTGTCGCGCATTAAACCAGACAGTCCACCTAAACGTTTACCCACCGTGTTAAAGACGCGCTGGCGCATATAGGCTTTAGAAGCAGTAAAGGTACTGGTCTTTTCGAAGTCACTCATACCGGAGTATTTAGAGATCTTCTTTAACTCAGCCACTTCGGCATGAACACCTGCTTCCATGAACTTGTAGAACTTGGCTTGGTTAACATAAGTCCGCGCTGCTAAGTTCAACTGGGCTTGCTGGATCTTGGCATCAACATTGCGCAAATAACTCAGGGTATCGCGCATTGCGCTTTCAATGTTTACCAACTGACGATTACCAGCCCCAATAGAAGCCTGTATCGCACCCGTGGCGGCTGCCGTCATGCTATTGAGTGAATCACCCAATGACGCGAACATCCCAGCCTGGGCGTTGATAGACGTGTCCAGTGCTTGTTCAACATCGCTTTCAGTTGTACTGTCTATACGTTCACCGAAACGATCGGAACGTGACTCCAGTTTTTCCCAAGAAGAGAAATCTTTGGCACTGAAATTACCCAACCCTTGGCTCATGAATCCGGGAAGTTTATCCCCCATCTTCTGATTAATGTGGGTCGCAATGTTTTGCAAGGATTTCGCAGCTTCGGCATTCTCTTCCCTGAACTCCGCTGCAAGCTGACCTAGGCGATCATTAAGAAATGACGCTTTGTCTAATGCGTTGGTAAAAGAACCCGGTAAGAGAGTTCGTGCCGTTCTAAAACGAGCTGATGAACTGCCTACTGTTTCTGTTCCAATGCCTTGCAAGAAGCCCGTTGCTACCGATCTTAAAAAGCCTTTTCCTTTGAACGGATCCATATCGAAATCCATATCAAAGTCTATATCGCCACCGAAGGGGTCATCACCCCAATCGAGCTCGAAATCATCGGCCATACTTTACCTCTTTAGGAAAACTCAGAAATGAGCAGAAACCCCACTAACTTTACTTTATTGGATCCCAATAAAGTTCCCTGGGCTTTAATGAAGCCAGTTACTGTTGCGGATGCCTTTGAAGGACAAACCAGTAACTTGAATGATCAGGGTCTTTACTCTACTGAAATCTTTGGTCGTGTCGGTACCGCAGAACGTGATACCACCATTTCATATATTGATGTCACACTTCCCATCTTCAACCCGACCTATTTCAAAGCACTGATTCAGTTAAAGAGTCTGTACGGTGAAATCATTAAAGGCAAAGCTTATGCCACTTGGGATCCTGTTGAGAAGGATTTCATAAAATCCAACATCATCGAAGGTGACACGGGCTTTGCTTTCTTTATGGGTCACTTTGCTGAATTGGATCCGAAACAAAACGAATCCTTTAAACGCAAACAGAAGATCGACCTTGTTGATAAATTTAAATCACAAGCCCTATCAAGCAAAGTGATTGTTATCCCGGCGGGCATTCGTGATATCGAATTTGTTCCCAACGGAACCGGTAACGTAGTGACTGAAAATGAAGTCAACGATCTTTATCGTAAATTGATCTTCCGCAGTAAATCGCTGAGCATTAAGAACATCGATCCAACTGATCCTGTTTATGACAGTATCCGCTGGGGTCTTCAGGGTAGCTTTAATGATATCGCTGACTTCTTCTTTAATATGCAAGAAGGTAAGCGTGGTTTCATGCAGCGTCGTTTATCACGTCGTGCTATCTTTGGCGCAACGCGTAACGTCATTACTTCGCGTAAAGTCTCTGTGGAAGACTGTGACAACAATGTCACCGGTGATCCTAATTCAACCATCATTGGTCTGTTCCAAGCACTCCTGGGTTTTAACTTGGTCGCTATTCATCAACTGACCAACGGCTTCTTAAATGAAGTGTTCACCTCAGGATTAGGAACAGCTCGTCTGGTCGACCCAAAGACCCTCAATGCGGTTTATGTAGAAGTCGGCCCAACGATTGTTGACAAGTTCACATCGAGTGACGGCCTAACCTCCATGTTCAACGGCTACGGTTCACCGAACCTGCGTAATCGGGATATTAAAGTAGCCGGTCATTACCTGGGTCTGGTCTATGACGACGGCACGAATGTCATGCTCCTGCACGACATCGATGACCTGCCTGAAGGGATGAACAAGAAACTGGTGCGTCCGGTAACGTATACACAATTCTTCTATATGCAGTGTGTGCCTGAAATTGAGAAGAAGATGTTGCAAGTTACCCGATACCCAATTACTGGGATAGGGTCTATCTATCCAAGTCGCGTCTTCGTCATGCCAACCAACTCCACTTCAGGTGAACGTGTCCTGCTGGATCTGGATGGACAGACGGTTATCACCAAGTACAATTACTTCCCGGCTTATACAAAGAACCCCAGCTACTTTGATGGGATGTCAATTGCGAACATTCGTATTGGCTTAGCCGGTGCTGACTTCGATGGTGACGCCTTGTCCGCAAACTCCATCATGGCAGAAGACTCCATTCGTGAAGTTGAAGAGTTATTTGGTAAACGCGACTTCTATATTTCAGGTTCTGGGGATTTCTTATATGACCCGGTGCAAGAACCGCATGAATTCCTTTTACGTTCATTAACCAATGGATTATCATAATGTCGAAACACATTCCCTTAAACTTGTTTGCGCACGCTGGGAATGAAGCTTTACAGTACAGCATGTTCGTTCGTCTTTTTGGTACACGTGAAAAGATTAATGATATCACCAATCCCCGGTATACACCTATCGGGGACATCATGCTGCCACGTAACTCGCTCATTCATTATCAGCAACAGCATCCCGGTGAAGTGGGTCCAAGTAACACGGCTCCTTTTATCAGTAATTACGATAAGCGGATCAACATCTTCTTTAACCCGAACTACGAGGTGGTCTTAGGATCGATTCGTAATGTCCAGGTTCAGTTGAGTGCCCTTATTAAAGCGTATGAAGGTTCACACTTCATGTACCAACGTACTCGAAACTATCCGAGTGTGATTGGTAAAGAAGGTGAGCTGCTGGTGAACGATCTGGCGATTGGACAGGTTCCGATTGTCTATAACCGCCGTACAGTCTTCACTCCGTTCCAATCTTCATATAACACTCGTTATACGTTGATGGACTCCGTTAACGAGTTCAGTAAGTTTAACAAACACCAGTTCGTTGAAATTCCATTACCTCGCACCTTCCCAACATACAAAGAACTTGAGTATGCGTTTAACCTGTACAAAGGGTTCTTTAATGCGGATGGACAAATAGTTAAATACGATAAGCGAGCGTTAAGGCATTTCCAGGCCGAGCAGAGTTTCTGGCTGCTTGACCTCTTCGCGATCTTAATGGGTTTTGAGGATAAACAGTACTCGCTGTTCAACCGTCTTAATGACGACTCCAAGCGTCAGCTTGAAATCATCTTTACATACAACGGAACATGTTGGATTGTTAATCTCCAGAACTTGATCAACTTAATGGCTTATTCAGATAAACCTTCAGATGACAAACCAAGTTCTCTCAAAATTAATTATTTTAAACGTTTTTATCTTAATCTTATTAACCTTGTTTCTCCTGTTAATGAGGCAGTTAGCCCTGTACAGGAAGAAGAAGAGACTGCAGAAGAAGAGGATGAAAGTCTTAGCGGATCGCAAGTATCCGGAGTCAAACCAAATGAGCAAGCGTCCGAAAGGATTCCTGGCGTCAGTTCCCCTGTGGATGATAATCGTGGGAGTGGTTCTATCGCTGATCTTTACGCCAGCGCTAAGAGAACTGATCCTGTACCGGTTCACCCCGTCGGAAACCAGGGAGAAGCGTCTGATCCTGAGACATATATCACTGATGGAGCCGGACTCGAGGAAGAAGAGGGAGATCTTTCTAACGAAGATTCCTGGGGTAAGGATATCTCCGATGATGTGTTCGAGAGAGTTACTGTAGAATCTGCGGCTATCACGCCGGCGGTCGCAGCCTCCCCGACATCTGCTATTGAACGTGAATTACGGGAACTGTCTAAAACGGGACAGATCACCACCCGTGAAGCTGAATACTTCATGAATGCGGCTAACACCTATCGTGAAATCGATATTGGTGGTCGTAGTCTGGAAGAGATCGCTGACATTAAACCTGAGAACATGCAACTGAAAAACGAAGACCTGTCACCAGACAGTATCGTTATTCAGGACAAGTCTGTGTTGCGTTCACGTACTGAAGAACTGCGTACCGAATACATCACCTCAGGCTTACTGGATCGCAACATCATGGAAATGGTGTTACACGTTCAGAACGGCAAAACTGCATTAACTGCTCTGGATCGCGAAACGATCATCACGGCTGATTCTAAGTATGATGTCTATACCATGAAGTTCCAGCCAATTAAAGGTAGCGCGTCTACCCGTCGCATGCGTATTCCGAAAGTAGAACCGGACGGCACCTTTACTATTAACGGGGTGAAGTCCTATGCTCAGTTAATGCGTATGGAATTACCGGTCCGCAAGATCAGTCCAACCAAAGTGTCGCTAACCTCTTATTACGACAAGAAGGTCATGGTAGAGCGTTCAACCATGAAGGTGGATGATTACGCTTCCTGGCTGCGCAAGTCAATCATTGAGAAGTCTTATGTGGATAAATCTATCCGTGTAAGCCTGGGCGGTAACAAACCACCTAAAGACGAGGTCTGTTATTATTACAGTATCTTGGCTTCTCGCTTTAAAGAGATCAGCACGGCAGAGTTCGTGTTTGATTTTGATACGGTGAAATTGGTTGACGGTAAACGTGAATTAGCGAAGCTGTGTACTGCAGACAGTTGGATACTTGGGTTCCAGGGTGAAACCCCGATCTTAATCGACGCCTCAGGTTTGGTTACGGTGGGTGGAGAAGAGAAAGGATACATCGAAGAGATCTTAGGACTCAACGTTGCCAAAGCACCGGTTCCTACTGCAACTGTTAACATTAATGGTTTCAAATTCCCAGTGGTGGTTGTACTGTCGTATTGGATTGGCTTGTCTGAAGTCATGAAGATGTTGAAAGTTCAATACCGGACGGTAGATCCTGATCAACGTGCTCAACTGAGTGCCGATGAATACATGGTCGCCTTTGCCGATGAGCGCATGATCTTAAACCGTCGTGATGAGCTTGCTACATTGGTGATGTCCGGTCTGCGCAAACTCACTGGCTTGAACAACTTCGCTCGCTCTGATTTAGACAATCCAAACGTCTGGTTCAGTTTGATGCAAGACCCACGTGTGAAACCGTCTCACTTTAAAGAGATGAGTATGATCTTTGACATGTTCATTGATCCGATCACGATGCGTCTTCTGAAGAAGTTCAAGTTCCCTGTTGTCATGGACAAGTTGCTGATTGAAGCTGTGAAGCTTATGCTCAGTAATGAAGCCAAACACGAAATCGAACTTACCGAACAGCGCTTTGTGGGTTATGAACGGTTTGCCGGTCACGTCTATCGTGAGATGGTTAAAGCAACCCGTATGTACCGCAACAAACCGAATAACGGTAAGAAGACCTTCGACCTGAACCCTGAAGCTGTGATGATGAACATTATTACAGACTCCTCGTGTCAGGCAGCAGAAGAAGTCAACCCGGTTCACCAGGTGAAGTCCCAAGAGGAATATACCTTTGGTGGTACGTTGGGACGTTCTGACCGTGCGATGGTTCGCCGTACACGTGGTCAGCTTCCTAACTACGCGGGTGTGGTTTCTGAAGCGGGCAAAGACTCCGGTAAAGTCGGCTTCATTGGTTACTTAACTTCGGATGCGAAAATCACCGACCTTTATGGTAACGTGAACGTTAAAGAGAAAGGGACCAATGCGGGTCGCGGTTCTGTGGTCATGAACCTGCTGTACGGAACAACCAAGGACGATACCAAGCGTACTCTGTTCTCTGGTGTTCAGCAGTCTCAGGTAATGGCAGCGGACAACTACGCAATGAACCCCCTGCGTACGTCGTATGACTCTGTACTTGCGTACCGTACCTCTGAACTCTATTCCTCTATCTCCAAGAAAGCCGGTAAAGTCACCGAGGTGTCTGAATACGGCATGACAGTAGAATATGAAGACGGTTCAACCGATAAGTTCCCACTGGGATATGAAATCGGCAAAGGTGCGGGTGAATACCATAAACACTTAAAGGTCACTGACCGTGCAGTGGGGTATGCATTTAAAGCAGGCGAGATTCTGGCGTTTGATCAGATGTTCTTTGCACGAGACCCAATCGACAATACCCGTGTTGTGTGGCTCAGTGGTGGTAATGCCCGTATTGCGTTGTTTGAAGATCAGTTTACCTTTGAGGACTCCATCGGAATCGTCAAGAGTTTTGCTGATGCGTCTACGTCACCGTTCCTTAAACCGAACGAGTTTACAGTAGACAAACATCAATCTATTAAACTGCACGTCAAGCTCGGGGATGAGGTAGAGTATGACCAAATCCTGTGTGACATTCAGAACCCTGAATCGGCAGCGTTTGATTATGATGATGTTGATGACTTCGCTGGGTTAGACCGTTTAGGTATTAAACAGATCAAGGCAAAACAGTCTGGCAGAATTACCAAGATCGATGTGGTCTATAACGGTGATCCAGAAGACTGGGACGAAAGTCTGCGGGCCTTTATCAAGAAGCAAGATGCTGTACGTGGGAAGATCGCTTCCTATAAACAGATGACGGCTCCTACCGGTAACGTGGGTGGTAACACCTCGGTTGGTAAAAGCAAACTGTACCCTGACACTGCGGTTGTCCTTATTTATATTGACAACAAGATCAAAACCACTACTGCGGATAAGTTTGTAGTAGGAAATCAGATGAAAGGTACTGTTGGTTTTATTTACGAGAATCCGATCTACACGACGGATGGTCGTCCGGTTGATATTATCTTCTCACTGAAGTCGCTGCTGAACCGAATGGTTCTGAGTCTACGAGACAAGTTGGTTGCTAACGAAATCAACAACGTCTATACCACTCGGATGATTTCCAAATACGGCAGGTATTAATATGAAACTCAGCGCTAGAGACGAAAAGATTATCAAATCGATTCAAACTACGCTGGCAAAGTACAAACTCTATGGAGGCCGTATTGACGGCCTCTTTGGAGATCTTTGTCGCACAGCTGTGATTGCAATGTTGAACAAAGCGTTTCCTTCTATGGGAACCAAATCTCTTCCTGGAAATACTTATGAAGCCTCATCGGTTTACACATTTCTGCAGACTGGCCTTGCTCGTGCTGGTTTGTATACCATTAGTATTGATGGTAAGTGGGGGACAAATTCTCAAGACGCTTTTGACGAATTATCCCACCTCTATTCCCAAGCGATTAAAAAGACCAATGGAGAGACCATGCTTCCGCTACAACCCGCCACGGTAGTTCCTGAACACATTTCCCGTGACCAACTCAAAGCCATGTTACCTCAGGCGAACTGGGGTAAACTCGATTCGTTGATTGATCCCCTGAATATGTGCATGGGAATGTTTGATATCACTTCGGGATTACGCAAAGCCCATTTCATGGCTCAGATCTTACACGAAACTGCGTCTTTCCAGTACAGTGAAGAGATTGCCAGCGGTGCGATCTATGAAGGTCGGGCGGATTTGGGTAACACTCAACCGGGTGATGGCAAGCTTTTTAAAGGGCGTGGTTGGTTACAACTTACTGGCCGTCTGAATTATTTGAAATGCGAAGCGTTTCTTCGCCAGCATTTGAATGATCCGTCTATCGATATTACGTCGTCTGCCGTGGCTGCTTCTCAAGTGGCAAACAACCCGCTTTATTCCGCTTTGGCATCAGGGTACTTCTGGGGATACATTAAACCGAAGCTGAATCCTACCGCAGATAAAGATGACATTTATTGGGTTTCTGTTTATGTAAACGGTTGGGCTAAACAAGCTAAACCTTATTACCCAAGCAAAGACCTTGAACCAAACGGGATGGCAGACCGAGTAGCGAAGCTGGCGCTTGCCAAGAAAGCATTTGCTCTTGTTTAACCTATAAAGGAACACCTTCATGTCCAAGCTCTCTGTGGATAATATCATTACGGTTTCTAACGTAATGGCGTTTACTGCCAAAGTAAAAGAAAAGATTGGTTACGAGTTCCAGGCACCGCTTGACGCGGATACCCAGAATGAAATCACCTCACGTGCTGTTAAAGAAGTAATCGAAGGAGCCGTACAGAATGATTAAGCAACAAACTGTATTGATGGCGACTCCGCTTGCCCTGATGGCAACCGAGAAAGGTTTGAATCTGCATGAGATGTCTTCTGACATTATCAAAGGTCTGAACGAAACCACTGCCGCTATCGTTAGCTTCACTGAAGATAACATCGCCACTGAACTGCCTGACTACACTGCTGTGGTTCCAGACCACACTGAAGTCATGGAAGCGGCTTCTACTATTGTAGCCGATACCATCCGTGGTTCACTGAACACAATCTCTACTCTGATCAAGCCAATTCTGGTTGAAACAGAAAAACGTCTGCGTGACGCCATCTCTGCTGATTCTGCTGTGGAAACCATCCTGGGCAACATTCAGCTGGAAATGATCAACGTCGAGCCAGCTTTCCTGAATTCATTCTTCTATCCTAAAGAAGCAGCGGCTTCTTTCCAGGGCATTGAATCAATTCGCCTCTCTGATCTGCTACAGGGTAGCTACCCACGTCTGTCTGGTAAAGAGCTGGTTGATTTGATCAGTCTGGACGTTCCTGATCTTCAACCTTTCTTCTCTAACTCAGCAGAAGTTGAAGCGGTCTATAACGGCCTGTTTGTGGATAAGTACTTCTACAGCATCTTTAACCCGGATGTGATTAGTAACGGTGTGGCTCAGATCTCTTCACCGCTGAACTACCGTTTCAGTTCTTTCCGCACCCTGGTTATCGGGACACTGATCCTGAACAAACTGACCTCAATGGACGATCCGATTGATGGTGTTACCGGTATCGGTCTGGACGAATACCGTACTTCACTGCGTGTAACACGTGACCTGTTCACCACGATGCTCTGGCATTTCAAGAACATCTGGGAACAACGTGCTTCCGCCGGTATCGTTATTATTGATAACGGTCTTCAGTATCAACCAACCCGTGATGGTGTGACCGGTTCGCTGCCAATTATCCAGGGCCCGCTGACCATTGGTTACAACAATGCGATTCTGACAATGTTTGCTGATTCTGATCAGTTGTCACTGTCGGAATATGTCATGGGCTTTGTGTACGCGAAGTTCCGTAACTATCAGGTGAAAGACATCATCACCGATAAAGACGTTGTGGTTAATGCCTGGCGTGAATACCAGGGTGATGTTAATGCAGCTCTGGTTGTCAACAAAGGCACCAATGCACGTCGTATCTTCTCTCAGGTTATGGAATCTCTGGCTGCCAAAGAAGAGTACGTTCCAACACTGGAGATCATGGAAGATAACCTGCCACTGTCACAGCGTGCACTGGCGCGTGTTAACCAACACATCGACCTGACGGCATTCTTCAACAACATCCCTCTGTTGGATGCGGTTGTGCGTGGTAACAATGCGCTGATGAATACCTATCTGGCCGTGGTGCTGGCAAATGTCTTTGACAGTCCGATTGCTCACGAAATTCTGACAATCAGTGCGAAGACACCTGCGGCAACCAAAGAGCAGCAGCGTAAAGCACTGTCTCATGCCATTGACCAGGTTATTGTTAAACGTCTGCTTAAAGTGTCTTGATGGATTACGACAATTTAAAAAGAGACAGAGAGCGGGTTAATACCGCTCTCAAAGTCTTGCCTAATGGTAGCGTGGTTGCGTTAAAGAAAGTCACTGTGTGCTTCCCTAAGCGTTTCGAACAAAGTAATCTGGCTGAGATCTCTGATACGGTAACGTCGATTCTGATGTTGGGTGTGATCTTTGAGAACAGCTATGCGTTCTTTGGCGGGATGGTCAAGGTAGTGTTGAAGCCGGGGGATATTTACGAAGAGACGATCAAGAACGATCGTTATTACATGCTGGACTTTGAACCGGGCGATACGGTGATTGATGCACTGACTGTTCCTATGGACAGTAACATCGGTTACTATTATTACCTGGAGTTCACCAAGTATGCGCGTATTCCTTGGTACTTCGATGCAGATGACTTGCTCAGTGTTTATGACGAAGCCAAGTTCTACACAGGTAAATCAATGGGAACCTGTAACCAAGCAGTCCGTGTGTTGTATGCACTGACTCAGCGTGATCCGAATAACCTGGACATTCCGTTCCGTTACTCGCCTTCCCTCAAGGATCTGAATATTAAACCGCGTATCATCGGTATCAACAACCCAGGACAATTGTTGAACTCAACCTTTAGCCGTTTAGCGTCTGGTTATATGAGTGATAACATTATCTCAGGTATCTTGAACCCGGATACGAAAGTCACAAACCTGGAAGAAGTTATTCGCGGCTTACCGGCCGCTGCTGGAGACAACAATGGCTGATATCAGCTTAGGTAATATCATTCTTGCTAATACGGGTAAGAAGGGGATTCTTCCCCCAGACCAAGACGGTCGTTACCTGTTAAACGCAGGTGGATTCAACATGCCTAACCATGCGGGCATTACCTATCCGGCAAACGACTATGTACGTGCACAGATTGATGCTAACTCCGATTTGCAACGCCGCGTTAAAATGGGTTACTGCAAAATGGAAGTGGAGCATCCTGAACCGTATTTCTACGTTATTGAGAATGGCATTAAGTATGCCAAACCCATGACGGATTTACTGCAATGGATTAACCGTCTGCGTTCTTATGACCCACTCAACATCTGTGGGTTGATCAGCGAAGTGCTGTTCAAGTTTGAGAACGAACGTAACCCCATGGCACCGATCTGGAACTACATCCGTTGTGAACCGTTTGGTCCGCGTGGTCCTGAATTTAAAGAATCACTGGCAAACCCTCGTCATAACACCGCGGTTTCTATTCGTACACAGATCTCACCATTTAAACCGGGCGAGACACGTAAGAATGTGGAATACTGGACTGGTTATGATTGGGTCTCTGAACCTGGCATGATCCATGCTAACAAGCATATGACTGCAGGTTGTGAAAGCTTCCTGGATGATTTCGGTCTGCGTGACAATATTCGTAAGTTTGCTGTCAAAGACATGCTGGAACAACTGGAAGAGGCGTTACATACTGAAGTTACCGACCAGGATGCATTAATCCGTGTGGGTGGTATGGAAGCGCTGGATCATTTTCGTGATGTCCTGAATGTAATGAAGTCTAATTACAAATCCGGTGATGCGGGTGTGGTCAAAGTAGCTTTCAACGATATCTTCTAAAATGTGAGTAGAGATCCTTCGGGGTCTCTACTTATTTTTTATGTTCTTTTCAATACTAAGACAACCAATTTTAACTCACGCTAAGGTATAAGAACGATGTCTCAAGAACAAGTCTCTCTTCCGTTTAATTTAGGTACATTACGCATTGCAACTCAAGTCCACGAATTACTGCTTCAGGGTGTTACTCTGAAAAATACTTTCCGCGAAATGGAACAGGTCTGGCTGAGTCTCTATACTCCGGACAAACGCTGCCCTATTATTGAGCAATCGGCAACCAAAGTCAAATTCCAACTGGTTACTCAATACGCCGTCGCGTTAATCAAATATATCAACAGCATTGTCGGTCTGGACTTAGTTCCGCTGGCACAGCAAGATCCAAAGACCCGCACCTGGAAGAATGACGCCATCATTCTGAACATCGGCGGTAACAAAGTCAAAGATCACGAACATCTGTATCGCTCATTCCTGGTCAACCTGTTCGGTCTTTCTGAAGACATCGTCGCCATTGCGTTTGATCCAACGCCTGAGAACATTCGTTCTTACGTTAAGAAAACGTATGACATCGATCTGGGTGATACCGAAGGTCTGAACGAATACGTGTCGATCGAAGAAGCTGAAGGTGCCCTGCGCAATTACCTGGCCGACCCAACCAAACCATATCGCATTTACTAATTAAATTGACTGAGAAGGGTAACGCCTTCTTGGTCTATTTATTTTCAGGCTGATATTATCATCGTGTACATTAAACGAATATATCTCTGGAGTTATCATGGAAACCTTAACGCGTCGCGCTACTAAACCTGAAGAGGATGAACTGGATCTTTTTCACGGGACCTCGGTAAAGAAAGTTCAGGTGATCACCACGGGTCAGGTTTTGTTGTTGACCTGCTATTACCCGACTCGCACATTTGACGCCCCGCGTCTGAATGAACCGCTGGCGCAATTTAATTACGGAAACGGACGGACATCTCCTTTTCTTAACAAAGCTGATGCAACTCGGTTAGCAAGTTCTTTGCGTGGACTATTGCCTCGAGTGCTGCGTGACGGCATCCGCACACAGATGGGTGATCGCTTGCAGTGCGGGGATGTGCAGGTAACGGGTACTGAGTTGTGGTTTGCCAATGGTGGCGGTCGATATAAGAACCGGGGGAATGCAACGGACTTCATCGACGGATTAATTTCCGGGTTGACGAACTTTATCGAAGAGAAGGGCGAACAGTATCCGTTCATCGTTCAGGAGAAGTATGAGAATGGAGTTGACAATAACACCATGCTGCTGCTTACCCATCACGGGGATTTCAGCTATGATGCGCAACCTTCTTATCTTCGTTACATTCACTCGACTAATGGGCGTGGCGGGGAACTGACTCTGCAATATGGCCAGCTTCGTCTACACCTGAACGAAGGTCATACCCGTGGGGTGAACTGGAAACACTTCTTAGCCACGCTGTGTCATGGCGTAGACCAAGTTAAGTTAGCAATAAAGAACGGCGCTAAGGCTCATACAGAGCGCTTGTTTGATGGTCATCCGATGCTGGGTAAATACAACCTCTATGTTTCCATGATTAAAGAGTATCGTGGAACGTTTGTGGTGATCAGCTCAGATCTTTCCTGTACCAACTCTAAAGTCAACTTTGTGGTTGAAGGTGACAACTTAGAAGAACTGAACAACTTCCTTAATGCAGTAGTCATTTATTTGGAGAAAAAGAATGACTGATATCGCAAATGTTAAAATTCCTGAGGGAATGAAAGTAGACGATGTAGTATTTAAGGAAAGCCACACTCAAGCCCGTGATGAGTTTGGCAATGGGTATATCGAACTCGACGTCGATGGCAAAATCAAAATTGCCGAGTATTCTAATACCTCATACGGATACCCACCCATAGACATCGCCGGGTATAATGAGAGCATCAAGAACTTCACCGGTATTCTTGATATGACCGACTTTGCCATTGTTGCTGTCCGAGGACAACTGGTGTTTGGGTTTGGTTGTGCGGTACCTGAAGCGCTGGCGATGTTCACCTCTTTCTACAGCTGGGGGTGTGAATGGAAAAAGACGGATGCTCATTTTGCTTCACTGAAAGAAGAAGGGATAGAGGCGTTTGAATCAACACTGAACCATTTCATCAAGGGGTTATCGAAACCTTTGGATGAAGAAATCGTTTTCGAAGATTTCATTGATCAAGCTAATCCTTTCTTTTCTCACTACACCGGGTATATGTCGGCTGCTAGTTGGATGAACCATATTCACAATGTACGCGAACTGTATCAGCGTGGTTACGTAACCGACGAAAATTCTTATTTAGAACAACGCTGGGAAGCAAGCTTCGCTAAAGAACGCAAGCTTCCTGAAATTCAAGGAAAGGAAAATGACTGATAAAATCAGTAAAGTGGTTGAGCTGATCAAATTAGCGAAACCGAAGAACGTCTGTGTATTGCTGGAAGTTCCGGTAGGTCATACTTTTGGGAATCCCGATACCGATGCTCATAATGTAGACAGGCTGGATAAAATCCTGGGTGACGTTGAAGAAGGTGCAATCGATCCACGTATTCCAATGACCACACATCTGGTTATCAAACGTCCTGTTAAAGAAGGCGATGCACAGATCCTTCCCCAATACGCGTTTTTCGATCCAAAGATCAAACTGCGCCACGTTTTGGCTTATGATGTCGTGATCGTTAAGTGCCTGGACAACAAGCACTTGGTGGTCAAAGTCCCGGAAGGTATCGATCTCCTTCCTTATGCTAAACTTGATTAACGGATAAACAATGCAAAACAATCCTGTCTTGCCTGAATGTCAATTCGATTCAATGGACGTGCGTGAAAAAGTGTGTAAGCATTACGCACAAGCGCTGCGCTATAATGCAAGTGGTGCGCGAATTAATTATAACCTGAAACATGTTGCGATGGCTCTCGATATCCTTCATGTCGCCCAATGCATTGAGAGTATTGGTGATAGCGAAGGCATTGATCGGAACGTGTTACTCCATCTTTCATTAGGGGATGTTCTCAAAGTTAAGAAAGACGGAACCTGGAACGGGTATCGTAACTACATTCTCAATAAGTACGATATTGACATGGGACTTGTACCTGAAGGTACTGAGAAACCTACAGCCAAGATTATTGAAGGCACTATCCAGAACTGGCTGAACGGCGAACCTCTGTTGTTTTATTAATGTATTACTGAAGTAGTAATATATGGGAGACCACAACCAATGTCTCCCGATTCACTGACGGTCTAAACGACCAAAACCCTTAGTTCAAATATAAAGGAACTTACACATGTTAAAAGATAAATCATGCTACGCCAACGAAGCTGCATATGCTCGCGCTTTCTTCCTGCATCATTCAGAGGTCAGAGATTTCCTGATTGATCCATTAATGGGTTCTTTTATTCGGGTAGTTATCCCATCGAAAGATCAGCCTGAATCAGAAAAATGGTTCTCTCGACCACAATTCCTTTTCATGAGTCGCCATGCGTGTAGTCGGTTCTACGAATTGAAAGATGCTGCTGAATTCAAATCCATCTTTGAGCTGATGAAAGATCATGTTCGTGGATTGGATATTACGTATTCTTCTGAGCGTCTTTCTCGGGATATTTCCTGTGACAGTACCGGAGCTATTAGCTTTAAAGATAACACTGGAAGATTCGAGCATCTTGTAAGCTGTCCACCTCCTGTTGTTAAAGACGATACGTTCTTTACACCTGAACGCCGCGCTACAATAGTTGGTAATCTCGTTGATGCTTTCCGTCGCATTCAGAATGATGAATTGCCAAAAGAAAGTATTCTTAATCTCGGTAACGAGATGATGACAACGATTCATCGTACAGATGCTGGGATTCGAGCTCCTATTGTTATCTCTGGGCGTAAACATCCCGGCAGAAAGGATCACTTCATAGTTATGAGTACACGCCACACCAACACTATTCAACGTCTTACTTTCCTAGAGTCTGAAGAATCGTCAGCAGAAGTTGAGATTACTAAATACCTGGATAAAGTTGAAGAGTTAGCTGAGGACGTAATTGCTACTCATAATAAGACTGGTCGGTTTGCATTCATTAATGAAGTGGATGTGAACATGGAGTACGTCAGTGTAAGGTTGATCGATCATATCGGGAAAGATAATGTTGCTTTCGTTATTGTGAACAGTGATCGTTATCCAGCCAACACCAAGATGGGTTATCACTATACCCGAGAGCTTCATCAGGAATTCAAAACTAAATTGGTTTCCTTTGCGAAACAGTTTGGTGAAATGTAATACCCCATAACCTTTAACTCAACTTACCCAGGATGTCCTGGGTAAGTTGTTAGGAGTCATTATGTCATTAGCCAGTATTGTTTCAGGTATTGTTCAGAAAGAATCTAAAATTGATCGTAAGAAAATGGCTTACTTCTTTAAAGATGTTAACGCCCATAGTTTAAATTCTCATCCTGTTGGTTTGTTCCTGCGGATCATGAAACCGGAAACCATTACCATCCTTTCGGTTCAACAAGAATTCGATATCAACGACAACATTGGTGAGAAGATCGGTCAACTTACTAAGATTGTAAGTGTATTGTTTCCAGAAGTTAAAGTTGATGTCGTTAATGGGCATATTGTTCAAGGTCATGCGGAAGACCGAATTGTCTTAGCCGATGGGACACCTGTCGATAAGGAGAAGCTAATGACTGTCGATGTTGGTTTTTATATCGATGTCAAAGGTAACCTCTACGTATATAAAGCAGAGGACCTTCCCAGCAATGTTAAATTCCATATCGATGAAACGGATGATGAAGGTCTGGAAGAACTGCGTGATGCCGATCTGGATGTTCTTCTTCCAACTGAGGATATGTGGTTGGTAAATGAACTGACCCGTAACCGTGAGGCCGAAATCACTATCTGTTATTTCGGTGATCAACCCAAGCGTAAAACCGTCAGTAAGGTCACTCAGATCACCAATGCCATTTTAAACTCTTCTATCAAGGCTCGCCTTCACACTGCCTATTTCCTTGAGGACTTCAAGGGATGGGAAACAGAGAAAGAGTCCGTTGCTTTGTTTGACATTCAATATGATTACGCGTTGGTTATCCGTGGTGATCGTGTTGACGTCCATCTGCCGTTTGATAACGGTCATGTTTCAAAAGAACCCAACGGTTGGCTACTCTTAAATTAAGGTAAGTAAATGAAACTTGAAGATTCAGTTTATTTTCACATGGCAGGAAAGACCAACTTTACTTTGGACGATATTCTCTTTATGGGAAATGTCAAAACTCTGTTAATCGTGCAGAGTCCCAAAGGTGGGTCTGCTGCAGAAGCATTGAAGAAAGAGATGAGCGAATCTCGTAATTCACGAGTTTCATCTATCGTGGTGCATTGTGTACCCTCAGGTAAGCCAGAGTTTGATGCTAGCCCCTTTAATACCGGCTATCCTATCTTATTCGAAAAGGTAGGGTTAACTAAAGATATCCTACTGGATGTCGAACTCATGGTGATGGAAGACGAACAAGGGAGAATGTTTGCCATGCGCTACACCGATCTCCCTTCTACTGTTGCCGTCTCTAAACGTTACTTCGGACGTTCATGATGAAAAAGATTCTTTTAGCATTATTGTTAGTGTCGGGATTTGCAAGTGCGACTGTTAACACCATTAAAAATATCAATGGGTCAGAAGGTCCGTATAAATCAGGTCGTCTCATTATCCAACAAACGGGAGAAGGGGATATTTATACTGATCAGAAAACTGGCTGTCAGTGGTATATCATCTCCACAGGTACGGATACAAAAATAGACTTGGGTTGTTTCCAGGAGTTTATTTCTGAAGAATTCAAAAAGTAAGCGCTATATATCTTCAGATAGATATTATTAACATGAAGCTGAAAAGCTGGGGAGACGAATACGTACTTCCTTTATCTTCTTAACCTTAGTAAGGAATCATCATGAAAGAAGTTTTACTCTCAAATCTGATAGAAGAGGGTACCGTACCAGCCATTGGGATATTGGTTTCATCTGATGGTACGGATGACCAGGATTCCTGTGAAAAGGGATTGGTAAAAATCATTTCACTAATCCGTAAAGAACATCCCATGGTAGAAATTTCCGTTCTCCCCTACCTTGCTAAAGATACTGACTATACTGCGGTCAATAAAAAAGTTCAAAATTTCTCTAAGAACTTTAAACTGACATTGACGGTTCTTGCTGAAAATGAAATCAGAATCTTTGATTTTCTTCCGGCAACTCAGCTTAATAGTGGTCAAATTAAATTACCTTAATCGGACATAAAAATGAATAATTGCACAGTAGCAGAACTCCTGAAAGGTCATCCCTTTCCCACCGTTGCCATAGTGCACGGTTTTGGTGCGTCGTATGTCGGTATCGAACAACGGGCCACTAAGAGACGTGTTCGTGAGTTGGTGAAAATGATTCAGGAAGTTAACCCTGCTGCTGTGATTACCATTACTCCGATGGATCCAAAGTCACCCATGTGTGTGATTGAAGATAGAACTCACCATATCAGTTCCATTTCAACAGTTGCGTTGTTCGTTACAGATCGAACGATCAAGATTGGCAAATGGCATAAACACATGGCTCGTCTAGGTGAGGATGTTGTTCTCTATTAGGAATGACTATGGAACTTCACGAACGTTGGCTCGCTGAATTACGCAGTGAGTCAATGAAACATAAATTAGCTCTTGCTGAAGGCAGGATTACTAACGAGGAATATATGGAAAACGTTAACAAAGAAATCGATCTCTCTACCCTGACTATTCAAGAAGTTTATGCACTGCGCTCTCAGGCTAAAAAGGAAAACAACAAACCGCTGCTGGATAAGATCTATCTTTTTCTCAATGCCCGTAGTGGTGGTTTTGTTCATACCGCTAACCAGTTGGAGAAGACTCTGGATGAGCTGCAACTCAGCAGCAACCTTAATCAACATCATGGTCCAACGGGGTACGATCGAAAATATATCGAAGCAGGTAAGTTGATTCAGGGTGATGAGCGGGTTCTGGTGCTGATTCCTCATGGGACACCTGAACAGTCGAACGCACACTCTCTCCAATTTTGGCACCTTCAGGATATCCTGACTAACGCTTTCTTCCAGGAAGATCCAGATTCTGCTGATATCAAAGACCCTTCCTTTGTTCTTATGGATCCTATTCCCCAAGAACGTTTCTCAAAAGACGGGTTGATCCAGAAAGAGATTGAAAAGGCGGATATTGTTTTAGAATTGAGCGTGTTTGGTTATTGGATAGTTCAAAAGACACCACATGTCGAACTGGATGATGATATACGCTGGATTTTGAAATTACCTGAAGTAACTCTAAATGAGCTCTTTATCAATAATCCCAAAGATGTCTGGGTCTACATTGATCATCGCCAGGTAGATACCAACATTTGCGAAAACATGTACCATGCGTTTGCCAACCATATGGTAGAGCTGGGTCGTACCGACATTAATCTTCATCTAATGTCTGGTCACCCTTCACCAGAATGGCTTCGTGATAAGGATATCGTTCTGATGGCAACGCCGATCGGTTTCTTTGCTAAAACGGCACGACAAACCCCCCACACCCAGAAACTGATCCCTAAGAAAGAACTGTTCGGTTATGATGACTTTCAGGGCTATCCTTCTCTGACATCTCATTGTCGTGCTGAATTCTCACATGAAGTTAAACCTTTGAGTTCGGATAATGATCCAGGTCAGTTCTATCGTTCTGGATTCGGTAATGAACCATTGTTACCTCATGAAAATCCTGGTCAAGCTTATGCTCTTTCTGCGCAAGCCGAAGAAGCTCGTGTACAATTGGAATTGACCGAGATGAGCATCAAACGCTTTGGGTATATTCTGGCAGATCCTGAAACTGGACTGACTGTTAGTAAAGAAGAACAGGATAAACATGTCCAAGCGATCGTGGACGCTGCCAACAGTCGTAAGAAGTAACCGCAACACCAATTTAGTAACACCCACCACTCATTAATGCAATAGGATATATCATGTCACAGAACAAACCTTTCGGTAAAGTACAAGACGCCCGCATCAAAGAACTGATCGATAATGCTGAGATCCACAAAGATACTCATCACATCAGTTTCAAAATTCCGGCCTCTTTGACCGAAGAGAAACTGGACCAGGTAAAAGAAAGTGTTGAACTGATCAATGGCCTGGGTTTGGCGGTGGAGGCGGCTGCAACGGAGATCGCTCACACCCATTTCCCGGAAACCAAACATGAAACCTGGGATGCCCGCCTGTCTCTGTTCGACGGTCTGACCATGAACGCAGACATTCGTCTGAAAGAAACCGTCGGCGAAGATACAGTGTTCGGTGGTTCTTCCCTGTTCATCGATCATCCTCATACTCAGGAAATGGTCGATTGGTATTCCACCTTCACTGAAAAGAACGTTGAACGTGCCAAGAAACTGTTTGACTAACTGATCGGCCAGCAGGCGGTTCCTCCTCTGGGTTTTCCCAGAGGAGGTTCTCACAAGAGGTTTTATTTTTATGTTACATGAAACATTAAGCATCATCCGTATTATGGCATGCGATAATAAAAATCGTCGGCGGCTGCGTGACATTAAAATGCGTGAAGTCGATAACGAGTTTGATCGCATTATTAAAGCTGTTCGTTTAGGTAAACCCATCGCTAAGAAATATATGTATCTCAAAGTAACAGAGAAACATGAGGGAGAACATGGATGGGAACTCCACATCCAAGCACTTAATACTCACGGATCTAAAGTTATTCTGAATCAGGCCAACTGGCAGGAATTTAAAAACTGGGCCCAAGGATCAGGCTGGAACTACGTAATCAGACCAAACACCATGGAGCAATGGAAGAAGCAATATGGCAAAGCTTGAACATGCCAAACACAAGCGCAAAATGGTTTTACCTCCACCTGAGTTAATAGGGTTTATCTACAGTCATCGTTTTACACCTATTCAGTCACTGGTGAACGGTAAGTTAGTTCCAACCGACAAACACTTGCTCAATATAAAGCTATGTTTCTTCTGGCCAGGTGCTTACGTTGTTCTTCATAATAACCCGGATGACGATCTAGCAGCTTCATTTAAAGCATATGTAGATAAGGTCGTTCTGATCAGGGTAATGTGTCAGGATATGATAGAGCATCTTACCACAGGTAAAGGTCCGTTTGTTCGTCGTGAGTTTCTGAATGACGCAACGATCAACGACGGGTTTGGTGGGACGTTGTTTATGACAGCAGACCCAGACCAACCTAGCAATTATTGTATCTTCGAGATATCAAGTTGTTTTAAGAAATACCGTCACAGTGGAACACCGAGTTCCATAAAGAAATACCTTAAAGATCTGGTTGCTTTTATTATCGAGTCTGAGCGAGACTTGGTAGTGGTAAAAGAGAAACTCGATCAATCCCTAGCGGAGAAGAAAGAAGATGATAAATGACTTCTGTAAGCAATTAAGTTTGTTAGTCATCAACGCCATCTCTTCGAGTGAATTGAAATATACTAAGAAGAAAATGATGAAAGAGATTAAATCAGAAATGATAACCTTTCATTCTTTATCTTTTATTAGTATCGGACATTTGTTCCGTAGTAAATATTTCAAAATTGAACCTGGGCAGGAATCATTCACTCTCACCCCCCTACATGGTGGAAGAGGATTGGAAATAAACAAGACCAGTAAACCGTATATCGATTACTGGCTCAAGCAAGCCCCTAAACCTCTTACTGTTGAAGAATGGAAGGTAAGTTATGGAAAGTGATTTCTATAAAGAACTGGCTAGACTGCGCATCTACACCATTAACTCTGTGCTAGAACGTTCTAAACGCTCCTCTAAGCAAATCTCAGCCGACTTAGATAAAGAGTTGACTCGTATTGCCAATTCTATTCAGAACGGCTATACGTTGGGTGCACAGCGTATGTCGGCTATGGGTGAGTTGTACCGCCCGTATAAATATCTAAATGTATCCATGACGTCGATTAACCATCCAGAACTCAGCGTGGTTAAACAAGAACGTCAGTGGAAGAACATCTATAAAGATACTCATCCGCCTGCTATTCATGTGGTGATCACACGGGGCAGTTGTTCTGTCACGGTTACCGATGAAAACATTAACAAACTGATTGCCTGGTGTAAATCATGGCGTATTCGCAAACCGGATACACTTGAAGAATGCGAGGATGAAAGTTTCTACCGACGGTGGTGGTAAATGAAAGATTATCAGAAAGAAGAGTTGATCAGTAATCTTAGTCATCTCATGCAACGATCTTTCCTCTTTTTAGTTAGACCTCATGTTAGTTACACGCCTATTCTGGAACTTATAGACAAAGAGCTCAAAATAGCTAATTGTGCTTTGAAGGCTAAAAAGAAACCAGACTATACGTTTGAAACAATCAAGGTTAACTTTAAACGAGTCAGGTCGGGGATCATTATCCTCAGTAGTAAAACGGGCTTCACCATTAACCTTACCCCAGAGCACGCAGAGGTCTTTGATCAATGGGTTGAGACACCGGCGGCCTTGAAGTCAGTTAGTTGGAAAAGGTACATGCTGCTGGGAAATAAGGAATTGGGGTATCGTAGGTACGAAGTCTATGATGAACATGAATCCATGAAGGGAAGCATCTCTCAGGAAATGAGACGGAGACATAAAAGCAATCATCACTACGACATCTTAAATGGTGTAGCTGATACTGTTCTGGAAAAGAAATAATGGCCTGGGTTAAACGTACCTTCAAAAGAGATTGGTTGCAAAAGTCACCTTCTCTTAATTCGGTCTCTTATCGACATGAGCTCTCGAACCGTACTGTTTGGGAAATCAAGCCGGAGAAAGAGAACACCGAACCTTCCATGTTAACCCGTGAGGATTATTATCCTCGTGAGCAGATGTTCACTGTTTTTGAATTGGTCTTTCAGATTGGCTCACAAATTGTCAAACTGCATGCTAATCCAAATATAGGTGGGGGAGATGCGCTCAAAGATTATGTTCGTAAGCTCGAACAGTTCCGCGATCTTTTGGGACGCTTTCTCGCTGTGTACAAGGACCATTACGATCGGGACCGCGTGTTTGTAATGAAGGAGTTCTTGAACTCAGACACAGGACCTTCAGCGGTTTATACATCCATGGTAGCCGTGGGAACATCTGTAACACATGACTTCTTTTTAGACATTGCGTCTTGTGAAGATAAAGCAAGGCTCTACGAACATAAGGAAAAAGAGTTCATAGAGCTGCTGGTTAAACTCAGTAAATTCATTACCTCTGCTATAACCGATGCAAAGACGGCAGTAGAAACATATAAGGGTCGTCTCTGATTAAGTTCCATCTTGAATCAGCTCTACATTATCATGGTGTATAACTCACTTAATTTAAAAGGTATTGTAATGAAAAAGTTTATCGCTGTTCTGGTTTCCCTGGTTGTTCTGGTTTCAACTTCTGTAATGGCTACTCCTGAGTCTGACTTTGGTTGGAAGGAATTGCAGGTCCCTGGTACCAAATTGATTGGTATGACTAACCGTGGTGAGGAAGGTGGAGAGATCGCGGTGATCTGTAATACTGAAACGCACAAACTCAATGTCACTTACAGCGCAGACGGCAAGCAGTACGATCTGTTTGCGTTTCGCAAGTTCGGCATGAACGACCTGAACACCTCTGACCGTGCCGGCAAGTTCGTGGTGGGGTTAAAGACGACCACCCAGGGCGACGTTTATTATAATGTTCTGAGTGCAGATAAAGTGTTTCAGGTGGCGCGTTTCCCAATTGGTTCTAAGGCCATTTATGAGAAAGCCATTGCTTCACTTAACCCACAGCAACCAAAAATCGATCAGGAAGGTAGTGAATATTTCCTGGTGGGTAATGACTGGAAAAAGCTGCTGGGTAAGCTCAGTGCTCAGTGTCCAGTTAACAAGGACGCTAACACGCCTGTAATTTAAGTTGGATGAAATAACAGGTATACATAATCAAATTGACTTTAAGCCTTGCGGCCTTTGGGTTGTAGGGCTTGGTAAAGGGTGGGCATGAAACGTTTGATGTGGTTACTTGTTATTTTCTTTTTATCTTTTAAGGCAGTTGCTGTTGAACCGCCGCAATATATCAATCAGATCGCCCCCTATCCTCGATTCGATATATTTAATTCGTTAGGCCGAGCGCAGATTACCTACAGCAACGGTGATAAGACTAATCCTGAATATCTCATCATCACCTGCGATGAAGAGAAACAAGAGATGAACGTGTTATACTACGTCACTCAACAGGGCTTTCAAATCACCAATGCAAACTACTTTACGATTCAACGTTATCCTCGAGGTTGGTTGCGCATGACACCTCCCTACCACGCACCTTCTGCGGTTGTTTATGACGCAGGGATGTCAGGTGACGGGAAGTATCTGGTCGCAGCTTTAAAAGGATTACTTGATGAAGACGAGTGGGGTGTGGTAATCACGCTTGAAACGTTTGTGAACAATCATGACATTATTACTCAGGCGTGGACAGATATTATTCCATCGACGGTAGTTAAGCGGGATCTCACTGATGCCGACCTAACTATTTGCGAGGCCACGAAATTCAATTCCATTTTACCATTAGTGAGTTTCTCAAATGAAAATCAATAAGTTTCTGATTGCACTGTGCGTCAGTCTGTGTGGTTACGCCACGGTAGTTCAAGCTGCGTCTTATGACGTGAAAGAAGATGTCAAACAACCGGCACTGGTTGCTGACCTGGCGTCCGTCTCTGGCGATAAAGTAATGGATGGCATTGCCGACGTTACTTTGACACTGAAGAACAAAGCAACGAATACCACGCAGCGGGTAATCTTACAATGTGATACCACCCAGCAGACTATCACGGCATTCTATTACCTGGACGACACCACAGGCGGAAAAGCCAAAGGTGCGACTGGATTTCTGGTGAATGTTTATGATGGTCCAGATGCGGGTTATAAACACGGCGGTGACGTTAAAGTCTTTGACAGCACCAAAGATAAGGATAATTTGCGTACCTCCTTTAATCGACTGAAAAAGCTCAATGGGGTAGGGTTTATCTCCTTTGAGTTCTTTGAAACCAACAACGGCATTGGGCAGTCGCCAATTGCGCACACCATGTTGCTTTCAAGTGGATATCTGGATAAGATTTTAACAGCGATGGATAAATATCCAGATGTGCAGGGATGCGGTATTAATGGGGGTGCAGTTTCTGTTTACCCACTGAAGAATCTCACTGATTCAATCTGATTGGAAAGTGATACATGAAGAGTATGTCTAAATGGCATTGGGGACTGGTCGCAATTACCACGGTGATTGTGATAGGAGTTTTCTCTGGACCAACCGGTGTGTTGGATAGAGATAAGAATCCTGAAGTAGCAAAGGTAGTGTCTCCGGATCAGACATCGACAGACATTGTTCTTCCACTTTCGTTCGACATCCCTGATCTTAATGCCAAAGTCGAGATGCGTTGTAATGACCCAAAAACTGCACACAGTGGATACTCCTGGAGTGTATTGAGTCTTGATAAAAAGAATCCGCCGGCAGCAACACGGATCTTCTTCAACTTCGCAAAAACTAAACGTGACCCTATCCTTCCATCGGGCTGGCGCGACATTAAGCCGTCTTCTGATAAGGTACCAGTGGGTGATGCATTCATGATTACCGCGCTCCAATTAAAGGACGCCGGTGCTCAGAACTATAATCACTACGTCTTTACTGTAGCAAAGACACTGGAAGGTGCTCGCGCATCCAAATCGATTGTATACATTCCTGTGGAAGTTGTTTCTCTTATTTCACAGTCAACGTTACAATCAAGCCCTTGCTCAAGCGTTCAAGTACAATAAACTAACTCTACTCTCCGATTAGGAGAGTAGAGTTATTCTTCTTTTATAAGGAAAAGTAATGAAAAAGGTTTTGGTGGTATTCATGATGTTTGTGGTGTTCTTAGTGGTTGGTTGTGACGACAAGAACAAAGTGATCGACATGTCCGGCAATCAGCAGTCTCAAAAGGAACTGTCCAAATATTCTGAAGCTGACTCATACGGAGAAATTATTCATAAAGGCGATGTAGCCAAGAAAGTTTCAATCCGTCATATGAAAATGGCTGAGAATATTTATGCCATCGGCATTGGCACGATTAGCGACAAAAGAAAAGAAGGTGTGGCATTAGTTTGCGATATCCGGGCTAACGCAGTAGGTATCACTTATGACATCAAAAATGATGACGGGTATATCCCTCGTGGTAATCTTGAAATCTCTATCATGAAATATCGTCCTGGTGTGACGGATATTCGTGAGGCCGATGAAGATCAAGATCCGGTATTCTCTACAGCAAATGGGGATACTGATTTCATCGATGGATTAAATAAAGCCGCCTCGCTACCTAAAGATACGGTTCTTGCTTTTGTCATTGATAAATCAGATCAGGACGGTGTCTACCGGGGTATTGCATGGTCTCCCCTATTCACCGTAGAACAACTTGTAAAGGCTTTGCCGGATACTCCAAGTAAATGTACCGGCATGCAATTAAATCTCAATGGTGAGCATTTGGTTGTCGCTGAGAAGCCACAGTAACAATCCTTTGTGGGTAGAGAGCGAGTAAGCTCTCTACCTTCTCTATCTTCATTCTTTTTTTTTCATTAAAATAATAATTAGACCGATATTATTATGGTGATACCTAATACAGTTATTTAAGGAAACCTTAAATGGAAAACACACTTACTTTAGATGAGGAACGGGTTCGGGAAGATCAGGAGTGGGCTAGGCTTTTTGATTACCGTATCCAAAAGGAATTCCTTCGTCATTGTATTTATTCCATTTCTCTGAATGATCCAGCACACAACCTGGGCCACGTGAAAGACGTCTGTCGCCTCGGTAAAGAAATCTGTGGGGATCTTCATTTAGGGGAACGGGATACGTTACTCGTCTATGTTGCCTGTCTTCTTCATGACATTGGTTGTCGTTATGAGAGAAGCCAGCATCATTTGATAGGTTACGGACTCACATACGAATTACTCGGTCGTCTTTGGCCTGATGAATTTAATGATGATGAAGTAATGACTATCGCGACCGCGGTCTTGGAACACCGCAGTTCTAATCACTATAAACCAAGTAGTCTGATCAGTTCCATTGTCAGTGTGGCAGACAGTGGTGCACCAGATTTTGCCAAGTATGTACGTCGTGCAGTTCAATTCCGTCTCAAGAAAAATATGGAAGAATTACACGTTGTGGAGGACGTGTATAAACATCTGTTGGAGAAATTTGGTGCTGAAGGTTATCACTGGAAGAGTTATCCAGAGATTGGCATGGATTTCTTTAAGAAGGAATGGGATGATTTCTCTGAGAAATTGTACGATGAAAAGAGCACGCTGGAACTGATCAGAGAAACCTATGTTACTCTGGGAGGAGGTAGTGTTACGCAACCCAACTGACTGGCTATTGTTGGGAGTCACAATGTTGACAATATTTGCTATCATAGGCGGAGGAGGTTGGTGGTGGGTTCGAGATGTTCCCGCTGCCTCTCAGAAGTTTAGCTGGCATCAAGTATTGGTTAATCGTTTCCATCTGTCTCTTATTGATGAACGATCACGACATTGGGTTCTCGACATCCTGTACAATGAGAATGTTGATTCACCGAGCTATTTTGTCAAAGGGGAAAGACATCTGTTTATCCAACTTCCAGCCGATGCGTCGTTTCGTGATTACGTGCGACTCATTAAACACCTGGAAGGGGTGCATGAAAACTTTATCTCTTTAACAGAAGGCGTTATAGAAGAAACGAAACTCAAAGGGTTATTGCTTACCAAAGAGGATCTTTCTCTATATCGTGAATTTAAAAGAAACTTATTATTAAGGGTATTGTTAAAACGATGATGTTAACAGCTTTACTTATCTTTGCTCTGTTTCTGATGGCGATGGGAATAGGGCATGTCATGTGCGGAGTAAAGAAGAGTAAGGTAACTCATCTGGAGACCAGTGAAGGTTTTGTTATTCACTACAATGACCGAAAGATCATTGTTACTGGAAATCCAAATACCCGCATGTGTACTTACCGGTGGCGAGGAAAGGTTGAGAGAATCACATTCCCCTCGTGCTTCGGTGATAAGAACATAGAACAAGTCGAACATTTCATGTCTCGGTATAAAACCAGTCGTCTTTCCAGGTACCTGTTCGATTTCAAGAACATGAAGGATCCCGCTTTGTTATTGGCGTTTGATCCGGTTAATGGGAAAGCGTTATCTGAGATTCAGTTGAAGTTAAAGTGCTACATTAGAAACGCATAGCAAACAAAACTCCTACTCACCCTTCCAGGTGAGTAGGAGTAAATACTGTTTGTATTTTTTTTTGACTTAACCCATGTACTTCGGATCAGCAATCTGACGAGCATCAGCGTTCATCAGTGAAGCCAGACCGTTGTTCTGCAGACCCTGCAGGATAGCAGTAGGTTGCAGGAAGCCTGATGGTGCTGCACGACCGGCTGGGTTGTAAAGAGGCATACGCTTCATTACAGCACGGGCGATCTGTTTAGCAGCCAGGGTATCGAACTCAATCAGACCAGTAAATTCAGTACTGATTTCACGAACTGCACCTGAGCCGTTGTCGACGTCAAAGCCAAATTCATAGTTCGGACCTTCTTTAGGCATCTGACCCAGACAGATAAATGCGTGACGCACATCCTGCCAGTTACGAGTCGGTTCAAAGTACACCGAGCTCATAGAGATCTCATCCAGAAGCAGTTCACCCGTATAGTTCAGAGTGATGATTTTCGGATGACGAATCACCGGGTCATTCAACAGGTAATCGATCCAGGTATCAAACAGCTTGGAGAAGGACTCGCCTTCTGGATCCAGTGCCATGTGAGTGACCGAACCGTACTGACGGCTTGACCCTACCGGGAAGCTCAGTGTAGAACCACCGGCCCAAGTAATGTCATGGTAATCAACAGTCGTACGTGAAGTCAGTCCACCCCAGTTACGGCTACGAGTTTCCATGTATGCACGAAGCAGACCATGAAGCTCAGCACCCGCTGGCAGTGCGCTGAACGCAGACGGTGTTGACAAGTTTACGCAATAAGGACGCTGTGATACGTAAGGTT